GTGTCAGTGCTCATCGTCATGCCGCTACTCGTCGTCATGCTTGTCACAATGGTTGACTTCAGCGTCTACATCCTCAACCAGGGGCAGGTACGTGCGGCAGCCCGAGACGCAGCCCGAACCGTCGCCATCTACGGAGGAAACGGAACCAGTAGCGGACAGATCACCCCCATCGCCAAAGCATACGGCACTATCGAGTCATGCCCCAACCACACGTCCGCAGAATGCTCCCTCATCAGAAAACTAGACAAGGACAGCGCTCTCGTCCACTCCCAAGTGAAAGACGTTCAGTGCACCCCCAGCATCGCCACCAAAATAGGCCAGAACGTCCACTGTGACGTCACCTGGGAGTACAAGGGCATCGCCGGATCCGCTCTACCACTCATGCGCACCATCGGAGGGCTCAGCGGAGAAGTCAGCACACGAGGCACATCCGAGTCCGAGGTCCGCTACGACGGGGCACAGGACCTCGTTTACACCAACTAACGGCAGGGGACGAGAACGCATGCAAACAGTCCACCGTGACGTCGCAGCATCCAGAGAGATCGCCTTACGCGCCACAAGAAACAAGGACAGGGAGCCGCTTCGGCAACGGAGACGGCAGAGCATGACGGTCACGCACCAGTCAGCCCCGGCCACCACCATGAGTGGTACCGGCCCACAGGCAACCACGCCTGAAACGTCAGATCAGGGTGAGGCCCGCAGAGTACACAGGATCTCTGCAAAACCCAACCCAACTGACGAGCGTTACCGCCTCAAAAACCTACTAGACCGCCTCCACCGTAACACCAGACTGGGTTTCAAGTCCGACGACGGCGATGGGGCCCTCACCCTGTCTATCGTGTTCGTGCCACTCGCTGTCATCTGTCTGGGGCTCGCCATCAACACGAGCCAGGTCGTGTCCAACAAGTTCGAGTACGACACGATAGCCCAGTCATCAGCCGAAACCGCAGTGAAAACCATTGACGCGCGCGGAAACCTCGACGAGAAAGCCATTAAGGCACTCGTCCGGGAACATCGGGAACAGTTGGAAGCCAGCACCGCATACTCCGGGACCTGCAACGTCCAAGAGATCAATGGGAAGAAAGTTACCCTCCCCTACTACGAAGTGCGGCTAGAGACATCACGCAACGTCAAAGGGCGCCGCGTCAGCAGCACCTACAAGATAGACTCCTCGAACCCGAACACTGTTGATGTGCCTGACATTGAGAACAAAAACACCCCATACAGGGTCATCTCAGCGGAAGTGTACACGGCCACCTCATCCCCATTCGTCGCTATCGGACTGCAACCCTGCAACTATCACAAGTCCACTGTAAGCGCCATCAGTTTCGGCAGCAACAGGGACCTCGGCGGCACCCACACCAAGACAAAAAAGACCCCGAAACCCTGACAAAACAATCCATACACCCTATCCATATCACCCGCAGCCCATCGCAAAAGCCACGCGCTGAGACTGCGGGTAACATGTGCATGAGCGTGGATATTCGCTCACAAGAATCGACAGGCCAAAACCCACCGAAACAAGAAGAGGCGACAGCCAAAACTGGTGGGCCACTGGTACCATCGGGACGTTAGGACAACACAATGGGCGATCACAGCACCCCCGTCGGGCTCACAGAGGAACTACGCGGGAGGACGGTGGTCGCAGACACATCCAGCCTCCTCATGGTAGGTACAGGACTCCTAAACGTCCTCCAAGACTGCACCCTCGTCATCCCAGCGGTCGTCGTCCGTGAACTAGAAGACAAACGTTCCCACCCAACAATTGGTCTCCTATCCCGCCAATGGATCCGCCTCCTCGAAGAACTACGGGTTACTCAAGGGGGAAAACTCGCCGAAGGAGTACCAGCACCCGCACCCTGGGAAGACATCACCATCCGTGTCGAACCCAACCACAGGGATCAGAAGTCCCTCCCCGAGCACCTACAGGATGGAAGCCATGACAGCACCATTCTCGCAGTCGCCAACAACCTCCGCCAGGACGGGGACAAGAACGTCACCCTCCTATCCAACGACACCCCCATGCGCCTGCACTCCACCCTCGACCTGAACATTGACGCCATCGAGTTCAACGCCACAAGGGTTCTTGACGCCACCCCATTCGACGGACGCTACACAGTGACCCTCACCAGCAGCGAGTGTGCCGACAGCAACTACTGGGGCGAGAAAGACGGCAGCAAGGGCCTGGAGCGGGTAGAAGACCTGATCCTGTCCCGTCTCCCAGAGGACAGGGCAGAGAACGCCTACATCACCATCACCTTGGATGATGCTGACAGCAAGCCCATCGCGCACCTGATCCTCACTGGAGACACGCTCACCCCGGTCGCACGCAAGGTGAAGTCAGAGAGCATCACCGGCCGCACCATCGAGCAAGACGTCGCCATGACCTGGCTGAAGATGCCCGCTAGCCAGGTACCCATCGTGTCCCTCGGAGGGTCAGCAGGAACCGGCAAGACCCTCGTCGCTGTCGCCACCGGCATCAACGAACTCAAGTACCACTACGACAAGATCATCGTGTTCAGGTCCCTGCACGAACTCGGGCAAGGACAGGAGATCGGTTTCCTGCCAGGAGACGTCAACGACAAGATGGCCGCATGGTCCGGGGCAGTGTTTGACGCCATTGACGTTATCGCCTCCAAGGGCCGCAGCAAGACCCAGAGCAAACCTGACGACAACAAGATCAAAAAGTACAAGGAAATGGTGGAGATCGCACCCATCACATTCCTCAGAGGCCGATCCCTGGCGCGCACATTCATGATCCTGGAAGAGGCACAAAACTTCTCACGCAACGAAATCCTGAACATCCTGTCCCGCGCTGGTGAGGGATCCAAGGTGGTCCTCACGTTCGACGCCGCCCAGGTTGACAACCGGTTCCTCCAGTCCGGGAAGCACGCAGACATCTGGAGCGTTGTTGACAGCCTCAAAGACAGTGACCTTTTTGCGCACATCACCCTGAAACAAACTGAACGCTCCGAGGTAGCAGAACTGGCTGCATCAATACTGGAGAACCAGTGACCTCAAACTAGAGCGGAAGAGCCACAAACAACCAGTGGCAAAAAGAAGGCGGTCGATATTTTTCGGGATATTGGCCGCCTTCTCGCACATATTTTGACACACCGGGCTGGCCTAAGAACACCCGCGAACTAACATTTTGAGGTTTGGCAGATGGTCGCAGAGAACGGCACATTCTACATCACCCCAGGTGTAGGTACCAGTACACACAGTGCCGTCAACCGCGCATGGACAAGGGTGGCGTCCACTGTCGCCGTATTCTTCGCGCTCATCGCCATCATACTGTCCACCATCACCGCCACCCCCCTGGGGCAAGCAACAGCATCCAGCCACACCGCACAAGCCGGAACATTCGGGATCTTCTGCTCAGAGATAATGGGCAGCAACATGGACTCCCAGGCGAAATGGTACCAGTGGCTCAAGTCCTACCCGGCCTCAGACAAGGATGGCCGTCGCCTCACCGCCCAGGAGGCCCTAGAGAACGGGCTCTTCTTCGTCAACTACCATGGTGAAGGCAAAGGCGAGTTCCTAGTCAAAGACAAGTCTGACGAATCCTACAAGGAACACTCCAAGACCGATGAGGCCAAACTGAAGGCCAGCAGAACCCTCAATAACTGCGCCCTCAACTCTATCGGCGTCAGGACCGCTAACAGTCTCCTTGGTATCGCTAACGGGCTGTCTGGCATCACACAGTACATTGTGATGCACACGTTCGACTCGAACATGATCTGCTCCGATGCGAAAGACACGACCGGCGACTGTTTCAACATGCTGAAAATCATTGGTGGTACAGGAGCAAACGGCCGCGAGTCAGCGAACGCCAACAAAGGCGGAATCATCGGGGCACTCACCGGGTCACTGTTCTTCCCGCTCGCGTCGCTCGTATTCATCGCAGTTGGTGTCGGAGTATTCATTAAACTAGCAAAAATGAAAATCCGGGACATCTTCTTCGGTGTCCTGTGGGCGTTCATCGCCTACATGGTCAGTCTCATCATGCTGCTGAACCCGTCCCTGCTCGCTAAAGCCCCACTGGCAGTATCCAACACAATAGCGTCCTGTGTGATCGGGGCGTTCAGTGGTGGCGTCTGCGGAACAAACAACTCTGGAACCCTCCAAGACAACGAATCCACATCAGACGCCGTTTGTCGCGCATACGCGAACAACAGCGACCCGTCCAGCGACATGCAGATGATCGCCGGTTCACTCACCTGCAAGATCTGGAAAGCATTCGTGCTAAACATGTACGCTGAAGGATCCTTTGGGACAGGGTTCGACAACCTGGACACACTCGACAAAAACAGGCCCACCAACAAGATACTCACCGACGCCGGTCTCAAACCAGAAGACTACTGTGTGAACTTGTACACAGAAAAGAGCATCGACAGCCAAAAGAACGGGGTACTCACCACCACCGACAACGGCGACGGAAACAAAATCTGTAACCTCGTCACGTACCAGATGTACCTGGAAACCAGCGTGAAATCCGGTGAAGACACCCTGCCGGACACAGGAAAGATAGACGCCCGCTGGTACAGGATAATTGACGCGGCAGCCGCCAACAACGGGTTCTGGTCCTCCTGGTCCGGCAGTATGTCCAGTACATTCCACAAGAACGGGATCGGCCTCCTCGCCATCTTCGTTGTCGTCCTCGGCGGTCTCGTCCTCATCGTCACATCCCTGTACGCCGCCGTCTACTTCATCTCCTCCGTCATCCTCATGGCTTTCAGCCCGATCTTCCTGCTCATCGGCATCGACCCTGACAGGGGGCGCAGAATCCTCCTCGGGTTCTTCCAGAAGGTCTCCACCAACGTGATGAAGTACATCGCGTCCGCCGGGTTCCTCGTCGCCAGCATCGCCCTGTATGGGGGCATACTCGACGACATTGACAGCATCCCCACAACGATCCTGTTCGTCCTGCTGATCACCATGGCTCTGCTCATGTACCGTAAGGAGATCATTGACCTACTAGGCAAGGTCAACGCCAAGGGCGAGGAACTGTCTTCCCGCATGAGCGACAGGCTGGGCCGCACCATGCGGGGTGCCGGTAGTGGCACCACACGGATGCTTAGTGCTGGTGTCGGTGGCGCGGTCGGTGCGAAGATGGCTGGTGGGACCATGAGGTCCGGGTTCGCTGATGCAGCCAAGCGTGACCTTAAGCGCAGCGGCGGCTTCGTTGGTAACGTTGCCCGTCAGGTTGACCGTGAGAATGTCGCCAACCGCGGCAAACTCAAGAACAAGGAGCAGGAAGCCAAGCAACAGGAGCGTGACGCCCAGCAGGCGGCGAAGAACTGGCAGGACGCATCCAGAGGTGCCTCTAAGGAGATCGCCAGCCAGGAGTCCAGGAAGGCCGCTGATCAGAAGACCATTGACCGGCTGGAGGGCGAGAGGTTCAAGAAGACTCACGCGACCTTCATTGCCCGTAAGGACCTGATCACGGACGCTGAACTTCACCTGGAGCGCGTCAACAACAACCCTGAAGCCACCATGGATGAGCGGGAGTCCGCAATTTCCAGGCTTGAGCAGGTGCGCGCATTCGTCGAGTTCGAGAACCTTGGTGAGCGTATCGGTGCTTTGGAGAAGCAAAAGTCAGCCATCAGTGACCCAGCGCAACGTAAAGCCTTCCAGAACCGTATCAACGGACACTACACCAGGATGGACGAGTTGCAAGAGCCGTTCGAGGAGATCGACGGCCGCACCTTCGACGACCTCAGGGGTCAGGTTGCTTTCAACGCTGACAAGGTGGCCGCCAGAGCCAAGTTCGGGTCTGAGCAGCAAGCCGCTCTTGACAAGGCATACCGCGACCAGGATGAAGCGGACCGCAACATCGACAAGGCGACGGCTGAGCGCGACCTCTACGATCAGCGCGCAGCAGGAGCACACCGGGAGGCCGCTGAAGCCGGACAACGTGGACGCATGTACGGTGAGATCAACGACCGTAACGCTGCGGCAGCGGGTAGGACCGTCACAGCCAAGAGTATTGACAAAGCCGACAAGAAGGTAGCGAAAGCACGCCAGGAGAAAGGCTTCGTATCCAAGGAAACCGCTAAGAAGGACCTGAAGGCTGAACACAAGCGCAACCGCGGTAAAACCAAGGTGACCGCAGACGTCCATATCTATGGTGACCAGGACACTGATTTGGACGGCAAGGGGGCGAAGTACGATGCTGACGGCACCGCCATAGCACCACCAAAACGCTCACGCGGACGACGTGCTGACAGCAGCAGGAGGCCATCATCACCGTCTCCCGCAACTCCGCCAAGCGCATCAACACCCGAACTGCCCGCACTGGATCTACCGCCCATCAGTGACACAAGTGGGTCAGAATCACAGTCCAAGCCAACGACTGACGACAAGCCTACCAGGAGGCAGAGGAGCGTGCCGTCGCCAGACAGGACGCCTGACTCACCCCCTCCACCACCCCCTGCCCCGAGGCCGGAGCCGAAGCCAACACCGGAGAGGAAACCAGAACCCATCCCGACGCCACCGCCCACACCCCAGGAAAAGCCAGCAGCAGACACAAGAACCAGAGAAGAGGTGAACCCACCAATGCGTAGACCACGGCCACCACGACCGAATCTTCCCCCAAGGAAGCCTCGTGACACCAAGTAAACCAAGACCCCTATTAGCGGCCGGAGAATAGCCGCCACCAGGAGAAGAAACCCAACATGAGTGACAACTGGGAAGATCCCAAGACTACCGACCCGGAGTTCGGCTACGAGCCTGATGCTGTAGCCGACAGCGAGGTGTACCCAGATGAAACTCAGTATCTCGACGGTGGCGACATTCCCGGACGCGATATGCCTGAGATCCGTTCTGCCCCAACGTTCATGCCTGGGACGAGCCGCAACATTGACCCCAGGGCTGAGCAGGGCTCCGATCCAGAAAAGGGCAGTGACTCACCAAAGGGAGATGGTAGCCACCCCAGCAACCCAGGGGACCAGAGGGGCAAGTCACACGGAAACAACGGAGACCCCAACAGTGAACCCCCAGTAGGTACCCCTAATGATGGAGGTTCCAGCAAAGGAGGCGGAGAAGGTAAAAACGGCGGCGACCCTAAGCCAGGTGGAGGCAAGGGGCGCGGTGGCGTCAAAGGTGTAGCCGGGAACCTAGCAAAGAGTGCAGCCGCCCAGGCCGTACCAGAGAAGGCAGCAGAGACAGCGGCAAAAGCCGCAGAGACCGCGCAGCGCGTCCAGTCGGCAGTCCACACAGTCGTCCACTCTGTGCAGGGCGCTGTCGCTGTCGTCACAAACCCTGTCTCATGGATCATCCTAGCCGCAGCCATCATCATCACCGTAGTGTCTCTCGCCGTGACCTCATCCATGATGGTGATCGGCCGTAACGAAAACGCAGACGGGTGCTTCGGTATCGGCGGTGACGCAAAAAGCGGGCGAGGCATCCTTGGTATCGGGTCAGCGATTCAGGGCGCCAAAGACAAGGTAGACCAGGAAGGAGAGGACTGGACCCAGCGAGGCAACCAGGCTGGTTCGTGGCTCATGTCCCAGAAGTGGGAATTTCTGGGCGGCAAGGGCATGTCCCGCGAGCAGGCCGCTGGCATCCTCGGTAACTTCATCCAGGAGTCCGGCCTGAAATATGCTCGCGCCGAGATGAAAGGCCCAAACGCTGACGGCTCACTAGACCATATGTCAAATGAGCAGGCTGACGCCTTCACAAAAGACAACGCACCGGCTGGTCTTGGCCTGGCTCAATGGACGTGGAACCCTGGGCGCGCTAAGACCCTCCTGGACCTGGCGAAGAGCATGGGGAAAAACTGGTACGATGCTGAGGTCCAGTTGACCATGATCAAGAACGAGGTTGAAGCCTCTTACGGGCAGCGTCTCCTCGCGGCAGGCTTCAACGACCAGGGCAAGTCTGAGAAGGAACTGGCACTCATCTTCCACGATGTCTACGAGGGCTCCGCAGACGGTGCTCAGGGCCTCAAGGAGCGTCAGGACAGTGCCAGCGAGTTCCTGTCAAAGTTCACCGGGTCCGCGGGCCTCCCCAGCAGTGACGGCGGCGGGTCATGCAGCCGCGGTGGAGGTACAGCAGTAGGTGGAGGCAAAGACAACATCGTCAAGTTCGCCATCTCTATCGCCTACCCCACCAAAGAGGAGTCGAAGTGCCCTGAGCCTCGTGGATACTCCTGTGCCCCTCAGGCGTACAAAGACGCTAAACACAAGATGGAGGGGCAGACTGGTGCGGACCCACTGGACCTGTGGGCCGACTGTGGTCGTTTCGCCGCCACTGTCGTAAAAAACACGGTTGACCCAGAGTTCCCGTGGGGGCCGACAGGTGAACAGTACAGGTACGCCTCATCATCCCCGAAGTGGCAGGCCTATAATGACTACAGCCAGCGCCAACCAGGCGACATCTTCATCACGAAACCCGAGTATGTGGGCCACATCTTCGTGTACCTGGGGCAAGTTGATGGTGTGGAGAAGATCGCTGAGGCTTCCATGGAGGAGCGCGTGGGTGGTGTTGGAGAGTTCTACCTGAACTCCTCCCTTACTGAGGACTACACGGTGGGCGGTGCACACAGGCAATTCACGGGCTTCCATTACGTGGGCGGCTAACAGGGGCAGGATATACTGTCGTAAAAGAACCCAGGATTTTGTGGGATAGTTGCACGCACTTTTTAAGAACGACCCAGGGGGGATTCACGCATGACAGCAGAGAACTACGACACTGAGGGTGAGAACTTCGAGGAACCTACCCTGAAAGAGCGTATTGTCCGAACTGGGCTCATGGTTGTGCTTGTGGTGGCTGTAGCAGCGGGTGCTGTTGCTGCCGTGAACTGGTGGGGGGCCCGAAATGAGCAGAACAAGGAACCCGCATCGGTTGCCATGTCGGACACAGAAAAGACGAAGGTCGCCACAACTGCTGAACTGTTCCTCAGCAAGACCGGAAACTTCGGGGTCGTCTCCGGTACCGTGGACCAGCAGGGTGACAATGTGATTACTGTCGCTAACACTGTCTCCACCGCTCCAGAGAAATACCCGTCACTGTTCATCACCAGGCAGATGGCTTACCGTAACGCTCTCCCCGTCATCGCTAAGGGGTCGCCTGCCTACATGGATGGTGTGTCAACCAGCAAGTGGTCCAACGAAACTGACCTAGGGTACCTGATGGGGTTCGAGTTGAAGGACTCTAAGGTGCAGCCCGCAGACAAGGCGTCATACATCACCTTGAATGGTAAGAGGGTCCTGGCTGTGAAAGCCAAGGGTACGTTCTCCAGTCGTGTCACTATGCGTGTCCAGAACGGCAATGATGTCGATTGGGATGGAACCTATACGGTACAGTCCAGGGGGTTCTCCGACCAGACGGTGGAGTTCACTCTCGTTCAGGTTGATGGCACATGGCTGGTGTTCTCCGTGGACAAGTTAGAGCACCCATTCCTGCTGGCTAACTGGAAGAACCCCATCTACGCGGGGTACGACTTGAAGGACTACAAGGTGACCTCCAGTATTCAGACGACTCGCGGCCTGGGAGGTAAAGGGCAGCCGAACCAGAACTCGTCCCTGACACCAGAGCAGGCACAGAACATCACCCCGCAAGGGAAGTAACCAGAAGACCTATACCCCACAAACAGGGCGCCAACATTCAGAAGCAACAAAGAGAGTTCACTCATGGGGAAGCACGCGGCAGAGAACACACCACAAATACCAGCAGATGAGGGAAACTGGGAGCGGGACATGGACTCTGTGCTCGCCAGCATCGACACCCACATGGGTGGAGCAGCCCACAGCGACACGGCCACCCAAGACGCCACACCCCCTGTGAACGCCAACGGCAGTGCCCCCAAAAAGACAGCCCCGCCACTGGAATCAGACACAGAAACCACAATAGACACTGATACTGATACTGCCTATGAGGTTGATCTTGACGACACGAGAAGCCACAGTGACGAGACTGTAGCCAACCTGGGTGAAGAAGACGACAATGACGACCCCACAGGCGACACCGCCAGTATCGTGGACACCTACTTTGACGACGACGAGGAGTTCCTGGCTGGTGACGACAAGGTACTAACCGAGGAACAGGACATGGCCCTGTTCAAACAGTCCGGGAAGGTCATCAAGTGGAGGGTGGAGAACCTGTACCGACCTAACGGCGAGTTCCGACGCGGCAACCTCGTTCGAGCCAACCCTCCAGTGCTCATCATCTCCGACAGTGACGGCAACGAAGTCGAGTTCATGGTCACCAGAGAGTTCGCCGCATCCATGAGATCCGTGATGGGTGACGCTGAGATCGCACACATGTCCAGCACCCTGCCACCGTGGGCCACCCCAACCAGGAGACCTGGCGCAGACAATACGTCAACATGGCGGGAGCGATACGTCGAGTGGGCGAAGGAACACAAGGTGAAGGCCACGGGGTTGGTCTTGCTGGCTATCTACATGCTGGTGTCAATGATCTCCCCGTTTATCATGCGATATTTCGGCAGTTAACAGTCGGGTTCAATCACTGAAGGAATCTAGCATGGCGGCTGGTCCAGGTGGCAAGAAAGTTCGCGTATCGACAGGTGTTCTCACCAGGATGCTGTCAACGGCCGCAGTCAGGTGGGTTGGTGTCGCACTTGCTGTCCTTGGTGTCGTCTACCTGTGTTTCGCGGCCACTCTGCTGCGTGTCGTTCTACTCCGGGACAACAGTGTCGTGCCAGTGAAGAACCTGACGTTCGAGGGCGGTATAGCACCAGTCGGATCGAAGGTGCTCGTCGATCCGGGCAACCATGATGGCGGTATCCTCGACCACCTGAAGCAATCTCTCACCCCATCCAGGCAGGCCAGTGTCGTCACCATTGAGGCTGGCCCCATTGGCAGACTCCAGTACGCCGACCCGATCCTCACCGTTGACGGGAAGACAGTCGCAAAAATCCCCAGTGAAGACTACAAGACTATCACGGAGGGCAGGGACGGCAAGTTCCTCAGAGACGAGTACGTAGTCCGCTGCGTTCAGGGTAACTGCACCCCAGGAGAGGTGTTCATCGTCCCAAAGGGGAAAGTCATCGGCCAGACCCTTCAACAACAATAGTACACCCCTGAACCGGCCAGCAACTCACGAAAGAGTCAGCCAGCCAAGGAGCACTCACCCAACACCATCTAGATACGAAAAAGGGGACACGAGGACGCATGCCAGGACCATTTGACGAGTTAGTCGGCAGCCGGATGACAGATCCGGATGAACGACAGGCCAAGGAAATCACCCGCAGAAAGACAAGAAAAAAGCGACTTCACCATAGAGGGTCCGTGTCCGAGCAATCCGCGGGCCTGTACCTTGGTGCACTCAGAATGATCCTGTTTGTTCTAGTGGTTGCGGCTGCGCTCTGGGCAGCGAAGTACGGGATCGAGACCTATATAGGGCACCCGATCAACTGGCACGATGCAACACTAGCACCCGTCCCTGTGGTGAGATAATGGGACACACAGGCATCCAGCAGATCGTAGCCCTCAGAGAAGGCCAAGGAGATAAGACAGCCCTCAGTCGGGAACTCGTGCACATACTAAAATGCGGGGATCCGCGAGCGCTCAACTCACTGGCCGTATCGATCCTCAGGGGGGTCCAGCCCAAGTGCTTACCTGTGGGTGACATCCTGAAAACCCCCATGAGTGTGATCCGTTGCACCACATACCAGGCCCCGGACGGTGACACATATGTCGCCCTCGGAGTCGCATACCTCCAGGACTACAGGAACCCCGACCCCACCTTGGACACAACCATCCTGGACGCTACTGTGAACTATGTGCAGTCAGTGAACCTCGACCAGGTGATCACCGACATCACCATCAACAACCACCAGCACACCATCCACCCCGCCACACCCAACATCACAGACAGTGGCAGTACGCGCGGGCGACAGCGAGAGGAGGGCACCAAGTGAGCGACCCCACGGTCAAAAATGGACTGCCCTACACAGTGCCAGACGACCGGCCCTCCCACCCCATCCCTAAGGCAGACATCACTGGGTTCACTGTTCCCGCTGAACTTATTGCCCGCCAGTACGCCCCCAAGGACCGCGACACCATAATCGCAATCCACCACGAGTTAACCAAACATGGAGCGGTCGATAACCAGTCCACATTCACCGACCCTGCCGCCAGCACCATCAGCCTTGTCAACAAAATCCTGGACGAAGCGAACCAGGCGGCACAGTACGAGAAAGACATACACCCTCACCTGTACGACCAAGACACCATGAGTGTCCTCGACTCAATGGACAAGGGCTACCGAGGTGACGAGAATCCCCTCGTAGATGGCCTTGACGAATACGGCAACTCATGGTGACCTGTGTCACACCATAGACAAGATAGTCACACTTGCATAACTGTATCACAAATAGTTGACAGCCGCCACCCCAATAGTGTAACGTACACCACAGATCGCTCCGGGTAGGAGAGCAGCCTCAAAGGTTAGCGGTCAACACTTGTCGTTAGGGTGCTGTCGGTTGCGTTCACGCCTAGCCTGCTGTCAGGTTAACGTGTCGATATTTGGCGGGCACTTTAACACGGGTGTAGCCATAATTGACAAAATACGAGGCTTTAGCGACAACAAGAGGTGACAATGGCTACCTACCAGTACCTTACCCGCGAGCAGGAACTAGCCTATGGGCGACAGGTCCAGGCCATGCTGAAGGTGAAGAAGGATGCCGAAGGTGAGGGCATCGACCTGGAAAAGTTACAGCAGGGTCCAGTCAACAAGATCAAGGACCCGGAACTCAGGAAGATACGCACCATCCTGGATGACGGGAACCGTGCAGCAGAAGCACTCATCGAAGCGAACACTGGACTCGTCATCGACAGGGCCAAGAGATTTAAGGAAGCATACCCTTCCGCACCTGACCTCGAAGACATCATCCAGGACGGGAAAGCCGGGCTAGTGCGGGCAGTGTGGAAGTACGACCCCAGCCGTGGACTGAAGTTCTCCACAATGGCTGTCCCATGGATCTTCCAGTCCATCAGCAGGTCAGCGAACCAGGTCAGCCGACCTATCCGGCTCCCAGAGAACCGTGTCGATCAGTTGTCCAAGATCATGCGCATGCGTAAAGACTACGCCGACACCGGAATGCGCACGAAGGAAATCGATCAGGAGATCATGCAGAAACTTGGCCTGTCCAAGGAAGTGTTCGACTCCATCGTCCACGCTTCTGTCCCACTGGTGTCACTGAATGTGGAGATCAGGGATGGTGACACTCATAAGGAACTGGGAGACCTCATCAACCTCGGTCAGGAACCATCCGTGGAGGAGCGATTCGAGCAGACTGCGATGAGCCGGGAACTCACCTCTGCGATTCTCTCACTGGGGGACATGAACGCAGACATCATCGCCGCAGCATTCAGTATTCACCTCCCTGGCCGGGTGCTAATGCGACCCAAGGATGCGAAGACTAAGTGGCACATATCCAACAAGACGTATGCGATGCGACTTAAGGCCGCAGTTGAGGCACTAAGGCAGATGCTCTCATCTAAGGGACTCACATACTTGGACCTGGCTGCTGCCGCCCAGTAGCACAAGCCGAACCTACATTCCTCCACTCCGCCACGGCGTGAACAATGATCAGTGGAGAGAGTGAGGAACCACCTGCCGTAATGGTTGGGGCTGAAGCATGTCGGTAAGATGATGCATAGCCCCAACCATTCACGTATTGGCACCACCACCCAGAAGAATAAACAGAAGAAGAGGCGCCAAAACTATATCATCCCGAGGTAGGTAATGGCTAAGAAGAAGAGCAGACGCACCCCCATTTACATCGGGTTCCATGTGCCGTCACACACATCCACGGAACATGCACTCGCCACCATAAGTGGCGCCACCAAGATGCTACTGGACGACGGAACCTGGAAAACCATGGGCATCAACGAAGGAGACGAGATAGTAGTAGCCTTCACCACCCCCACCAGTGCGCACACACCCGAGTTCTTCCAGTCGCTCCAGTCCCTACTGTCCGTCACCAAGGACTTCATCCCACACTTCACCCAGTGGACCAAGGAGGACACCCAGTGATCGGTGACGCCATCTACACCCGTGAAGAGTTCCTAAAACAGCCCGTGGACTTCCGTATCGGCGGGATTATCAGTGACGGCCAGTGGTACAGTTTCCCGAAGTGGAAGATGATGAGCAACTGCACCGAAGAGGAACTGTCCGCATGGATCGAAGAGCACATGCTTGACGGAAGTCTCCTCCAGTCCCCAACGGGCGCGAAGTCGTACCGGCTACGCCTGGATGCGATGCTTGACTGGTACAATGACCACGACCTTGAGTTCCCCGGCCAACTCACTAAGTTCATCTACCCGCCCAGGGTGTGGGACGGCATGACGGAGGTTGATGGGTTCCTTAAAGCCCCGCTACGTACCATCGGTATAGTGTCCTTCAACTGCTCCAACAGCACAGCAGAGAGGATCACTGAAGAACTCCGAGGTATCGCCAGAGTCCGTGAGGTTGAGCCAGGTAGGTGGAAAGCATTCTGCCTGAACGCCCAGTATGTTCGCAGCATTGTCGCCAGCATCCTAGACGAGGTGGACGACCCTGGTAAGAAGATCCACACGATGACGGCCGCGAAACGCCGGGAGATGCAGGACTTCACTGACGAGTTCAATCGGGGTATGCTTGCTTTCTACGTCTCATACTCTAAAGAGAACACGCTGAAGAGCCTCATGGAGACCATCAGGATTTTCATCCCGAACGAGGAAGATCAGAACTCACAGATCACCGAGTGGGTTATTCTCGCTATCCAAAAGTTCGATGAGTCTGCGTCTGTCCCATTCAGCGGCTACCTAGACGCAGTACTGAAACGGTGGCCCTTTGACCTGCCGCAAGCGCACCTGGGGAAGGAACTGAGCACCTTCCAACGCAACCGTTCACGCGCTATCAAGGCCCTCAAGAAGCGTTTCAAGGGCCGGGAAATGTTCACTAGCAGCGAGTTGGCAGAAGAGATGGACATATCCATGGCCAAGTTCGCTGACCTAGATGAGAAGCACAACGTGTGGCTTCGCACAAAGAGGGCCACGGAACTGAACTGGGAAGGACGCTCTGACGAGAAAGAGGCAGACCAGCATTCCAACATCATGATGGGGGGCGTCGGCACAATCCCCTCAGATACCGACCTAGCCCACAAACTATCCGTTGCGGTAGTTTCGTCTGCTATTGACACTGGAAGGTTCGACGACGCCTACACGCTGATCAGCCAGATCGACGTCAGAGACATCGACATGAAACAGGTGGAGTCTCTGTCGCCAGAGTTCGTGAAGGCACTCGGATCAAAACTCGCAATCTAACCTCATTGAGCATCCAGGAGACAGCACATGCCTAGACTAACCCAGCAGGAGAAAGACTTCATACAGGAATCCCTAGACCGCACGACCAGCGTCCCTGAGAACAACCTAGACGAGGACTCAGCCACTACCGGGGGTGCGGGCAGTGAAGTTGCAACCAGTCGGAAGGATGACAGGGGTCGCACTAGCCGAAGGCACCGCAACCTGGAACGCAACATAAGGTTCTGGGCAAACCCCATATTCTGGATGTCCCTCATCATGGTGGCAGCCTCCTTGTTCACTGGTGCTGTCACCTGGTTGGACTACCGGGCCAGAACGTACCTAGGTGACTCTATCGACTGGCTGGTGCAGCAGGGCCTATCGGAGGACTTTATCAAGATCACGAAACAAGCCGGTATGGGGTGGCTCCCAGACTTCATCCGGTTCTACCCGTACAGGTGGACTGCTGTCGGGGCCGTGTGGGTCGTCGCTGTCGCCATCATTCTCATCATCATGTTCATCGACTACCAGCGGCACAAGGAGGACAAGTGAGCAGCAGACCTAAAGGCGACCAGGACGAGACCTCCAAGAATAGTGGCGCTAGCAGCAAGAGTAAAGGACACACAACAAAGGAAACAACCATTAGGGAGGCTAGCAAGTCAACCGTGAGGATCCCCAGGTCGCTCGCGTTCATCCGCACCCGAAACGGGGCCACAATCACCTCCCTAGCGGCCGTCATTCTTGCACTCTCCATACTGCTGACCATCAGTATCACGAACAGGGGCCAGATCATTCCTGCTAGCAAGGAAGAGCAAGCCACCAGCACAACCACCACTAGGGGGCTGTCTGGTCGCACTACCGACGAGGACAAGGCGGACGCTGTTGCAACCGCAGCGACCCTCCTCAACGCCGCCAACAAGCACACTGGCGACCAGACAGCAGACCAGAGAGTCCAGGCCCTAGAACAGTCAGGCGATCACAGTAGCCTCGCGGACCTGACCACCATGGATGCCCTCACCAGGTACACACCCGAGTTTGATGAGGCCCTGAAAACCACCACCAGACAGTCACTCATTAAGGCATCCTCACTGCTAGACGACAACAACGACGGCAAGATCGAGGTCAGAGGTAACAATCCCCACCAGTACGTGTACCTTGACCAGCAGGCAGGGGTAGCCTATGTCCCCCTCCAGGTGTTCTCCGAACACGCCCCAGCGTTCTCCCTAGAGATGGTGTACGTCGATGGGCAGTGGAAGTTCGCCCCATACACCCTCCTAGACGCCATCAGACTGTCAGCAGCCCTAGGGGGCGCGCAACAGCACTAGTATCCACACAATCACCAGGGGCACCTACAGCGAGTTCACAGGCAACTTGGGGTGCCCCTGTGTACGTGTCGGTAACATGAACATGCCCCCGCACATACTATAGGCGTTTAGAGAACCCCGCATGAGCATTAGCCTGAGAAGCGTTGAACTGTCCAACATCCGCCACCACAAGCACTTCATGTTCAAGCCCGCTGACACTGGAGTCACCACCATACGTGGGGCCACCGGGGCAGGCAAGTCCAGCATCGTTGACTCTGTAGCCTGGACCCTGTTCGGAACCAAGCCGCGAGGGGTCACAAAAAACAGTGCCATCATGCGAGATCAGGCCACCTGGGGGGAGGATAAGTTCTACGCCCGCATCACCCTCAACGTGGACGACACTGTGATGATGGTGGAGCGACGCATCGTTTCCAAGACCGGGACCGTCGAGTGCGACGTATGGGAGACACCCCAAAACACGTACACTGGTGACGACAGTGCGTTCACTGACGACACACACAAGGCCGGAGCATCCGTCACCAGTGCTGAATCCTACATCAGGTCCAGACTCAAGATGGATGCGAAAGGGTTCCTCGCCGCCGTCCTCGTCCAGCAGAAGCAAGTAGACTCCCTTGTCACGGCCAGCCCCACGGAGCGGGCACAGGTCATTGAGAAACTGACCGGAATCTCCGCCGTTACCCTCGCCCTAAAGAAAGCCAGAGAGGTCAGCAGCGAGCACAAGAAAACACTCGCCTCAACAAACGTTGACGAAAAGCGGTCCGTTGAACTACACCAGCAGGCAGACGTCCTCAACAAGGAGATCACCGCCCTCACTGACTCCCTCTCCAAACAGGAGAAAAGATGCCAGGACGCCAGAACCAAGCACAAGGAGGCAGAGCAGGAGTATACGCGCCTGAGTGACCTGTATGAGCAACAGGAAACCAAGGTACGCAAGGTCAACGAGAACACCGCCCTCATCAAGTCTCTACAAGCCGACCTGGCGGACATCATCAACCAGAAGAAGGCCCTCAAATCCACCATGCGGGCAGCGGTGGGGGCATCAGTTCCACCAGCGGCCAAAGTCCGGCAGGAGATGATCGACACCCAGTCGTCCTTGTCCGCTGCACGGTCCAGGCATGCCGACCTCGCCAACAGTATCGCCACCTGGGAGTCCGAGGTCCAGCAGGTAAGTGACACCATGACCACGACAGGTGTCACCACCATACAGGAAGCTGAACAGGCCAAGGCAGAGCACACCGCCAAGGTGGAAGACCTTAAATCCCAGTCTCACCAGCATGTCGCAGACGGGAAGGCCCTGGAGGCTGAGATCGCCAAACTACGTAAAGCCATCACCGCCCTCACCGACGGGGAAGGCACATGCCCCACCTGTCTCCAGAAGGTTGACGCCATCAACACCGTCCTGGCGAAACTCAACCAGGACGTCTCCGACGCGGAACAGAAGATCGAACACTACCGTGACCTGTACCGGCAGACCGCGACAGCAATCAAGGAGGAGACCAGCCAAGTAGAAGCCCTGAACGAAGCCATCAAGTCCATCCACGACCAGGAGACCCTGACTCAACAAATCAGCCAGGCGAAGGCACAGGTCGCCTCTCTGGCTGGACAGGTGAGAGCACTGGAGGCACAGGTAGAGTCCACCCGCAAGGTACTCGCCACAGCCGAGGAGAACGAGACCCAGAAAACCAGGTACGACGAACTGGCAGCCAGGGGCCTACACATCTCAGACCGGATTGAAGCCCTGGAGAAGGAACTCGACGACATCAAAAACGCTACCAGCGGCGGCCCTAACGTCACCCTGAAAAAACTCGCCACACTCAGAGGCAAGGTAGACACGCTGGCAACCAAGGCTCACGAGGCCGACATGAGACGACTCGAAACCCAGTCGCAGATCAGCGTCGCTCAGGAACGATCCAGGTCTATCCAGGTGCAAGCCCAGCAGGTTGACGCTGAGATCGCCAAGTACAAGGACATGCTCACTCAGGTGGAGGAGGCAGTCACCACCACCAATGTCGTCGAGAGGTTCCGCGAGACCCGCATCGAGGACTCTGTGCCCGTCATCGAGGAGTACGCATCTGACCTGATCTCCAGGTTCACGTCAGGGAAGTTCGTGCGCCTAGAGATGGATAAGAAGTTCAACGCTACTGTGGTCCTCGCCGACGGCCGCAGACGCCCAGTAGGAATGCTGTCCGGCGGGGAGATGTCAGCAGCAGCCATCGCCCTCAGGGTCGCCATCTCCATGCTACTCAACCAAGGCACCAGCCAGAACCTCATCATCCTCGACGAGGTTCTAGTCTCCCAGGACTACACCCGCGCTGAAGCCATCATCGAGACTATCCGAGAGATCTGCAAAGGCCAGATCGTCCTGATTGCCCACAACGACTCCATTGACGCACACAGCGACAAAGTGGTCGAAATAACCCCGTAACCAAAACCGGGGATGGTGATATTCGCCCATGATTCCAACATTTTAAGGGAGTAGATACATGAGCCTGTCACCACAGTGGCGCAACGTCATGGAGGCACTGTCCGACCCAGCCGTCTCCGAGGTGACAGCAAACGGGCCAGACTCGTTCTTCGTGTCCAGGGGCGGCACCCGCTACCACATGAAAGACGTCACCTTCAAAGACGTCGATGACTACATGCAGCAGATCGGCGAAAACCTCATCCCACTGGTCCGATCAGCACACGACTGGGACCCGAACGGTATCCTCTACGAAGGCTACCTGAGCGCCCGCATCCATGGGAAAAAGGTCGCGGGCCGGTGTACCATCGTCCTCCCCCCAGCCTGCCTGACCGCCCAGATCTGCATCACTAACCGTGTCGCCTCCCTCACCACCCTGGAAGACATCGCCAGCACCGGGTCCATGAGTACCGAGATGCTGGACTTCATCAAGGCGGCCGTAGACAGTGACCTCACCATCGCCGTCAGCGGATCTACAGGTGCCGGGAAGACCACCCTCATGGAAGCCTGCACGAAGCGGTTCTCCAGTACGTCAAGGATCGGTGTTGCTGAGGACATGCCCGAACTGCACCTTGTTCAACCGAACGTCTCCTACCTTAACTCCGTACCATGGAAACCCGGAATGAAGGAAGAAGAATCCGTGTCCCTGACCTGGGTTGTCCAGCAGTACCAGCGACTCAGGGTTGATAAGGTGATCGTTGGTGAGGTTCGCGGCAAGGAGTTCGCCGACTTCCTCATTGCCGCGAACTCCGGCCTGGGCGGCTCCATGATCACCCTCCACGCCGAAGACCCCCAGAACTGCCTAAACAAGATGACCGAGTTCGCACTCGCTGGTGCACCAGGCAGACCCATCAAGTCCATCAACTCATCCATAGCGAACACCATCGACATCATCATCCAGATGGTCAAGACCCAGGACAAACGTAGACGGGTCTCACACATCCAGCAAGTCACCAGAACCGTGTCCGACGGCCCAGACGCCAAGATCGTCAGCGCACCCCTCTACCTGTGGGATAAGGAAACAGACACGTTCAGCAAGGCCGGGAACATGGAGGACTCTCTCAGGCAGAAGATGACCGCCCACGGCATCGACGTCCAAAGGTTCCTCACCTCAGAGATCGGCGCCGGATACCCCTCCCACGGCACAGTCGGCGGCATCACCCCACACAACAACACCATGCCTGCACCCACACCGGCCCCCGCAATGGGGACACCTGCCACGAGCAGCACACAGCCCTTCCCGAGAGTCAGGCGCAGAACCATATGACACCACCAGTGGTAGCGTACGCAGATGACTACAGGCTTACCGTCGAGAGCCTGAGATTCTACGTACCCGCATTCCACCAAGGAGAAGAAGCCGAACGCATACTCGTCGAATCAGGTGACACACTCCCCCCACAGGAACGCAACCGCCTGGAGGTGCAGGCTCGCCTCAAAACCCTAGCCGTAGCGAAGATAGAGTCCATGTGCAAGCCTCTCATCGTGAGAGAGATCAACAAACTCATCAACGGCTCCCACCTCAGAGGAAACGACGACCTGTTTAACATCCTCTACGAGACCGGCGTCAAAGTCGGCATGATCAAGGGTCTAAGACACTTCGACGTCAACAAGATCCAGGCCGGAGCCACAAACTACCTATTCCAGTGGATCGTCACCTATGCCAGGAAAGAGTTAGCAACCCATGAGGCCACCTTCGGTATCGCCCCATCCAGGTTCCAGAAACTCAAGAAAGTGTCCGCCGTCCGCAAGAAGATCACAGAACAGTTAGGTAGGTACGCCACCAACCAGGAAGTGCTCGACTACTTCCACTCCGGGAAGGCCGACATCAAGACAATGGCCGGGAGACTCAACGCCCCCAACAAAGGATACGCCTCCAACAAGGCCATCACCATGGACCTTGTTCAGGAGCAGGAGAAGTTCGAGAAGACCATGGCCTATGTGCAACTCCTCGACCCCCTGGAAGACTACCAGCGACAGTTAGACCAGGCCATCCACCCACCTAAACCCTTCAACGAGACCATCTTCGGGGCCTTCAACGACACCCACCCCATGACCGACCAGGCTGTCGCCGTCCTCATGAGCGAAATGGGCAACTACACAGACATGACCCCACAGGTGAGGCACGAACTGGACGCCATGACCAAGAAAGAGTACCGGGCCACCCTCAAACGCATCACAGAGATGGCTAACGACCCGCACGGCCCCTTCCAGGCGTTCATCCGCGCTAACGCCGACACCCTGGACGCCGGACAGGACTACATGGTGGGCGAGGAAAACAACAGCACTACAGACAAGGTGCGTGCACGATACACGGCAGCACTATTCCCGCACGGACTGAAACCACGCACAGGAGAACAACAATGAGCAACCTACTCAACCTGGACTACAACACCAAAGCCGTCATCGGGTGGTCAATGCTGGCAGTCGTTGCGGCACTCACCATCCTGTTCCTCGCCTACTTCGTGTGGTTAGTCATGTCGCAACGCAAGGACGCCACCCTGGCCCTGCCGGAACTGACCCTGAGTGGCGACGACAAGAAGAAAGAACAACAGACTGAGCCCATGGCCGCCCCCACCGGTCCGGCACCCGCGTTCACGATTAGCGCCCCAGACGACGGCGACCTGCTACTGGAGGAGGCTAGGGCAGCCGCAGCCGAGATCGCCGCAGAAGGCGACAACGGGGCAACAAGGCAGGTCAAGAGCCGTTTCTCACTACGCAAAAACTGATATTTACCTAAAAGTTTCCTGTGTTTTCTGTTTGGATGGAGTGATTTATGACAGACACACTAAACAAGCCTGAGATCATCACCAGGGTCGCATCGGCAACAGGCGACTCAAAGGCCACAGTAGAACGAGTCCTCACATCCTTGGAGGAGGTAGTCACAGACTCCCTGTGTGAAGGCCGCGACGTCAAGATCAGTGGATTCCTCGCGTTCTCCACAGTTACCAGACCCGCGCGCACCACCAAGAACCCCAAGACAGGTGAGGATGTTAACGTGCCAGCCCGCAAGGCCCTCCGAATCCGGCCACTGTCCAGACTAAAGAGAACTATCCGCGCATCCTGAACACAAAACGAAGGAAGCAACACCCCTATAACACAGCCATTCAGGGTGGGACCAAAGACCAAGAAACCAGGTCAAGGCCCCGCCCTGAAACACACATAAACAACACAGCAAGGTAGAATCACCATCAGAGATTAAACAACACGCAAACACATGGGGGCAGGCCGTGGCAGTCACAAAACCAACACCAGAAAACACTCTCCTCGTCAGAATTGACCTTGGGGTGAGCATGAAGCATAACCTGGAGGCGGCGGCAGAAAAATCACTCCAAGTTGCCCAACAAAAATGGGGCCTGAACCTACCCTCCACAGACATCGACAGGATCCTACACCACAGCAGAGCCCAGTTGCTCCGCCATGTCAGTGACGACGCCCGCACCGAGTGGGACGGCGGCAGAGTCGTCAACGTCATCGTCACCGCACCCAAGGCCGGAGAAGTCCTACTCCCCGACCCCAAGATGTCAACAGACCTCAAAACCACCCTCCTGAAGACGAAGCAAGGATGGGAGATCAACGAAGAAGAGAACGACAACGCCATCCGAGTAACAGAGTTCGCTGAACACTACCGGTCACGCATTCTCACTATGCAGGACACCGCCATCTTCTATGGGGTCGGCTCATACTCCACCTATAGTGACAGCAGAAACTACAGGGTGTCCCAGTGATATTCGCATTATCTGCCTAATGCCCCTGCCACACGTGAGACAAGGACCCCGAGAATGACCTCCAGGCTCACCTACTCGTCACTACCAACTGAGATCAAGAAGATAGCCAACGAGTCCCTAGGCCTGGGTGTCCTCAAGTCACTGTTCAGTTACGCGAAAACCTACCATCTCATCATCAAGATCAGTGACGGAATTTTCATCGGCTTCGCCCTCTACCACTTCCAGACCAAAACCATGAGGGACGGCAGCACCTACACGACCGGCATCATCGACTGCGTGTGCGTCGCCACCCCCTACAGGCAGGAAGGGTTTGGCACACTCCTCACATTCAGTACCCTAAGGAAGATGAACGCCTATGGGGTGGATCGCATCGAGATTCTACTGAAGAAACCTACCCCAGGAGACAAGGATAACGAACCCGGTGTACCACTCGTTGGCAGCGAGGACCTACTTGTCGCCCTCGGGTTCCGCAAAGTAAAAACCTACCGGAACAACTACACACAAATCTCCCGGCAATACGGTTACGATTGCATCATGTGCAACAACCGCCCCGACACGTGCCTGGGGATCCTGTACGCAATAGATTCCAACTAGAACCAGGCCAGGAATACAGTAGGATAGTCCCAGCAAAAACGCATGATACTGGGGAACAAAAACTAGCGGCAGCGATATTTTTCCCCTGAGTTCTCAAAGACCCACAAGGGGAAACGGCCGTAATGAATCTAGCATTTCTGACAGGAAACGCACCCACGCCAGGGGCACACTACCTTACAGGTGACGTCCAAGTGACCACCCGTAAAAGGGGCGCCCTGAAAGCCGTCACCCTTACCGCCGTCACCGTCATCATGCTCATTGGCCTCATCACACAGGCCGTCACAGGCGGAGCAAGCAACCCGCTCCCCAACAACCAACGCACCTCGGCCGGAACCACTGCGCTAGCCGATGACGAATCCGACGCCAAGAAAGAAATCAAGGGCCTATCCGACAGTTACATCCAGAAGGACGAGGACGGAAAACCCAGCCTGTTCAACACCATCAACAAGGCTGACGGGGAAGACTCGCCAAACGACTTCGGCTACATTATGCGCCGACTATTCTCCACCGGGTACATCAACCATGCTGGGGACGCAACCAACGACGGTCGGCAGGACAACTGCTACGTATCCCAGTCCGGCACCCCCTACTACCACAACTGTGACGTACCCAACTTTATGACCGAGGCGTTGCAGTCATTCATGGACCCGTTCATCACCACTGGGCCACAGAACGCCGAGATCCGTAAAGCCAAAGGCGGGCTACTGTGGGTGTTTGACGGGATCCCTGACTCAGAGACCCTACCTGACGCCGGACCGGCTGTTGACGAGAACGCCCGGTCTGCTAAATACACGGGCCTCGAAATCTTCGGATACAACCTCAACTACACAACCTACTTGGGTGAGTGGGACAACATCAAAGTGATGACCGCCGCCAGATCCCTGTCCAACTTCGGATTCATGGACAGTCTTAAACTCGGCGCCACAGCCGTCATCAAAGGTGTCGCCAACGGTGTAGGCAATGCAGCATCCGGGTTTGTCAACAGGATCAGCACTGGTAACATCTTGGGTGCTGTCGGCGGGCTCTGGTCCGACTTTGTGGGAGGATCCTCGGCCGCGGTCGTCAAAGTCGTCATGGACACGTCTGATCAGAATGTCTTCAACAATTGGGCATGGTACCGGGTTGGCTACGGGTCTACACTTTATAATGCCCGCGAACTCACCGCCGAAGAGACAGCCGCGCAAGCAAAACGTGCCCTGTATAACATGATCCTCGGATCCCAACCGGACGCGGCCACGGCACCCCAGGAACTCAAAGACCTTAAGAAACCGGCCGCACCCGCCGATGAGACCTCCAAGTGCGTTATCCGCGTCAACGGAAAAAACACAGAGCAGAAGAACGCCTCTGACAACGGTATCACAGAAGGCGACTGCAAACTTCAGGCGAACACGGCTGCCCCAGACGGCAAAGCCCACAAGGTTAACACCCCCAATGACCTGAAGAAAGACGGCGACTACGCCTGGAAGAAAGACGGCACCAGCAAGCGCCAGACCCTCAAGGAATGGGTCGCCGCCAACCAGGCCACCTTCAACACCGCCAAGAAGTACGGTATGTCCATCAACACTGACGGGGATGAGTCCAAGCGTGACGAAGTAGCCCAGAAAATCCTCTCCGAGTGGGACAGTGAGTACTCCAAGGCTCTCCAAAACTCCACCGCCAAAGAGGCAGAAGCCAAAAACAGTGAATGGGTGAACCAGTTACTTGGTACCGCAGCGTTTGCCGCGCACATCCTGTCCAACCCATCCCAAAGTTACAATGCTCCGTGGTCCCGGTTCGCCTGCACCAACGCGGACGGCAGTGACATGCACGAAGACAACGGCACCCTCGTCATGCTCATGGACTCTGACGGCAACATGAACCCCAAATGCTCTGGAGTACGCCCGCCCATCCAGGACGGTCTCTTCGGTAACGGCTACACGGGCGACGCCAAGAACCAGGTTGGTACAGACACGCGCCGCGCCCGCCTCAACACCAACGTGCTCGCAAACCTGATCCCCATCGACTCAGCATTTGACAGCGTGGCAGCGTTCTGGCTAGGTGTCGCCACCACCTCCACCATGGTATCCAACGAGGTCATGTCCTGGGCGTTCAGCCCACTCCTGTCCCAACTCGGGATCACAGACATCGTGGTCAACACCATCAAGTTCATGCGAGACAGCATCTTCTTCCCACTCGCAGCGATCATGGTGGCGTTCGGCGCATTCATGGCCCTGTGGAACCTCGCCAGGAAAGGCAACGCGAAAGAAACCCTCATCACACTGTGTCTCATCATCGCCACCTTCGCAACCGGTGTGGCCCTCCTGCAATCACCAGGCCGCACCGTCAAAGCCGTAGACACCATCCCCTCCATGGTTGAGCAAACCATCGTCGGGTATATATTCTCCGCCAACAATGAGCCAGTAGACCAGTTGTGCACAGCATCAGGAACCGTGTCAACCAAGGCAGGTACCGGCCTAGAGGATGAACAACTACCATTCACCCCATCCGAAGGCACCAGGTCTCTCATGTGCGAGAACTGGCGAACCTTCGCGTTCAACCCGTGGGTGTACGGCCAGTGGGGGACAGGCTACCACAACCTGTACGCCAACGGCAGCGGCAAAGACGGGGCGTGGGACAACAAGAACAGCAGTATCGTCGGCGACGCCGCAGTCCCCCTAGGTAACAACATCAGCGAAAAGAACTGGGGGCTCTACCAGTTGCGTGCCACCACATCCGGCACCGCCTACTACACGGACCAGTCCAACCCGACAGGCCGCATCAGCCGGGACTTCTACAGGATCGTTGACGCCCAGGCAGGCCCCAGTAACGCAGCCAACTCCTACCCGCGGTACTTCAACACGTGGAGTGGAACCAGCCTGGCCCCACGTGCTGGAACAGCCATGCTTGGCGGCATCATTGGTGTGCTCGGAGCATACACCGTCATCGTCTACTCTGTGACGAAAGTGCAGGTCACGTTCATCGTCACCATGCTGCTGCTCATCATGCCGCTCATGCTACTCATGGGGATTCTCCCATACTTCGGGACTGGAAAACTACGCCGCTACTTCGGCACCATCGGTGGACTCATGGTGCAGCGCGTCTTCATCGCCTTGTTCCTCGCCGTCATGTTCCGCATCCTCGCCGGGGTGGGCACAGCATCCTCCAGTTACCCCAACCTGGCCTTATTCACGGCCGCGATCTGCGTGTTCTTCCTCATGATCCGTAAGGAAGTTGAGGAGATGATCTTCCGTAGTGTCGCCAGTAAGTTCGGAGGCTCCATGGCTGACGCCTTCCGCCGCGACCCAAGTGGGTTCATCAGAGGGCAGATCGGGCGTGGCGGCAAAGGCGGGTTCATCTCTAACAAGGCCGAGATAGCGAAGTCCACAGTCGTTGGCGCTACCGCCGGTGCTACCGCCGCGAAACTCACTGGCGGTAGCGGTCTGCGCGCAGCCCTTGACAGTGTGCGAACTAACACCACTAACCTTCGCAACCAGCAGAGGAGACGCGGCTACAGGACACTGGACACGCTATCAAGGGGCGCCCAGGCCGGTGCCCAGGCTGGTAGGCGGCAGTTGGCTGACGACCAGTACGCGACCGACATCAAACGTGAAGCATACCGTGACACAAAGGTATGGAAGGACTATGAGTCTGCCGCACGTGCCTATGACGCCCTACCCACCAAGGAGGAGCGGAACATGCGGACTGGGAAGATGGAGACGTTCAAGTACGACCCAGCAACCGGGAAACGCATGGAGAAACCGGAGGCCCCAACATTCGAGTCTGCATCCAAGGACCTTAACATCACGATCCCTGGACGCAAGTTGAAGAAACTCGCCGACCGGAGACGCAAGGCCGACGACCTGGAGATGGGCGGCAAGCCGGGCCGGAGGGTAGCCCCAGTCAAAAACCGTGCGAAAGACACGGAAGCACTGGTACATCGCACAGAGAAGAGAGTCGAAGACGCCTCTGACCCGAGCAAGGTTGCAGAACGTCGGCGTAAGGATGCTCGGAAGGATAAGCGTCGTGAACGTATCGACGGGACGAGAGGTGTACGTAAGATCACCAGGGAGTTCGACAAGAAGTACCAGTCAAACAAGAACCAGGAGTACAGGGTGCGCATGAGGACCAGCCTGCATGAACTCATGGACGCAGCCGCAGCATACGACCCAGAGAAGGACCAGGACAACACGGGCCTACCGGACTATATGGACCCAGTTGAGGGCGACATCTATGGGCCGGAACTGCCCTCCTACCATGAAAAGGATGAGGAGGAAAAGGAATGAGTCATTGCGTCCCGCGCCTACTGGAGTGCAGGACGCAATGACTCAACCATACAACTAGGGACAGAAAAAGGAATCTAGAGGAAAACTGTCCGAGGCACTGTGGTTCCCCACTCCACCCCTATTCTGGCGCTACTTGCAGGGATATTTCAACGTTAGTCACTTTACGTCGATCATGAGGATGTTTCTACATGATTCTCAGGCACATGCAGCCGCAAGGGGCATCCTACATGACCCCGAACGGTGCGGGTAGGGCACATGACGGTGCCGGGCACAGGCGCACCATTGTCGCCACCGTCATGGTAATGCTGTCTGTCCTCATGCTCACTTTCGCTGGCCTGTCCACTGCTGTCAACGTGCGTGAGAAGCAACAGGTGCAGGCTGGGGACTGGACTCAGTGGCTCATGTGTGAGGTGCTACCAGAGTCAGCGAAGGAACTCTACCAGTTCAGCCAGTCGAAGGACCTCCAGTTCCATCTTCGCTCAAAGTCAGCAATCACTGGTGGAATTGATGACGTGGACGGTGGCCTGAACTGGATGCTGTCTGGCAGTAGCGGCACAGACTTCAAGAAGGTCAATGAGGAGATCCTGGGGTTCAGTCTTGACCCGGAAAGTGACGGTCAGTCTCAACCGAACCAGCAGTCAGGTAGCCAGCAAGACCAGAAACAGGCCGGAGATCAGAAGAACGGGGACGGGAAGACTCCCACTGGTGGTAAATACGTCAACCCATACGACCGGTTTGGTGTCGCTGGGATGAAGTTCAGTGCCTACCAGGGTGAGTGGAAGTACTTCGTTATCGACGCCTGCAAAAAGGACGGGGAACCAAATGACCCGAAAGCCGGACTGTTCTATGACAGTCGCCTGGAACCGCGTAGCGGCTGGGAAGACATTGGGAACTCCAAGGATGTGCGCACCCAGCAGTTCCAGGCCAACCCATCCGCACCTATTCTCGCCACAGCCCTGAACAGTGTCGCCAACGGGCTATTCAACATCACGAAACTTATCGTCAGTGTCACTATCGCGTTTGTTGGGTTCTCATTCTCCGACATCGTGCACACCATGGGGCTCGATAACGTTATCGGCGGCCAGTCGGGCATGTTCAAGAACCTGTTCAATGGTGTGTTCATGCCACTGGTTGTCTTCGCGTTCCTCACGACCGGGGCCTATCTCATCTACAACGGTGTCTTCAAGGGGCGTTACCGTGAGTCATTCAACTCGGTAGCAAGATCGTTCCTGATCTTCGCTATCGCCATTGTTGTCGGCATGCACCCAGCACAGGCAATGACACTACCGAACAAAGCCATCGTATGGTTCCAGTCCGTGATCGTCCTGAGCCTCAACAGCCAGATCGCGGGCGGGGACGACATGTGTGCGACCGACATCGGTCAAGTCAACTCCAGAATCATCGAGTCTCAGGGAAAGAGTGAGCAAGGGGTCCTGGATGAGGCCGCCCAGAACATCCGGTCAGTGATCAGTTGCCGAATGTGGCAGGTCCTCCTCCTTAAGCCGTGGGCGGAAGGACAATTTGGCACTGACATCAATAACTTGTGGGCCAACGGCAACAAGCCAGGGTGGGCTTCAGAGAACGCACAGGAACTCGGCAACAGTAACAACGACATGGTTGGTAGCGCGGAAGTCCCCTTGGGTGAAGGTAAAAGCATCCACAACTGGGGCATTTATCAGATCTCCACGCAGACCAACGCACACTGGGTCACATCCGGTAACGGAACCAGGGTGAAACCAATCAACGGTGTTGCTGGGGACTGGTACCGGATTGTTGACGCTCTTGCTAACTATGATGAGGAGGACGCCAAGGAGAAGCCATCTGACAACGCCGAAGAGATCACGTACAAGGTCCCCAAGGAGTCCAATAAGGTCAGCCCTTACTGGGACACGTGGGTGGGAAATAGCGTCGCCAGCAGGTACACGTCCGCCTTGTCCTCCATCCTGGTAGCCGCCATAGTGTGCGCATCTATGGCCATGTTAGCAGGGTGGGCGTCCGTGTACACGATAGGTCTGGCTATACTCCTCGGTTTCGCGCCCCTGTTCATGCTTCTAGCCTGCTGGGCAGGTAAAGGCTGGGAGATTTTCAAAGGCTGGGCAGAACTCACAGTCAAGACCGGGCTCAGTCGCATCGTGGTTGGGATACTGCTCGTCTTCAACATTCTCATTGTCAACAACATCCTAAACATGGCGAACACCCTGTCCTGGGGGAAGATGATCACTCTTCTGATGATCCTCACCGTCATCATGTTCAAGGGACGTGAGAAGATCACTGAGATGTTCGCTGCCGTCCAGTTCGGTGGCGTGAACATGGCCTCCACAGCCAGCAGAGTCACCGACCGAACCAAGAACATTGTTATGGCGCCAGTTAAGACATCCGGTCGTTTCGCAACCAGCGCCGTGGGGGGCGGTGTTGGGGCTAGGCGCGAAGGCGGGTCGTTCATGCGTGGCATGGGTGCTGGCGCGGTCCAGGAGTTTAAGAACATGACCTACCGGTCCGGGATGCTCAGGGACGCGCGAACAACCTATGACACGCACGCCGCTGCCGCCGGGAAGAAAGGCGTCCTCGTGTCTGAGATGAACTGTGCCGTATGTGGTAAGCCACTCGACTATGAGCAGAATCAGTACGGCACCCAACAGTTCATTGGCGGCCGCGACCGGAACGGTAACCTCGTGTGCCGCGAGTGCCTTGAAGACGGCATGGGTGATGATGTTCAGGAGGTCACGTTCAACCGTCCGACCGCGGCACAGAGGCGCGACGCCAGCAAGAGCAAGGACGCACAACGCAAGAAGATCCGAGAGAGTTACAACAAGCGGTTCACTGACGACACAGCCGGTCGAACTGTAGCCGAGGGCTGGGCCAGCGGGATCCACGACATGCGTGACGAGGACCTGAGCACCATTGCGGGCAGGGAGGATCGCGCAGAGAACGAGGCTAAGTTGCGTGCCGCCATGAGTATGGTCCACCAGGATGTTCACGCTCACAAGTCCGCCAAAGATTACAGTCGAGACAAAAAGAAAGACCCCAGGACGATAACTACCACAAAACTCCCCAAGGAGATTGACGGGATCGTAGACAAGGGCGCCCTCCAGGAAGCGTGGATGAAACAGGACTACAACTATGTGATCATGACCTATGTGTCAGCCTGGATTGTCTGGTACCAGCAGAACACAGGCGTCAAGTACAGTGCCGACATCAACTCCACCTACTATGCTGTCAAGAACAAGAACCTGGAGGCATTCGACAAGGCCGAGTACCATCGCATCATGGATGAGGGTAAACCAAGACGGGCCGACGCTAAGGCAAAGAACCAGGCCCCAAGTGGCGGCGGCAGTGAGGATAAGGAATGACGCCAGCGGACGTGTGGGTTATTGAGCAGGTCGCCTACCTGGACTACTTCATGGAGGCGCACAGGATGATGACTGAGGCGGGCCATGAGGCGGCGATCCTCTACCCTGAGGAGATCATGGGTCTCGTAGACTTTGACGCCATAGAACGGTTCTGGAAGGTCGGTGACTACAATGAGGTCAGGTACCGTTACATCATGGGCTGGATCCAGTACATTCAGGATGTGACTGGGGTACGCACGGAAATGACCTGGAAAGAAATACAGGATGCGGCCGCAGAAAAATAGTTTGACCGATATTGCCGCATGATACCAAGGTTTTCCGTGTAAAGGGCAGGTTATGGGCCTCTTCTCAGATATGCTGAACCGATTCCGCAACGCTGGTGGTAGCGAAACAACCAGCACCCAGATAAAGCAGGATGTCAGTTGCTCACAGGATGAGGTGGACTATGAGGATGAGCCCACTATTAGCACCGCCCACAGCGTCTTCTCCATTGATGACAACGACCAAGACAATGCGATCAACACGCTCAATAGCCGCTACCGCGAGACCAACAGCGGTCCAGTGCTGAAAGCCAGGGAAGGAAAGATTCAGGACGTCCTTGAGGTGATGCGCATCCCGGAGACGTTCGACCTGGAGCCGTTCGTTCTGCTGCCTGAGGACTTGGACGAAGTTGACTTCAGCGTCATGGTCCCTAAGGGGTACGGGTATGATCAGTCTGAGGTTGACTCACTGTTCGCCCGAGTCAAGGACACAATCTCCGAGTACCTAAGACTGCTGAAACTACGCAACGAGCATATCGCGCAACTCGCCTCCACCGTGGACAGGCTGCAAGTCGATGCCTACAATGCCCGGTACGACGCAGAAATAGCCAACGGGATCAACATAATGCCCACCCAGTCCATGGCAGATCTGGAGAACGAGGTCATGGAACTACGCCTTCTCGTGAAGAAACTCAGCGAGGAGAATGAGCGCCTACAATCCGGCCGGTCCGCTGAGGGCTATGAGCAGATTGTGGACGAGCGACTAAGCGATCAGGTGTCTGTCCTGTCGCGCGAGAACGAGGATCTGAGGGATGAGAACACTGCCCTCAGAGAGAAACTGTCCACACTACAGGATGAGGCCATGAACACGGCGCACTCACCTGAAGGTGTCACCACCCTACTGCACGCGGGACTGCCTGACCTGGGTGAGCCGGAAGACATGGAGATGCTTGAGTCCAACGCCACCTTCGCTCAACCAGAGGAGAGCCTGGCTGATTTCCTGGACGAACAGAGTTACTACACGGCCAGCACCGAGGATGACGGGGAGGGTGACAGCCTCCTGGACTCCTTCTACCGGGACTAACAGCACCATCATAACCCTCAGTTCGTCTTGGCTGACCCGCCATTCACTACTGACTCCCCACGCCCTAGCATCTACACCTGTTGACCCAGTTACCTTGGAAAGCCGCGCATGTTCTCTGACACCCTGACTGTCCTGTCATTCGAGTTCCCCACCTTGCTGGTAGCCCTACTAGCAGCCAGGTACCTCCGCGTCGGCATGCTCAACTACGCTGGCATCGTCATCATCCTGGCGACAGTCAAGGCAGGCATGGCTTACGCCTCCGGCAACCAGGAAACAGCCATGTGGGTCGGGGTAGTCGCACTGGTTTCACTAGTCCTGTCCGTCATCCTCGCCGGAGCCATGGGATCAAGGATGAGTGTTGACAACCACAAGTCTCTCCTGGGTGCTATGTCACTGTTTCCGTGGTATCTGGGCCTACCTTACAGTGTCGTCTACATCATGTTGTCTATGGGGTTTCTTGCTGCCGTTACCACCATAGCCGCGAGACGGGCGTTCGCCTCCGTTGGACATAGGGTGATGAAACCAGAACGTGCCCGCAAGGAAATGACCGAGGGTGACTACAATAAGGTAATGACAAAAGCCAGGGTCATTTTTTCTATGCCAATAGCAGTGAGCGCTTTCGTTACAATTGGAGCACTTTCTATGTAACCCAATCGTGCCAGCCATTAAATAAAACCCCGTGCCAGCAGGTGCGGGGTTTTCGATATTCAGACAGATTTCAAGCAATTCATAGGATACTGACAGCAGGGCCACGCAATGAGCACCAACAAGGACACCGCATTCACCTCCAGTAGTGAGTCAACAGACGACATGCTGGAGGCAATCAGTGTGACCGGCGACAGCACAGACGACGACAGCATCATCGCCAATGAGAAGAAAAACGAGCGTCGCCGCCTCATCTACGTGTCCATCGGTGGAGCGGTAGCCATCGCCCTCATCATCGGCGGAATATTCCTCGTTCCCACTGTCAAAGGCGGGAAGGTTCCACCCGTCAGCACCGTCACAGCCACCACCGGCACCAAGGCTAAGGCAAGTAGCGCTATCCCGTCTGGAGCCCCAGGAGCAGATCAGAACTTCGCAAAAACCAACCAGATCCCCTTCGAGCACGAAAACTGGCAGGCAGACGACTACAAGACCCAGACCAGCAACGAAGGGAACACCCAGAAGTTCCTTGAAACCATCCGCACCAGCATCGAGGCAGGAAAACTCGACAACGGAACCCTAGCCCTCGCATCCAGCACACTCCCCTCAGAGGCAGCCGGTTACACATCCGATCAGGACAAAGTAACACTAGAAGACGGCTCCCTCAACCCCATGTACGCCTACTGGACGAAGGAACTGTTCGAGACAGAGGTCGGCACCACCCTGGAACGCCTACTCAACCCCACATTCGGAGGCTGGGAAAACTACCAGTACTCAGAGTACCAGGCAAACACCCAGTTCGACACCTCCATCATCAGTGACATGTTCACCCCCAACTGGTTAGAAGCCAACACGGGGAAACCCTACAACGAGTACGTGCCAGTCATGGCCGACTGGGGCTCAGACAACTACGGTGGTGGCTACAACCTCACCGACGTCGCACGCTGGTACGGTCGAATCCAAACCAGCAGCATCGACTTCAACTACAACGAGGAGACCCAGCAGTACACGGCCGTCTATACTGCCAACGTCAAGTACACGGCGTGGACCAAGGACCAGAAAACAGTTGAGAGGACCGGGACGCTCACCCTCAACCTCGTACCAGCAGCGTCCCAACAAAACAGTAACGGATCAAGTCACAGGGTCCTGATCGAATCAGCAACCCTGAAGGTGGACAACTGAGATGAGAAAAAGTAGACTTTTCAGCAGAACAGGCCTCGTCAGCCTACTTGCTGCCGCCCTCACCGCGCTAGGCGTCTCGTCTCCAGCGCTCGCGTTAGACAACTCCGGCGGTATCGGTGGTGGCGCGGGCGGAGGCACCGTCTCTTATGCGTACTGGGCTGCCGCCACTGGATCCAACGCCTTCCAGGTGTTCCAGAGCAAAGCCGCCCAGGGGCGCGACTTCGAAAGTAAGTTGCGTGCATCCGGCGCAGACATCAACATCTGCAAACGTTCAAACGTTATCTGGTGGGTTCACACCAACAACCAGGGCGGATTCTGGGTGAACAACTGGAACGGATACACGCACGGCCCACACAACAGCGTCTCCTACACCATCAACTCCCCATGGACATTCTCAGGCAGACCGCCGACAGGGGCCGAGTACAACCAGTTCCGCGCATGGGACCGCAACAAGAACGGCAACAAGGTTGACAGCCGCCCAGGGTACACAGTCATCTGTGGCGGCGCGTTCCTCCAACCCGACCAGCACCGCAGCCACGTCGAGTGGGACCACAAGTCCCAAGGTGAGAAGGCCAGCGTGTCCGGCACCTATGCCTATGTCACCAGCGTCACCCCAGTCAAGGTAGAGGGGCAGTACCCCGGCGGAGGCGACTACGAGTCCCAGTCCGCTAGCGTGAAAACCAACTTCGGCAAGTGGTACGACACCCTGGGGAAGGACGTCGGGAAGATGACTGTAGCCCAGGCACAGGCGAAAGCCAACGAACTTACGCGCCAGGACCAGGGGAACACACAGTCTGCCGTCACCCTGAGTGCGAAGAACCAGGCCGCGTTCGCCAAGGGTGGCATCCTCAACGTATCTGAGCACAAGGTGACCGCGAAGATCGACTTCCAGCGTACCCGCACCGACACGATGAAACGGACCTGCTCAGAGAAGCGCACCTGGAACTCATACTGGGGCACCTGGAACCCATGGCAGCCCAACGGTTGCACCAAGTGGGAGAAGGCTGGCACCTCATGGACTCCAACAGCAGTCGCTAAAGCCACACAGACCCCACAAAACGTGGGCTTCTACCAGATGCTCAGCGTGCACTGCAACAAGGAGGCATTCGACGCCCTCATTAGTGGCACCACAGCCCAGGTCGTCAGCCAGGGGGACCCAGAGCACGGCATCTCCGCTGTCGCACAGACACAAAGGTACGACAAGCAGCCCACACACCCTGACTTCGGCGACAAGTCCAACCCGAACGCCGCCGCAGCCGCAACCGGCACCTATGGGTTCTACGACAAGGAGTGCCCATATGACTGCACCCCATCAGCAGACCCATCACAGGGCGCAAGCAAGGCCAACGACGCCATCAACAACCACGGCACCTCAGGGGCAACCTCCATCGGCCTGAACGGGGCATCAGCAGACAACGGGAAGACAGAAACCAACTCCTTCGAGTTCTTCCGCGACAACAACCCACGCGGCATCCGGCTGGACACATGGTACCCGAAGAGCAACGACACCGTGAGATACAACGGACACGCAGCCCTCACAACCACAGTATCACGCTGGGTGGAAGGCACCCCAGACATCACTGGGGCTAACGGCGGCAAGTTCACACTCACCGCCAAGGGCAACAGCAACCAGAAGGTCAACGTGTTCAACGGCAAGGGCGCACAGGCTGTCACCCAACGCAACTGGTCCAAGGGCACCTTCAGCAACAGCACAGGAAGCGTCATCGACGGGTTCTACAACCAGTTCGACGCTAACGCATCCTGGGCGTCCGAGGAAGGTAAACCACAGGTCCTTAACTTCAAGTGGGAGTATGCCCCAGACGTCGTTACCAGGTTCCCCGTCACCCTCGGGTTCAACCGGGCAGGAGGAACCAGCACACCTCACACAACCGACATGGTAGACAAGGTCACCCCCATCGAGGGTAAGTGCTACGCTTCCTTCGGAACCGACCAAGCCAGGGACACTCGCACACTGTTCCGTGACAACACCGGTACCGGCACAAAGAACACGATTGACGGCACAATCATCGACGGGACAGAGAACCCGAGTTGGGTCGCCACGAACATAGTCATCAACTTCGTGAGGTCCACAACCGAGTGAGGCATCAGGTTTGTTCTGACAAGGTGATATAGTACCTTAAAGGAACAAAACCGGCAGTGGGGCTGGAGACATTACCAGAAATGGTGGTCTCCAGCCCCTAACTTCACGCCCAGCCCTAAACCCTTCAACCCGCCCCCTGAGAGACAACCACCGTAAGCATGCTATGGGACACAAAATAGCCTCCATCATCAAGAACTCCAACATCAACATCATCAAGACCCTTGGTGCCGCACTGGCGGCAGTCACCGTCGCCCTGATCTCCTCGCATCTCGCCGGATACGTGAACAGTCTCGTCCTCGTCGGGGCCGCCTCCGTCATCACCGCTCTTGCCTCCGAGGCCTACCGGATGATCTTGTCAGCAACCACCAGGACTGTGGCCGCAACAGCCCGCAAAACAGCACAAGTCATTAAGGACCAACCACAGGACCTTGAGGACACCCAGGAGATCCCCACCGTCAGCGACAGCCAGGGGGACACAGACGCAACCCCCAATGAGACCACTGTCCTGGACACGACCAGCCCAAAAGAGGCAATCAATCCCACTCCACGGGCAAGTCAAGACATCACGAAAGAGTCGCCTGCTAGCGAGAAAGCGGCCGCGGCCATTGTCTCCAAGATGTCAACATGGGTCACAAGAGCGAACCCCAGAACCGTGAAGACATGCTTCCGGTGGGCCATCATGTTCCTCTCTATGACACTCATCGCCGTCGGAGCCAGTTACCTCATGGGCGGCAAGGACACGGAACGTATCGTCTACCGTGATGTTGTGAAAGACTCCCCTACATCTGCCGCACCCAGCACCCTGTCCAGCACTACGGAGAACACTCAGGGCGCCAACAGTACCACCCCTAGCGCGGGCAGCAGTCAAGACAACGCCACGCCGCCCAGCCAGGCCGAGCAGGTCACCCCCACCACAGAGCCAGACAGTGGCAGCAAGTCCATCACCCAACAAGGCACCCAAGAGAAAGAAAACCCCCACCCAGGAGACAGCAGCAGCAACTCAGGGGCCAGCAGGCAGAAGCAAGCCCCCAACACCTACACCCAGCAGAACCAGGAACAAGTCAACTCGGACAGTCAGGCGAACAGAGACGGCACCAGTCATCAAGACAACCACAAGAAACAGGAAGATGACAACCAAGAAAGCCAGGCCAACCAGGATGCAGGCAGCGGTGATCAGAATCCAGCCAACCAGGCAGGCCAAGGTACCGAAGAAGTAAACAACAACACAGGCGACTGAGAAAATGTTACACTGAGGGTTAGAACACTTACCTGAAACCCCTAGGGAGACCACGTGAGGACCAGCAGGCAGACACGCAAGTACTCAGAGTACAGAGACGACCCAGACGTCCGGGTACCTGTAGTCCGCTGGCTCATGGACAAATGGCTTGTGTATGCGGCCTTCACCATGGCGGCAATCGTCATGGTTGCTGTCACCACCAGCCAAGGCAACGCATCCTACCGGGCCATCACGGCCGCACCCAAAAAAAACAGCCCCTACCAGGACATCCAGGCCGTTGACTCCCCAGGGATGCGATGGGCGAAAACACTCGTTGCAGAAAACCCCGACAACATCAAGGACTGGACACCCGGAACATCCAGCACCCCCAAGCACCCACTACCCGATAACACCTGCAAACAAGAGCAGGTACCCAGCACTGTCCTAGCCGCCTATGACGCTACCGGCAAAGACGTCACTGTCACCGTCCAGGTCTACGGGGCAGGGCAGGCAGCCAAACAGTTCACCACCTACAAGGATGGTGCATGGGCCAACTGCCTACAGAACGTGGAGCAGGTAGCAAACGCCAAGGATAACGGCGTCAACGCATACAAGTTCGATGGCGGGTTCCTCATTACAGCAGGTGACGCCACCCTAGGAGCAGCAGTCAAGGACACAGGGCTACGGGACCGGCTACTCGCCCACTATGTTGCGCGTATCCCTGCCACCCTTAACGACTTCCAGTGCGCAGCCCTTATCTCCACAGATCAGGACGCCACCCGCTCGTTCTACTACACCCCAAGCGCCTACAGTGGATACAAGCGAACCCAGGTGGTCCACACCAAGGTCACCATCAAAGGCAATGCCACCCCTATCGCGCAGCAGTTGAAGGACATCGCTGACACTGACGCTGAGCAGCCGGAAGGGCCACTACCACAGGGATTCCCTGAACTTCCCAAGGAGATGCAGAAGCCCACACACCCAGATATCGTGAACGACGTGGACGACTTCATTACACACGCCACCTACCCCATCAAGGACACCTCTGGCCCGGGCTGCGGATGGGCATGGTCGTCCCAGAAGGCCCCCACCTATGATGAGCAGAATCTCGCTAAGACCCAGAACAAGGCTGTCACTAAGGCTCAGAATGAGGCGGATCAGCGGGCTACAGACTATATGAAGAACCGGCACTACTACTCCGGGTCCATGGTCACCTACCTGGAACAGGCGGACTCCTGGAACCGGTACGTCTCCCAAGTGGATGCTGTACATGAGAAGTGGACTTGGCTCACCACCCAAAGAGGCCTCATCGAGTCATCCTGGCGAGGATATGTCGATGAGCACAACTCGTGGTTCACTTTCGACGACCGCAAACAGGCCGCCAAAACCACCTATGACCGTGAGGTCCTAACCTGCAACACTGCCAACGAGGAACTGAAGAAGTGGCAGACCCAGTACGGCGACGCCTGGAAACGGAAGCAAGAGGAGGCCGCCCAGAGAGGACTACCAGCACCATCCGCGTCACCCACCCCATCGGCCAGCCTCAACCCCACACCAGGTACCGTCATGCCAGCCCCCACACCCGCCCCGGCAGCGACCCCCACACCCACGCCTGGAGGATCCAGTGGCGACATCCCGGCACCCCCACCAGGATGCACCACGCCACCAGTGAAACCAGAGATCCTGGATCAGCAGAAGCCAGCCGAGCCGCAGCCCCCAACGATCCCTGATGGCGTGACTATCCCTGCCTCCTGGCCCCAGCCCAATAAGTAACGAAACGTATACAACTATGGTGTCTATCACATGGGGATGGTATACTATGTGCAGACTTAAGGCCCAGGCACTTTCCCGACCTGGGTGAGGTCATGCTCAAGCCATACATTGAGCAAAACACCAGAACAGTAACACACCAAGGAGAAACGTATGGCTTTCGGTCGCAACAGGATTGACTTCACAGGTCGGGTCACCAAGGACCCGGAACTAAGGACCACCCCAAGTGGCAAGCAGGTCTGGAACTTCACTCTGGCTGACACGGTTCAGCGTAAGGATCAGGCAACTGGCAAGTATGTCGATGACTACACCATCTTTATGCCCTGCCAGGTGTGGAACCGACCCGCAGAGAATGCTGCCGCATCATGCCGCAAAGGCGAATACATCACTGTTATTGGTTCGCTTAAGAAGTCTCCTGACTACCAGGATAAACAAACTGGTGAGATGAAGGAGGGGCGACTCTATATCTCTGTGGACGAGTTCTGCCTGAACCTCCAGTTTGACCCAGCGCACTCGGAGCGTCAGCCTGGTCAGGGCAGTAGTGGCTACCAGCAGAAGAGCGGCGGTGGAAATGGTTACCAGGGCGCCCCGCAGCAGCAGTTCCAGCAGCCCCAGCCCCCAGCGAGTGGTTTCGGGTTCGGTGGAAACTATGATGAAACCCCACCGTTCTGATCCCACGATCTGAGCGTGCAAGAATGCAGTAGGTGGTCCAGGGAGTTCGTTCTCACCTGGGCCACCTACTACTCTGTCCGACCAAACCCTGGAGACCACAGATGTTCCCACGTGATTGGTATTCGACAATAGTGCAATACACATGAGGCGATATGATTGATACACTAATGGACGACAATACGCCCACAGGGTTTAACGAGTTAGGGGACAGGAGTCGGCGTGGAAATTGACGTGGACAAGGTGCTGCCGAAGTGGCTTGCAAACAGGGTTGCCCCCACCCCAAAACTTGATGCGAATGACGATGACCAGGTGCCACCACCCCCGCCGCCAACAGATGTTGACAAGATTGAGGCAGGGGAGGAAGTAGCCGTCCCCAGATTCACAGACATCTTCAAGGAGACCGGCGACCCCACCCTAAAAAGCGCAACCAGGTTCACCGACTACCTGAGCGTCGAGGAGAACAAACGCAAAGCCACTCGGGCTGCCATCATAGCCCTGCTCGTCCTCCTGTTCGCCGGAATCATCTTCATCGGATACCTGGCATCCCGCCCCGCCAAACCCACCCCCAAGCCCGCAACCACAGCAACCGCCACACAGCCCCCCATTGACGCTCAGTGGGACGCTGGAACTATCGAGAACCCGATCACCAAGGCTCTACCAGATCACCCCACACCCACCGCCTCAGGGGTGCGCACAGACGTCACCGACACGGCCATCACCTTCAGTAGCGGCTACACCCTAAATCTTAAGGACGCAAAAGCCACCAGCGGGCAGGAAGCATGCACTGTCACACAGCCCACCGACTTCTGTTACTCTGGAACCATCACAGCAGGTAAGGTTGAAGGTCGGATTTACACACTCAGGGACACAGTACACTCACGCTTGTTCGACGGGGCGGCAGGATGGAAGGCCGCCACCAAGGAGAACGCCATCCTTGCCGGAACCCTCAACATCATCACAGACTCCACCGGTAGCCGAACGCCAGCCGTCGTCATAGGCGCCGGAGATGGGGCAGGAGTCATGATAACCACCAACAGTGATCAGGCCGCACAGGCCATCATGAACGCTATCACAGTCACCAAGATGTGACACGGGGTGCCAGCCACACCACTCGTCACGCAGTAACTAAATGCATACCGCACTACCACCAAAGAACACGCGCAATCGCCAGGCATTAAGGAGCACGCATGTACACAACAGTAGGCGCCCTAGCGGCAGGCTACATCATCGGCATGCCCACTCTCATGGCCTTGTTCCTATTCGCCCACAACCGGCTCGTCACCGAGAAGAAGATAGAGCGAGCCACCCTCAAGAAAAAGAAGGGCACCCTTAAAGACTCCAGTAAAGACCCATCCAACATCGTCCCCCTGTCCGTCACCACCTGGGAACGCCTCAACTTCCTCCTCAAAGAGGACACACGACTACTAAGGTCAGGAAGCAAGAAGGACGACAACCAGGACGGCAAGGACGAGAAGGTGCCAGAGAGCGGCATCACCAACAAGCAAGCGTTCTTCGGGATCCTCACTGCTGGACTCATCATGTTCATCTCACCAGCATTCGGTGCCACATGGTGGATGCTCGCCGCCGGAGGATTCACATTCTACAGTGCTATCGGGTTCGCCTCATCCACCGCAAAACCCATCATGGAGGCCCGCAAGAAAGCCATCACCAAGATGGTCAACATCGCCAAGTCCAAACTCGGCAACACGGAAACCAACCCCAGTGAGATCGTCACCGTCCTAGAATGGGATCAACTCGTCAAACCACTAAGGCTTACGTTCACGATCCCGCACACGTTCAACGGGGAAATGGGAGAAGACGCATTCCTCCGACAGTTCAACCAGGGATTCGGGCAGGTGCGCACATTCGTCCCAGACAACCGCGACCCACAAAAACCAGGCTGGGACTACGACCAGGACATTCTCACCCTGTACGCCGTACCCCCACTACCAGTCATCGCACCATTCAGCGAGCACTACGTCATCGGGGAAGCAATCGCCAAGTCATTCATCCCCATCGGACTGGGTATCGACGGCGGCCTGGAACTACCAAACCCTGAGACCGGGGAGATTGAGCACGTCATCGGGTTCGACCTAGCCGGTGAGCAGAAAGCCCTCGCAGACAAGTACGGAATCAAGGTCGCAGAAAACATCTCTGGCGCATCCCCACAGGGCCTCGTCGCCGGACCCACAGGTGGAGGCAAGTCACTGTCCATCGACACTCCCGTCCTTATTCGTGTCCCCAAGAAACAGGTTGCGTGACACGTTTTCAGGCGATATAATGCCAGTAGGCCGCAATTGGCGACAAACAGCACGAAGGAAACAGACATGCCCACATACGAGGAACGCCTAGCATCCATGAAGGCACAGCGTCAGGAAAACGGTGGAGTAAAAGGCCTCTACCACGCCAACATCAACGTGCTCGACCGCAACACTCTTGAGGACGCGATGAAGCATCCAGAGAACTACCCGAACCTCACCGTCCGTGTCAGTGGCTATGCTGTCAACTTCGTCAAACTGACCCGTGAGCAGCAGTTGGACGTCCTTCACCGCACCTTCCACTCCCAGGCCTGAACACAACCGGCACCCCCAAAGCCGGGGCACTCCTGCATCTTGGCGGGCACCTAACCGAACCCAGAGGTACTTTTCAAGGGTGACAGCAGGCAACCTGCCATATCCTCCAATGAATGACAAAACACGAAGCATGTCAGCACTGAAACCACTCAGGCGGCATGCTTCGTCATCTCACCAAGGGCACTTTGCTCAGGTTCCTCTACCACCACAGGAACGCCCCGCACCCTAGACGCAACCACCCTATTCATACACAAGGAAGTGAACCCACCTAACATGACCAGGTACATCGGGTACAGTAAATTCGACATCGCCAACGGCCCCGGCATCCGCGTCTCCATCTTCCTGTCTGGGTGCTCATTCAAATGCAAAGGATGCTGGTCCGCCACAGCCCAGAACCCGCGCATGGGAGACCTCTTCACGACAGACACCATCAGAATGGTACTCGATGACTGTGCGCAAACAGGCATCGCCGGGCTCTCCATCCTTGGTGGCGAACCCTTCGAGAGCACCGACGCCACCAGAGAACTCGTGCAAGCATTCCGGGCCAAGTTCGGGAACACCAAAACTATCTGGGTCTGGTCAGGGTTCTACCTGCACGAGATACTAGCAGACTCCAGAAAGATAGCCGTCCTCAAAGACGTGGACGTACTCGTTGACGGCAGATTCATCCTGGAACAGCGAGACACCAGCCTCAGGTTCCGTGGGTCACGAAACCAGTCAGTGCTTGACGCCCCACGATCCGCCCAGGCCAGTGAAGCCGTCTGGTGGGAAGGCATCAAACCCGGCCAGTGAAGCACACAGAACCTCAAAACTCGGGTTAGAAACCATCACAGGAAAACCTCAAAGACCATCTGCGTAATCAGGGAGAAAACGGATCATGGCAAAGAAGTATGTTCACCTCAGCCCGAAGACGAATAAAATGGAGGACTGTGAAGGCCCGGACAGGTGCAGATGGAGGAATCAGAACGTCCCGCACGCTGAGGCCGGAGATACCGACCGTATTGTCAGCATCATGGCAAACGCTCACTCCAACGGGGACATGTTCGGCACTGCAAGCACAAACAACAAGGACAAAGACTCTGAAGCACTAGCAAGGGTTAAGAAGATCAGGAAAGACCGCGGAGTCAGCACCCCCACAGAAGGGCACCTGGCAGAAGGACTGGACCGCAACGGAGACTTCAAAGTCAGTTTCCCGCCAACCAGTATCGGCTCCCAGTTCTCCATCGACACCTTTGAAGGGGAAACCCAGTACACCGTCACAGGACCCAAGGGGTACGACCAGATAGTCGCTGAAGACAGCACCGGCGAGAAACGCATCTTCAACCGTTCAGACTACGGCCCATACGTCATAACCAGTGTCCTGAACACGGTGGCTGCACACAATGAAGCCATCCAGGGTGCGCGAGGGTACAGGCTACGTCAGGCCAAGAGCCTCAGAGACAGTCAGCGCACGTACATGAAAAAGGCGATCAGGGACGCAAGTTTCGATGAAGGTGGCGCAGCACATGGTGGCCTCAACGCCAACAGCATCAAATACGACCCGAACACTGACACCATAACAATGCATGTCTCCAGGGACGACCACCCCAGGAGGGCGGCAGCCGTCGTGACAGTAGACCGCGCTGGTGACGCCGTGATCAAGAACGCTATCGACGGCACGCTAGAAAGCGTCCTCAAGAAGAAGGGCGTCAGACAGGAAATGCGTCGCATGTACGAGAGAGAAAGGGATGTGGCTGTCGCCCAGAACCGGTACGACCGGCTCCCCTATGTGCGCATGACAAACTACCCCGCCCACATCGACGAGTTCATTGACAGCGATGTCGAGTCATTCAGACGTGAGAAGGAAAATCGCCTCAACATCGCTAAAGCCCGAGTCCAGGATGTCCTCACTGATGAAGACAGCATGAGCACATTCAAGATAGGTAAGGACGACAAGGGTATCTTTGTCGTCAAGACAGATAAGGCAACAGGAGACACTGCTAGCGGCTATATTCGGGTCGGAGAAGAAGGAAGATTCAACGGCCTGGAAGAGTACAACAAGGAGCACACAGCCCCCAAGAAACTACTTACCTCAAGCCTGAGCAGGGTAGCCCCAGCGGACCTGAAAGAACTCGCTGACTCCTACAACGCACCAGACGTCACCAAGGAAGACCTCGAAAGGTACTACCCGCCAAAGAAGACCAGCAAGAAGTAGCCCCCCACATACAGTAACAACCGGCGCACGTAATGGATTCTGTACGTGCGCCGGTTGTTTACATGTTTGCACGCTTTAGAAAAACAGGCGTATACACAATCTCCACCCAACCTTCCCCCTTAGGAGGGAAACATGAGCGAACAGGCACAACCAGTCAGATACCATGCGACCCCAACAGGGCAGGTCCGCGAGTGTCACGCAACAAAGCGCCGCTGCCCACGAAACCCTCTCCTGCACGGTGACACCAAGGAAGAAGTTGAGGCGATCATCCGTGAGGGCCTAGAGACGAAGCACGGCCCGTTCGCCCAGATCTACCGCCCACGCCGCCGCCGCGGAATGGTTGAACTACAGCCGGGCGAGATCTTCCGTAACAACCACGTGATCACGGAGCAGGAAGCTAAGGTGGTTGAAGATCTGGCGAAGAAGACCAGGAAGTCAACACGCCAACGGTTCCACCGCGACCGCTACGACCTGAAGGGCGGAGACCCGAAGATCGCAGAAGAGCGACTGAACAAGGCCCGCGAGTACGCCGACAAGCAAAACAACCCTCACCTGCTTCAGGAAGTCCGAGACGCCGACACTGTTCTAGCGAGCGGCAAGTTCTCCAAGGGTGAAGGAGAAAACGCCGAAGAGTTCACATCGGACGACTACCTCAATGACTACGTGAAGCAAAAGCGAGTCAAAGAAGAGCGGGATAAGTTGGTGAAGCAGATTGAAGACTTCGCCTCCAGGGACGACGTTAAGGCCACACGCTACGAGGTTGAGAACGATGACAACAAGGTCATCGTCAACATCAAGGACGGGCAGGTAGATGAGGATTTCCTGGCGACCCTCCCAAAGCCTCTCCAGAGGAAACTTACCAAGCCTGAACTCAAGGTTGACATTGACAAGGCCCGCGAGCACCTTTCCAAGGAGCAGTTGAGTGACATCACCACAAAGTCCTCCAAGATTGACGTCATCATTGGACGTGAGCGCATTGTCGGCCAGTATGTCGTTGAGGCTGACACGGAACTGGAGGGAGAGACCAACAAGGAGAAACTAGAGTCAGGTATGGAGAACCTGTCCCAGGTGTACTCCGACGCTAAGGCATCCTTCGGTGAGACCCAACGTGACATCAGGAACCGTAAGGACAAGATGAACTCAGCAATGAAAGATGTTGTCCGAGACGAGAACAAGACCGGTAACCCGACCTACATTCCTGCACGCGCTAAGGGCAACGGTCTGATCGTCACCAACACCATGAAAGTCAACCAAAGTGCCGCAGTTGCTAACCTGTCCAAGGATGAACTGAAGAAGGTTTCAGTGGTAGAACGGAAGGTTAATGAGGGCCTAGCGAGGACATGTCTAGAGGCGGGCGACATCACTCAGGAACAGTTCGATAAATTGTTTGGTAAAAGGAAGGTGACTGTCACTGTCCGGGAGAAGTAATAACTCCAGGCGAGTGGCAAAACCAGACAGCCAACAAGGAGAGGTCATCATCATGGCAACTTTCACTGAGACCCTAGTAGACATGTACGTGGACGCCTGGCCGAACCAGGTGGACAAGGTTGACTCAGAGACTATCGTGTCCCTGAACGGCAACAACACAGAGGTCGTCTTCGAGGCGTACCACGACACAGACACATCCGTCGAGTCTGTGACCGTGTATGCCGACGGTATCGACATAGGTACGTTCGACATGCGGTCCGATGAGGAGCAGCAGAAGATGACTGACCTCCTCCTGGACACCCTTGAGATTGAGGGCGTTGACGACAGTGAGGGGAATGAGTAGCCTCTAACTTAGCCCTTCTGGTGAGGCCCGCAAGCCAAGACGAGGTAAAGAATCCTAGTTGCTTCTTTGCGCCTATGGTTTGCGGGCCTCACAATTCATGCCCACATTGTACTCTGTTTGACAAATCCAGGGTAGCATGACAGTATACGACAAGTACCTACTGTACCACTTTCCGGTACGGTTCGTGTTGTGAACCAGTAGTTGTGCAACTAAATGAAGGGACAAAACTTTGAGTCAACCAGTCCCCCCCGCCGATCAGGCCACAGAAGATCCGGGCGACATCACCCAGAACTTGGGCACCCATGCGGGCAAGGTTCTTCAGGAGGACGACAACTACACCTATGAGTTGAGGTCTTTTGGTGACCTTCAGGAGGGGGACGAGGTTGCAACCACTGGTGGAAGATGGCAACAGGTCGCCAGAGCCTACCCTGAGCACGTGCCAGTGTCCATGTATGAGATCGAGGTAGGCGGTACCGTCATGCAGGTGTCTGGGAACCACCTGTTCTATGTGGAGTCCGACCTGGACCGCCAGTTGCACGCCAGCAGGCTCAAGGTGTCCGCGAAGACGCTCCAGAAGTACTTGTCTCAGAAGGCGTTGGACGGCCTGTGGGAGATCATCAACGATGACAGCGGCTACGAGATCGAGATGCTTCTGTCCGACATGGTGAACCTCCTGGAAGTGTCAGGGAACCTTGAAGTTGAGAACATCATCACCAGGGTTGCTGAGAGTATTGGCCCGATCAGTGAAGTCAACGTGGTCCCAGAGGACGTTGAGACCGGCCGTCGCGGCAGCGGCAGAAAGGTCGCCGGTTACGATGGGAGAAGGTTCGCACAGCAACTTCTTTCCCTGACCGGGATTCGCAAGTACCGGAAAAGGTGGCCTGTCATTGTTGGTAGGGTAGTCACCACTGAGGAGATGCTGAACCTCATGGAGTCGTTCAACGTACACCTACCAAACCCACCCAAGCACTAGAACCACCCTAATACGGCTGTCTCACGGTAGCACTGTGGGGAATAACCTGACGCGAGCCAATATTCCTACTATACAAGATAACTTTCACGAATCCCAACAAACCTAGGAGAACACCTATGAGTGCACTCACCAGCACGGCAGGGGCCATAGATTCATCCTTCACCCCGGTCTACAAGCGAGTCATAGGTTGGGTAGCCGCACAGATGGCTGTCGCCTCTCTAACTGCTCTCATTGTTGGGCCTATGATCCCTCCAACAATGATCATGGGGATCAACCTGGCTGTTGTTGCTGGCTTGATTGTCATGTCGTTTGTGCGCGTATCCCCGCGTGTCGCGCCAGTGATTGCCTTGATCGTACCGGCGGCGATAGGTCTGATCGTTTACGTGAGCGTCAGTCACTACTTAAACGCCGGTATGGGCAACATTGTGATCATGGCGGCCGCCTCAACCATGGTGATCTTCACTACCCTAGCGGTCATGGCTTGGCGAAGTGAACGCAGCATCGAACGCTGGTCAGGGAAGATGTTCGCCATTCTTCTGGGGTTGATCGCGCTGGGCGTCCTGAACATCTTCCTCAAGATGACGATGCTTTCGCTTATTATCTCAGGTGCGGGTGCCGTCCTGTTCTCACTATACATCTTCATGGACATTCAGCGCATCAGAGACCTCCGACAGGATGACAATGCGACCGCGAGCATGTATGCACTCAACGTCTTCCTTGACATCGTGAACTTGTTCCTGAACCTCCTGAACATCCTGGGAATCCTCAGCCGACGATAAGGTGACAACCCAGGAGCCCTAACAGAAGGGCTTCATCACCAAGGGGTGCTGGCAGGTCCCAGGGCAAGAGGACCGGTCGGCACCCCAGTTCTATACCCACATAGCCCCAGTGCGAGCAGGAGAGAAAGGAGGTCAGATAACTGGGCTCGAATAGGAACACCATCATGGGTGAGCCCAGCATCACACTAGCAGTCACCCAGTCAACTATGATAATATGACCACGCCCCACAGTATGCACACAAGAGCGTCAGCATGAACTGGGGCAGGTGAGGCGGAACCCAGCAGACAGGAGCCTGGGACGCCTTACCAGACTTTACTGTCCACAGAAGGAAAACAGGACAAAGGGCACAACCGATGAACGGCATAACGGAACTAGAGAAGATGGTTTCTCGCACACAGGCCATCGTGGTTAACTCCGCGATGGAGGTAATGAGCGTGGTCCCATGGGATCGCGCCATGACACTGGTCGTGTCGAACGCGGCATACACGCTGATCCCGCGTTCAGATGGCACCCTTGTGCGCAGCCAGTTCCTTGCGCTACCTAAGCCTCTGGTTGTGTCCCTGAACAAGTATGTCCCAAAGCACCGCGCCCCGCAACGCACCAACGACAGTGTTGTGACGAACGAGATGGTGCATGAGCGGGACCAGTACACATGCCAGTACTGCGGCGTGCACGTCACTCGTAGTGAGGCCACAGTGGACCACATTCTCCCTAGGTCCAGGGGTGGACGATCCACGTGGGGAAACCTGTGCACGGCCTGCAAGCGGTGCAACAACCGGAAGGCTGACCGCACGCCACAGGAGGCTGGTATGGTTATGCCAGTCATCCCCGACTGGGGTGCAGTCAACAAGGGTAAGGCCCTCCAGGACGCCCTCTACGAGATCATCTCAGATTCCTGGAAGTAGAGGGGTGAGAGGTGTAGGTACATTCCTTATCCACCCACTCCTCTGAAGGCACACCCCGAAATGGGGCTCACACGGCCCAGGCAGGTCACCTTAACATGATCACTGCCTGGGCCGTAACCATGAACACCCTTGACAAACCCCATATACTCCCCTACAATACTCCCCAGATATGTCAGCCAAACGAGACGGAGAACACATGAGAGAACACGAACCCAAGGTACTTGTGTCTCCGCCTCGCGCGTCCAGGATTCTTCGCCCGCTCATCAACGCCACCGAAGAGAAGGACATTGAGCACGCATGGCGGACCCTCCTGGAGGACGGCCTCAAGAAAGCCGTGAAACAGGATGGCGGAACAATCGGCGACGGGTTCGTGTCCACTATCGGTGACGTCAAGACTGACGGATACATGACCGTCACCACCCCCACAGGCAATTACGGTGTGTTGCTGGAGACGAAGATCAGGAAGGCTCTCACTGGCCCCACCAACACGGATACCAGGGCTAAGATCCTCACCCAGGCCACATACTATGTCCACAATCTCTCAGCGGAGGCTAAGCCGTCACCGAAAGTCATTATCGTCGCTGACGAGGATGAGGTGTTTCTCCTGGATGGGGATCTGCTGACACCGCTCGCTAACCAGACGTGGGATGATGACCCGAAATGGGAAGCAACCCCGTCCAGGGCCTATGACATCAACACGGGGCTCTACAACCACCTGAGGAACCTTCAAGCCGTGGCCACCATGCCAGTCTATGAAGTCACCAACCCCGGTAAGGGCGTGGTCCTGGATGCAGACACGTTCATCAAGGCTGTTCACACCATGGGACAAGGCGGCACCTGTGAGATCATGCGCCATAAGGTTACCGTCCGGGACCTGGAGAAAGAGTTTCAACGGTTCCACCTGAGCGTATTCTCAGGCGTCACAGGGCGGGGCGCCTCCAAAAAGCAGATGGCCGTATTCACCAAGACAATTCTCGGCGACGACACCATTAAGGTGAAGGACCCCCGCCGCAACACCTGCACTATCACCACAGGCGACGGGAAGACCCTGACTGTGAACGCCATGGACGGGTTCAACGCCTTGGAGTACAAGACGTGGCGACAGGAGCATGCTTGTGGTGCATACACCCCCCAGGAGCGACAGGACATCACCTCCATCTGTGACCGGCTACTGGAGGATGCGGAGCGGCGCTGGACCGGAGAGTTTTGGACACCTGAGATCTGGGCTGACCGTATGCGCACCATGGTAGCAGACCACCTTGGAGAGGACTGGACCAGCAAGTACGTCATCTGGGACCCTGCCTGTGGCTCCAAGAACCTCACCCAAGGAGCAACCTTCGGGCGGCAGCAGAAGAATGAGAACCTATACCTTTCAACCCTGTTCAGTGAGGAACTGAGTATCGCTGAGGGCATCAACCCTGGCGCTACGGTCTTCCAGCACGACTTCCTCAACGACCCACTGGAGCCCCCCGTAAGCCCCACAGAGCCCACAGGAGTGGCCCAGGCAGGTGACGACACACACAGCGCAAGCCACCAGAACAGCCCACAGGGTGCGACGCTAGGGCTACCGGCGGGCCTCCTGGATGCACTCAAAGCCAACAAGCCTATCATCATCCTCGGCAACCCTCCCTATGGGACCAGCGGAGACCCCAGGAGCAACAACAAAACCGGGGTAGCCGACACCACCACCCGCCACTCCATGATTCACGCCGACGCCGGAGGCCACGCCGCACAAGAACTCTACGCCCAGTTCTACTACCGTGCCGCCCAGATCGCAAGACACTACGGGTACACCAGCAACTTCCACATCGTTTTCTTCTCCAAAGTGTTCATGACCTCACCCGCACACGAGAAGTTCCTGAATAACCTCACCAGCGACTTCACCTACCAAGGCGGGTTCATGCTCAACTCCGGCGAGTTCAACGGGGCCAGCCGGAAGTTCCCCATCATCTGCTCCCACTGGACACTCGACACCACCCCAAGCCATGAGCCACAGGCAAGTTTTGACGTGCAAGTCCTCAAGACACAGAAAACCAGGACCGACGTCACAATCACTGACGCGGGAACCAGAACCATCCGACACGTACAAGATCACGAACGCCTGTCCAAGATGATCCCCACCCCCACCGGCGACCACATGGAATACGGCACCTACCCCGTAACCAGCAACGGCTTCCATGACACCAACAGCACCAGCCCCATACGGGGAAGGTGGACGCACGGGGCACTCGGATACCTCCAAAAACGCGACAGTGTGGGCGGATCCTACCTCCGAACCTCCATGCTCACCACAGCCCGCAGACACGGAGATGGCATCATTGTTGACCCAGGGAACTTCACTGAGGCGTGCATGATCATGGGCGTACTCAAGGCCGCGTTCCTGCACATCCGCGCCAACAAGGAACTCTGGGTGCGAGACAAAGACATCTTCACCCGCCTGCCTGAGCAGTGGACCCGCACCCCTGACTACAAGACCTTCCAAACAGACGCAGTGATCTACTCCCTGTTCACAACTGGCAGTTACCAAACCTCACTCAGCAACTACCAGTCACAAGACCAGCAGTGGGACATCCGAAACCAGTTCTTCCCTCTCACCAACCAGTTCATGCAGGACATCGCCAACCACAACCTCGACGACGGCGGCCACGAAATCCTCCAAGCCATGCAGCAAGACCACCAGGACCGGTACGCCGCCACATGGATCCAAAGACAGGAGAAGGCAGGCCACCTCACCTCTGAAGCCAAGGATCTTCTGAACACGTGGTCCAAGATCATCGAAGCGTCCTTCAAGTACCGGATCATCTACGCCAACACACCCAGAAGAACCGAACAGGGACTAGAACGCTGGGACGCCGGGTTCATGCAGATTCACCGAATGTGCCGCAGCGACGACAGGTTCCTCCTCGACGCCAAGATCGACAAGAATCTACAGGCACTCTGGGATGACTTCGACCAACAGCACGCGGCAATAGGGGAAAGAATCTGGGGCACCTATACCCAACACACAGGGTTCTAACCCCATCAGCCGCACCCTCTTCCTGTCTGCAACCACAAGTCGCCTCTACTCGGCTTTACTGGCGCACATCACACCACACGTACCAGTGGGGGCCTTGACTCAACGAGGCCCCCACTGGTAACATCTGGACCAGATTGCCAGCAATAGGGCACCCAAGAAAGGAACACTGGGGTGAGCGACAGCGCGAACGGCCATCAGATCAGCGACGTTGAGGCATGGTCTATCGAACAGCGGGCATACGACATTCTCACAGGGCATCGCATCCGGCCACTGAACAAGCACGAGCAGAAGGTGTACGCGGACATCATCACCCGCGCCACATCTGACGGCTGGTTCCCATCATTCAAGATGGGGTTCGCAGTACTGGCCCCATTCATGGACGCGACCGCCCGAACCGCGTATGTCGATCAGTATGGCCGACTCGGACTGTCGTATGAACTGATTTACGCTCTCCCCTTCGAGGAACAGGTCACCATCATTGTGCATGAGGTAATGCACATGCTCAGCAACCACATTACCCGCGGCAAGGCACTAGGTTTTGCGGACCTCCTGGACTGCAACATCGTGAGCGACCTGGAAGTCAACACGGCCCTTGAGAGATCCCCCAAGGCAGTACTCACAACAGGGATCCTCCCCCAGAACTACAATCTTCCAGTCATGAAGACCATGGAATGGTACTTCAAAAACTGGAACGACGACTTGACGGAACTGAAAGAACGCCAGCAGGAGGACCCCACCAATGGCCTCCCAAAGCCCCAGATTCCGCCGCCACCTAGCCAGGATGGCAGTAATGATCCCAAGGAGGATAGCGGCCAGCAGCCCAACCAGGACGCGGGCGACAACTCAGAGGGTGACTCTCAAAACCAGGACAATAGTCAGGGTGACGGCGACAACCCCCAGGAAGACGACTACAACCAGGGTGATGACCCTGACAGCAATGAAGACACCCAGGCGAAACCTGACAGCCAAGACAGAGCCCCTACCCAAGAGGGCTCTCAGGATGACACCAGCGGCGACCCCACAGACACCAGTGCCAACGGTGGCGAAGATTCCAGCAACCGCCAGGACCCCCCCAGCAACGACAGTGACTCGCAAGAACAGGGAAACAACCAGAGTCCTGACTCTCATGCCAGCGATAACCCGCAACAGGATGATTCTGATCAGGGGCAGTGTAGTACACCTGACGGAGCCCAGGACAAGGACAGTACCGGTTCCACTGGCAACAGCGGGGGAAACCAGCAGGGCTCATCTTCTGGCTCTAGCGGCCTTAACGAGGCGGGAAACTCTGACACAGCCACAGGAGACAACCCCAACAGGAACAGTCACTCTGACCCCAATGCGAGGGGAGACAGTACTGGCGGAAACTCTAGCAGCAACACCCTAGGCGGGAATGGTAGCAGCCCTAGCAGTGCGGACAGCGACAGTGGTCCAGTGACGCCACAGATCTCAATGCCACCTGAGTTCCCCAACGACCAGGACCAGGGGGCCAGTAACGGTTCCCGACTGGCCGCCAACCTTGACCAGGTTCCAGGCGCACTAGGGGACGTTCTAAGGAACTACAAGCAGGAGATCCTTGAACGTCGGCTCAAACAGGCACCCAACCGCACCCACATGTGCGACAACCCCAGTGAAGCACGCGAAAGCGAGGCTGACGATGCGGGGATCTACCGGCAGAGCGTGTCCGCACAGAACAACGCCCGCGACAATGTTCGAGCCGAGTTGAAGAATGAGATCGCCTCTGGTAAGGCCGCCGGTAACGGGACAGCCAACTTCGTTACCGCAATGGTGAACCTCATGGCTCCACCGAAGGTGGCCTGGCGGGACATTTTCAGGAGAAAAACCAGCCGCGTTGTTGGTGACCTCGTGGTTGGTAAGAACGTCAAGACCTACACGCGCACAGACCGCCGTTATGGGGGCGGTAGGGGGCAGGCTATCTTCCCCGGCAAGAAGAACATCGCTATCAAGGTGACAGTTGGGGTTGATCAGTCCGGTTCCATTGACGGTGACGACAATCGTCGCATGCTGGGAGAGGTCGCCGGAATCCTCAAGGAAGCAACAAAGGCGACACACGACGGCATCAAGTTCTTCACCGTGGACACCGAGGTGAAGAACATTCAACCAGTCAAGCGGCTCGAAGACCTTAAACTGATCGGTGGTGGCGGCACAAGGATGGGGGCGGCCTTCGAGTACGTCAACAGTCTCCCCCCGAGGGATCGTCCTGACCTGTTCGTTCTTGCCACTGACGGATTCCTGCTCGACGAAGACTGGGAGAACATCTATAGGCATGTGACAAGAACCCACAATGGGCGACTCCTGTACCGGACAGTCATCCTTGTCACCAACAAGGAGCGCTACGACGCATGCCCCATTAAGGTGAAGAACGCTACTACGGTCATCTGTATCGACGACGGGGATGAGTGACCTCAACACTATAGGGGCACCTGCTCACACACGCGGTTTCGGTAACCTGTCCTCGTACCAGGAAACCAACAAGCGTGAGCAGGTGCCCCTATGCCAAGACAAGCCATCGCCGACAAGACCCTAAATAAGGTCGCAGAACTAGAGAAGTTCATGAAGTCCCTAAACAAGAACAGTAAGTTCAGGGGGTACAGCGACTCTGATCTTGTCACCAAGTTGGGTGCCAACCCTCCAAAGGTTGAGACCATCTCCACTGGCAGCCTCACCCTAGATCAGGCTCTCGGTGGCGGCTTCGGTAAGGGTAGGCTGATCGAAATCTACGGCCCAGAAAGTTCCGGTAAGACATCCGTAGCCCTCACCGCTATCGGCAACGTCCAACGGGAGGGCGGCACAGCACTATTCGTGGACGTCGAGTATGCTCTCGATCCCGTATACGCACGCAAACTCGGTGTAGACACAAGCACCCTGTTCCTCGCCCAACCAGACACAGCCGAGATGGCGCTGGACCTCATCGAAGAGGTCGCCGGTTCAGGGAGCGCAGACATCATCGTCCTAGACTCTATTGCCGCACTCACCCCAAAGGCCGAATTGGAAGGCAGCGCTGAAGACGTGACAGTCGGCCTTATTGCCCGCCTCCTGTCCAAGCAACTACGCAAACTTGTCGCTATCGCATCAAGGAATAAGAGCACCATCATCTTCATCAACCAGACGCGAGACAAGATCGGCGGATTCTCACCATACGGCACCCCACAGACAACCCCCGGCGGCAAGGCTCCCAAGTACTACGCCACCCAGAGGATCAAAGTAGCCCGGGTTGGGAAACCAGACCTCTTCAAGGAAGGCCCCAACAAGGGGCTGCCCCGAAGCGTCAGAGTCAAGTACACTGTCGAGAAGAACAAGATCGCCCCACCGTTCCGCACCGCAGAAAGTGTCCTGGAATGGAGTCGTGGCATCAACCAGGCCGCAGAACTGTTCAACGTCGGAAAGGGCTATGGCATCCTCGAAGGTGGCAGTGGCGGGAGATACAACCTTCCTGACACAGACTTCAAACTCCCAGTCGGTGCAGACAAGATTATCCACGAGATCGAAACTAACAAGGAACTCTTCGCCACACTGGAAGAAAGAGTCAGAGACGCCATCGAGAAGTCATTCAACGAGGAGGTCACCCCGATCCAGGAAGAAGATCCCAGTGTTGAGGATGAGCCGCTAGAAGACCTCGAACCGGAAGAGACAGCAGACGCAGAATGGTGACAATAGTCACCACAGGAAACTGAACATCCTACATGGTGGGCACCTAGGAACATTGACCTGGGTGCCCACCATGTGCTATCGTGCCACCTAAGCGAAGGCAATGCCACACAAGAAAGGAACTTAACGTGGCGGCAGAAGCAAAGGTCCAGGATGCAGACAACAAGGGGGTCTGGTGGATTCACGGCGCACAAGAAGCCCCCGACAACTTCAACGGGCCACTAGACACATTTGAGGACATGGCTCCCAGTGAAATGATGCTGCGAGCATGTATCCTGTCACGTAATGTCGCCGCCCTAGTCTCAGACCCCGGCATGACAAAGACAGCCACAGTCCGATCCATTGCACGCGAAATGGGGTACGGACTTGTAACAATTATTGGCGCCCAAAAGGAAGCGCCAGATATCTCAGGATTCCCAACCAGGGGAACCTACAAGATCACCCTCACAAGCGAGGACGGCAGTACAGAGACCATGGAAGTCCCTGTCACAGAATATGCGCCACAGAAATGGCAACACTTCGTCGTCGAGAACAAGAAGGTCATCATCTTCCTGGATGAGTTCTCCAACACACACCCGTCCACTCGCGCTGGCATGCTGTCCTTCATCCAAGACCGTGAGTTCCCTGACGGCACTCCCTTCCCGAACGAAACAGTCATCGTGCTTGCGATGAACCCGACCGAGAGTGCACCCGACGGCTACGAGTTGGACCCGGCCACACGCAACCGGATCGCGTTCATTGAGTGGAAGCCAGATAACGTCAAATGGCGTAAGGGCATGCTCAGCAAGTGGGGGACCGTCAACCCCCTTAGCAACAACGGCCTATGGCGCAAGGCAATTGTCAACTTCCTTGAGGAAAACCCTGGGCTTATCCACAAGATGCCAACAGAAAACTTCAACAACGAGAACTCATCCGAGGTGGTCTACGGCCTAGACGCCTCCGACCCGTCATCTCGGATGGTAGCAAACGGGCCCTGGCCGTCCCACCGCACCTGGGACTTTCTAGGGGACATTCTAGGCACATCGTTCAAGTACGGAAGCCCCAAGAACCGTTATGTACGCGACCTCCTTGTTCGTGGAACCGTCGGACCTGAGGCTGCCGACAAGTTCATTGAGTGGATAAGCCGCAACGGGGTCCTGGATGTCGCCAAGCACCTGAACGATCCTGACTCGTTCAGCCTCCAGCACTGGGCCGACCTGAAACAGGATGACTGGATGTACATTGTCCAGTCCGGCATCGATAAGAACTACCTGACACAGGTCAATGTCGCAAATGTCGTGCGTCTCTTTGAGATCGCAGTCGCCACAAAGCGCGAGGCATTCGTGTCGTTCGCTGTCGATGACCTATCCAAGATCCTTTCAACAGTGAATATGGAGGAAGGGGAGAAGAAGGACCTCCTGTCCAACCGTATCCACAATACTCTTTGTGACCTTTATGGCGGAGAAAGCCGCCCCACAGAGTATGTCTCACCAAAACGTAAGGTGCGGGGCGCGCAGTAAAATCTCCGCCCATTTAAGATGTGTGCACAGTGCTGTGTACACCATGCCGGGCCGCAACCAGGGTGGGTTCTTTTCCTTTCTTCCTTCCTGTGGTTGCGGCCCGGCCCCTTTCTCTTACCCCAGTGCGAGAACCTGAGGCGGGTGCTGCGGCCTCCTGGGCTGTAGGTGCGGTGTGGGGCCGGGTAGAATGGTGCTGCCCACCGCAAGTCAGCATTACCATCCGCCGCATAGGGGTGGGGTGCGAGAAGGAACAGAGGACATCCGCATGTCAGACAGGAACGGCCTGTATCTGAGGGCACAGCGCAGCCTCGTGTCTGCCCTCCTGTTTGACGGCAGTGACGTAAATCGGGCACTGGAGTTCGTGTCCCCTGACGACTTCAATGATTCTGCCCTGAGCGAGATCATGGAGTCTATAGCGAATGTTGCTCGCCGTGATGACATGGTATCTGAGATAACAGTCAGCGAGGACCTTGAAGCCAGAGGAAAACTGGATAGCGTTGGTGGAGTGAAGGCCATCTACGCGCTGCGTGTTCAAGGTGAACGGGCTCTTATGGAGGGTGTGATCACCACCTATGCGGCTGTCGTCCGGGAGTTCTCCAGCAAGAACTCGATCATGCGGCTTCTGCGTGACGCTGAATCCATGTTTCAGGAGGACTCAGGTGTCACCGCCCGCGACGCTATCGCGACCCTCCAGGGGCAGTTGAGCAATGAGGTACTGAAACTCACGGATGACGCAACCACCACGGAAGTGTCCGAGTACATCACCTCATACGAAGACATTCTCGCTGAGCGATTACAGATCACGGAGGAGAACTCCCAGTACGCTGATGGCCTCCAGGGTATCCCGTCAATGGTGCCATCCCTAGACAAGTACACTGGCGGTTTCAAGGGCGGGGAGATGATCGTAGTTGGGGCCAGGACTGGTATTGGTAAGTCCGTGTTCGCGGTCATGCAGGCTGTAGCAACCGCCCAGACCGGGAAGACCTGCCTATTTTTCTCCATGGAGATGAACCATGCGGAAATCATTGACCGCATCGTAGCAAACGTCTCCGGCGTTGATCAAAGTCGCCTGAAACAGGGGCGCGTCAACCCTGAGGAGATGAAGTCCGTGAGGGAGGCGATGAAGAAACTTGAAGACATGAACATCATCATCGACACGGACTCAGCCACCACCCTAGACAGCATCAGGTCAAAGGCACAGAGGCAGGCACAGACCAGCATCGGACTGGACATGATCATCATCGACTACCTGCAACTCATGTCCATGCCTGGCAAGTACAGCAACAGGCAGGAAGAAGTTGCGGCCCTGTCCCACCAGATCAAGCAACTTGCCGCCTCCCTGAACGTACCCATCATGGTCCTAGTTCAGATGAACCCGAAGGATGAGCGAGGCAAAGACGGCGAAGAGATCCTGCCACACCATGATGATGTGCGCGAATCCAGAGCCATCAGCCACGACAGCAACATGTTCATCATTCTTCACCGCAACACGAAGACCGACAACACTGCGGACCGGACTCTCATCATCCTGAGCAAGAACCGTGGTGGCGCAGCCGGGAAGATTGTCGCCTGCCACTCCGACCTTAGTGTTGCCATGTTCCGAGAAATCAAGAAGGAAGAGGATGTCACCAAGGACAACCTGGACGCTATGGATAGTGACTTCGAGGACTTCCTAGGTGACGGCGAGACCTTGGACGGCGACATCGATCCAGGCGACATTGACTGGTAGAATCAGCAAAAGAGCAAGGATACAGGGGAGAAAGGGTGAACTATGGGGACTACTTCAGCCAGACGGCACCCACTCATGCTGGGGGAGCAGCCACTACTCACGCTCGATGAGGACACGGACAACAGTGGGTCTGCTGACGACACCTACCTGACGGAAGAACAGCAGGCTACCCGGTTCATGAGCCGCTGGCAGGAGAAGGTGGACCCATTGATCAGGTACAAGGACTACTTTGAGTCCTCAGCCAAGACCAGTGGTCACATCTTTAAGGAGATCCGACGATTCTATCTGCAACTCGTCGTCAATGGTAATTGGTCAGACGGAAAGTTCGTCGCTGTCGTCGGCAAGATCATGTCGGACAACCAGCACACGGTCAACACCCCAACCTTGGATGTTGTAGGCAGGCAGTACGACCGTGAACAGATCAAGACACAAAGACGTCGCTGAGCAAAGCAACAACTCAAGAAAGGGGGTGTGGCCCGAACCGCCATGGTAACCACATTTAACGACCATATGTCCATGAGCAGCGACCTCGTTGACGTGCCAGTCAGCCGCACACCTGTCAACCACAACACAGCCGATTATGAGCGGTTTCGCAAGCACATGGCTGACACAGAAGCCAAGTACCGTGCAGCCGAACGTAAGGAGCGGATCAAAGCCATTCAGCAGAACCTTGACATGTGGGACCAGCAGACCCCATCTAGGTGGCGTGGCGCATCCTTAACAAAAATAGCCACATCAGAGGCCGCCCTGATCCTCACCAAGATCAAGAATGGCCCCAAGGGCGGTAGCGTCCTCATTACTGGCCCAGCAGGTGGCGCACGCACCATGCTCGCGTATGCCACTGTCAGGAAGATGCTCGCCCAGGGTGTAGCAACCCCCAGCCAAGTATGCATCCTCAGTGAGGATCGCATACTGTCATTCGGTAACGCCGGGTTCAGCGGCCGAGACAGACTCAACGCAGCCCTAGACCCGCAGTACAGGTTGTACCTCATTGATGGCGCTGGATCTAAGACCACCTACACAGATCGGGAGGCAGCAGCCTATGAGGAGATCTTGGATCACATCTACAGTCGGGACCTCATCACCGTCATCACCTCCCCGACAGGTATCCTGGAGTTCGCCCGCAAGTTCAGCGAGACCTTTGAGGCCCGTATCGTGGACCTCGTGGGCGACCGCACCATCACCCTAACCGATGTCAGCGACGCCCACCCCATGAGCGACAGCAGTAGCGGAGACCAAGCGCGGCCAGTCGGGAGATCTAACACAATCTCCCAGAGCGACAACCTCCGTCAACCTCCGCCACGAGAGCAGTCAAATAGCAGGTTCGACAACTTCGGGTTCTGAGGCAAGGTCAGCAACACATGAACAGGACCCGATGATCGCAAGAAAATGCATACATCCCTACCACATAACCGACAGGGTGTAAAGTTTCTATTCTGCAACCCCAGCGACCATTGAGAGCACTTGGGCTGCACGGTATAATCGACGGCAGATTGTACCTTAATTCCACCACACCGATTGCAGGTGCCTCTTATGTTCGAGACCTACCACAGGATGAAGAACACAGTCGATGTGTCGTTCGACGACTTCTTCACTGACTCCCCGGTCCACGTCACCAAAGGTGAACCTAAACCCAGGCGAACCCTGTCAATGGTCGCAAAGAACCTGGGTGTCTTCATGCTCGTCGCGGCCCTGTGCGGGACCCTCACCTCAGTGTGGCCGATCCTCGCGCTCAGCCAGGGGGTACAAGCCGCAGAACCAATCGCTGAGTACTGGAAGTCCCTGCCAGAGAACCTGGAAGACATCGAGATCGGTCAGAAGAACACGCTACTCGACATCAACGGCACCCCATACGCTGAAGTATGGTCAGAGAACAGAACCACCCTCACCTCACTGGACCAGGTGAGCGACTACGCAAAAAAGGGCTTGATCTCAACCGAAGACAAGGATTTCTACAAGCACAAGGGCTTCAGCCTGAAAGGTACAGCGCGAGCAGCAATGTCCAGTTCCGGTGGAGGATCCGGCATCACCCAACAGTTAGTGAAAAACCTCCAGTTCTTCAACCTAGCCGGTCGAGACAAGAAAGACCAGGCCGTCGAAGCCACCATCGGCCGCAAGGTACGCGAACTCAAACTGGCACTAGGCTACGAGAAGAAGCATACCAAGAATGAAATCCTGCTCACCTATTTCAACACCGTAGCGTTTGGCGGCCCCAACACGTACAGCATCGAGACCGCCGCCCAATACTACTTCGGGAAACCAGCCAAGGACCTCGACCTGGCAGAGTCAGCAGTCCTCGTCGGAAGCGTCCAGAACCCCAGTCGCTTCAACCTAGACAACACCGAGGACAGCAAGACCGACTATAAGGCCCGCCAAAAAGATGTGCTCGACAGGATGGTCACAGAGGGCTACATCACCCAAGCCGACGCAGACAAGGCATATGGTGAGGAACTGAACCTCGTCTACAAGTCAACCTCCAACGGCAACTGCACCTCCAGCAGATACCCCTACTACTGCGAGTATGTCATGGGCTACCTGTCCAAGTCACCGAAACTAGGGGAGACACAGGAAGAACGAGACGCCATCCTCCGCAAGGGTGGCCTCCAGATACACACCTACCTAGACCCCAACGCTATGGGGATCGTGGACGCGCAACTCAAACAGGACTACGGAACAGACAACCACCTGGCCGCCCCTACCGCTGTCGTCCAACCAGGCACAGGAGGCGTACTCGCAATGGGATCCAACCGCGACTACGGGACCGGCCCAGGACAGACCACCGTCAACCTGCCCTTACACGCCACTGGCACCGGGTCCGTCTACAAAATGATCACACTCGCTGCCGCACTCCACGAAGGCTACACCGAGTCCGACCTAGCGTTCTCATCCCGATGCCCCCTCGTCGATTCACGCTACGACACCCCAGACGGCGGAATCACCAACTCCGACTCCTGCTCCCTCCAGGGAGGTTACATGGACTACCGGACCGCCACAGCCCTATCCTCCAACACATGGTTCAGCGAGTTGGAGATCAAGGTCGGTGTCGAGAAGGTCAAGGAGTTCAGCGCCAGCGTCGGACTGTCCGCACCCGACAACATCACCTCCCGGTCCCTGGCCTACACGTTAGGTGTCACAGAGAACTCAGAGGTAGCGATGGCGGCAGCATTCGCAACATTCTCCAACGGCGGCATCTACTGCCCTCCCACCCCCGTCTCTACGTTCTCTTACGCAGACGGCACCTCACCCGTCGTCCCAGACACCTATGACCCCAAGACAGACTCCTGCCGCCGCGTCCTGTCAGAGAAGGACAGCGGCGTGGTCCTCAAGGCTATGCGAGCCAACGTCAGCGGCGAGATCCCCAACGCCTTCGGGAACAAGTTCAACACACCAGGGTACACGACCGTAGCCAAGTCCGGCACCAACCAACTCTACAACTCCACATGGGCCGTCCTGTCCGGCAACTTCAGTGTCTTCAGCAACATCTACGACCCTGTAGACTTCACTGAGGGCATGGACCCAACAACATACCGTGGCAGCCAGTACCGGTGGTGGGACCACGTGATCGGATACACGGGCCGCGACATCATGACCTCACTGCTGAACACAGAAGGATACAAGCCCCTAAAGTTTGACAGCAGTGACGACACCATGACCGAGGTGCCCGTTGAGTCCAGGGACTTCGTAACCATCCCCTCCGTGATTGGTATGGAACCAGCGCAAGCGATGGCGACGCTCAACTCGCTAGGGTTCCCCGCCCACCTGAGCAAGGAGAAGAAGCCAGCACCAGACGGCTACCAGCCTGGGGTGATTGTTGAGCAGAACCTCACCCCTGGCACCCAGTTGCCAGTCGGAAGTAAGAAGGAGATCATCATCTACCAGTCCAAGTAGAAGGGTGAGAACTGCCCTAATCGGGCGGGGCACATAGACCTATTTTGTGACCCCGTGGCGGAGATCAGTGCTATCTGAGCGTAAGCCCCGCCACTGCGAGCGACGATTTCGGTATCATCCCCTATAGGCAGAAAAGAGGCGCCTCTCACCTAAGAGAGGTCGATGACGCAAACCGGAAGAGGTAGCCGATGTCAAGCACGGTAGAGGAAGCGACCACGGGCCTGGAACGCATGGAGCAGGCTGTCCGGGCGGCCCGGGATGCACGTGCGGCACTAGAGAAAGACCTGGAATCCGTGAAAGCGGAGATACAGGCCCTCACAGCCCTACAAGCACGCATTCAGGCATCATTGGACGCCACCTTAGCATTCACCTCCTCCGGCCCCAGTCAGCCCACCACAGCAGGCCCAGAAGAGACAGAATCAACTAAGGCTGTAGCACAGGAGGACACGCCACCTGAGTCCACCACGCCCCAGGTCACTCCGACAGGCATCGACACACCCAGACATGAGACAACACCTGTGGACGCATCTCTGGACACGTCCACCCAGCCAGGCCGAGCAGGCCACAGCCACATTGAGGGAGTGGGCTCTCCAGACACGCACAGCGGCGGCAGACAGGCCGACAACAAGGATGCATCCACCAACACCCCAGATGCAGGCCCAGACCTGACACCATGGGAGGATGAGGCATACCTGAGTGACTACGGGCAGAACGATCAGGTGGAACGAACCCAGTGGCCATCCAGCCTAAAGACAGCAGACGAGATCTTCGACACCAGCAACCAGGAGATCCCAGAAGACAGCACTGCTGTGAGCAAAGAGCCCCAGGGTGAGAAGGTGCCCACCAACACCACCTCAAAACCCAGCGACACAAGCCGGGGTAGAAAAGCGCGCACAGGCACCCAGAAGAAACCCGCCACCCATAAAACCAGCACTAAGAAAAAGAGTGAGCCGCCCCCAATCGGTGACGGCATAGGAGATAACTTCACCATCGACTTCGGTGTCCCACTATGACATAGGCTGTTCTACTGTAGACTGACATTGTTACCCTATCTTGGTATGTAATGTATTAGTACGCTCCACTAATCCTGTGTTACAATACACACATACCATACTTTCTACCTTAAAGAGGGGAGGCTCACCAGGTGTCTGGATTCGTAGTGTCGCGCACATACCCAAGGGTGCCGTACGCTGCGTTCAGCAAGAGTGGTGAGCCTCTAGATCTTGATGTAGTACTGGATGGCGCCAGGGCGGATGCTGAACTGGTCGCCCGCTACGCCTTGCGGGAGATGACTGAGCAGAACCTTGCTCTGGTGACCTATTTCGATAGGTTTAAGCCTGACGAGGCCGGTAGGCGTATGAACCTGAAACTTCCAGTTGAGGTGAAGAAACGGTTCAGGAGTGGTAGTTCCAGATTGGAACGTATGTTCAGAGAGCAAGTAGTCACCAATCTGAGATCCTGGGCCGCCAGAGCAGGAGTTGCCTCTGGCGACTACACTGGTTATGTCTCTGCTGGCTGGAAAAGGACAGTTAGGGACTCAAAACCATCATCCATGCAGCCTAGACTATCTCTTTCTGCTGCCGATAAGCAGTACAGAGAGATGACTGTCACACCAGAACGCATTGAGTTGATGATGGTTGTTCAGGGGCAGAAGAGAGTGCTGCACTTCCCGACACCGCCTCAGTTGTTGGAGGATGGTTGTGAGCCGGGCGTGCCGGACATCTGGATTGACAGCCAAAATCGAGTCATGTTCGGGTTCTACGGCACAATGGATCCAGGCAGACCTGAGTTCTCATCCAGGTACGTCATTGGTGTGGATGTTGGTGTGACAAACCCCGCTGCCTATGTGGTCTGGGACACTGAGAAGAAACAGGTTGTTGAGCAGTCTCTTCTAGGTCAACGCGCCAGGTCCTTGAACAATAAGATCAAGCGGACACAGACTCAGGTGTCTGCCCTACAGAGAAAAGGCAAGGATGAAGAAGCCACACCACACAGAGAACACCTGTCACACAGAAGATGTGAACTGAGTATCCTTATTGCTCAGGAGGTCGCGGATGCTGCCTGGCGTTATGGCAACGCCATCGTGTCTTTCGAGGATCTGAGTCACATTAAGAACACCATGAAGTTCGGTCGTTGGTTTCGTGGCGAGGTGCTAAGGCGGACGCGTGACATGGTTGAGGCCGACGGAGGCAGGGTCCTGAAGGTCAATGCCGCCTACACATCCAGGAAGTGTCATATCTGTCAATCCGATCTGGACGTGAGTGACTACTCGCAACCTTATTGTTCTGTCTGTGGTATCACGCACCATCGTGACTTGAACGCTGCGGCGAACATTGCTCAGCGAGCCAACCACAGGAAGGCTTGCCAGACACGGAAGCGGCACGCCACAAAGGCTAAACGTATCAGGAGATCCAAGTGTCACTCCAGGCCGCTGAAGCATCCTGGTACGAAGAACAAGCCGACACCTAAGGCCCCACAGAACAGGCCAAAGACTCACACTCCTGCTACACCTTCCAGGGAGGTGAGTAAGGGAATGTGCCCCGCAGACGTTAGGGTTTCTGCGGTGGACCACACGGAGTGGTTTCAGACAACCAGCGGCACGACGAATCCGAAGGAGAATCTATCTGCTAATACTGTGGATTGGGTTTATATCAAGGAATAGTCATACACTAGAGAGTAGCCAGTGAAGATAATCACAGAAGCCAGCAAGTTCACCAACACCATCAAATGGGTGGGACTCGGCCTTGACAGGAAGACCAACGGTACCCGGATCATCCTCGACGCCCACAGTGACGGATGCTGCTACCTGTCCTACCACAGTGGCAGCGTGTACACATCCGCCCCACTAGAAGTCCTAACCATCGACTTCCAGGACGAAAACCCCAGCCAGGACAGTGTGCAGGTCACCTTAGACGGAGTGTTTCTTCAACGTCTCGCCCAAGGACTACCCAAGACCGGTGACATCACTCTGATCAGCAGGCGAGATGAACCCATGAAGGTCACCTCCAAGACCGGCCGGTTCACCGCCCCCACCTACAACGCCCGCAAAAAGCCCACCCCCACCACGTCATGCGTCGGAGAGGTAGACGCAGCAGAGTTCTTCAGCACCATATCCAGGGCCGCCAGGGTTTGTGACAACCGTGAGAACATTAGGCACAAGTTCGTCAACACCGTGGACCTATCACTCAACCCAGATACAGGCACCATCCGAGTATTCTCCTTCGACACCTATGTGATGGCCGAAACCACCATGAGATACACGCCCACCGGTCAGCCACAAAACCAGGGGTACGTGCTCATACCATCCCAGTACGCCTCCATGATCCGCCCAGACAAGGACATGACCGGTGCTGTCAAGATACTGGAAGAAATAGGGGCCAACGGGAAGACCTACCGGGTAGGGTTCGAGTTCGACGACGGCAGGCGTATCCTCATGCCACTCAAGGACGTCCTCAGGTGCCCGAACGTTGACGCCATGGTAGAGGAATGCAGAAGAGGAGTACAGGCCCAGGTTATCGTCTCCACCGCGGCAGTCACCTCAGCAATCAAGAACGTGTCTGCCCTCACAGCCAACAAAACCGACATCAGCGTCACCGGCCAGGGCGACACTCTCACCGTATCCTGTGACGACAACAGCATCACAGTGCCACTCACAGGCGGGTCATTCGAGACCACCATAGACGCCCTGTTCTCACGGGAAGTCGTCACCAAGGGCCTGTCACCTATCACCACGAAAGATGTTCAGGTCAGTTTCAGTACGGACGCGGTGATCCTAGAACCTATCAGGGCCAGCATTGACACCACAGTCATTTTCACCATGAAACGGTACAGGGGAGAGTCATGACCCTACACTTGTTGACGGCAGTATTCGGTGGCGTATCATCACTGATCCTACTGTTCGTGACTATGCTGTACTCCCCGGGCTGGGTTGACAGGGGCCGCTGGCAATTAGTGAACGTGCTAGCCTTCGTGACATCCACTGCATCCAGCATCTTCACAGCCGCGATGCTTCCTTCTGGTGATGTTACGCACTGGCTCACAGCCGTGGCCGGGGGCGTGTCAGTAGGAACAACCGTGTTCGTCACCACCCAGTGCGCCTACACGGACTTCACCTACCGGAAGGGTGACAGGTGGACTCTGCGTGCAGCCATAGCGATGAACGCTGCCACAGGTGGGGTCAGCCTGTTCCTGGAGCCCGCGCGCACTCAGGGTGAGCGGTGGTTGTTCGTCCTCCTGGTGCTTCTGTCACTGGTGCTGTTCCTGATCCCGTCCCTGGGTAAGTCGGATGCCCGTGCCACTCTCTTAAGTGTTCTGGCGACCTACCCGATGGTGGGGGTCCTGGGCGTCCAGTGGGGCCTGATCGTCCTGGCGCTGGTTCTGGGGGTGTATGGGGTGTCCTCATCGGTGCGGATGATGTGGGGCGTGAAATGTACATTGAGGGGTGTATTCCGGGAGAAGATGAGTATTCCCATGGTCCCACTCATCACTGGATCATTCCTGATTGCAGAGATATGTGCAGCACTGGCACAACGGTAGGCGGCGATATTCTGGTGAGTTTAATCACGGCCCTCCCTGGCAGGAGAAAGGCACACAAATGAGCGACATCCTGGATTCTATCGACGAACTTGATGACATTGAGGACGGCGACCTTGACGCTGAGGACACCCACCCTATCTCCATCATCACAGGAGTCAACAATGACGACGATGACAACTACTTCAATGAAGATGATGATGAGGAGGAGGGGGACCTCGCCGCCGAGATGAGCAGTATCCTGGACGCCGAGGACACTCAGGCAGCAGAGATGGGGCAGACTGAGGCACAGGAGATAACCAACGCCATCAAATCCGCCGCAACCGTCACCTATGCCCTACTCGCTAAGGCCCACGAAGGTAAGGCTCACCAGTCACTCGGGTACGACTCGTGGGGCGAGTACGTCAAGACCGAGTTCGAGATGAGTCCACAACGCTCATACCAGTTGCTTGACCTGTCTAAGGCCGTCAAGATGATCGAGGCCGCCGCACCAGAAGGCACCCATGTCAAACTCACAGAGGCCCAGGCGAGAGACCTGAAGCGTGAACTACCTCGAATCACTGAACGCATCCATGAAGAGACCACCGGCAAGACCCCGGAAGAGTCACGAGAGATCATCGACGACATCGTTCGTGAGGAACGTGAGGAGAAGATCCAGAAGCGAGTCGAGGATAAAGCCCACAAGAGCCGAGAGCAGGAAATGGACGAGGCCCGCGACGAAGGCTATCGTGCAGGCCTGGAGTCCGCCGCTGACGCTATCCTGGAAGCCGACGCAGAAAGGCAGGCCGCCAACGAGCCAGACAGTGGGCTCATGGACGTGGAGGTCGAAGGGGACATCCATCAGGCTGGCCGCGCAGAGTACATGAAATTGGTTCAGGCGCTCGTCATGAACAGCAATATGGGTGACCCACAGGACATTGTTGACGCCATCCCGGAGAACAACTTCGATGACATCTACGACCGGGTGATAGACACTGCTGGCCTATGGAACCGTATCGCCAACTACATGGACCTCAGGCGTTAAAGGAACACCAGGCCCCTAAAACCAGCCCTCAGTGCGGTGGCGGCAAACGTCGGTAATATGTGCTCAGGAAACACCCAGCCACGAGCCCCATTCTGACGGAGAGCGCCAATGGATAACACAACACCCGAAACAGCGGACACGACCTCACAGGTTGGTCCGCTGTTTACTCTCATCCAGGACTCCCCCAACTACCAGCCGGTACCCCACGAAACTCTCCCGGAGGTCATCCAGGACGCTATTGGTCGCACCATGGTAGCCTTGTGCAACTCTGAGCGCGGCCGAGTCATGGTCATCGGGGATGTCAGGTCAGGTAAGACATTCTTCGTCAATCATCTTGCTCAGGCCGTCAGTGACTTCACCACGGAGAAGGAATACGCGCCTATCTACTTCATCCGGGTTAACGAGAAGGCGCTCCCAGCCATGATGTCTGAGGATGGCACAGTCAGCATGAGCGTCATCATCGATCATGTATGTGACGCCCTGAAGTGTGCGGACAGTCAGGTGTGCGTTGTCACCGAAAACCCGTCCATGGCGGCGGTCCTCCAGCAGAACACCACCGATGTGAAGGTCATCCTGGAGGCGGTCACTGACACTCTGTTCAGTGACGAGGCAGAGACCGCGAAGTCGTTCATGTCGTGGGATGCTGCTGACACAGCGGACATGTTACTGACCGCAAAGGAGACAAGCCTGCTGGTTAAGGCGGCGTTCTGGGGTAAGGCCATCGACATGTACCCGACAGACGAGGTTGATGACACTATCATCGACAGCCTCATTCGTCGTATCGTGCGCAATGACGCCATGATCCAGAAGGACGGGAAGCGGAAAGTCCTGAACGTGCCGTTCGGGCAGTGGGGAGACATTCTCACTGACGTTACTGGCACCGTAGTCATGTCCAAATCGAAGCGCATCCGTGAAGCCGATGGCAGTATCTCCGTCAAGGGGCTCACTAAGTACATCATCAAGCAGAACCGTGACATCCTTGAGAACAGTGAGGACGAGGGACTGGTCGCGCTCGCTGCACTCTTTGGTGGCGACACCGACAGCAGTCAAGACGTGAAGAAGAGAAAGAAGCGCAAGCCACTGAAGTTCAACAGCCTCAAAAACCTCAAGACAGCCCTCTCTGGCAGCATCATCGGGCAGGAGAAGGCGCTGGATGCGATCACCCGACAGGTCACAGTACCCATGTCTGGAATGTCCCGCGAAGGTAAGCCGTTGCGGTCTCTCATGTTCTGTGGCCCTACCGGCACGGGGAAGACTGAGACCGCTAAGGTTATCGCCAAGCATCTCCTGAAGAAGGGGGAGATGAACCTTGTGCGCATCGACATGTCTGAGTTCGCTGAGAAGCACGAGTACACGAAACTGCTCGGCGCACCCCCAGGGTACGTGGGGTATGAGACCGGCGGGGTCCTTACCCGTGCGGTGGCAGCGAACCCTCGGTCTGTAGTTCTCCTGGACGAGGTAGAGAAGGTCCACCCGGACATCTGGAACCAGTTCCTCCAGATCCTTGACGCCGGGCGCATGACAGACAGTAACGGGCAGGTCGTAGACTTCACACAGACAATAATCATCATGACCTCCAACCTTGGTGCCGCCGAGATGTCCCGCACCAGAGCAGGCTTCGTCACCATGGACTCGGGTCAGGCATACACGGATCGGGAGCGGAACGCCACTAACGCAGTTATGAGGTCTGTGGAGAAGACCATGCTCCCGGAACTCATCAACCGGATAGACGAGATCATCGTGTTCAGCGAAATCCGACCTGAGGCAGCCCGCGAGATCGCCGTGAAGGAGATCAAGAGAATCCGGGACACCCACAGCACTAGCGTCCGCACCATTATGGACGCACCCCATGATATTGTCGATGAAATCTTGAAAAAGTCGAACATCAGCAAGTATGGGGTCCGTGAGATTCAGAGAACCGTTGAGAAGATGATCGTGAACCCACTCGCTACGGCTATCGCAACCCACCCTGACGGCAACACATTCACGTTTGAGATGTCTCAGGACGGTCAGGTCATTGTTCGCGCCGCCACCGAAGAAAGCGACTAAAACATGGCAATCACATTCACACAAAAAGACGAAGATCTTGACGACGCCTACCTGTCTAGCGCCCAGCAGGCGTCCTCCGACGGTGACGACGACTCCGTACTATACCAGACCCAGGAAGCGCCATCCCAACCCTACAACCTGGCACCGGTAGAGCCTCCTGCCGCCTCACAGAGCGCATACAGTCCTGAGTTGGCACCAGCGTACACCACACCAGCCGCAGAAGCAACATATGTTGACGCTACCGAGGGCGAGGGAGACTACTACCAAGACTACGAGGCCAGCCAGTACCCCACCACCTACCAAGACCAAAGCACCTACACACAGCAGGGAGACACGTACCCCAGCAACGAGGCAGGGAGGTACGAGTACGATACCCCTGCAACCGTACCCCCAGCCCCCGCACCAGAACCGGCCAGGACCTCACCCCCCGCACAGGTAGCCGCCCCGACAGGCCCAAGCCGCAAAGACATCAAGAAATACGACCAGCAGGTCGAATACACATACCGGATCATCAGGATGCTGGACGCATACCGCGGAATCGGCCTCGACGAAAAACGCGCAGTCGGCACAGTCATCTACGACAATGGCGACTTCAGTATGGACACCGAGACCGCTGAGGCTGATCTTATCGTCAGTATCCTCAACGCCGACGACATGGTGGGTATCACCCTCAAGAACCTCCGCGATGCCGCCGAAGAAAAGGATCGAGTGGCCCGCGTATTCATGATCCTGGAACTGCCCGACACCCAGTTGGCTGCACTCGGGGCAATGGCCGCCAGGTTCGTCCCAGAAGGCGTCACATACCAGTACAATGCGCGAGACCGCATCCGATACTCCCGCGAGGTCGAGCAGGCCATTGAAATGATCCCAGACGTGCAGGTGTCCGACATGTCTGCTGTTGAATCCGTCATCAACGCCTAATCCGACCGGATTGAACCACAAAGACACCCCACTTATCAACCCAGTAGTTTCGGTAGAATGCGCCATATGACGGCTATCGACTTTGGGATCACAGACTCGGCCGCAACCCCCAAAAAGGAGGAAGCGGCCGAGTCGTTTCCGGCACCATCAGACAATGAGGTCATCGTCAAGACTGACGGCGAAAACATTGACCTATACAGTCGCCACAGTCTCGAAAACACAGACACCGCCAACAACCTGAAACCATTCCGCCGCATCGTAACCACCAGGGGTATCAACCACTACCGGACCAGACTCACCGAAGCGAACGCATTCACCCTCCGATACGGGCTCACCCGACTGGGAAAGCCCATCCTAGATGAAGACACAAAACAGGCACTCAAAGGCAAAGCCAACACGGCGCCCATGCCATACGCGACCCTGGACGCATCCGGCACCAAAGTCATTGTCACTATCCCACCAGTCCCGCACTACCTGGACATGATTGTCGGCACCATCAACGCCACATTCAAGGACGGTAAACGAGTATTCCCTATCTCCAGGCTACTCAACCTCCAGGCCCTCCAAGACAACTACGACGGGCCTCTACCACCTATCGCCCTCAGTGATGAGGTCGAACAGATCAACTCCGCCCCCATCCCCGGCTACGACGGCACAGTCGAGTCTCTGAGAACCATACCCATCACCGTCCTCAACATCGTCCAGGCTGACATCCAGTCCGGTAAGGAACGAGGCAAGTCCCGCAAGACATTCGCCGAGAAGATGGCAAAACTTGGGATCGAGACCCTACACGACCTCCTGTTCTGGGTTCCGCTACGTCACATCTCCAGGCGACACGACCAAGACCTCACCGGCATCGTCGAAGGCGAGACAGTCACCATTCTCGGCCGTATCCAGTCTATAACACCTCTCAACGGGAAAGTCCCCGGAACCAGATTCACTATCACCACAGACACCGGTCAGGAACTCAAAGCCACCTACTTCAACCAGGCGTGGCTCGCCAGAAAGTTCAAGGTCGGTGACGAAGTAGTAGCCTCCGGCAAATGGAAGCCTTGGAAAGGTACCCCACAGATCAACGGCTCCACCCTGGACGCATCCAAGGAGGCGGAGATGATGCCAATTGTCCCCGTCTACCGGCAACTACCCAGTATCGGGCTCACTAGCAGACTCATCCTGTCCGCCGTGAGGGAGATGCTGTCCAGGCTCCCCCGGATCGATCCGCCAGAGTACCTACAAGGCATACAGGTAGACGGCAACAACATCAGTTATCATGATGCGGTCACAGCCATGCACTTCTGTGAGGACGAGGACCAGTACGATGAGGCCACCGGACTGCTCGCACTCATCGAAGTCATCTACATGCAACTACTGATCCTCTCCAGCCAGGAAGCCAACGCCGGTAGGCGCGCAGTCGCCATCACCGGCGGCAGGGGCGGGCTCCAGGCTGACGCCATTAAGGCGCTGCCGTTCGACCTGACCAATGGGCAGAAGAAAGCCCTTGTCAGAATGAATCGGAAGATGGAGTCCACCACACCTTCCTCCACCCTGCTGAGCGCAGATGTCGGAGCCGGGAAAACAGTTGTCGCACAAATGACAGCAATGCGAGCCGTCGGCGCGGGAAAACAGGCCGTCATGCTCGCCCCGACTGATGTGCTCGCCCGCCAACTGTATGAGTCCACCCTCAACGTCACCAGCAGGCTCAGGGAAAAGACCGGCCAAGATGTTGAGGTCACCCTGTTCTCAGGCAGCATGAAAGCCGCCCAGAAACGCGAGGCAAAGAAAACTATTGCGGACGGCACCTCACAGATCATCATCGGCACCCACGCCCTCCTGTCCAATGATGTCGAGTACCACGACTTGGGGTTCATCGCCGTCGATGAGCAGCAAAAGTTCGGTGTAGAACAACGAGAGCGACTACTGAACTCCCGCACAGACGGACTCATTCCCCACCTTATGACTATGACCGCCACCCCCATCCCCCGCAGCACGGCACAAGTGTTCTATGGGGGCATGGATCTCATTGAGTTGAAGGACAAGCCGCCCGGCCGCCTACCCATCATCACTCAATGGATCCAGGAGAACCCCATCACCTTCAGTGAACAGTCCATCAACCCTGTATGGGCTGACATCATCAACGAGGCCCACAAAGGCAATCAGACATTCGTTATCACCCCACTAGTCAGTGAGTCCAGCAAGGTAGATGCCGCCAGCGTGTACGCCACCACCAAGAACCTCACCAGCCTCCCCTTGTCTGGTCTCAAGGTGGGGAAGGTTCATGGGCAGATGAAGTCCGACGAGCAGCGCGACATCATGCAACAGTTCCGAGACAAGAAGTTCGACGTCCTTGTCGCATCCACAGTCGTCGAGGTCGGGGTGGACATCCCGGACGCAACCAGGGTTGTCATCCTGTCCGCAGAGCGCCTTGGGGCCGCCTCCCTCCACCAAATCCGGGGCAGGGTAGGTAGAAACAGCAAACAGTCACGATGCTACCTCATCTCTGAAGGAACCACCAGCAGTGCACAGGCACGCATGAATGCGCTCGTTGACTCCAACGATGGGTTCAAGATCGCCCAGAGTGACCTCGGGCAGCGCGGCGAAGGGCGCATCTTCGGCACCCAGCAGTCCGGCAACACCGGCATGCTGTTCGCATCCGTTCTCGGCAGCATGGACAAGATCAGCCAGGCCCAAAAGGTAGCCAGAGATATTTTGGCGTCAGACAGCAGAGGACAGGCGCTAGCGGACGCCCACGCATACTTCCACACTGACGAAGGAAAGTAGATGACACTACTTGTTGAATGGCTGACTAGGCTCCGTAAGGAGTACAACACCAACCCCATGCGCCTCCTATGGTGGATCCTTGGCGTGATCGCAGCAACCACCCTTGGCGGGGTACTCATGGACCTGTTTCTACCCTATGGGGGGTGGGGCAACATTGCCAGAAGTATCTGGCTTGCCCCCTCATCAGCCGCTCTGTTCGCCCTCATGTATACGGTCGGCCTGTTCCTTCACAACTCGAAGGTGAGAACAGACCCCAACTGGGTACCTTATCGAGCAAGGTACTCCCAAAGAACTAGAGTCCAGTACTCCATCATCGCTGGGGCGGTCATGTTCGTTACCGTCTACGCCACAGGCTACCGGGTAGGGTTCACGTTCATGTCCTCTCTGATCGCCGCCCTCCTCATCTGCTGCGTCGTTTTCTGCCGCTCCACCAGACAAGAACGCTACGACCAGGCAAACGGCGTACAGGACGCGCGAGACATCGCCACACAGGTGTACATCTCTGAGAAAATCAGAGAGCATAATGAGCAAAAGCGACGCAAGAAGGCACTGAAAGCCAACCGGTCCAGGCGTTGGCCGTTCCGTGGGACGCTGGGCAACGAAGACACCTAAACTTTGAGTACATCCAGGATGTAAACACTTCTACCACCGAGCCGCCACAGAGTCTCACCTATGCTCTGTGGCGGCTCTTTTGTGTCTGGGTGCAGTGAGTGCTCCCCACCGCATAACAACTTCTCAGCACTTCAGCAGAAGTAACCAACCTGACCTCTACAGGTAGTGACACACCCCACCTGGACGTGTTAGAATACACTCCACTAACCATAGGACCATAGGGTCAAACCCAGCCTGGCTGGCAACCGCCACAAGGACAAGACCCCAGTACGAACACGGACAAAAGGACACACCGCCTTGACCGCAGAAGCAAACAACAACCTCGACTACGACGAGACCCCCCGCGAGCCCGCCCTCGACTACCACGCCCTCAACGCTAAACTGAACCTCGTCGGAGACGACGGCAAACTTCAGTTAGACGCCGACCATGAGGCGGCCAGGCAGTTCTTCCTCCAGCACGTCAACCACAACACCGTGTACTTTGACGACCTGGAAAAAAAGATAGACTATCTCATCACCAACCACTACTACGAACGCGAGTTCATCGAACAGTACGACTGGGCATTCGTCAAAGACCTGTACAAGCGAGCCTACTCCTACAAGTTCCGATTCCCCACCTTCATGGGCGCCTTCAAGTACTACTCCTCCTACACGCTCAAAACCTTCGATGGCAAACGCTACCTGGAGCGATACGAAGACCGAGTAGTCGCCAACGCCCTCTACCTCGGGCGCGGAAACCAAGAACTAGCCACCAGCATCCTCGATGAGATTATGACTGGCCGCTACCAGCCCGCCACCCCCACCTTCCTTAACGCCGGGAAAGCACAACGCGGCGAGCTAGTGTCGTGCTTTTTAACTCGGGTGGAAGACAACCTGGAATCCATCAGCCGTGCCATTACGAACGCCCTACAACTGTCCAAGCGAGGCGGCGGCGTAGCCCTCCTGCTTACCAATATTCGTGAGACCGGTGCACCCATCAAGCGTATCGAGAACCAGTCCAGTGGAATCGTGCCTGTCATGAAACTACTGGAGGACTCATTCTCCTATGCCAACCAGTTAGGTGCCCGCCAAGGAGCAGGAGCCGTCTACCTCAGCGCACACCACCCCGACATCATGAAGTTCCTCGACACCAAACGAGAGAACGCCGACGAGAAGATCCGCATCAAGACCCTCTCCCTGGGCGTTGTCATCCCGGACATCACCTTCGAGTTGGCTAAGAACAACGACGACATGTACCTGTTCAGCCCCTATGATGTCGAACGAGTCTACGGCACGCCCATGTCAGATATCTCGATCACCGAGAAGTATCACGAGATGGTGGAGAACCCGGATATCAGGAAGACCAAGATCAAGGCCCGCCGCCTCTTCCAAGTCATCTCCGAGATCAGCATGGAGTCCGGCTACCCGTACCTCCTGTTCGAGGACACCGCCACCAAGGCGAACCCACTCGCTGGACGCATCAACATGTCCAACCTCTGCGTATCTGGAGATACACGACTTCTCACAGACAAGGGGTACAGGCGATTTGACGACCTCTATGAGTCACAGGAGGACTTCATGGTCCTCTCTGACAACAGGTCTGTCAACGAGGACTTCAAGGATGCTACTGTCTCTCTGAAGGACTCAACAAGGATGTTCTTGACCAAGAATGACGCCGAGGTCTTCAGGGTGTCCACCAAGGAGGGCTTCGAGATTAAAGCCACTGAGTGGCACAAGTTCCCAGTAGAGGTTGATGGGAAGATTGTCGTCAAGAGGCTTGGTGAACTCGAGGTTGGGGACCATCTCCTTGTTCAGCCGAAGGAGGGCGTGTTTGGCCCTGTGTACGATCCAGATGTGGCCTATGACAACGGATCTGCTCTTTACTGGTCTGACAACATCACATGGGGGGGCGACAAGGACACTGTTCAGGCTTATGTCTGTGGTGCCTTCAAGGCTGAGTCCATGTCAGATCTTCTTGATGGATCTCACTCTGTAGAATCAACTAACAAACAGATTCTTCAGGATATTCAGACTCTTACTCTAAACCTTGGTTTGTTCTCGACTATCTCTCATACTGATGACGACACATACCTGCTTCAGGTTGTTTATGACAGTGACTTTACTGCAACGGTTACAGGAGTTGAGTTCTACTCTATTGAGGACGTATATGATGTAACGGTGAACGATGGGCACACCATCACCTGCAACGGAATCACTACGCGAAACTGTAGCGAAATCCTTCAGACAAACGAGGCATCCGAGTACCATCCTAATGGTTCGTACAGCCACGTCGGCAAGGACATCTCCTGCAACCTGGGCAGTCTGAACATCGCTAAGACGTTTGACAGCCCAGACTTCGCCAAAACCATCGAAACTGGCATCCGGGCTCTCACATCTGTCAGTGACCTATCCAACATTGACGCTGTACCATCAGTTGAAAACGGAAACCACAGCACCCACAGTATCGGACTCGGAATGATGAACCTACACGGGTTCCTCGCGCGCGAACACATCCACTACAACTCTCCTGAGGCAGTAGAGTTCGCCGGACTGTTCGCATACGCATTCAACTACTGGTCCATTGTCGCATCAAACAAGATCGCAAAAGAAACAGGACAGGTATTTGACGGGTTCGACACCAGCGAATACGCTAACGGCACCTACTTCAATAAATACATTGAGAAGAACTGGAGACACACCACCTCACCCAAAATCTCGGCACTACTGGGAAGAAGTAGCATCTACTTGCCTACACAAGCCGACTGGGAGAAATTAAAGAATGACGTGATGGAGCACGGACTTTATAACGGGTACCGCCTATGCATCCCCCCAACGGGGAGCATCAGTTACCTGAATTATTCCACCGCATCAATTCACCCAATCATCTCTCCAATTGAAATTAGAAAGGAAGGAAAGTTGGGTCGAGTTTATGCCCCAGCACCCTATCTTTCTGATGACACTCTGCCTTTCTATCGTGATGCGTACAAGATTGGCCCTGAGGCAATCATCGACATCTATGCGGCCATGACCCCACACATCGACCAGGGTTTGAGCCTCACATTGTTCTGGCCGGACACTGCAACCACGCGAGACATGAACAAGGCGTACATCTATGCATGGCGCAAGGGGATCAAGACAATCTACTATGCCCGCATCCGCCAACTGGCTCTTGAAGGCACTCAGGTAGAGGGTACTGCCGCCGGGTACTGCGAGTCCTGCCAGTTGTGATGCTGACACAATGTCGGTAGGTATCTGAACTCGAACCGCGCCCTCATCTTGCACATGCAGGGCGCGGTTCGAGTTTCGTTACAATCCTCCCGTTTTCTCGCGTTGAGTTAAGAAGTGAGGGTAATGTGTTGGGTGCTACGATGTTGTTTCAGTTCGACGATGATGGGGCGCTGGCGGCGTTGAGTACTGGGTCGTCGTCTGGCTGGGTATGATGAGTGCAGGTATCAACGTCTGTTGACCGATGTAGACCTTCTGAAAGGGGATGTGAGATGTCTGAGAGCGTGGTTACTCCTAACATACCATCCTCTGGTTGTGGCTCGGGCGTGTCTGCAAGTCAGGACCTACCAGCGCCTCGTCAGGATGTTAGGGTTCAGGGCTCTCCAAGCGATCAATTGGGTTATGGTGGCGACAGACAGGTGCCCACCCCTGGGTCTCCCCCTAACTTCACTATTCCAACTCTGAAGGGTTGGTCGGCCGAGAAATTCTACAACTACCACGAGCAGGTTATTGACTATGAGGACCTGAAGCGTCTGAATGAGTCAATCAATGAGGCTCGTATGGGCCTGTTTCGGGTGACTGACACGATCAATTACTATGATCGTGAGGAGCGTCGCCTGAAGGTGATCTATGATCGTGCGTGGCGTCGCGCCTACATTGAGTCCAATGGGCGTACTGACAAGGAGCGCCAGTATCGTGCAGACATGGTGTGCGAGTCCATGGAAGACGACTGGATCGTGGCGTCACAGTTGAAGGCGGAACTGATTAAGGTATCTCAAACGATCCGCATGGAGTTAGAGACTTTACAGTCGATTGGAAACAATCTCCGCCAGCAGATGAAGATGTGAGTAGGTGCGGTTTTGTCTGGTAGTGGTTCTAGTGCAGTGACGCCTGGGCGGGCACGTAAGCGTCGCTGTGGACTGGATGCTGCAACTTGGGGTGTGGCTCGACGCGCCCTGGTTATTGTTGGCGCTACTGTGGCTACTGTGACTGCTGTGTCCTTGATCCTTCTGGCGGCTGTCCCGGCTTTTGGCGTGTCGGTGTGGACTGTTCTGGGATCGTCGATGGAACCCACCCTGGATGATGGGTCCATAGTGGCTGTCCGCAACAGTGACAGGCCGATCCAGCATGGTGAGATCGTGGTGGTTGGCAAACCGGAGTCCTGGTATCGTGAGGGGAAGGACACATCTAGTCACCGCGACGTGCTAGTGAAGCGAGTGGCGGCTGTCCCTGGTGACACCTTGGAGGTCGTGGACGGTGAGATCCGGGTGAATGGCACAGTGGTCTACTCATTGAAGGAGTCAGGGTACCCATGTCCGGCTGTGACTGGTGACTATAGGCACACACTGAGTGGCAGTGAAGTGATGGTGCTGGGGGATAATGCGTTCTTCTCTCTGGACTCACGTAAGGTGATGTGCACGATGGGTATTGGCGGCATGTTCGTGGATGCGAGACAGGTTCGGGCTCACGGTAGGATCCTAGCGAGCACCTGACGCTCCCCTGAACTCGCCTGCCCTACTTGTTCACGCACTTAGGTAGATGGGAAGTGTAGGGCCGGAGGCGACACTGGGACGGACGACTACAGGAGGGGCACTATATGAGTGACAGTGGCGGCAGTGTTAGTAGCACCCATGGTTTGCGTGTCGCTTTGGTCCTAGATAAGTCTGAGACGTGGGTGCGGTTCAAACGCGACGAGGTACTGGCCTCATGGGGCGTGGCTGGCGGGCAGGTGGAGTACACAGATAGTGTTGCTACTGCTGGCGTCACTAACATGTTCGGTGACGTGATCACACCTGTGGTACACCTGAAGGATGCGACCCATGCGAAACGCATCTTAGGTGAACTGGAAGGTTTGCGGGACTCGGGCGTGAGTGCCAGCGTGCTGATCGTCGGTACAGTTGCCAGAAACTCCACGAAACGCCTGGAGAAAATGGTGACAAATCTTGGCGGTAGCGTTCATCTGGCGAGACAGAACAGTCGGGACAAGACAAACCCCGCCAGCGAAGTGATCGACGCCCTGCACGTGTCTCAAGAGGTGAAAACCTTCCTTCGTGACTACGCGGGGGACGACTACTCCCTGATCCTGGGTGTCGCACGGTCCTTGTCCACGTTGACGCCGCAGCAACAGGCACGTATTGGCCTGGAAGATGTGGCTATCCGCTTACCAAAGACTCCCGGTGCTTTACCTCCATGGGAGATCGACAAGCCTCTGTTCATTCAGCCTGACCCAGACCGCACGGTGAAGATGTTTCGGCGCATCATTGCGCACACGCATCATCTGGTCGTTCTGTCGCTGTTGAAGGCGAAGTTACAGACCGCGCACCTCTCGTTCAGGTTGAAGTTGTTGGGGATGACGCAGCCCGCTGATATCGCTGACGCACTTGGGGTGGCGAACAACTATCAGTTCAAGGCCGCCACCCAGTTAGGGGGCCGCCTGGGCGTAGCACTCACCAAGAGGCTGCTGGATGAGGTGTTGGAGGTAGAGGCCCAAGTGAAGGGCGAATCCAGAATCGATGGTAACACCCTGGTAGAGATGACTTTACTGCGCATGTGCCTACTGGTGAAACATCACATGGAGCATACTGGTCAGAGGTGACGACCTTCATAGCGCGGTGGCATGGGGTACAATAGGCGACAGAAGCCAACTGCTAGAACGACACAAACCTCAACTTGACACTTCCCCACACACTCAACATCCTTCAAAACAAGTGGCAACACCTATTGATGCCGCATGTTTAGGGTGCAAGACAGGGAAGGACAAGGGCGTAAGGGTGGTTGGTGTACCTACTCTTTTTCGACTCGGAGGAAAGACCGCTCGTGCCAACTAAGACACAGAACTCCCTGAACAAAGTACGAGAAAGGCGCTCAACCTCCCTCAACAAAATTCTCAACGACCCCTACATCGGGTACGGCAGTATCCAGGAGGCATCTAACGACTGCAAGGGGTCATCCCAGGTGGAGGTCCTGTGCAGGCTGCTCAATAGGGAAAACCTGTTCATCTCCGGCCCAGCAGGTTCAGGCAAGACTACCATCATCAAGCGTTTTATCGACCTCATCGACGCAATCTATGGCGGGGTGTTCAACATCGCCGTCACCGCCACCACAGGACTCGCAGCAACCAACGTCGGCGGTAGAACCATCCACTCCTGGAGTGGACTAGGCGTCATGGAAGAACCCTTCAACCTCAGTGCGCTACGTAAGTCCGGCAAACTCATGAGAATGAGCGCAGCCAGAACGCGAGCACGATACTGCGACGTGCTCATCATCGACGAGATCAGTATGCTGCACGCCTACTACCTAGACAACCTGGACGCCTTCATGAAGTACGCGCGCCGCAGCCAGGAGCCCTTCGGCGGGGTGCAGGTCGTATTCCTTGGGGACTTCATGCAGTTGCCGCCAGTCGCCCCCAGGGAACCCCTGGAGGGACTGAACTACGGGTTCGCCATCCAATCCAAAGCATGGATGGAGGCCAACATTCAACACTGCTACTTGGACAAGATCCACAGGGCAGAGGACCCAGAACTCAAGCACCTACTGTTCTGCATCGAGCGTGAACGTATGGATGACCGTGCAATCAAAGTCATCGAACGGTGCAAGCATAACGGCAAAGACTCGGACAAGGTGTACACTACCTTGTTCACTACGAACCGGAACGTTGACACCTACAACAACGACCGACTGGACGAGAACCCCAACCCAGCCAAGAACTTCAAGACAGTAAAACTCCTAGGGTCAACCAAGGATCTAGAGGCACTGAAACGCGATCACAACATCCCCGAGACAGTGCGACTGAAGAAGGGCGCAACCGTGATCGTGACCCGCAACCTCACCACCCCCGATGGAGACCTCCTGGCGGCAAACGGGTCCGTCGGCAAGGTTGAAACGTTCCACAACGGCGACGTTCAAGTCCGCCTCAACGACGGCAGTGTCGTCGATGTCTCCAAGCAACGAGCATCCATCAGCAAACGGAAGACCACCAAGAACGAGGACAGGGAAACCATCACCTTCGACGAGGAGACGGCAGCAGTCCTCTACATGCCCCTGAAACTGGGGTACGCGATCACCGTCCACAAATCACAGGGGCAGACCCTTGACGGTATCGAGGTTGACCTGTCCAGGTGCTTCTCACCTGGCCTGGGGTACGTGGCGCTGTCCAGAGTGCGTAACGCTGACAGTATGGTCATCTCCAAGATCAATGATGACGCCTTCAGGGTGAACCCCCTATGTAAACAGATCAGCACTTTTGTGAAGCGCAAGTCGGTTGATGGCCGCAAGGAGTTCCTGACCCACCAGGGTGATTATGAGCCTCTGCTGACTGGTGGTGCAGCCCTGTCTGAGAAGTGGGACGTTCTTGAGTCTGGTACGGAACGTCAGGAGCGAGCAAAGAAGAAGTGACATTTGGGTGGGTTAATATACCACACTCTCCTGTAACGAACCTGTAACCATCCTGGGTTCCGGCTGGTAACCACAGCAGGTCTTTGGTAGGATGCGCTGGAGTTATGTCAAGACTTTTAAACACTTGACACCCCAGTAGTGGTCAGAAGGAGAGAATATGACCAGCAATGACAATGCATCCTCGTTGCCGGACCTGGAACTGCCTGCCCCGACACCCACGGGCTCGGACCCGGAGGCAGCCTCCACAGGGGTTGACGCCCAGGGCGAAGCACGGAGCGCAGTAGACGGAGACGTGTCGGTCACTCCACAGGACGCGCTGGCCGACATGGTTGCTGATACCCAGGAGCATGGCGACTACGACGAGCCAATGTCACCATCCGAGGTTATCGACGTCATTAAGGACATTCGTCACGAGGAGTCCGCCACAGAGACCCAGAACCCTGACGGCCAGGCAGGAGACACATTAGGGGAGACCAGCCTGGACACCGATACGGACGTGGACGCTAGCGAGTCCGATCTACCTCCTCTAGACCTGGACGACAGCGGGGCAGAAATGAACTTCCGGGGCGGCGAGAGTGATGTTGACCCAGATGCCACCGTGGTCATCAACGCCGTGGAGGGCGCTGACAGTTCCTCTGAGAGTCGAAAGGGTGGCAGGCTGAAGCAGGCCATGGTCGAGTCTCGTGTGGCCGCCAGGAAAGCCGAGAGGCGAGCCCACGCTGTTCGGGCCGTTTCCGCCGTCGCTGCCGGAATTCTCTTGATTGGGGTTGCCGGTGGAGCAGGCTACTGGGGGTGGATGAAGTGGCGCAGCGGTGTGACCAATGTGCCATCCGCCACCATCAAGATCAACGTGACTGACTCTCTGGATCCGTGCAAGACATTCGTTGACGAGGGCCTGAAGTGCAAGGCCACCTGGCAGATCAAGGATGGGACCAAACGCGGCGAACTCATCAGTCAGTCTATCAGTGCCGGTCAAAATGTCCCGAAGGGGTCGGGTATCAACCTCGTCTACTCCAACGGGCCGGAGACCGCCAAGATGCCTAACGTTGTTGGCATGCCCTTGGATCAGGCGAAGCAAGCCATCTACGAGGCAGGTGTGGACGTTTCCGAGGTCAACGTGGTGGAGAAGCCAGGAGCCAGCGAGAACACAGTCACCTCCTCCTCCATCCAGGCCGGTGCTGAGGTGACGAACGGCAACGCCGTGAACCTGGAGGTCGCTAACGGAAAGGTTGGCATCCCTGACTGGACCGGCAAGACTAAGGACTTCGTGGAGCAGGACGCCAAGAAGCACGGCATCAAGGTCAAGTACTTGGAGGAGGACTCAGACAAGACTCCCGGCACAGTCCTGTCACAGTCTCCAAAGGCTACAGAGAGCGCCCCCACGAACGAGGTGCAGGTAACCATTGCCCGCTCCGCCAAGGCCAGTGACATCAGCATCCCGGATGTCGTGGGCAAGAGCGAGCAGGAGGCTCAATCCACACTGGCTACCGCTGGACTCAGAAAGATCAGCACAGTCAAGGTTCCAAACTGTGCCGTGTCCTCCTCTCAAGTGACGCAGACGATCCCGGCGGCGGGAGGTTCAGTGAAGTCGGATGCGGACGTGACGATTATCGTGTCCGACCCTGACACCAGTTGCAGCAAGTGAACTAGAGATTCGGCTGGCGGCACAATCTGAAACAGACAGTAAACCACCAACCGAATTATTCTAGGGGCTTATATATCCTGGTCAGGTATATACGCTACCACGATATTCGCCCACCGCAACACAACAGAAACGTACAAAAAGGGACAGGAAAGAACCGGCGAGTTCTTACCACAGTTACTCAAAAAGCAGAATGGGTACACAAGCATCCCAAACTACTATAGAGGACAAGGAAACACGGCCACAAGCCGAATAACCCTCTGTGAAAGGCAAACTCACAAGCACATGACACCTCACTACAGCAAGACCAAGCACACCAGTAAGATCCTCATCGGCTCGGTACTCGCAGCCGTCACCATGGCCGGAACCTCTGGGGGAGTCGCAGTAGCAGCCTCCCTCGACGAAACCCCAACAAACAACAACACGGGGGCACAGGACACCCACTCCAGCGACAGCAAGGGTGGAGCACACAAGTCCACCTACCGGGCTACCATCTTTCTCACCACCCAAGGCGACCTCACCCCAGTCACCATCGACAGTGACACCACTACCGTTAACGAAGCCATCGCCGCGTCCGGCCACAACCTCGCCGACTACCGCACCATCGACGGCAACAAGGTAGACGGCAACCGCACCCTCACAAACGGCGAGCACCTAGCCCTCCTCCAAGCCGAAACCAGCACCGCCACCAGCGAGAACATCAGCATCCCCGCACCAGAGACCACCAAGGAGTCCCCAGACCTCCTCGTCGGCGAGACCAAGGTGGAATCTGAAGGCAAGGCCGGGCAGGCCATCAAGACCGTCGTCACCACCAAGGACGAGAAGACCGGCAAGACCACCAGCAAGGAATCATTGGCCGTCACCGCCGCCCCGCAAGCCAAAGTCACCCTCATCGGCACCAAGAAATCCTCCACAGACAACACTGAGACCACCTCCACCAGTGACACCAACACGGGCGCACAGTACATCGGCCGCCACGTAGCCAACCCCAGCAGCAGCGACAGCAACTCCAACGCGGCCACCGCGAAAGCCGTAGCCTCCAACCTCGCTGACGGAGCCAAGGCAGCAGAGATCGCCAAGGCACAGGTCGGCAAACCCTATGTGTGGGGATCCGCTGGACCGAACGCCTTCGACTGCTCCGGCCTCATCTACTACGCATTCGGAACCCAGTTGGGGTACAACATCCCCCGCACAGCCTCCGACATCGGCCACTCCTCCACCCCCATTTCCAAGAGCGACCTTCAGGTAGGGGACATCCTCTACACAGAGACCCACATTGGCATCTACGTCGGGAATGGGCAGGTAGTTCACGCCGCCACTGAAAACACTGGAGTCGTCTACGACAGCATTAACGGCTACTTCTCATCCTTCCAGGCAGGGCGACTCACCCGGTGACGGACACCACGCCCCAGAATCACGGGCAAACCCCCTGACCACTGGAACCATAGACTAGGGCCACCCCAGTTACTCTCCTTCCTGGGGTGGCCCTTCAACTTGCCAAAACCCAGGTCAACGGCATACAATAGACTACACTATGACCAAGAACAGTAAGACCGTGACCTCCACAGTAGGTAACACTCTCAGTAGCCAAGCCACTAACACGACCACCACCCTGGACACCATCACCTACACGGAAGGAGTACCAGACAACGTGCGCGACGACCTCAAGAGGCTCACCACCCAGCAGGTCAAGGACACTCTAGAGACACACCGCACCCCCATGGTCACAGTGTGCATGAACCTCACCAGCGACTTCAACAAGGCGTCAGTGATCCGCGCCCACAACGCATTCCTCGGCAACGACATCATCATCGTCGGCAAGCGTCGCTTCGACCGCCGCGGCACGGTAGGCACCTACCACTACGAGACTATCAAGCACACCCCCAACTTCATGGACGTCTACTCCCACCTCAGGGGACGTGGCTACACCCTCATCGCAGTGGACAACACACCCCAGTTCAGCCCACAGTCCGTCTATGACACCAACATCCCCAGACATGCTGCGTTCATCTATGGTGAGGAGCAGAAGGGCCTCAGCGAGGACGTGGTGGCCCTATGCGACATGGTGGTTTACATCCCCCAGTACGGTAGTGTCAGGTCCATCAATGTGGCACAGGCGGCCGCAGTCATGATGAGCGAGTACAACCGCCGCCACCGCCCCTAAAAACAGGGGCAACCCGCCACCAGTAAGCCCAGGCGAGAAGTCGGTAACCTAAAAGGGTAAACCCACACCACCCTTGGAGGCTCGCCTGATGATCAAGATCGCACACCTGAGCGACATTCACGCCGGATACACGGCCACCAGGCACCTCAACAACCAAGGCATCAACGTGCGTGAAGCCGACGGATATGTAGCGTTCGCCCGAATCGTCACCGACTGCATCAACCACGACGTTGATCTTGTAGTGATCGCTGGAGACACCTTCCACACCTCCACCCCCAGCATCCGCACAATCATCTTCGTGCAAAACCAGTTCCGACGCCTCGCCGCAGCAGGGATCCCCATCTACGCGCTTGCTGGAAACCACGACGTAGACGACATTCGAGCCAACATTGCAGCATCACGAGTCCTGGATGATCCACTCAGGGACATCCACTCCCACATAGAACCCTATGCAGTCCACGAAGTATTCGATGGTGTTCACCTACACATGGTGTCACACCACATGTTCATGGACCAGTCTCAAACCCTCCCCAACGTGAAAAGCGTTGACGGCGCTATCAACATCTTCACCACGCACGGATCTGTCATAGACCCCATCCTGGAGATGAAACTTCACACAGAGCAGTCCCCCCGTGAGATCGTCATCCCCGACTGGCTACTGGCTGAAAACAACTGGGACGCCATCATGCTAGGCCATATCCACGAACGCGGCTGGGTAGGATCCAGTGATGGACGCACAGACACAGCCAGCACGGGCATCTTCTACAACGGGTCCATCATCCGACGGGGCTTCGCCGACAAGACCTGCACGCTCGGACGAGGCTGGACACTGTGGACCATACAGGACGATGGAACCTTCACCCAGGACATCAAGACCATACCGCAGCGCCCCCAGTACGACTTCACCCCCATCGACGCCAGCGCCCTGACCGCTAGTGAGGTCACCGACATCGTAATCGACAACCTCAAGTCCACCCAACCAGACGACGGGCCAGTGTTCAACGCCGCCAGCGCCCCCATCATCCGGCAACGCATCGAGAACATCACACCGAGCAAGAAGTCCGCCCTCGACCTGAAAGCCATCAGCGACAACGCGGCCCACGCACTCCACTGGGACATGCCAGCATCCTTCACCCCCACAAGCAACAGTGACACCACTCGGCGAGCCAGCGAGGAAAGAATCGGCACCGGCACCGCTGACCTCCTGGGCGTCTACGACGAGTGGGCAGAGGACAACGAGACCCTGAAAAACATCTCCGACAACATGCGTGAGAACGTGTCCAGGAAAGCCCGCGAGTTCGTCAAAATGGGGCAGGAAGAAGTACTCGCCGCAGAATAACCCAAGTAGGATAGGGCACCCCAGGTGACAACATAAACCCAACCAAGGGGCGGCAATAGTGGACATTGTTAAGATATTCGCGTACTCTGAACAAGGAAAAGATTAGATGAGGGCGAACATATGGCACGACCACGAGGAAAACACGTCAAGGAAACCAGGCACACAAGCAAGCCTCTACGACACCTGATTCCACCACTCATCGCATCAACCGTCATACTCAACCCAGGTGCGACAGCAGCAGCCTACCAGCCAAGCGGGCAGCAGGACGTCCCAGGGATCCCCTCCAGCCTCTCAGGCAGCATCACTGACCTGTCTACGACTAACACCAAAGCCATCCCCTACCCAACCCGCGTCGTCGAGGACAAGGGGCTACCAGCAGGCATTGAAGTTGTCATCCAAGAAGGCAGGGACGGGGTACTCAAGACCGTCACAGGGTTCAGGCAGGCGGCAGGAACAGGAGGCACCCAACACAACTCCAGGATCAGACACACCTACATTGACACCCCCGCCACAGAGAGAGTCATCCGCAAAGGCACCAAGACTGAGGTAATCGAAGGGGTAGCAGACAAGGTAGTGCAGGCTGAGGCTAAGATCGCTGAGCAGAAAAAAGCGGAGGAAGCCACCCAAGTCAAACGGGAAGCGGAGCAGCAGGCACAGGCCCCTACAGCATCAACCAACCCTGACAACAGTACCGCCATCCAAAACAACAGCAGTGACAGTGGCTCCACCACGCCGCCCCCAGCAACTCAGGTGACCGGAACGAAGACCGACTGGATGCGTGCCGCCGGAATAGCCGAGTCGGACTGGCCCTATGTGGACTACATCATCAGCCACGAGTCCGGGTGGGACCCCAACGCCGTCAACGCGTCCAGTGGCGCTCACGGTCTACCACAGGCCCTACCAGGAGGGAAGATGGCGTCAGCCGGTGAGGACTGGGCCACCAACCCTGTCACCCAGTTAAAGTGGGCCAGCGGGTACGCGGTCAGCCGATACGGATCCTGGGCTGCGGCCTACAACGCATGGCGGTCACAGAACTGGTGGTAGAAAAAAGGGGGATGATAGGTGCTGACAAGGGAGTGTGAGTGTATCCCCCAGGATGCCCTACCCCTCATGTATAAACAACCCTAACCAACAAACACGCCGTCACACAACCCAAGAAACCGGAGAAACACACATGTACACAATCAGCCAGCACAACCCCGACACAGACACCTACACTGAGGTCGAGATGGGCCTCTCCGGTGGGGAAGTCCGCCAGTCCATCCTCGACCGTGTACGAGGAGACCTACACCATGAGGACGAGAACGGCCTAGACTGGAGAACCAGAGTCATGTGCCGACCCCAGGACCTCAAAGCCACAGACGGGGCGTACAGGCAGGCAGACGAGGCGATATACGCCATGAACGACACCCAGATCGAAGGCGACTGGGTATTCACCACCAGCGGCAGAATCAAGGTGACCCAAGATGACGAAAACTAGCCAAACCATACGACGTCGGGCAGCACTTATTGGTGCCACCCTCGCCCTAGCGCTCATAGCCATCATCAGTGCGTGCATGACCCACACCATGCCCACACAGACCATGGCCCCACCCAGCCCAGGCCCATCCCCATACATCAAGGCCACCTCCTGACACAACCCAAGATGTCAGGGTATCCGAACCCCACCCAATAACCCCGACACGCAGCAAAAGCCGACACCAAGCACAGGAACCGGACAGGAAGGCAGACAACACCGTGCAGTTCGTCATCGAGGACTGGCCCTTCGGTCAACCCTTCCCTAAAGGCAACGCCCGCACCTCCAGTCGCGGATGGTGGGACAAAAACCTCGGCTTCCACGTCTACAGCGGAGCCACCCTACCCAAAGAACTACGCCCATACCGCAGCAAAGACTTCTCACTCGCCCGCTGGTGCGAAGACGAGATAAACGGCACAGTCATACCCACCACCCCCTCCAGCACCAGGTACGATCCCAGACCCCACCAGGTCGAAGGAGCCCAGCAGATCATCCGCGCCTATGGTGACGGCGAACGCGGCTTCCTGGAGGCTGACGGTACCGGACTAGGTAAAACCCTCACCATCCTGTCCGCAGTCACCCAGATCGCCGAAGAGAACACGTATGGCGCCCGCCCGGAAGAAAAGGCCCGCGTCCTCATCGTCTGCCCCAAATCCGTCATCCCACACTGGCGGCAAACCATCCGCTCATACCCCCCAGCACTCGCCTACACCAGGCCACTCATCATCAACTACCAGCGACTCAACAAGATACTCAAAGAGCCAGACACACAAACCTACCGGGCTACCGGCGGAACCAAGAAAAGCCGCACCAAAGCCAGCAAACCAGCCCGCCGCAGCACCAAGAAAACCAACCGCACCCTTGCCAGGTACGGGGAACCAAAAACAGACTGGGACATCATCATCTTCGACGAGGCTCACGCACTCAAAAACTACCCAGACTCCAACACGTCCCTAGCCGCAGTCTCAGTAGCCAGACTCAACCAAGCATACGCCCCCAAACAAGACGGCTACCACGCCCGCACACCATTCGTCATCTTCTCCACCGCCACCCCAGGCGCATCCCCGCTGAACCTGGCCGCCATGGCCGGGATCATCGCCCCCCGCATCAACAAGACCTCCACCAGAGTCACACCCTCCAGGTGGGGCCAGTTCCTCCATGACCAAGGCTTCCACGTCACCAAGACCAAGAAAGGCCAGTGGCAGTGGGTCACAGCACCATGGTGGGGGAAAGACTCAACCGACCCCACCGAGAAAAGCCGGTACCAGCGAGGAGTCAAAGACGCACGCCAGAAACAACGCCGAGACAGTCTCCGTGTTGGTAAGGCCCTCACTTCTCCAGGATCCCCATTCCTCAGAAGAAACCCCAAAGACATTGCTGGCTGGCCCGAACAGCAAATCATCCCCTTCCCCATCACCATGGACCCCACCCAACAGAAAGTCTACGAGACCCTATGGAGCAGGTTCCGTCAGTTCCTCAACCTCACCCCAGCCCACAAAGACCCCAAGGCCGCACTCACCGAACGACTCCGATACAGGCAAAAAACCTCCCTGCTCAAAGTTGACAACATGGTCCCCTTCATCGCCGACCAAGTAAATGCGGGCAACCAGGTCCTCATCGCCTGTGAGTTCACCGAAACTATCGACAGGTACCATGCCGCCCTCCAATCCCTGAAGATCACCAGCACCGAGATCAGTGGACGAGTTCTAGGGGAGGAACGCGAACACAACCGCCTTGACTTCCAGACAGGGCGGGCGCAAGTTGTCATGTGCACCATCCCAGAAGGTATCTCACTCCACGCGGGCGAAACCCTACCCGACGGCACTAAAGCCACCACGAACCCACGCATCACCATCCTTCATGAGGTCCGCGAGAACAACGTCCAAAACAACCAGATCCTAGGCAGAGCACACCGAGACGGACAAAACTCCCTCACCTATGTGCCCTACCTCGAAGACACCGTGGACACTCAGGTCATCGCCTCATACGTCAACAAGACAGCCAACATGAACACCATGACCGGCGAAGAGGACGCAGACCAGTATGAGCGGATCTTCCGGCAGGCAGCAGCCACCAGCAGACACCCATAAAGACCAGGCGACACAACCTACCGCAAGTGCGAGCACATGTGACAAGCGCTCCGAATCTAAACCAGCCCCACTCACCCGCACGCTTACTCAGTGGAAGCGAATCAGTGTAGGCGTCAGGTCGCGCACTGAGTAGAAACATGCCCGCAGCCCACATGGCGGGGATCCCTCCCCCACCCCCAATAATGTGACACAGATCACAGCAGGGGAGGTTGACATTGCCGCCCACTACCATGGTAGAGTATGGGCACAACAACATCGGGGGTTGCGGACACCACCTCAAACCCAGGGAAACCAGGGAGTGAGACAGGAGTCACAACCGGGAAGGGTTGACAAGCCCGAACCAACCTGATATTGTTGCTCCAACAACACCGACACGAGCAACAGAAGGAGGTCGGTCACATGTTGAGTAATCAGATTCAGCACAAACAATCAAATACCGCCCTCTGGCTCGCACGCCATGAGCGACCATATAGTATGGTGGCCGTGACGTGGGGAGAAACCCCCTGTCGGTTTGATAAGTCCTCGCACTGAGGCAGACAATCTGACAGGTTAGGCTCCCGAGACACCGGTAGAGCAAAGAACAAGTGACGCGGTTCACAGAAACCAGCACTTGACAACAGAAAACCTGAATACTTAGGATTGTGACTGAGGCCGACAAAACTGGAACGGCCAAGGACCCAATGGCCCAAGAAGGTCAGAGCACCTACACGATGACCCGCCGAGATGGTGGCGAGGTAGGGAACGGACTGGAGTAAGCCAAACAGGGACACTGAAACCAGCCAGTCAAACCACCTCAGATCAATCCTCCTGAAACCACAATAACCCCCAGGCAACAACTGAACCACCCCGTAAGGGGCAGGTGAAGTCAAGTCCAAGGGAGCATAGTGGCAACAGGCCCAAACTGAATAAGAGGACCACCCCGATCACAGGGTGGAGGAAGACTCAACAGGCGCACCCCGTACTGACAAAGGTGCGGAAACGAGACGCCTGGGATTGCCCCAATCGGGAGGGCTCGTAGATAGGAAAATCCCGTGTCTGATGGTGACGTCAGTTCGCTCCAGCAGCAAGCCAAAACTACTGGGGCAACGTGCAAAGGACTGACAAGAACTTGAAAGTATTGTCGTGATGATAAGACTGGATAACTAGCCATTGGACGCCGCTCATGCGGATACAAGAAACTTTAACCCTCGCTGGGAAGGCGACATCTGGTTGTGTCCAAAGGAAAAGACCAGGACCAGATCATCACCCATGACCCAGTGAGGGGAGTGTGAAGGACTGGAGGCAGCGGAACACCTTCACACAGCACAACAACTCCCTGAAACACGGGAGTGACTTCGGCGTGTAGCGCAGTTTGGTAGCGCACCTGTTTCGGGAACAGGGGGTCACAGGTTCAAATCCTGTTACGCCGACGACGAGAACACTAAGAGCAGTTAACAAATATGACAACAAGTGTTCTCACGAATGTCACGGTAAAGCGTAACTGGTAGCGCGCCGGTCTGTAAAACCGGTCTGAAAGGTCTGTGGGTTCGAGTCCCACCCGTGGCACCATTCTCCTGTAGTTTAATGGCAAAACAGGTGACTGTTAATCACTCATTTCAGGTTCGAGTCCTGGCGGGAGAGCCAATCATGAAACACAAGTTGCGGCACAACCTTCAATAAAATACAGGAACACGTGCCTACAACAAATGCTCTTGTGGCGAAATGGTATACGCAGCAGACTTAAAATCTGTCTCCCTTGCGGGATTAAGGGTTCGAGTCCCTTCAGGAGCACGGTGTATGTGGTGGAATAGGTATACACACCAGGTTGTGGCCCTGGGTCCATATGGACAAATGCGGGTTCGATCCCCGTCATACACCCGATGGAAGCAAGTCTGGGCAACTGCTTTCTGACACATGAAGAGACGCGAGTGAAAATCTCGCTGGTTCCTACAATGGAGCCATAGTTTGTGAATGCAGTGAATGTGTTTGCAACAAGGTGCGACCGCAATCGAGTACATGTGGCGTTGCAACCACACGTACTACTCCTCCGCAAGAGGAGACATCCTGCACAACGACTGACAGTACCAAAACACTTCATGCGCCGAAAGCAGAGATGCCAGAATGGCTACTATAAATCCTTCAAAGTTGCTTCCACCACTGGCGTGTGGCGCAGTAGGTTAGCGCGGCACTCTGATAAAGTGCAGGTCGTGAGTTCAAATCTCACCACGCCAACGGAGAAAATGGTAAAATTGGCTATCCAACCACCTCGAAAGTGGTGCCTGTAACAGGGCTGGGGGTTCGATTCCCTCTTTCTCCGCCATGAATGAAATGCCAGCAAACGACTGAACAACAACATTTTCAGTGCACGCATTCATCAATGCCCATGTAGTTCAAATGGACAGAACACTCCGCTACGGACGGAGAGGGAGCCGAAAGGCCATTGGGGGTTCAAGTCCCTCCATGGGCACCACAACAACGCCACCATAGTGTAAAGGATCCGCACAGGACTCTCCGAAGGTCCCAGTTCAGGTTCGACTCCTGATGGTGGCACAATCGAGAACAGCACTTGACACACCCTTGTGCAAATGCTGTTCTCATTGGTGGGTTGGCCGAGCGGTTAGGCGAGCGCCTGCAAAGCGCTTTACGCCAGTTCAAATCTGGTACCCACTTCTGCGGGGTCGAGCAGTTTGGTCGCTCACTAGGCTCATAACCTAGATGGACGTGGGTTCAAATCCCACCCCCGCCACCAAGAAAAACTTGATCCTTTTGATGAGGATCAAGTTATGGTCATGTAACTCAGATGGTAGAGTACCTGAACGACACTCAGGAGGCCACAGGTTCAAGTCCTGTCATGACCACGGAAAGTAAGCGAATGGTTAGCGGCCGCTTTGGAACAGCGGTGCCTCGTTAAGGGGTTGCGGGTTCGAGTCCCGTGCTTTCCGCCGGAACGCAATAGCGTCTTGAATCTCCTACATAGTCTCGTGACGTAACACACATGAGAACGCGGTTGACACACTACAAACCCACATGGTATGCTAGTGTCATCAAGCAAGGGAGTTGACAACCACGACACTCTCATGGTAGATTCCCTTCAAATGTTGTTTGATAACTAGATAGTGGTAGCATTGCCGACTTGGCTCAGTTGGAAGAGCGTCCGGTTGAAGCCCGGAAGGTCAAAGGTTCGATCCCTTTAGTCGGCACGACAGGCATGGCTGATAAACCTAGGCGACTAGGCCAAAGGCTATCCCAACGGATGAGGGAAGCCACCCAACCTCCAGGAGGTAGGGCACCCCATGCAATATGCCGGGTTCTAAAGCGTGTGCCAGCAGATGGCGCACGAACCCCTAAGTGAGGCTCAGGCCCAATGGTAAATACTGAGGGCACGACCAAATCAGTCTCAATGAGCCAGTAACTCACGACAAGGTTAACCCGACATAAGGGAGAAACAAGTCCGAGACACGCAAAATCAAGGGCGGTCTCCCACCTGGAAACAAGGAAGACCTGATAAGTCTCCCACGTCGCCAGGAATGGAGCGGGTAGCGCCAATCCTAGAGAATGTGAGGACTTTCGTGGGCCAAAATCTCATGAACCTCTAGGGAAGCACATTCTCACAATCCTCACAATAACAACGCAAAAGACTTCCCTGATTACTGGATGAAAATGTCCTAAACCTGACGGCCGTATGGTCAAGTCAGGCTGAGATGAGACCGCAAGTCTCACCCCAGTTGGGTAGACGGAAGTGCAACCCAGCAGGTCGCGTCTGCTGCGTGAAACATCCCACCCGAGTAGCCCAGTAATCTACAGAGTGATTCACTCAAAGAATCGGGCATGACGTTCTAACACGGTACGCCTGGAAACAGGGTGCCATGTGGACAAGCAGGCAACGCGGTAGACGCGGTAATCCTGACGAAAGGAACGTTACGACGAGGTATAGTCTCAGCCTCATCACCTCAACTTACTTATGTGCCCCACAGAGCCTAGGGTTTCTGTGGTGGACCACCCACATGGAGTGGTTTCAGACAACCAGCGGCACGACGAATCCAGTGGATAACCTACCCATTAATACTATGGATTTTATCCTAAGGAGTAGTCATACCCTCAGCCATGTTCAAAACAACAAATGGCCCTATGGTCCAGCCAGGTTAGGACGCCTCCCTGTCAAGGAGGAGATCGCCGGTTCAAATCCGGTTAGGGTCGCCACCCCAGGTGGTGCGCAACAAGCCTGGGGCCAATTGGCTCATAACTCAATTGGCAGAGTGATCCGCTGTTAACGGATTGGTTGAAGGTTCGAGTCCTTCTGGGCCAGCGCAAAGGTCACCCGGTTTGAGAGACCGTACTAGCCAAGCACAGTCGAATAGGTTGGTGATCGCCTGACTCGTGTGCTGCATGTCCCGAGTGTGCTCTCAACATGCTCGCAGTCACTTTATGGCCTGGCCCTGAGGATACGACCAGGCTTCTTGGAGGGTTCGCATAGCCAGGTTTATTGCGCTCCCCTGCTAAGGGAGTAGGGCCTAAAAACCCTCATGGGTTCAAATCCCATACCCTCCGCCATCACACATACAACAAACACGTGTGAATGCCCTGTTGGTCTAGTCTGGTTAGGACGCCTCCCTCTCAAGGAGGAGATCACCGGTTCAAATCCGGTACAGGGTACGCAGAAGAGGACTCCATCAACGGTGCTTAACTAGCCGGGGGTCTGCGCGGGTGCCCTCTGTCATCAAAATCGCCTTCTGTGAGGTCAGGGAGTAGTTACCCTGGGGCAGAAGGAAAGAATGATGACACGGTTTCATATCCTGTCCTCCACCTCCACAGCAGATTCTTCCAAGGGTACCTAATTTGGGAGAATTGAATCCTCCGGGATGTGTGACTGGGACGTGAGACCTCATGATGTTCTAGACAGGAGGTCGTCTGGTGCCATGGTAGGTATGCGCATTAAAGATGGTTCAAGTCCATCCACCAGATCTATTTCAAAACCTACCCGACAGAAACCCTGGCGGCTGTGTGTACAGTGCCGCGCTACCCAGGGCGTGCTTTTTCAGAGAAGAGTTCTGTACCACCTTTGTTCATAAAAGAATAAAGGGTCGGCGAGACATTTTCTGAAAATGCTAGGGCAGGCTCGAAAACTGTACACAATTCATGCCCCTATAGCTCAATTGGTAGAGCATCGGACTTTTAATCCGATGGCAGGCGTAATAGCCGATTGTGGGTTCGAGTCCCACTGGGGGTACTGCTTCAGATCTTTCGTTATAATGTGAATTATGAACAAAGATTTGAAAGTATGCGGCATCTACGGCATTTTTGACACACTTACAGGAGAATGCCTCTATGTAGGCCAGTCAAAGAATATTCATGAACGCCGCCAATCTCATTTCAAACGTCTTCGTGGCGAAAGACACCTTAAATCATTTACAGAATGGTTTGTCAGTATTGGGAAAGATGAGTCCAGATTGGATCTCAGGGTTCTTTGTAGATGTCTCGACAATGATGACGTCAAGAACAAACTTGAAATCTTCTGGTTCAATGAACTTCACCCAAGATTCTATGGTGCTGTCCCATCTATTAATAACAGGTGGTCACATTCCGAGGAGACTAGGAAGAAGATTGGGGTAAGGACATATGAATCTGAGAGATGTGGAAAACACTACACATGTGCAGTTTACTACTATACATGCGTAGTGTGCAACAAGTTTTTCTCCTCATCAAGAAGGAAACGTGGGAAACATGCTCTTTGCTCCAAAGAATGCATGAGAGTACACCACCTCAAAATGGACACTCTTGACTACAACAAGGTCAAAGACCTGTATGAGTCTGGTGCCACTCAGGTGAGGATCGCCAAGACGTTTGGTGTGTCGAATGCCACTGTCTCGAAGTTCATGAGAGACAATGGCATCTCCACTGGATACAAACGCCATGATCCTGGGCTGAAGAGGAAGTCCAGGAAGACAAGCAATGCGGATGTAGTGTAGTGGCAGCACGCGACCCTTCCAAGGTCTTAGGGCGAGTTCGAGTCTCGTCATCCGCTCCAGTCGCTTTCGGCAATCATGCTGACACTCAGGAATACATGTGGTCTAACTCATGTTTCCTGAGGTTGACTCATTCCTTCCTGGTGTGTTAGGATTGAGCCATCAAGCCGGGTAGGGGCGTTCCTCATAAGTCCTGGCGGCCATTGAGCCCAGTAATGGAAACAATGACTCTGAAGATTGTCAACTACATAGTGACTACTAAATCCGCCTAGAGCATGTCCAGGTTATGCACTCGGCTCTTACCCGAGGGAACAAGGTTCGATTCCTTGTGGGCGGACGATCACCATAGCACTTGGTTTTGACGTGGCCGGTGCTGCCTCATCTAGTTTAATGACAGAACGCCGCGTGCTCACACATGCACGGGGAAGACAGGTTTGATTCCTGATTGGGGTTGTTGTTTGTGATTCAGGTCATGTGGGATTAAGATATGTGTGCACCCCTTGACTTGCACGTCAGTCTTCGGAATGTGGCGCAGTTTGGTAGCGCGCCTGCTTTGGGAGCAGGATGTCGCGGGTTCAAATCCCGCCATTCCGACTGGGTGAACCGGAAGAAACTCGTCCGCGGCATGGGTTTTCTTCCACATAGGAGTTACTGTCAGTACTTGTGGACGCACAGGGGCGGGTGACCGAATGAGTATGGTGAGTGGCTGTGGTTTAATGGCAGAACGCTTGGAAAAGAGGACAAGGTTCGATTCCTTGAAAAGCCAGCCCAATTTCTTGGTAGTGTGTGCCGAGTGGCGAAGGCAACTGGCTGTAAATCAGCGACGTTAGAAACATCGAGGGTTCGACTCCCTCCACTACCACTAACTGTGCAAGAAACTCACGCAAAATTGGCTACCCGCGTGTGAACAGTGAGGGTTCGACTCCCTCGTCGAGTGTTAGCCGACTCGGGGCGGTTCCTGGTGCTTGCATGGTTTTTGGGGGGTTGGTGTAATTGGTAACATACTCGGCTTGCACCCGGGAGCCGCGAGATCATCCCTCGTACCCTCCACGATATTCTTCGTATTATTGCAACAACAGAAAATGGTGTTTTGTAGTGATCGAAGACTTGCCATATGGATACATTTACGAAATAGTAAATACTGTAAATGGGAAAACCTATATTGGTCAAAGAAAACTTTCGTGTGATCGCAGATGGCGTGAGTATATGGGTAGCGGTGTTTTGGTTAAAACCGCAATTCGTAAATATGGCAAGGATAAATTCGTTAAAAGATTTATATGCTATGGCTGGTCTCATGAAGATTTAAACATCTTAGAACAATCTCATATCACACAGGCAATGGATGATGGTAGAGCCCAGTACAACCTCTTTACTGGACTTGGCGCTGGAGGAGACACTTTTTCTCTCTTATCTCCACAAGAAAGAAAAGACGCTATCCGTAAAATGACCGCCACCCTGAATAGGGCGGAGGTTAGAGAAAAAATAAGAACATCTCACTCTAATACAATTTCAAAAAAGTATCAACATATGTTTGATGACAAAGGGGATGAAATTCTTGAGATGTATTCACGATTTATCTCAATAAAAGAGATTTCTAAAACTTTTAGCATACCTCGCAAGAGGGTGAGAGATTATATTGAATCACGTGGGGTAAAGATTGTTCATATGAACAAAAAGGGTGAGTCTCCAAAAGAAATTTTGAGTAGGAGGAGAGAAACTTGGAGTAGTAAGGGGTGTCAAGTCTCCAGGTTTAACTCTGATGGTGAAAGAATTTCTCCAAGGGTAGATAAAAAATGTGAGGTGTGTGGTGTCAGTTTCACAGGTTCTCCTAATAAAAAATTCTGTTCTAAAGAATGCAGAAATACAGGATCACCTAGAAGTAAATTCGACGTAGACGAAGAGACGCTTAAGTCTTATTTATCAGAAGGTCTAAATTCACAAGAAATTTGCAAGATTATTGGATGCAAATGGAGAACATTAGCAAACATCCTAAAAAGACATAATTTATCTCCTAGGGATCTGAGACCAAAAGATTCTAAACCGTTCTGGAATACAAACAACTAAAATTCTTGCTCGTTTAGCTCAGTTGGTCAGAGCCGCCGGTTTACGCCCGGTGTGATGTAGCGGGGGTTCGAATCCCTCAACGAGCACTTTTTGCCGGTGTAGCCAAGTGGTAAGGCGCCTCTCTCATAATGAGGTCATCGCTGGTTCGATTCCAGCCATCGGTACTTATTCCCCCTTGGTGTAGTGGCAGCACGACCGACTTTGGATCGGTTAGCCTAGGTTCGAGTCCTGGCGGGGGAGCGGCGCTGTGGCGTGCTTTTTGGGGTGCGTGTTGGCGTTCTTTGCCTCTTAGTGTAATTGGTAGCACGACTGATTCTGGTTCAGTTATTCTAGGTTCGAGTCCTGGAGGGGCAGCGATGTGAGGTGGTTTTTAACTGGTGCTGGTGGGCCTAGTGTTTTCAGGTTTTTGCTGAGTGTGACCTGGATGGCGCGACGTTTTGTTTGCACCATGTTGCTATGCTGTCTCATATTCTCCCAGTTTGCCTGACACTGGGGTCTAGTGAGTTGGGCGTCTAGCGTAGAGACCGTCCCGTTGGTAGGGCGGCGAGCCGGTTGTCATGAAGCCGGTACTTTTGCTCACGGGTTGCGCTAGTTGCCGGGCATTGGTGGCCCTTTGCTTGGTTTTGTGGGAAGTGGTGGAAGTTGGACGTTCTGCTGCGTTTTTGTTTTCTGGTGCCGCCTACTCCTGTGAAACTTCCTCCTCTCTTGCGGGAGTGGGTGGCGCCGGAATGTGCAGATGTGGTGTTAATGGTAGCACGCGACCTTGCCATGGTTGTAGAGCGGGTTCGAGTCCCGTCATCTGCTCGGAGTTCATGGAGATGTGTAGCAATTCGGTTACTTCATATATTGGGTTTATGTATTTCACCGGATTGCGTCTTTTCTCTCTGTGTCTCTTTCCTTGATCCTGCCGCGTTCTTGTGGCAGGATTATTCCGGGTAACGCTGATGGTTAGCGGGTGGTCTCCAAAGCCACTGTCATTGAGGTTCGAATCCTCTACCCGGGGCGGACTGTCCATGGTCTAACATTGTTGATTGATGACCTTGGGTCTTTTGGGGATGTAGCACAATTTGGTGGTGCGCCCGCTTGGCTTGCGGGAGGTTACGGGTTCGAGTCCCGTCTTCTCCACCATGGGTTCTGGCCTCACCCTTAGCGCCTTTCGTACAGGTGCTTGAAACAGGTGACACTTTTTCGGGAGTGTCACTTTGTGGAGGCTGTGTGCTGGCGCCAGGGCGGGTGACCAAGTAGCAGGGTTTGAAGCCCTTGCGAAGCGGGTAACGCTTGCCGATTGTGGCAGGTGTCCGACTGAGGTAGTACGACATTCCGTCTTGGCGCTGACATGCTTTTAACGATGCGCTTTTCACTATCTGGCTGAGTAGCATCACAGGCACCTTGGGTTGCTCCAAGAATTGTTCTGCGGCGTGAAGCGGGACGCCTCTTCCTTAAGAAGAGGGTGTGCAGGTAGTCCGACCGAAAGTGCTGCAAAGATGACTATTCTTTGGTCGTCTTTGACTTATGGTGTGAGCACATTGACCTTGGTGATGGTTGGAACACACTGACCTTGAACATGTTGGGTTGGTGGCGCAGATTCGACGTCTGCCTCCAGGGCTGGTTTTTGCTGATTGTGACAAGTAGGTCGTTGTAAGGTGCGGGGGTCCTACCGTGGATTACAGTTCTCTTTGCCTTCAGGATAGATAAGTCACTGAGTGAATTGTTTCCTGTACCTTGTATTGGTGGTGACCAGTTGTGTCCAAGGTTCATGTTCGTCCTGACACGCATGAGATTGAGCGTTGTCGCGCCGTGAAGGGGCCATGTAGTTTCGGCGCCTGCTATGACACCATGGAGGAAGCCAAGCAGGCGCGCAAGGGTCTCCTTTTACAGGAGGCGGAGACCCTGTATGGTGAGAACTGTGTTACACCATATGAAATGAGTCTCCCTGATGGTGTTGACGGCGTTCTGAAAGACCTCAGGGGTGTTGGGAATCCTCTGGTTGTTGGTGGTGCTGTTCGTGATTCTCTGAGTGGTCACGCCAGTAAGGATGTTGACATAGAGGTTCATGGTTCCAGTATTGGCTCCATTATCAAGCACCTGAAAGAACAGGGTTACCATGTTGATGAGGTGGGCCGCCAGTTCGGGGTTCTCAAAGTCTCCAAAGGCGGGGTGAAGAACCTTGACGTGTCCGTACCTAGGCGTGAGAATCGTGTCGGTGTCGGCCACAAGGCGTTCACGGTCGAGTTCAATGAGAACATGAGTGTTTCTGAGGCTGCCGAGAGAAGAGACTTCACGTTCAACGCGATCATGTATGATCATCACAGGGGCGTGATCGTTGACCCGACTAATGGTGTTGGTGACTACCGTAACCGGGTGATGCGTGCGGTCTCTGACAGGTTCCCTGAGGACCCTCTGCGTGTCCTCAGGGGATTCCAGTTTGCTGCAAGGTTCGGCATGCGCTACGATGATGACACGGCCAGCATGTGTCGAACCATCCGGGGCGAGTACAATGACCTTTCGGTGGAGCGTGTACGTGAAGAGTTCAACAAGTTCTTCACCAAGGGTGAGGACTACAGTTCTGGCGTGAAGGCTCTTCAAGACTCTGGTTGGAATGACATTGAGCCAGGTTTGCGAGAGTCGCTGAGAAGTAGTCGAACTGTGGCTGCTCTCAACAACCTCACTAAACTTGGCTCCAGTCAGCGCCCTGTTATTGGTGCCGCTGTCATCCTCAAAGGCATCCCCAGTCGTTCCGATAGGGAGAACTTCGCTAGGGTTGCCACAATGAGTAAGAGCGACACCACACAGGCTCTAGCCCTCAGTGAGTTAGGGCACTCTGACATGTGTGACGACTATACACTCAGAAAGACTGCTCTGGTACTCGCCAGGAAAGGGGCATCATACAGGCAGGTTCGTGCACTAGCGAAAATCTATGGTGACAGCAGGATGGTGTCAGCCGCCAACAAGGCAATCAAGATGGGTATGGGCGACAAGCCCGCACCTGACCTTGTTACCGGGAAAGACATCCTCGCTATGACCAGCCGGAGGCCAGGGAAGTGGCTTGGTGATCTGTTGAGCCAGGTGCGTGAAGCCCAGTACAAGGATGAGGTAACTAGCCGACCCCAGGCGCTTGATCTCGCGCAGAGGCTCATCAACAACCTGGAAGAGAACTAACCCACACTGCAACCTGTGTGGACTCATTATCTGTCAGGTGTGACAGTCGGCGCACAAACACGCACTTGACACTCACCTGGTGGCGGTGGTACACTAGGTCATGTACTCAGGAAGTTAGAGAAGCAAGGTTCTTGAACACTGAGTGCACACAATCTCATACACACGTGGTTTTCTCACCACACTGTTCCTTCATAAGAGGGGCAAGTCATGGTGAAGCGTGTGTTTGCGGACATGGCTCAGTTGGTAGAGCACCTGGTTCCCATCCAGGAGGTCGCGGGTTCGATCCCCGTTGTCCGCTCGCTCAGGTGGCGGAATGGTATACGCGCTGCCTTGAGGTGGCAGTGGGCTGTAAGGTCCATGCAGGTTCGACTCCTGTCCTGAGCACTTGACAAACCCCAGAAGTGTAGACTTTCTCTTACTTCTTGTGGAATAGGAGAGGACCAGGGTTCGAGTCCCTGGCTGAGAAGGCGAGTCCTTCCAGTGGTGTATCGGGTTAGCACGTTAACGTCAGAGGGGGCCGCTTTTTCTCTGGGGTTTGTCACACAACTCGCCTGAATCCTCTCACCATTATGTGATCATGTGGTGACACAAGTGAGGAGGGGGCGCACTCACACTACGGAACATATGCTTCCTTGGTGTGGGTGTTTCTGGTTTCGTCGCCAGTTCAGGTACGAAGGCGCAGATGCGTAGTGGTAGGTTACTTCACATTGATTTGCACTCAATCCCAAAGCCTGCTGCGGCTGGTTCTCTGCGTCTAAAATTTACGAAGTGGACTCAACGCCAGCCTGGGTCATGAAGCCATCATAGTCTCAAGGAAGGGTGAGCAAAATGGCAAGGATGAACACGAAGAACGCTGTCGCAAAGAACAATGCGTCTTCTCCGGTCAAGACCCGTAAGAGCGGCAAACGAGTCACCACAGCCGAAGGCGGGACAGGGTGGAAGCGCACCGCTAAGGGTGAGTTGTTTCTCGCTGCGGTCACGAGCCTGAACGAGGACACGTTCTATGAGTCCGCTGAGGCTCGTCAGGAGCGTGTTGCCAAGTTGGTTGCAAAGGTCGCTAAGGACGGCGAGTGGGTTCTCGGCCTAGTCGGGTGGCTCCGTCGTGACGCTGGCCTCAGGGCTGTTCCTGTAATGGTTGCCGCTGAGGCTGTCCACTACCGTCTCAGCAAGAGCATGAATGGCCTCAACCGCGAGATTGTTCGTGCATCCATTGGTCGCCTGGACGAGACCAGTGAGTTCATTGCCTACTGGCTGGAGCGTTTTGGCCGCAAGATCCCGTCCGCCGTCAAGCGCGGTATTAGTGACGCCCTGAATGACCTGCTCAACGAGGTTTCATACCTTAAGTGGAGCGGTCGCGCGTCCCGCGGTTCCGTGTCTTTGGGTGACGTCATCAACCTTGTGCACGCTAAGCCGAAGAACAGCCACCAGTCAGCGCTCTACCAGGCTGTCCTCGACCGCCAGTACGGGGCCAAGGAGGACCTGACCGCACTGCCTGTCATGAAGGCCCGCCAGGACTTCCTGTCTATGCCGGTAGACAAGCAGATCAAGGTTCTGTCAGGTAAGAAGGCTGACAGTGTGATCAAGTCAGCACGCCTCACGCACGAGGTTGTCGCCGGGTCTATTGGCAAGATTCCGGCCGAGGTATGGGAGAGCCTGATCCCGCACATGGGATACACTGCTCTGCGCATGAACCTCAGGCGAATCAGCGAATCCGGTGTTAGCCTTGACGTAATCGACAAGATCAACAAGGTACTCCGAGACAAGGAGAAGGTTGCTCGCGCCAAGGTCATGCCGATTGACTTCCTTCGTGCCTACAGGAATGCTCCACTAGACTTCCATGCCGCACTCCAAAGGGGAGCGAACGGGGTCCTGGACAACATTCCAGCACTTAAGGGGCACACGCTAGTCCTACTGGACCGCTCGGGCTCAATGGGAGACTACCTGTCCTCCAAGAGCCAGATCACCAGGCAGGACGCAGCAAATGTCTTTGCGGCAGCCCTGGCACTACGCTGCGAGGATGTTGACGTGGTTGCTTTTGACACCAACAGTCAGAAGGTCCACATCACTTCCAAGGATCTGTTGAAGGTTGTTGAGAATGACATGCCGAATTCTCGTGGTGGAACCTACACCGCCCGAGCATTCAGAGAGCACTACAACAACCACGACAGGGTTATCGTCCTCACAGACGAGCAGACGTCCATGTCCTCATACTGGACGGGCGGAGAGAGTCTTGACGAGGCTCTGGATGCTGGACTGAAGAAGGGCGCAGCAATGTTCACCTGGAACCTAGCCGGGTACACTGCCGCACACAACCAGTCCAAGGATCGCCGCTGGACCTTCGGTGGGCTTACTGACAAAGGCTTCCAGATGATCCCCTTACTGGAGAAGGGCGTGTCTCAGTCCTGGCCCTGGGAGAACTGAGACAGAGACAGAACGTGACTGCTATCACACCATCATCAGTTGACATCAGTCTTCTGTCAGTGGTAGAGTAGTCATCATCAAGCCGGTCGGAGAGAACAGGATGAGGCCAGGCGGGAAACCGAGCAACCCCTTGTTCTCTCTGACCGGTAGCAAGCCGGAGTGGTGAAATGGCAGCCACGCCAGGTTTAGGTCCTGGTGCCTTCGGGCGTGAGGGTTCGACTCCCTTCTCCGGTACTAAGCGCAACATGTGCTCACAGAATCAGAGGTGTATGCGCTTGAAACACAACTACATAGCGTAAGATGTAGACTTCATGCTGGATTGGCGGAACGGTAGACGCGCTCGCTTCAGGTGCGAGTGTCCGAAAGGATGTGAGGGTTCGACTCCCTCATCCAGTACGATGATGAGACCACAGTCACACCAACAGGTGTTGACAAATGTTCACAAAGAACGCTACAATAGGGTCCCGTCAAACAGACATGGGAACGAGCAGATCACTCGTTTACTTCCGGCTGATCACCGAAAGACGTGCGTAAATCCTCGCACGGTTGTGTACATGGCGCCCGTAATCAAAGGGGGCGGTGGAAGGCCATCAAGGCTGATCACAAGCCGCCCCTGGAGAAATAAGGGAAGAGGTTCGACTCCTCTTTGCACAGCGATGGCAGCACCAATCAAATGGAACTGCCACAACAATAAATACATCTCTCCGTTCGTCTAGCGGCCAAGGACACTGGACTTTCAATCCAGCAACGCGGGTTCAAATCCCGTACGGAGGACCATCTCAACTCAATAGAGAACAAGACTCACCAGATTCACTGTCACACAGGATGCTGGCAGTAAGGTGGGAAACAATGCCCTGGTGGTGGAATGGTAGACACGGCGACCTCAAAAGCCGCTGCCGCAAGGCGTGAGGGTTCGACTCCCTCCTGGGGCACAACGATCCAAAGCACGTTCGTGAAACATCAAAGTGACACAAACAACACGGATCAAAACTTGACAAGATCAATCTGAATGCGCTAGAATAAAAGCGCAAGATGAGAAAACTTGTTGAGAACAACATGAGCCTATGTAGTTCAATGGAAGAATACCACTCTCCTAAAGTGGGGGTTAAGGGTTCGAGTCCCTTCATAGGCACTATCTTGAGACTGAAACTCTTCGTAGTTTTATGTCAAGATAAACACAATGCCCCTGTAACTCAATGGATAGAGTAGCAGCCTTCTAATCTGCATGTTGTCAGTTCGAGTCTGACCAGGGGTACTATTCCAGAAAGTGAGAGGTTCTGGAAATTCATGCCCCCATAGCTCAGTTGGTTAGAGCAGCGGCCTTATACACCGTTTCGTGCCTGATATGCACAAGGTCCTGGGTTCGAGTCCCAGTGGGGGTACTCGCATTACACCTGAACTGCAAGGAGTGCCATGTCTGACGATCTGACTACTAAGCAGCGTAAGTCTGACCTCAAGACCACTCTGAGCGACCTGGTTGCTTCGTATCGCGAATGTATGTTTCGCATCTCTAAGCCTGTGCGTCTGTTGTCCAACCTGATCAAGGATGTTGGCGACTTCGCTGACTGTTGTGAAGAGTTTTCTCGCAACATTGATGACGTTGAATACTATTTGATGCGCATTCAGTCGGCGTGCGAAAACCTGGCGCACACATGCATGGACATTACCAAGGCTGACAGCGAGATCGAGTACGACCTTAACAGTGTTGTTAACTCGATTATGGATAAGGTTGACTTCTGGTGGCAAAAAGACATCATGGATGAGTATAGGTATGATCTTGCCATGTCTACTGCTGACAGGGTGCAGAACATGCTTGCGTCCGTGGGTGATCTTGCGTCTGTGTGGCCATACTGTGCCCCACAGCCCCGCCCGGATGGGTATAACCTAGTTGAGAAGAAGATGGATGCCCTGGAGTTCGTCATCTATCAGGCCGCATCTGCCCTAGTTGCTGCGCGGCGCGGGCTCTTGGGGGTGGAGCCTTGGTGCCTGAGTGAGCCCGATGGTCTGGGCATTTCCCGCATGCACGTTGTGGTAAGCATCACTTGATGCGGTGTTGACATAGCGGTCGCGTCTGTCCTATACTGTAGATGATTGAGGGGCTTAAGGACAACCTTTCAGGTCACCTCCCACTTGTGGTGACACTTGATACCTTTAAGTGTCACCGAACCTCTTGTTGATGACACTTAAGCACGTAAGGTGTCATCACATTGCCCGGCTAGTTTAGTGGTCAAAACACTTCCTTGGTAAGGAAGAGATGCCAGTTCGATTCTGGTGCTGGGCTCTCAGTATCTCACCCCACACACCCCTGGGTAGCAGGGTTTGTGTGGGTTAAAGGTACGCTGCCGGATTAGTTCAACTGGCTAGAACGGTCGTCTCGTAAGCGACAGGAGCGGGTTCGAGTCCCACATTCGGCTCCACATTATTCTTCCCGGTCTCTTCGTTGTGGAAGGGGCCGGTTTTGTTGTTTCTTGTATTCTTGTGAGCAGCATCAGGTCACTGACTGCCTACCCAGCACCTAACCCATCCGGGCTTACCGAGAGTATCGTGTAGGGCACCCTGGGTGTTTAGGTCCTTGCCTATCTGCTATTTCAATACGTATAGCAAGTATGCGGGCAGATAAGGGCGCACCTAATATGGATATTGTGAAGCCAGTTGGTTATGACGTGACCACCCCAGATAGGCGCGACCTCCCAGCCTGGTATCTGACACTGATGCCAGACGCCCTGAAACCATGTTTTGTTGTTTCCAAGCATAGGGATATGGAGTCGTCGTTCTACTATGTGACAGCACCCGACAAGAACCTCTGGGATCCAGTTTTCTCCACCATTACCGAGGCCGTGGACTTCCTGAAGCGTTACGACACTGGCTTCTACCTGGACGACTCCTGTGGCAGAAGGGTACAGGGGGTCTTCCTGGACTGGTCGGATTATGGGCGCATCCAAGATGTTCGCCACCATACTATATGGTTCGCGCAACACATTGCCTGCCAATACGTTCTCGACCCAGAGGACTATCAGGCATCCCGCGACTTCGTGAGAACCCACCCAGCATTGTGGAGGTTGCGGGCACCATCCGCGAGGATCAACACGATTCCGGCTGCCTCAACCCCTACCGTTGACCCCATCCTCATTCGGAAGACAAGCGACGGCCTTCATACTGCGGGTATTACTGAGTTGGCTGCACTGGAGTCAGCGGTGATGCTGGGTAGCGGCCTGTGTGCCAGTGACATACCATCTGGTGTAGGCGTTACCGCTAAGGATGCCGTGACAGGTTTGGCAGCAAACATGGCGGCATTGTTCGATCATGAAGGTAACCTCAGAAGGTAGTAGAGGATCGAACTGCTCGCCCCTTTGCTGCCAGCATCTTGATGTCGGGATCGCCCACAAATAGGTGGTATCAAGTCAGGTAGCGAGTGAGCGGCAACAGGAACAAACAAGGTAAGGGGCATAAGTGGACGCCAGACGGGGCGGGGTTATCACCTGGGATCAGATGTTCATGAGATTCGCTCAGGTCGCTGCGATGCGATCCAAGGACCCTAGTACACAGGTAGGTGCCTGTATCGCATCTTCTGACAACCGGGTCCTGTCCATCGGGTACAACGGGGCACCAGCCGGGTTTGACGACGAGGACTTCCCCTGGGGGCGGGACTCTGAGGACCCCATGTGTACGAAGTACCCGTATGTGGTGCACGCTGAGGCTAACGCCATCTTGAACTTCCGTGGGGCTAGGAGTGAACTTTCTGGGTCTCGACTCTATGTGACTCACTTCTGCTGCAATGAGTGTGCGAAGATGATCGCCCAAACGGACATTAGTGAGGTCATCTACTTGCACGATCATGCCATGTCGAACGGCCTCACCCCAGCAACGCTCACAATTTTCAAGCATAAGGGTGTCAAGTACAGGCAGATGCAACCATAGTTGAGAGCATGTGGCAGGGGCAGCCTTGGGGATCAAGGGCTTCGCTGGTGGGGTTACGTTTAGGGTGTTGAGACGAATATGTGACACGAGTCACTTTGGGGCGAGTTGACACTCGGCCGCCCTGTATGGTAAGATGTATTCACAACGTTGAGAACAGAGGTTCTGGCACTCAAAACTGGGTGATATTACTGTCTCAACTAAATAATGGATGGTTGCCCGAGCGGTCGAAGGGAGCAGCCTTGAAAACTGTAGTGCTGAAAGGCACCGGGGGTTCGAATCCCCCACCATCCGCGACCAGGCGAGATCCCTCCCTCATGGGGGCTTGAGTCGGTGTCACAACCCAATATGCCGTTTTAGTTCAATTGGTAGAACGCCTGTCTTGTAAACAGGAGGTCGTCGGTTCGATCCCGATAAGCGGCTCTAGGGCGCACGCTCTCTTTCCTTCCTTATAGTGTGCGCCCGCCCCCCCTTTTTTGGTGTTTCCCCTGGTGTTAAAAGGTGGATAGACACCCTGCACCCATAACCACCCACACCATATTATGTGTGATTGTTTTCTCAGTATGGTGCGAGAGTGGAAAAGACAACAGGGTCTTCCTTGTTGGATAAACTAGGTAGCAGCAAATGTCATCTACCACAGAAATCCACTAGAGGAGAAACGCATGGCGTCAGATCAGAGCCGCAAGGTTGAAGAGTTCTACAGGGCGTTCCAGCAGGAGCGGTACCTGCCTGACCCTGAAAGCAAGCCGTCACTAGAAGCCATGGGTGATAGTCGAGTTGACCTTAGGATGAGCCTGATCGTTGAGGAGTTCTGCGAGTTGATTGCAGCAGTCTACAACGAGAAGGCTGCACAGGAGATGGAGAACACCTGGTGGAACCTTTTCGACGATCATGTCATCACTGAGGAGAACCGCAACTATAATGTGGTTGCTGCCGCAGACGCCACCGGGGACCTCCGTTACGTCATTGAAGGGCTGGACCTGGAGGCCAATATTCCCTCCGAGGCTATCTTCAATGAGATCCATGTCTCCAACATGTCTAAACTTGATGACGAAGGTAACCCGGTCATCTCGGACGGCACAAACAAACCCAAGGGGAAGATCCTCAAGGGTGACAACTACTTCGCGCCAGACCTCAAAGCCATCATCGAAGGTCGTACCCCAGACCGCACCCCAGTAAAGTCCAAGAAGGAGAACGCATGAGACTAGCCAGGAGCCATGGAACAAGGGTAAGAAAGACGATCCTTACTGCCGCACTAGGCGTCCTCGTCGCTGGTCTCCTGTCCAGTTGCGGTGGGGCATCCAAGACTAACCCATCATCCACAGTCAGTGCGGGGGTAAACGCCACCGCCATCGCAACCACAGGTTCAGGTGCACAGGCCCCAGGCGCGGTAAAGAACGACACCACTGGTGCGGCCCAGTTCGCCAAGTCCTACTATGAGGCATGGTTCACGTCCAGCAGTGACAGCACCTACAGTAAACTCAGTAACGCCCTGAACGAGGCCACCAAGGACATTGACCGAAACAAGGTCGTCCAGGATGACCCCATGAGCGTGTTCAACGCCATGACCGAGGCGCAGCAGAAGAGCATCGCTGAGAAAACCACCCAGATCAACCCCATGTCCGACTACTACGACACTACGGGCATGACCGATGCCGAGATCGCCATCCTCAACGTCATCGCCACCGGATTCTCCTCCGGCTACCACACGGACCAGAAGGTTACTGTGGCCGTCAATAAGGACAAGGTGACAGTAGACGGTAGCACCGGATCGGTCCCCTACACTGCTCTCACTGTGACCGTTGGAGACAAGAGCAACACGCCTACCGGCACCGATTTCACTCTGCCCCTGATCTACAAGGATGGCAAGTGGAAGGTTGACGGGAAGAAGTTCAGTGCCATGGTGATCAGCAACTACAGCGCCCACCAGTCCGCAACCGCCACACCAACACCATAACAAACAGTCAGGTAGGTGTGACACTATTCACACAATACGGCCCCTCCCAGAAGTTGACATTCGGGAGGGGCCGTTGATATATTAGAGTCACGACTTGGGGCAGACAGGTATTCGACATGCGATGCTTGCTTGTGTTGAGTGCGAGCCACCCTTGAACCATGGGTGTCAAACAGGTTCAAACCAATAGTTGCCAACTCGGACAACTTCGCTCTCGCCGCCTGAGAGCCGCCTGAATCCCACAAGGTAAGGCCCTGCCGGGACTCAATTCAGGTGTTATCGTTAGGGGCCATGGTCAATCATCTGTCACCTGGGTGCGGGCCGAGAAACTAAACAGGTGACAACCAGGGGTATGGTAGTCATGCAGAACCACTCCAGACCCTACATGGTTGTAAAACACTAACGGATCCTGCTACGCTCGTAGATCTTAAAACAGGCACATTCTTGGACGAGGGTTCGATTCCCTCCTGCTCCACTATCCGGTCGGGGTGCCGCCAGCGAATGATGAAACTGGCGGCACCCCGGACCCTGTGTGTGCATGCCACTGCCGCATCAGAGGATGCTCCAGCGTGTCGTTTCCACTCTATACGTTCGATCCCCTGTAGTGGTCGATACACTATGGGTAGCGCAAGCCACAACCGATGCGGCACCCCCGTCATGGCACCCTGAAACCCGAGGAGACTCATGCTTGACAGACTAAGAGAGACGGAGTTCTACCAGGAACTTGCCACCGTCATGAAGACTAACAGCACGATGCTGACTGGTTTCGCCGCGGTCCTCATCATGGTGTCGGGGGTCGCTGTCGTTGACCACACTGAGCGCTGGTGGGTTCCTGTCGTGTCCTTGACCATGTTCAGCCTCGTAGTGTTCCTGTTCATGAACTTCAGGGTCATCATCAAGGCTATCGGGTCTACTGTCGCCACAGTTATGCTGTCGTCGTTCGCGTTCACAGGCGGGTCGCTGGCAGACCGCTTCGGACTGGGAGGGCTCGTCTGGGTTGGGATGATCTGGGCATTATTCTTCGGCACCCTGGCGTGGTCTTACGGGTTCCAGTCGGGAAGATCCAGGTGGGTACCCATCATGCTGGCCCAGTTCGTATCCTTCTCCGCCACCTACACCCTGATCATGGGGTCTATACCTGTCGCATGGTCCGCCCTGGCTGGTACGGCCCTGGGGTTTGTGACGTTCATTGTTGGTTACACGGTGTTCGGCAGGACCAGGTTCCGGGCGAAGAACACCCCAGTCAACTTCCTGGACGACGAACTGGCGGCCACCATCGTCGAGGGCGCTGAGAACCTTGGCTGGGAGGCCACACCTATGCCAGATAAGGGCGACACTGGGTCTGTACTTGTGTGGAACGATGAACGCGCATACCTGCTGCACCCTATCAAGATGACGACACCGTTCGGCACCATCGGCAAGAGAAGCCAGTCCCTTTCATACCGGCGTAAAAGCATCACCCCATGGTTGAACCACCTGATCTACCACCGGATCCCGTTGTGGAGGTCCAGGGGTGCTGACATCACGCTCGTGCTAGTGGACTTGAACCGCCGCAACAGTGAATCCATGAAGGTGATCGCCCAGCCGGTGCCTGACTCTAACCGGTTCGTGCCCGTGTGTGTGGCACCGATCAGCAGGAAGCGCAGCCCCCAGAAGGTTGAGCGTATGCTGAAGGATGTGGACTCGACCATGGAGCCTATGAAGCGAGATCTGACAGGGAAGCAACTTAAGGCCCTCGCGGGCATCGGAGTCAAAGATGCCCCAACTGACGAGGTGAGCGATGCTGCCGAGGAGGCCGCAGTCGTTACCAGTACGGCTAACAGCGAAGGCGACACTGACAGCATCGAAGAGTCCTAGCAACCCCTGAAGATACGCAAGTAGATACTCGTATTGGTCCTGGACTGGGGGAGGTAGAATCCGGTTCAGGACCACCCGCCTCCAGGGTGCTCCAATAGCCGAGAGTGGAAAAGCCACAACAGCAGTGAGGTAAGTCATGCCAGCAGTCAAGGATCAGTTCGTCTCCCTGCACATGCACTCCGACTACTCCCTACTGGACGGCTACGCCAAGCCAGGAGAGTACATCAACAGGGCTATCGAACTTGGGCAGCCAGCCATTGGGCTCACAGATCACGGGAACCTTCATGGCATCAAGCAGTTCATCGACCAAACCAGGGACGCTGGCCTCACCCCAGTACCAGGTTCCGAGTTCTACATGGCCCCCATCAGTGATGACGGACCATACCCCAAGCATCCTGTCTACTACGGTGAGGGTGGTCGCAAGAACCCCGACCATGACGTGTCCGCTAACGGGACCTACCTGCACCTAACTGTCTGGGCTTACAATGACGCCGGTTTGAGTAACCTGAAGCGCCTGTCCACGCTCGCCTATGCCCCAGAACGCTACTACCGGAAACCACGCATCGGGTTTGACGACCTGGCGGACCACTCAGACGGACTCATCGTATCCACGGGCTGCCCCTCATCAGAGATCAGCACCAGGTTACTCATGGGACAGGAGCAAGCAGCCTATGAGTACGCTGGGCGCATGAAGGAAGTGTTCAAGGACCAACTGTTCATGGAGATCATGAACCATAACATGAGCATCGACCTTGAACGCAAACTACTGCCTCAGCAGATGCGTCTAGCGAAACGACTCAACCTCCCCCTACTGGCAACCAACGACTGCCACTACGCCAACTCCGGGGACGCCCAGGGACACAGTGAGATGCTTTGCATCCAGTCAAAGTCCCTCATGAGTGACAAGACCTATGATCAGGGCGGTAAACGGTTCGCGTTCAACGGCGACCAGTACTACATGAAGTCCGGGGCACAGATGGCGGCACTGTTCCCTGAAGATGACTATCCCGGCGCCCTGTCGAACACGCTACTGATCGCAGAGATGGCCTCAGACATTAGGATGGTGTTCGACCCCCACCTGAGGCCCGTCCCGTTTGTCCCTGAGGGCACCACGGTAGAGAAGCATCTCCAGCAGATGATCAACGACGGCTACAAGGCCAAGTATGTGAACCGTGACTACCCAAGCGTGGAGGAGCGCAAACGTGTCCTGAGTGAAGCAAAACGACGCATTCGTGAAGAGTGGGAGGTCATCTACTCGTCCGCGTTTGACGGGTACATGCTGGTCGTGGAGGACTACCTGAGATATATCCGGGAGAATTACTCGGTGCGAGGCGAGAACGGGGAGATCCTTGCATCTCCGTTGGGGCCGGGCCGCGGCAGTGTCGGAGGGTGCATCATCGCATACCTGCTGGGCATCTCTGAGATCGACCCTATTGAGTATGATCTCCTGTTCGAGCGTTTCTTGTCTCCTGGGCGTGGCGCTGTCTGTCGGGTCACCTATGATGACGGCACTACCGAGGACCTTGTAGTGTCCGAAACCAGAACAGTGCTGGGTGATGATGGTCAGGAAGTGGGCAGGTACATTCACCAGATCAACATTGGGGATAAGGTTGTCATTGAAGAGGAGCACTAAAACCATCTGAGTACGTATGTGCCACTTCATCTGAACACCTCCCCTACCTCCTGGAGCAACCGGACCCGTGACTTCTCACGTGTTATCGTGGTTACCATATAGGCAGATACAGAACCTATGTCGCGCCTCCACACTAAGAGGACAGACTGGGATGACAGCATGTGGTGAAACCTTGTACAGGGTGGACGGAGAATACGGATGGCAGATAGAAACAGTGGTAGCACCCCGAAGTTGGAACTCTACAAGCGGTACCGGCCCAGCAGGTGGGATGAACTCGTTGGGCAGCAAAAGGTTGCTCACAGTATCCAGGCGGCACTAGCCGCAAATCGGGTCCCTACTGCCTATGGTTTCTTTGGTCCGCGTGGATGCGGTAAGACTAGCGCCGCATTCATCTTGGCGAAGTCCCTCAACTGCCTCAACCTACAGGACGGCCAGAACCCTTGTAATGAGTGTGACGTGTGCCAGGCCATTGACGACCGCTCCCAGCCGGGCGTCCAGTACATCAGCATGGCGAACCACGGCAGTGTTGACCACATCCGGGAACTTATGCGTGACTCCAATCAGGCGACCTACATCAACCGGGCTGTCATCATCATGGACGAGGTGCACAACATCAGCCGCAACGCATTTGACTCAATGCTGACTACGATAGAGGATGAGCACACTCCAGCCCTTATGATCTTCTGCTCCACTGAAGAGGACAAGATCCCCGACACTATCATCTCCCGGCTCCAGGCACGTACCTTCCGGCTCGTGAACAGTGATGACATGATTGGTCTCGTATCCCGAATTCTGGACGAGGAAGATGTGTCTGTCAGTGACGAGGCCCTGCTGGAAGTGATTCAGCGTGGTCGCGGGTCTGTGCGTGACACCCTGTCTGTGTTGGAGGGCCTGATCGTTGGCGGGGACCTGCTGGAGCGTCCTGCCGGGCTGGGGATCCTGGAGGCGTTGGCTGTCCTGGACGTGCCTGGGTGTCTGAAGGCCGTGAAGGAGGGGGCGGATGCGGGCTACAGTGGACGAACCATGGCTGAGGGTTTGTTCTCGGACCTTGTGAACGTAATACAAGCGGTTTCTGGCGTCCGAGGTGTCGCACCTCCAGTGCGGGACGTTCAGGGCTTCTATGACGCCATGGGTGGGCTACGCGGCCTGTTCGCGGTGGAACGTGAGGTGGGGGACGCTATCAATCGTATGTCCATTGGGGCAGACTCTCTGATCCTGTTCCAGATTGCTCTTTTCAACGCTTTGGATAAGTTGAGGGACATCAGAGATAGCGCAGATAAGAAGTAGTGCCCGAAGAACGCCCAACATCAACATGTGTTGAGTTTTTGGGCATTAAGAACGGCGGCCGTGTGTAGAAGTTAAAGCACCTCTACGGCCGCCGTTTTTCGTTGCTTAAGTGTCCTTGCGCACCAATATCAGAAACAATAGCCCTCCAGGCGCCACAACGGAAAACTCTGACGCTCAACGGAACAGCCCCAGAAACAGGGTTGAACACAGGTCGTCATATGTGCTACAGTGACATGCTGCATGCCTGAAACCGTTGATAGAACTGTGAGGATTTAACTACATGACGTACGCACTCTCAATCGTCCTGGGTCTGGTGGCGTCCGGCCTGCTGGCTGCCATCTCATACTCGTCACGCAACAGGACGATAACGATCCTGTCTGCGGTCATGTCTGGTATCGTCTGCGGCCAGTACGTCCTGCTCAACCACCCCGGCGCAGCAGTCCTCAGCGCCATCTCCCTCGCCTTCTCCATCGCATCGCTCTCGCTCAGCAAATCCAGAGCATGGAGACCCAAGGTCGCGCTCGCTACTATGATTCTGTCAATGGTTGCCGCCCACTGGATCGTCAATGGTATCAGTGTCGGATATGAGACGTTACCGCTGGTTGGGTCCATGCTCATGGCGTCACTAATCTGCATTCACAACCGGGCCGCTATCAAGGGCATCCAGTTCATTGCTGGGGTCGTGTGGACCGTCTACCAGGTGCATGTCGGTGCGTGGGGTCAGATGCCAGGAGAGATCATCTACTTCATCGCATGGTGGCTGTCAGTCGCACCCAGCAAGTCACAAACTCTGGAGCGAGGCTGACAGCGCCATTCGCATTCTGACACAACATATAGTATGGTTACATCACTGTAAACACCACAGGTAGTGCTTTCGTCCCTACCGTCCAAGAGTCTGTCACGTTAGATACTTACAAGGACCAAAAAACGAGACAAGAACCAAGAAAGACAGCAGGAGGACTGCACAGGTATGAACCTTACCAGCGTGATCGACAACTACTGCGGCCATGACGAGAAGATCATGGACGAGAACGCAAACAAGGACAGCAAGGTGTTCGCCACCCAGAGAGACCTTCTGGCCGGGGCAATCAGCAAAGAGTACGCACTAGAGAAACTACTCCCCAAGAACGTCGCCGAAGCACACAAAAAAGGATGGATACACTTCCACGACCTAGACTACGTACTCAACGCCTCCGGGGGCCTGTTCAACTGCATGCTAATTGACTTCCCCGGAATGCTCGCCCACGGGTTCACGCTAGGTAACGCAGAAATCGAACCACCCAAGTCCCTCCACACCGCCGGAGAAGTCATCCCCCAAATCGTCGCCAACGTGTCCAGCAACATGTACGGCGGCGTCTCCGCACACAGGATAGACGAGTTCCTGGAACCATACGCCATCCTGTCCTACCGGAAACACCTCCGCCGCAACCTCACCAGGGCCGCCCAGTACGCGGGAGTCACCATCACTCCCGCTCAGGTGGCCGCCCTCGCCGAGCACTACGTGCAGGCATGTCCACAGACAGACAACGAGTTCAAGAACGACACCCCAGCCACCACCCCTATGCCACCAGGGCAGTCCCCCTTACCCCTGGCGGCACAGGACATAGCCGTCAAGGACGCCAGCAGCGACACCGGTAAGGAAGTCGCAGACACGTGCCAGTCATTGGAGTACGAGTGCATGGCACTCTTCAGTGGAAACGGACAAACCCCATTTTTCACCTTTAACCTGGGGTTGGGCACCGGCAAGTGGGCGCGCGAGATCCAGAAACACATCCTCAAAGTCAGGATCGAAGGACTCGGCCCTGAGAAACGCACCGCCGTCTTCCCGAAACTTGTCTACACCCTCAAGGAAGGCCACAACCTAAAACCAGGTGACCCCAACTATGACATCAAGAGACTAGCCGTAGAATGCTCCACCAAACGCATCTACCCTGACATCCTCTCCTATGAGAAAGTCATGGAAATCTATGGCACCTTTGTCTCCCCCATGGGGTGCAGGTCATTCCTCAGTGACTACCAGGACAAGGACGGCAACCACGTCACCTATGGTCGTCGAAACATTGGAGTCGTCTCCCTCAACCTCCCCAACATCGCCCTCACTGTGAACACTCCCGACGAGTTCATGACCCTACTTGATCAGCGTATCCAGGCGGTCAAGGACGGCCTCATGTACCGTTACAACAGGCTCGCCAGCACCACAGCCAGAAACGCGCCCATCCTCTACCAGTACGGGGCGACCGGTCACAGGCTTAACTCCGATGAAACCGTGCAACGAATCTTCAATGATGGTGAAGCCACAGCATCCATTGGGTACGTTGGCCTCCACGAGACAGCAACAAGATTCTGGGGTAACGACTGGCAGGACAACCCTGAAGCCAAGAACTTCACCATCCAGGTCCTCCGCCGCCTCAACTACTGGAAGGAGAAGTGGGCAGAAGAGACCGGTATAGCGTTCTCCGTCTACAGCACCCCAGCAGAATCACTCATCTCACGGTTCGCGGAAATCGACAAGGCAACCTTCGGCAGCATCAAGGACATCACAGACAAAGGCTACTACACCAACTCCTTCCACCTGGACGTCCGCAAGCAAGTCACGCCGTTCGAAAAAATCGACTTCGAGGCAGACTACCCGCCACTAGCCGCTGGAGGAAACATCTGCTACGTCGAACAGCCATCCCTCATCAAGAACCCTGACGCCCTAGAAGCCATCTGGGACTACATGCACGACCGGGTTCCGTTCTCCGGCGTCAACACCCCCATCAGCCGATGCTATAAGTGCAACCACGAAGGAGACTTCGACGCTGACGCACGCGGATTCTACTGCCCCCAGTGCGGAAACCGCGACCCCCAACAGTGCGAAGTCGTGGAACGCCTCTGCGGCTACCTCGGATCCGTGTCCATGCGTAAACCCATCAGCGGCCGCGTCAAGGAAATGAAATCCAGAGTCAAACACCAGTAAAGCCCCCGACACAGCAACACGCGAGTGCGCCCCACCAGAATGCTATCAGGTTTCTGGTGGGGCGCACTTATTCTCTGATCTGCAAACCTATAAGTCACCTCAGGGACTCCCGCAACTTCATGATCTGACTGTTATAGACACCCCGAATACGCCCAGAGGACCTTCGGTCATAGCGCCCATCTTCCCCAACCTCAAACTGTTTCATGAACCTGTTAATGTAGTCAATAGACTTCGACACCTTCTTAACCTGCTCAGGAGTCATCTCCTTATACAGGGCAAACCGGCGGAAACTCTCAATCCTTGACAGAACCTCATCCTTCTTATCCTCAGGAATCCTGCTGGTAGACTGCACCCACTCGTTCAAGTCCTTGTTACGTCGCTCACTGTTGCAGCCAATACACGCCAGGGCCATATTCCCGTAGCGAGTTGTACCAGGAGGCGGATTCTTCGGGGTCACTGGTGTCAAATGCTCCCCGGATGCTGCATGCTCATTACCAACACCCGACTGAAACGGCTTGTGGCAGTAGCAGCAGCGGCCACCAAAGAACATAACCGAGGCAACATACCGCTCACGGGTCATGTCGTTCATCGCAGACGTCAAGATTATCCTTTGAGGCTGATGACGCCTACCATCATTGCGCCACTCAATTGAGGCCGTCATAGACTTGACATTAGTAGCAATGATCCTAGAGAACTCCCTCAAATCGACATCGTCACCAAGGAACTCCCTCGTCCTCCTGGCGATTGGATCCTTACTTGACAGGAAAGCGTAAATGTTTCCCTCCGCTCTCTGAAAACGCCTCTGGAGCCTAGGATCATTCAGCCTGTCCTCAAACTTACTGTAGAAGTCCCGGATAAACGAATAGTCCTCATGAGAAAACTGCTCCGCCACAGACTCAACCGACTCATGGAACTCCTTCCGAGTCATGCTTCTACCGTAGTACGAGGACACCATGCCAGGAGTCGGTGTCGCCTTCTTCAAGGCCGCCTCAGTGCTCTGCTCGCCTTCTTGCCGAGCCTTGTTCGTCGATGTCGCCAACGCGCCATGAGCCTTCGCCAGAACATCCTCATTGAACGCCCGGATCGTCGCATCGCTAGCGTCACTCATAATGTGCTGGCCGTGCTTACAGCGGCCCTTACCTACATTCTCCGGTTTAGCCCTGCACAAAGACAAGGTACCATCAGAGTTCTGCCCGAAACGACGCTCAACAGCCACCACGAACCACACTCCCACAAATCAAACCAGCAAGCCAAAGTCCCCTTAGGGTCAAGCCAGCACACAGTAAACATTCCTACAGGAAGTATCTAAAACTACCCGCCCAAGACCAACTCGCCAACTCCGACAAGCACTCCTCTCTTAAGAACCACAAAGCATGACTACCCCCTTGTGATAACCCCAGGCCATCGCCCCAATGCCACAAGCCTAAAGGCAACAGAACACAAGGAAGGCCCCTACCGGCCCTTACGCCACACAAACGGGCGCACACCACAATCAAACACCTGCACATACCCCTCCATCTGAAGCACGTCAGCATTCGACACCCTAGAACCATCCTCACGAAACCTCGGATAACGCTCACCCACCTCAAACCCCAACAAACGATCCGCACCCACACGCCGAGCAGCAGAATCCCGCACATACGCCGGACCCTCACCACCCACCACACGCACCCACATCGAGTTAGGCCTCCCCACACGCTCAGCAACCCAACCCGCAAACATCGACTCCGTACGCCCAGTCCCCGTCGCCAAATCCACATACGACACCACCGACACCGGATCCACCTCACGGAAAAACACACTGTCACACCGGCTGAAACCACCCTGCACATGCCAACCAAGCCGCGAACACGACCGAATAGCCTCCCACTCCACATTAGACCTGAACCGGGCAGGACCATAAGACTGCACATGCACCAAATCCCCCCTATAGGTCAGGCCCACACAGAACGTCTGACCATTCGCCGCCCCCAACAAGTGATTCTCTCGGAAAAACCGGTTCGCGTCCGCCTGAGACAATGACACAACCTCACACTCACGCGCCCCAACCGAATACGGGCAAGCCCCCAACTTCGCCGCCACCATAGACAAGAAAATACCCTCATCCATCCAGTCAAAATACTGCATCAAAGTCACCCCCACAGACTCCGCCACAAGCGCACGCTCCTGATGGTGACGAGGCTCAACCGGCAGATGCCTCTTGCGGCCGCACGAACCAGACTCCACAAACTCTGTACACCTGCCCGTCGCATGAGCAAACGACACCGTACTATTATGCGAGAACGACGGGTTGACATCCACCAGCACACCCCCACACCCAAGATCAGCACACCACACGCCGCCACCATCACCAGCAGACCCGAACGCCACCTCAGTATCAAACCGGTGCCCAGTGACCTCCTCCAAGCGGGCCTTCCATCCCAGATTCACCTTAGACACGCGCCCGCCACTAGCAGCAGCACGCTTTTGAACCTCAGGTAACTGGAAGATGTTCTCAACCCCATACCTCTCCAACATCGTCACCCGGTTACGCTCCGCAAACCCAGGCGCAGTGAACACACACTCAGAACCATAACGCTCCAACACAGTAGCACGCCCCCTAGCCTGAACCTCTTCGCTCATCATCGGGCTACGCACCCCAAACCGCTCCATGAACGTCCGCTCACGCTTAGCACGCACCTCAGGAGATAACGAAGGATTCGTCACCCCATAGTGAGCCATCAAAGTCTCAGCGTATGACTAGACCTTGGTTTTCCTGCAACATGCAGTGTCTCTGCTGGTTGCAGAGCAAGGTGTAGTCGTGCGGCTTGTTGTCTGTACGTCTTCACAGGAGGACCCCACGGTAGGAACGCTCACGTCGGTCTTGACGACCGGCGACCAGCCTACCGCGCACGTTGATCTAGTTGCTGCACCTCCTTCTCGCTTCTCGCGTCGAAAACGCTTGGAGTGCTCCAACATGTGACTGTCTTGTGGCCTGTTCTGTGGTGCCTTAGAAGTTGGCCTGCCCTTGGACAATGGGTGCTTCAGCGGCGCAGCGGATCCCTTTGAGTTTCTTCGACGTCCAGAACTTGCATGCCTTTTTCTCGTGGCACAGGCTTTACCGTGTGGAGCGCGCTTGGCGATGTTGACAGCAGCGTTCTCGTCCCTGTCCCAAGTAACCTTGCACACCAAGCATCTTGGTCTCCTGCTGTCACGCATATCCATCTGAGTCTTGCACACATGGCATTTCTGAGAAGTGTACGCCGGGTTGACCTTCATGACTCGGCCGCCGTCGGCCTCAACCATGTGCGTAGCACGCCGAACCATCTGACCCCTCACCCAGCGACCATGACTCATCGTGTTACGAATACCTGAAAGATCCTCCACGGCGACAAGGGTGTTGTCGTACCTGAAAGACAGGTCGGCGACCTCCTGCCCTACCAGGATCGCCAGTTCGTTACGTCGGTTCGCCAACCCCTCCCGATGCTGAGCCGCCTCCTCATGACGCCCTGCTCTGTGAAGACTTCTGATCTGGTTCTCTGTACGTGAGATCCTGTTCTCCAGGGTCTTGATACGTCGGTTACCACCTGACGCCTCAACAACATCACCTGTTGTAACATCTACTACCGTAGAAAATGCTGCGCTGTTACGACCGACATCCACCCCAACAACATAGCGCTCGGAGAACTCGGCACGTTCAACAGGTATCTCAGCGAACCAGTTGAACACGACTCGACCACGATCATCAACAATGATGTCAGGGGCTATAGGGCGAACCCCCTCATCCAAAAAACGTCTGGACGTCTTGAAGTGGAAGTTCACCCAACGGCCACTGACCACCATACGAAGAACAGTGGTACTCCCTCTGATACTGATGGAATGGTACTGACGATCAGTAGCCGAGAGCGCTAAACGAGGTGCCAGAGTCTCTGGTGAGTGTGTATTAACGGTGCGTCTCCATCCAGCACTGACGTACTTGCTGGAGCCGCCCCTGTAAGCCATAAAGCGTTCGTGCCAGGAGCGCAGTTGGGACACAGCATACTCACGGACCATACGCTCAAAACGACTACGCCCCCTCAATCTCTTACCCGGCGGCAGCCGAATGCCCATCCTGCTGCCAGCCACAGAGGGCTTCAGGCCCTTGTAGTCGGCAACCCTGATCATGTTCTTCCAAGTCAGGTGCTTAACCGCCTGCCTGGCGCAATCCGTCGCCTCACAGCGAACCTCCTCCAAGATGTCATGCAGATCAACACCTTTGCCGTCCTCGTCAAAACAGGCGTACGGGCGACAAGGATAGGTGCGGTTCACACTAGGCACTCTTACTGGATCTTTCGTTGATGACGTCACCAGCGTCAGCAAGCAGGCGGCGCTGCTGATCCCACCCTCGAATACGGTAGAAACGACCAGAGAAAGACGCCAACAGAGCCATAAAATCACCCATCAAAGCCTCATGCGGCTCCTTGATTGTCTCATCATCAAGGACAACCACCTTCCCGCCACGGTCTTGAATAAGCATCTCCAGATACGCGAAGCCGAACCGGGTTAGACGATCCTTAGCAGTCACACAGACATTCGTACCAGGGTGACTATCCACCCAATGAAGCATACTGGCAAGACCCTTGCGCCTCTCATTCAGACCTGACGCCTTATCAGAAAAGACCTTCACAGGCTTACCATATGCCGCCTCCAGAGCCTTCCTCTGAGTCTCCATAGGAGTGTCCTGATCACTGGAGGAACGAACATAGAAGACAAAACTTGACGAAGGGCTCTCTGACTCAGGATCAACCAGGGACCTCAGGTAGTCCTCATCAAAGACACGTTGACCCGCAGCCGACCTCTGACACTCAATCTTCCCAGTGTTAGACCACTGACGAACCGTCTCTGGAGACATCCGAAGAATCTCAGCAGCCTTCTTCACTCGAACCCAACCCACAACAAACCCCTTCTGTAATGCTTATCTGTGGTGTACATCAATATCAGGTAGATAGACCTTCACATTGAATATACCATAACAGATAAACCTATAGTCGTCAAGCCTTCTTCGCCTTCACCTCCGCCACCTGAGATACATTCTTAACACCATACCGCTCCATCACCGTCGCATCATGCTTACGCTGACGAGCCTCATAGTCAATGAGCCCCCTAGAACACGTTTTCGAGCACGACAAGGAAGGCTGATACACATCCACCTCAAACTCCTTACCACACACCACACAAGTACGACAATGCGGGCCAGGACAGTACTTAGCCGTACTCCGGTCAGCAGTGAACTCACGACCACACCCCTCAAACTGGCAAACACACTCCACCACAGGACGATGCGCACGATGATACACGCCAGAACACTTCTTAGAACAGAACCGCAAAATCTTGACCCCAGGCTTCCGCTGCAACACCTGCCCACCACAAACCTCACACTCAGTGTAGTGCGGGCCAGGACAGAACCGGTTAGTCCTCGTCTTCGGAGTGAACCCTTTACCACAGAACTCACACTGACGCACAGGCAGATCAACCACGAAACACACCCCAAAATCAACCAACAGAAACTACCCAAGTATATCCGCACACACCCGAAAGTCAAGGGATATTCCACCACAGACACCTCACCTACCACACCAAGACGGAAGAGGCAACACAACCAATGCGCGTCACCTCCATCAAAAAAATAGCCCCCAAGCCATCACGCTGCATCGAAGTCACCGGAGAAGACCGACTTTTCGCAGCAGGAGGCCAAAACGGCCACTCCATCATCTCCCACAACAGCGTCACGCAGCGCATCATCATCAACAGCGTCATCATGCGCCCCGACAGGTGGCGACTACTCGGCATCGACCTGAAAAAAGTCGAGTTATCACGCTACCGCAAATACAGCAACGTCGTCCTCGGAGTAGCCACCGAGATGGAGGATGCCGTAACAATCCTCAAGTTCGCGCATCAGACCATGATGAAGCGTTACTCAGAGATGGAACAGTTGGGAATCAACAACTTCGTCAACCTCCCCGAGCCTGGTTTTTCTCTCATGATCCTAGCCGACGAGATCGGTGAGCTCTTCGGGACGTCGAACAATAAATCCGATGAAGGCAAGGCTAAGGACGCGATGGCTAGCGAGTGCCAGTTCATCGCCGGATCTATTCTTCGTCTAGGCCGTGCTGCGGGTGTTCACATGATTCAGGCTACGCAGCGCCCTGACGCGAAGTTGATCCCTGGTGAGTCTAAGGCTAACCTGGCAGTTCGCATCAACTGTGGCCGCACAGATTCGACAGCCTCCAGCATGATTCTAGACAATAGCGAGGGGACTCGCGTGCGCGGCTACCCTCGCGGTCGCCTGTGGTTGCAGATTAATGGCGTGGGGAATCATGCTCAGGGATTCTGGGCTGATGAGGACTGGCTGGATGAGTGGCTGGCGTCTAAGGGGCTGAATGCCGATGGCTCGCCTGTGGGGTCCGGGGGGCAGTCTCGTCTTGCTCATTTGGCGAATATGGGCGATTTTGATGGGACGGATTTGGATACTCAGTCGGGTGTGGATAATGCGTCTGTGATTGAGCGTATCCGTGAGGAGGATGAGTGGGGGTTTGATGATGAGGAGGGTGAGAGTGATCCTGCTCCAGCGTATGATGACGGTCCTATGGGGCGGCCTGAGTTGAGTTCTGTCGGTAAGGGGAAGGGAGATGCTGTGCGTGGTGATGGGGAGTGGGATCCGTTGATGCAGTTTGTTGCGGGCGAGAATAATGCCTGAGTTATTTGTGGCGGTCTAGGGCTTTGCCTGAGGTGGTGCCTGTCGGCTTTTGGGGGCGTGTTCTGTAGGCTGGCGGGCACCTTCCTTGTGTCTTGGGGTGTAGGGTGTGTAGGCGTGTGCGGTTGTCGTTGGGACCGCTGGTGAGGGCACCGCGTCTGTGTTCACGGCTGGGCACTAGAGTGCTTGCGTGCCTGACGGTAGATTCTCCTCCTCTTGCTTGTGCTGTTCTTGTTGACTTTGTGGCGTTTTGGTGGTAGTGTGTTGGGTGGTTTAGTGTAGTGTGCGCCCCGTCTTGGCGTGCTGGCTTGGAGGTTTGTGGTGTCTGAGATGTTGCAGGGTCCGTTGTTTGAGCGGAGTCTTGTTGCGATGACTGATGCGGGTCTGCGTATTGAGGATGAGGAGATCAGTGCGGCGTTTGACCGTAAGTCGTTGAGTCCGTCACTGGTGTCGTCTGTCGTGGATGAGAATGCGTGTATGGCTCGTATGCTGGCTTCATCGTTTGTGGTTGATCGACTGGTGACGCCCCCGGTGGACATGGATGCGTCTAGGGGGTCGATGTTTCATAAGGTGATGGAGGAGTTTTTCGCCCTTCCCCCTGAGAGGCGCACGAATGAGGGCATGAACCAGGCGTTCCGGGATGTGTTGGCGTCGGATAAGTTCAGGGACCTTGGGGGCATTCCGGATGCGCGTGACTGGCTTGTGCGGGCGGTTCGGGGCTATTTCAAGATGGGTTCTAAACCTGATAGGGTGCGGGTGGCTGAACTGGATGTGGGGCATGGTGCGCGCCCTGGCCTTGAGGTTTTTGTGAAGGGGCAGATTGGTGCAGCGTCTCGCCCTACTTTGGGTTTTGTTGACCGCGTGACTGTGGATCCTAGGGATGGTAAGTCTTTGGTGGTGGAGGACTATAAGGGGCTGGCTCTGGATACTCCGATCCCTACTCCTTTCGGATGGTCAACGATGGGGAGTCTCAGGGTGGGGGATTTTGTGTTGGGGATGACTGGGGCCTGTAGGGTGACGGTGAAGTCGAGTGTGCATTATGGTCGGCCTTGCTTCCGGGTGGGGACTGCTGATGGTGGGGCCTTGGTGGCGGATAATGTGCACTTGTGGTATGTGGCTCTCGTTCCGCCGGGAGGTTTTGGTGGTGGTGTGGTTGAGTATGCGGTCATCAGCACTGAGCGTATGGCTGAGTTTGTGCGTGCAGGGTACCTGGTGTTTGTTCCTTCCCCTGACCCGTGGGAGCCTAAGGCTGCTGTTGGTGGTGGTGCTGTGAACAGTGTTAGTGGCGGCAGTGTTGACGGTGGGCGCTCTGTGGGGTTCTACTATGGCATGTCGCTGGGGCTCATGGACAGTGGTAACCTTGACCGGTATATTCAGGCTCATGGTAGTGCGGGTGGGGAGTTCTCCATGATTGAGGTGGCGGACCGTGCACTGGCTGGCACCATGGATAACATTTTCACGATCCCAGCCAGTGTGCGGCGGGACATCATTGACGGCATTATCCACGTGTCCACCATAGAGGCGCCAGCGGACGCTCCGGCAGGGCTGGCTGGTTTCAGGTGGCTGCGGTTCAATGAGTCACCTGACGGGCCTAAGGCTATTTCCACGATCCTTCTTGATCTCATGTACTTGTCTGGGATGTCCCCCATGCGCATGTTCGACCGCTCCCTAGATGACGGTAGGGGTGTGACTGAGATTGTGGTACGGGACGACCTGTACGCGCACTCACTAGGCATGGAACCTGGTCGGTGCATGGATGCTGGCCTGGACGGTGGCTGGCGTGAGATCACCGTGGTTGAGGCTGTTGACTCTGTGCCTACCCAGTGCATCCAGGTTGACTCCCCTGACAGCCTCTATCTTGCTGGGCGCGCCATGATCACCACACACAACACGGGCAAGGTGAAGAGGTGGAAACCAAACACGAAGGGCGACAAGGGTCTGGCTGAGCAGCGGCAGCAGACCATCTACTCAATGCTTCTGGAGCAGCATGGGTTCGAGGTGTCAGCAGCCAGACTCATCTACCCCGTGTACGGCGAGATCGTGAACGTCAACAAGAATGACGAATGGCTACGCAACCGGGTCGTGGAAGACATTGAACGGGCCGACGTCCTTATGAAGGCGTGCCGGGACGAGAACCTGTTCGAGTACTCACCATCATTCCTTTGTGCGTGGTGCCCGCTGGCGAAACTGTGTCCCGTCGCAGATATCAAAGGCGGAAAATGTCAGGTAGCATTCCAGAAACAGCCAGAGCCAGAACAACTACTCGCGGGAATCAAGATCCGATGAGGAAAGCAAAAACAGTTGAAGTGCCAGACCGCGAACTCACCTTCGACGAGTTTGAGAAACTACGCAAGCACGCCCTGAACTCGGCCACCTGGTATGTGGACAGGTACCAGTGGTCCAGGAACAGGGTCAGGCAGAGGCTTGTTGAGAAGGGCTACACCACGGAACCAGTCACCTATCGGGACCCAGGTGGCACTACCCACACGTGCGACATCATCGAGGAGACCCTGGCTGCGCTACCCTCCAAAGGTGTCCTGGATGACACTGACATCGCCTCAAGCCGAGTCTGGTCACTCATGGACTCAGGGAAGAGCGCACAATTCGTCACCACAAGGCTCAGACAGCGCGGATTCATGGACTCCGACATTCAGGCCGCCATCAACGACTACCTGGACCACAACCCAGGCCACGGTGAGGATGTTGTGGACCGTGCCGCCACGAAGTACGTCAACCGGTCGGCTTTCAGGGGCGAGCCTAACATGTACAGGCGGATCCAAAAACTGAAAGCCCACATGATGTCCAAGAGCATCGACCTGGACGACGTTGACACCTGGATCACAGAGCACCCAGAGTACTTCACAGAAGACAACGACTAGAACAAGGAAGCGGCAGCACCCACGCCGCCAAACTACCACCATGGCCTACTCTCCTGTGTAGCGGGCCATGGTGCGTCACTCACGCTGTCACCCCCACCCTGCCATGTGTGCCCCAACACCCCGGTTCTGTGGCCTGTGTGCCTGCTGGCTGATAATGCCCATACCAGATGATCTAGAGTGGAAAAAGACCCATCATGGGCGGTCCACCACCATTGTTGTCGGTAGAATCCGCACGCTGACAAAGAAATACGTCTAAGGGGGAAGGGATTGAATAGTGAAGAAGGCCAAGGTAGCATGATCAACCCCGCTGTCATTGACAAGATTGCCGCGCAGATCAACCGTACCCCGGCGCACAGGTGGCTGAAGAGCGAGTACATCGTGTACGGCCAGTACGCCGTGTTCCACCGCGCCCTACTGGAGGCGGACGGCCTGAAGCCAGTGAACCGGCGTATCCTGTGGGACATGTTCACGAACAACAACCTGCCCACGTCAGGGTTCACGAAGGCGTCCAGGATCGTGGGCAGCACCATGGGCCGGTTCCACCCGCATGGTGACTCCTCTATCTCAGACGCCTTGGCGCGTATGGCGCAGACATTCTCACTGAGGGTGCCCCTGATCGACAAATCCGGGTCCGTGGGCCACACCTATGGGGACCAGCCTGCCGCACCCCGGTACTGGGAGGCCAGGCTCACGAAGGCGGCGATGGAACTTCTCAAGGAGGCTGGGGAGGGGGCTGTCGAGATGATCCCCAACTATGACGGCACTGAACAGATCCCGAAGATTCTTCCTGTCAGGTGGCCGAACGACCTGGTGAACGGCACCGTCGGTATCGCTGTGGGGTTCGCATCCAAGATTCCGGCCCACAACCCTGACGAGGTAATCGATGCCGCTATCGCCACTCTACATAACCCGGATCTGGGGGTGGATGAACTCATGAAGATCATGCCTGGCCCGGACCTGCCCACTGGTGGTGAAGTGATCGGAGTGGACGGGATACGCGACTACTACGTCACAGGCAGGGGGTCGTTCCTGACACGTGCCCGTTACGAGGTGGAGCAACTACCCAGAGGACGCACCAAGATCAGTTTCTTCGAGTTACCCTACATGGTGTCTGCGGAGTCCGTGCTGGAAAAGATCAACCAGATTCGGGTTGACAGGGTGCGGGAGGTCACCCGGAACGGGAAGAAACACAAGGAGACGACGAAGGCTAACCCAGTGGTCGCCAGGAACCTGTCTGAGGCGAAGGACCTGTCCGATAAACGTCATGGTCTCAGGTTCGTTGTTACTACCACGAAGGGAGGCAACTATAAGGCACTGTTGAATGAACTGTTCAATGAGACGGATCTTCAGACGTCGTTCTCCGTGAACTGCACAGTCATCAACCAGTCTGTTCCGCAGCGTATCAGTGTCCTGGAGATGCTGCGGAACTTTGTGGATCTCCGTCGTGGCTGCACTGTTGCGAGAAGCCGCCACCGAATCACCCAGATTGACGCCCGCCTGCACCGCCTTGATGGTATCCTCGCAGTCCTGATTGACATTGATAAGGCCGTCGCTATCATCCGTGAGTCGAAGGACACGGACGTAGCCAGACGTAAGTTGATGAAGGCGTTCAGTATTGACACAGGTCAGGCTGATTTCATTCTGTCGATGAGGCTCAGGCGGCTCACGCGGTCGGACTCTATTGCCATCCAGCGGGAGAAGAGTGACCTTGTGAAGGAGCGGGCGCGCATGGAGAAGATCCTTGAAGACCCAGCGGAATTGGATCGGGTGGTGGAGGCTGACCTGGTGGCGGTGAAGAAGGTTATCAGTAGCCCCAGGCGTACCGTCATCAACGGGATCACTAAAGACCAGTTCAAGGAGGACCGTCAGGCAGTCCGGCAGGAGATTAAGGAAGCCTCCAGTAACACCCCCTGTCATGTGACTTTGTTCCAGGATGGCACCTTGACCCGTACCATGGATGCCTTCACCTATGGTGACAGTCCGAGGAAGGTGCAGTATACGCCGATCCTGGATCAGATTCAGGTGATGAGTCAGGATAGTTTCGTGATTGTCCGCAGCGATGGCATCGGCCACAAGATCCCAGTGAACTACCTGACCAATGATGCACCCACCACTGCGGAGAAACTAGGTGTAAAGATCCCGACTGGTGTGCGTATTGTTGGTGTCAGTAAGGTGCAGTCAGGTGATGGTGAGGTGGGGCTGGCGATAGGCACTAAGGGGGGCGTGGTGAAGGTCGCCCGCACCGACTTTCCCACCAGTTTCGACGAGTTCCCTGTGATCTCCCTGAAGGACGGTGACGAGATTGTTGGGTCCAGGTGGGTTGACCAAGATACGGGCGGTACCCTGTTCTCCATGGTGACCAGTGGCGGCAATATTCTCTTGTTTGACGCCGCAGCAGTGAACCCAACCGGGTCAAAGGCCGGTGGAGTCAAGGGTATCCAGTTGAAGGGCAGTGAAGATAGGGTGATCCACTTCAACTGGCTACGTAACCCAGATGAGGACGATAACATGGTGGTTACCAGCACTGGGGCCAGTGTTAAACAAACCCTACTGGCTGACATCCCCAGGAAGGGTCGCGGCGGGCAGGGAGTCGCAGCCCAGTTGTTCCGCAAGGGTGAGGACCACCTCTCCGTCGCCTACACTGGACCAGCCCCAGTCGCATGCAAGACCACGGGGGCTCACATGGTTGTTGCTCTGCCGGAGGTGGCGAAGAGGTCAGCACGCGGCACCGAGATCGGCGAGAAGATCATGTTGGGCGCCTCCAAGTAGGTGTCCATGAGTCACGCACCCATAGACACATGTGACTCACGAACGCACATTCAGCACCCACCCTCCCTTCTAAAGGTACAGGGTGGGTGGGCACTGAGAATAGAGCGAGAAGGGAATCCCCCAAGATATTCCCGCCAGTAAACACTTTTCTTACGATAACAGGAATGAGCCACCAATGGAATGCTGGACTCAGGCACTCAGAACCCGAAACCACTGCAACGACCACGGGTTCATGGGTTTTACACACGCTCTCAGTGGCCTGACTGCCATGGCCGCTATCCTCGCATTCGCGCCCACCAGTCTAGTCTCCACCCTCGGAACTGGTAGCGTCGCCATTCTCACGTTAGCGTTCCTGTGCACGATTGGGGCTACACTCGTCCCCGACCTGGACAATACGAGCGCCAGAGCCATCAATGACTTAGGTATCCTTGGTAACGTCCTGAGCCTGTTCTTCCGTTGGTCCTCTAAGATACTTCAGACAGTGATCCGCACTAGGCGTGACGACCCCGACCCGAACCCTCACCGTGGAGTCTGGCACACGCCATTCCTCGCGGCGGTCGTCTCCTACCTCGTGTACTTGGCGACAAAAGCATCTAGCATGGTTAACGTCCCTGGTGTCGGGAAGTTAACCTATGGGGTGCTGTTTGCCTGGTTCCTGTCAACCGTCCTTGTGATCCTGACTGTCTCCACTTTGCTGAAGAAGCAAACTGACAAAATGAAGAAGACTCCCATTGTGGGTGCAGTCATGCTCGTTGCCCTGTGTGCTGTTGGTACAGGGTCTTTGATCATCTCATCTGGTGTCACTGACTTCAGGTGGCTTGGTATATCCCTGTTCGCCGGTATGCTCATCCACGACATTGGGGACGCATTCACCACCTATGGTGACCCTCTGTTCTTCCCCTTGTCGGCGATCCTGTTTGGCAAGTTCTGGTGGACGACACGGTTTACGAAGATGGAGGCGGGAGGAGACGCGGAGAAGTGGCTTGTGACTGGGATCCTGATGCTGGTGATTCTCGTGTCTGTCGGCCACATGGCATGGTTTGGGGTGCCGCAACTCAAGTAACGGAAGGCCGCTTGCGTGAATTAGCGGCCAGTGGTGGCGTTGTTGTTAGAATTGGTCATGGGATGCAGTATCCTATGACCAATTCTCTTTCTAGTGGGGCGGTAGTAGTGACATACCACATCAACAACGACCATGAGGTGGGCGAGTGTAGTGCAAAGAACCTTACTGACTGTCCGTTCTACAACCCTGTCCTGGGGGGCGCAAACCACTATACGACCGAAGAGCAAGCCAATGAGGCCGCTGAACTTCTCCGCGCTGGGAAGTACCCCATGTTCAGCATCCAGAGCACAAGGTCCATCAAGAACCGGGACAAGATCCTGAACACACTTAACACCCTTAATATTGTACTTAAAGACGGGAAGATGTCGCTCGTCACCAGCGAAACCGACATCATCACCAAGTGGTTCAATGGCAGCAGCGAGAACTACAGGAGATTCCTCAACATGAGCAACAACAGTGACCTTAAGCCTATTGCGCAACGGGATATCGCCAAGATGCTCACCAGCGGCCTGAATGTCCGTATCGTAGACAGCCTAGACGAGGCAGAAGACACCAAAGACGGGGAAAGTGACGTGATTCTCCTGTCCGAGAAGACGGCAGGTATGAGCATCACCTGACATCCCCTTCACACACAAAACCCCTAGATGATCCTATGTGTGGGAGGTAGAATAGGGGTCATGAGTAACGGACCCAAGTATGTGTGCACAGTCTGCGGCCGAGGATACCCGAAACAGCCCATCGGAGGGTGTCGCCAGTGCGGAGGGGAAGACACTGTACATCTCACGTCAGAGATGAACACCCAGGAGAAGGCTAAGTCCGGCAGGTCTGGGCTCAAGTCTTCCGCTGCCGTCAAACCCAGCAGCCGAGCACAGACCCTCACTAGTATACGGGCAACACCTGTAGACCGGGTTGTGACCGGTATCAGCGAACTCGACCGGGTACTTGGTGGCGGGTTCGTGGATGGTGAGGTTATTCTCTTGTCTGGCGCACCGGGAGCAGGCAAGTCCACCCTCACTCTCAGGGTCGCAGACATGCTCGCCAACCAAGGGATGAGGGTACTGTACACCTCTGGTGAGGAGTCAGAGCAGCAGATCGGGCTACGTGCCGCCCGCATGAACGTCACCTCCGACCAGATCAGGGTCGTCTCGGAGACAAATCTGGAGACAGTGCTCGGACACATTGAGGTTGAGGACCCTGACGTCCTTATTGTTGACTCGCTACAGACCGTCGCCAGTTCTGAGATCAGTGGCTCAGTTGGCTCCGTCCAGCAGTCCAAGGAAGCCGCTCACACACTCACCCGTACCGCCAAGCAAAAAGGCATCATCGCCATACTCATCTCCCAGGTCGTTAAATCAGGTGACTTCAGTGGTTCTGAGTCCATCCAGCATATTGTTGACGCCACCATCATGCTGGAGTCTAGCCCAGACACGCCCCTGAAGTTCCTCAGGGCCACTAAGAACCGGTTCGGAGACACCACAGAGGTAGGTGTCTTCCAACACTCTGAGACCGGCCTGGAAGAAGTCAAGGACCCATCCGGCGTCCTTATGGGCGATCAAGACGAGAAGATCGTGTCCGGCACATCCCTCACATTCACCAGTGAAGGTATACGGCAAATCCCTGTCGAGGTGCAGGCACTCGTCTCTAACTCGAACCTGCCCACGCCCAGACGCCAGTTCAACGGCATCCAGTTCAACAGGGGCCAGATAGTGTGCGCGATCCTTGACAAGTTCTGCCGGGCAGGATTGTACGACCGTGACGTTTTCATAAACACGGTCAGTGGCATCAAGGTCAACGACCCGCTGGCTGATCTGTCGATAGCGGCAGCAGTACTGTCCTCCATTCACGGCACCGTTCTGGGGGAGAGGGTCGCTTTCGTTGGGGAACTTTCCCTCACTGGTCAGGTCAGAGGTACCCACATGATCGAGGCGAAAGTTCGAGAGGCTGCACGCATGGGATTTGACACTATTGTTATCCCGAAGTCGGCAGCCAAGACAATACGACACAAAGGCATCAAAATCCGGGGCGTGTCACTTGTCTACGAAATCCAGGAAATGTTCAAGAACCAGAGGTAACGAAACGGCGGATAGCAAGATATTCCCGACTCAACCACCAACAGGTTCTTTCTACCACGGAGAGGCACAGGCACATGGCTACACCAACAGGACACGAGGAGCCAGGCCGCCCGCCAGTGAACAGGGCACGCCCCAGGATAAAAGCCCCTCAGTCGGCAGGCGTGCCACTCATACGCCCTCGCCCAGTATCTATCGGAGGTAACCCCAGATCCTCAGACGGAGTGCCCGCCCATACGCAAGTCCCACGACAAGAATCCGCACCCAGTAACACTCCAGTCGGGAGATCCCCGAAGGCCGTACCCCGGCCGCACGCCCCCAGCACACCTCAGGAACGTCCATACCGTGACCGCGATCCTCGGCAGGAGCAGTCCCCACAACATCCCAGGCCACGGAGATCAGTCAGTACCCCACCACGTAAGATACAGGAGCCCCACCAGCAGGCCGAAGATGACAGGTGGGTCGTTGACAAGAAGACCGGTGTCAAATACAAGGCTATGCACCAGACCACGGCAGCCGAGTTGAAGGATATGAAACGCGCCCTCAGGAATGGGATCCACGGCGTCTCAGATGCAGACATTCTTCCACGCGAGGAAGAGTTCGAGGGTATTGACGCCTTCAGCGGTAGCGGCATGGATAAGGCGGCCAAGACACTCCTGGCCCACCTTCAGGTTCCCCCAAGCCAGGAGGAGATAGAGCGTATGCGCAAGGAGTACGCAGCCAGACAGAAGAAGGCCGCAGAGGAGTACAAGAATATACAGGGGCAGATCACCAAGACCCGTGGCGACGACGAGACCACATACTTCTAAATCTCCTTCCCAGGTATAGAAACAAACCAAAGACCACTAAACACTACCACAGGGCGCTCGTCAACACTTCGCGCCCTGAAACAAGCCAACAGGAGATAAACCAGTGCTAAAGTTCATTGGCAAGATGTTCATAGGTGGAATCATCATTGGTGTTCTCCTAGCCATCCTCAGTTTCTTCGACTATAACCCACTTGCCCTACTCGGATGGATCTGGAACAGCATCATCGTGCCGTTCGTCACATGGGTCGCTAACCTGGCCCGCAACACAGACTGGTTCCGTGAGATCTTTCAAAGGTAGAGCACCCCTAACCACACCCCCTACACGCATCCGCCTGTCGGCCTGTTCTCAAGGATCTTATGAGGGCAGGCCGACATGCTTCATGATAGAATAGGGGTGAGAGCAAGAACATCAAGGGCAATGAGCCCACATGTACAGAGGAGCCGCACATGAGCGACCAACTCTTCACCAAAGCCCCCTTCGTCAGCCATGACGGCCCGGACGCCCAAGGGGTGCGGGCAGAGGTCAGAGTGTATACCGGACACTCAACCATCAAGGAGTTCGAGGATGGGGAGAAGAGCCTCAAGATCAGTTTCCTGAACCCGAAGTCCAAGTACCTGACTAACGGGTACCTGTGGAAGCGAGACGAGAAACTAGTCGAGATGTTTCAGCGGGCACAGCAAGATGAGACTCCACTGTGGTTTCGTATTGAGCAGCCAAGGAAGGAGGGAATTGATCGGTCTACTCCTATCTCCGAACTTCTCCCGCCAGGAGATACTAAGGCCGCCCGCGAGAACTCCTACCGCCGTGTCGCCGCACTGAAGATCAACGAGGGTGACGAATGGACATTCAGTTCTATGGCTCTAACAAACCCGGCCGAGGATCCGGTGGTGGATGGAGTGTACAGTGCTCTGAACTACACGCCTCCTGCCTCAACTTCCGCTCCAGCAGCCAGCGACCGGTATGCGTCTCAACGTCTTGAGAACCCACCATATATGACGCTCAACCCGGACGGTACGATCAACCCTGGCGGCCCGCTCGTTGCGTCACTACTGAGTCTCGCTAACTTCTTGTTCGAGTGGAACCGCGATCATGACGACATATCTCTGAACGAGGGTCAGATCCGGTATTTATCCTGTAAGATGCTTGAAATTGCGAATAGATTGCAACTGATGATCTACCGTGGCGCGATGGTCAAGCCAGACTACTCAATCGGGTCCCACACGCGCGCTAAAGCAGCCATTTACGACACAATCCGTAACTACCATCCGATCACAGCAGAGTCCCTGAAAAGTAAGGAGTCGGTTGCTGAGTGGCTACAAAATGTTGAGGAAACAGCAGGAGAATGTTTCGTCTGGGCTATGAGTATGGCTGAGACGTTCCACCCTAATGCCAGCCATAGCGAAAGCCGCAGCGAGTTGTAAACGTTATCAACTCTGGCACCCCAGAAAGTTTTATCGGACTTTCTGGGGTGCTCTTAGTTTTGCCGTAAAACGCCCGATATTGGCAGGCGACTTTACTGGCACAACTGATGACGATATAGAAAACCGCGGCATCAGAACGTTTCTAGGTGATGTAAATGACATTCGTTGACAACATTCGTACCGTCTTCTCTGCTGATGTTGCGGACGACCCAGATCGTGGTGACTTGGTTCAGACAATCATCATCACGGCAGGTTTCGCTCTTGCTGGATACCTGATGATTAGCTGGATTTCAACCGCTATCCTCAACAAGGGTGCAGACATTGCCTCCTGTATCGAGGGCTCCAGTTCGTCGGCTGGCGCTAAGGCTAACAGTGCCGCTTGCGCTAAGAACCACGCATCCGAGAAGTCGAACTCCTTCAGTAAGTCTGACGGTTACAAGGGTCGCTACGGGAACTGACCTAAGCGAACCCGAACTTATCGACTACACAAAAAGGGGCACCTGGTGGTAGTAAAAACCAACCAGGTGCCCCTTTTTGTTGCAGCAACCTCTCAATAAACACTGTGTCAGCACACCTTCAAAGCACATTAAACAACCAGAGATAGAAATAGCCCCTGGGTTTTCGCTGATATTCCGCCGGTATTCCTGATGTTTTCGCAAGTAGAGGACCGGCATGAACATAGATAATCCAGTGACGCTATCTGTCCTGTTCACACTTTTTGTCGGCCTCATCATGTATGACCGTCTCATCCCTAAATCAGGTAGACGGTTCTCTGACGGCACTGGTGACGCTTCCAGGCGCAATCCCTTCCTGAAGTTCGTCACTGCCATGGGTGACGACATCTACGCGGCCATGCCAGCCTCCCTTGACAAGGGAAGGGAACAGAGACAGTACCCCAGGATCGAGTCGCTACTGAAACGATCCGGCAACCCGTGGGGGCTGACCCCCAGGGAGTTCGTATCACTGAAGTTCGTTGCCGGAATCCTCGGGTTCGTCATCAGTTGGCCACTATGGCTGGGACTGAACGCCATGACCGGACTCCCATGGTGGGTCGTCGTCACTGTCGTGCCAGCGTTCTGCTACATGATCCCCACCATCAAGCACACTGAACTGGCGAAGACGCGAGACCTGGAGTTCAAACGACAGTTGCCAGAGGCCCTGGACCTCATCACCATTACCCTGTCCGGTGGTAGTACTCTATCCCAGGCAATCCGTGACGTCATCCCCACCATGCAGAAAGGTATCCTCAAGGGTGAGTTCATCAACATGGTGCGTATCATGGATGCTGGAGGTACACTCAAGGAGGCTCTAGACGAGTTCGCCAACCGAGCCCCCAGTGACGGGATCCTGACATTCGTGCGTTCCGTCCAGTCGGCCGCCGAGGTCAACGCGCCCATGAACGAGATTCTTGAGGCCCGAGCCGAGGCGTCCCGGCAGGAGTTCTTTGCCCTCGTGCATGAGAAGGCAGCCCAGTTGGAGTCCAAGATCTGGATCATTCTGTCGCCAACCATGCTACCGGCCCTCATCATCATCTCTGTAGCCCCGTCCGTTAACGCCATCATTGAGATGCTAGGACAGTAAAACAACCACGTCATCCCCCACAAAGACTGCAACAACCAGCACAAGGCTACACCACTACCACAGGAGCCCAGTTGTCACTCATCAGCACACCACTCACCAGCACCAGCAGGCCGGATGCTGGGAGAGTCTCCATGCCTGGCCGACAGCGCATCACCCGCCCCACAGGAATGGGACCAAAGCCAGCATTCTTCGCCCAGTCACCAGCGGACATGGAAGATGCCAGCGACCGTATGTTCAGTGACCTCATCGCCGACGACGAACTCACCACCAGCCACAACCCCACACAGTACACGACCGGCAACGACCCATACTCCCGCACTCTGGACGCATTTGACAACCGGCGCAAGCAAATCATCCAGGAAGACCCCTCAGGTGGCGTCAAGACCTACTGGTTCATGACAACACGCGACCTCATGGACGCCCCAGCAGACTTCTTTGACAAGTATGCGCCAGCAGTTGAGGCCGGGATCACATTCGTGCGCAACCGGCTCACAGACACCGGCCAGTCCGACCTCGTGCGAGAGGCACAGGACCACCCCACAGACGAGAGCAAACAGAACCAAGCGTTCTACGCAGTGCACTCGCTCGCCTCCGAGTCCCTGGCGAACTCCTCCTGGAGAAACATCCACCGGTCCATCGTCATCAGCCTCATCATCGCAGAAGTCATTGGGTTCGGTGTCCTTGACCCACTATGGCGCGACAGCACAGTCACCGAGATCATGTGTAACGGCCCCAAGGACGTGCAGGTCGAGATCGCCGGTGAGGTCTACAAGGTGCCCTGCCTGACATTCCGGGACAGCAACCACCTCAGCGACCTCATTGAGCGCCTGTACCGCTCCATTGGTAAAGTCTTGTCCCAGTCCACCCCTAGGGTCAAGGGGCGCCTACACGACAAGTCTAGGATGTTCGCCGTCCACACATCAGTAGCCCCTGACGGCCCGAACCTCAACATCAGGCGACACCCTGAAGGCTTCTGGACCCCTGAGGCTATGGTGCACCGCGGTGCGGCCAGCCAGGAGATGATGACCTACATCGGGAACCTCATCCACAAGGGCGCATCCTGTTTCGTCGTCGGATCCACATCATCCGGTAAGACATCCATGTTGAACGCCTTCACCGGGTTCTACGCACCGAACGCCAGGATTCTCACCCTTGAGGACAACCTGGAGATGAAACCCAACCCGAAGAAGTTCCTCGCCGCCGCCATGGAATGCCGTATCCCCAGCACAACGGACAGCGCGACAGCAGGAACCAGCATGCGTGACCTCGTGCACGCAGCCATGCAGATGCGACCCAACGCCATCATCGTGGGTGAGGTTACTGACAGTGCCGCCTATGACCTCTGCCAGGCCCTCAACACCGGCCACATGGGGATGAGCACGTTCCACGCGAACTCATCCCAACTGTCCATCACTCGTATCTGCTCTCTCGTATCCCAGTCCGGCCTAACCACCATTGAGGGGGCCACAGACCTTGTTGCGGCCGCCTTCGACTTCATCGTCAACGTCCGCCACTTCCCTGTGGACGGCTCCCGCCGCATCGTATCCGTCGATGAGGTCGGCATGGAACCCATCGAGATCAACGGACGCCTCACCCTCCCAGTACGCCAGTTGTGGAGGTTCGTTGACGAAGGTACCGACCATGAAGGGAAGGTCACAGGCCACTGGGAGCAGGTTGGGGACATCTCCCCTGAGCGCAGACGCGCGAAGATGCTTGACCTGGAACGGGACCTGACATGGCCGCAGTTGAAGGAACTGAGCAGCCTACCTGAAGGAGCACCAGAAGCATGACCATCTCAACTATCTTCCCCTACCTGGTGGCATTGGGCCTGACCACCTCCGTCGGCATCATCGGGCTCATCGTCTATCTCGTGTGGCGCACAAGCCACAACGATGAGGAGTATGACTCCCAGTTGGCTGAACTTCTCAGCGACGACGTGGAAAGCGAACTGGGTAACTCCTCCACGAACGTCACCTACTGGTCCAGATGGTGTGACTACTGGTCCCAGACACTCCGTGGTGCGGGCGTGGACCGGTACTCCGTTGACGCCACCACAGCGGGCCGAGATGTCGCTGTTCTTCTGGTTGCGGTTGGTGTGATTGTCGGCGTCGTCGCCAACAGCATGATCCTGGGTGTGATCGCCACCGTCGTGGCCGGTACGGGGCTCTCCATGCTCATGAGGTACCGCTACAACAACAAGAACGAGGATCTGAACTTGCAGATCCCTGGGTTCCTGTACTCCCTGAAGGCAAACATCCAGGCTGCGGACACGAACGAGCGGGCACTACTGAAAATCATCCCGTCCATCCCTTCTCCCCTGTATGACGATCTGAAGGTTGCTGAGTCGGTCCTCCAGTCTGGTGACACGTTCAAAGAGGCGATGGAGACAATGAGCGCGAAAACCACGTCCAGGGATCTTCAGTTCCTCTGTGCGTGCATGATCCAGGCGTCCGCCAGTGGCTCTAGCATGGTCACCCAGATTGACAGCATTCAAAGGGTCCTTGAGTCTCGTCGTAAAGTATCCGATGAGATCAACCGGTCCGTGAAAGCGGTACAGCCCGCCATCTGGCTCGCCTCCGTCATTATCCCAGCCCTGTTCCTGGGCTCTTACTTCAGTGACTCTGCCGCACAGGGGTTCTGGTTCGTGACCCCCATGTCATGGGCGGCGCTAGCCTTAACGGCTATCCTGTATGCTATTGGTTTGGTGATGACGAAGCGGCAGGTTGACAAGATCAGAAACATGTGACCTACCCCACCCCAGCCATCAACATGTGTTGAACCTGAGTAGTTAATCCAAACACCCCAGCCTCGTTGCTCTTACAAACAAGGCTGGGGTGTTTCTGTTGCCTCTTTGTAGGCAGAATAAGGGCGTCGATATGTGTGCACACGACATCACGTGCACAACTCTACAGACATGCGAACTTCACACTAAAGAACGGACACAACTATGACAACAGGTGTTGACAAAAACAGGGTAGGGACCCACAGGAGACTGGAGTTCACCGTGGGACAGAAAAACATCTTCAACACCAACATGAACATTAAGCACTACATGCAGAAAGCGAAACTGGTTGACACTATCCGCGCCATGGGAGCCAAAGCCGGTGCAGAAGCACACCCCGACAGAGAGACGGTAGAAGCCAGGCTTGATGCGTTACGACAGGAGCGACGTATCGCAGCACGTAAGGTCAGTACCACAAAGAAAATGGCGAAACGAGGCGCCAGTCAGGAGGAGATCGACAAGGAGATGCAGGAGATCACCGAGTCCCTGTCACCCGCCACGCCCAGCAGCCACATCCAGGTAACCCCACTATTCACCACATTCAAGATAACCATGACCGTCCGCCCGCCCACGCGCAGACGACTGGACCCACCCAACCTATCTCCCACCCTCAAGGCCCTCGTAGATGGGCTCACAGATGCCTGCTGGTGGGACGATGACGACTACCGGCACCTTGTTGAGACCTCATTCCGGTACGGCGGCCTGTCTGGTACCCCCGGAGAGTGGAGAATCGTTCTGGATGTGGAAGAGGTAGACCCCAGCGGATACGTCACCAGCAACTAAACCCAGATGTCTATTCCACTCTACCCCAGAAACGTGAACGCAACCCACCCACACTTCCAAGGCAGGGGATAGATTATCGACTGCTGCCAGACGGAAGGATATTGAAAACCTATGAGAAACTACCACGATTCACTTACTGGGTGTGACGAAAGAAGGTCGCCATGGGTGGAATAGTCGTCGCAAACTTCACGAACATGTTCAAGCGAGACATCCTGCTGTACTCGCTCGGTGACCTTCGCCTCAACGCCCCCATATCCCTGAAGAAGGTCGGATACATCATCTTCTTCATTGTCATATACACGGCGCCCATAATCTACTTCAACGGGATCGTACTCAAACCATGGTTCCTGTTACTAGTGTTTGTGCCACCAGTCCTCCTCGGCAACTACGCGGCCGAACCGATCTGGGCAGGAAGAAACCTACTGGACTTCACCACCGTGTACATAAAGTTCGCCACCTCCCCCAAGTACTGGTGCGACCTGAAAGCATGCGACGACCTCATGGTCAACCAGAAGGACAAGAGTGGTACCAGTGAGCCAATTCACTACGAGATCTGGGTAAGCCGCCGCCGCGAGATCGCCGAACTGAAAGCACTCTACGCCGAAGAGAACCTGTAATATCCTCCAAGGTTCTCAAAACTTTCATCGCACACTACCACACTGACTGCATGGAGCAAACACTTACATGGCATACAAGTATAACTCATCACTGTTTCTGGGCGAGACACTTGGGGGAAAACCCAGCCCAGTGTTCTTCGATCCGCACACATGCATTCTGAATAACCGCCCACCCACAACAGTCATCACAGGCGGCCCCGGTTCCGGAAAGACCTACATGCTGTTGAACCTGGTAGCCCAGTCTGCCATCCTCGGCAAAGCGTGCGTCTTTTTGGACCCTAAAGGTGACGCCCTCGGTCTTCAGGCGCTTTCCAAGGATCTCGGCAACCTGAAGTTCTGGAACCTCGCCGGACGAGGACAGAAAGGCATCCTAGATCCGTTCCAGATGCCCATTGATCATGAGAGCCAGCGGCTCGAACTCATCATCAATACCGTGGAGATGTTCGTCGGAAACATCACTGAAGACCAGAGAACAAGGCTCGGAGCCATCGTTGAAGACGTCATGCGCGAGCAGGTACCATCCCTGCTGCGTGTCGTTGAAGTCATGATCATGCACCGAGAGAGAGACGTCCGTAACCTTGGGAACCGGCTGAGCCTGATCTCAAAGATGAAGTTCGCCAACTTGTGCTTCGCCCCTGGCCGTAAGGGTTTCAAGCCGCTCAGCCTGGACAGTGGTGTCACCATCGTCACCATGCCCGGCCTGAAACTCACGGTAGACAGCAAGGACGGCATGTCGGGTGAGGAGCGAATCTCAGCCACCATATTCTTCCTTCTGACCAGCATGATCAATGGGATGCTCTACTCCTCTGACGTGTCTATGCGCAAGATCCTGGTCATCGACGAGGCGTGGGCAATCGCTGGTAACTCTGCTGGATCCAAGGTCATTAAGGCGGTAGCAAAACTGGGGCGATCCAAGAATATGGCTGTCATACTCGCCAGCCAGAACCAGAGTGACCTCATGGGGGAGGACATTGACACCACCATATCCACACGATTCGCGTTCGCTACCGACTACAAGGAGGCTGCGAACATCACGAAGGCTATGCGACTCCCCACAGGGCAAGGGTTCGAACAAATCCTGACCTCTCTGAGCCCGGGCGAGTGCCTGATGGAGGAGAGTACCAGCGATGATGGGCGCAGCCGTTACTCCACAATGAAAGCCGTCGTCATCTCCCCCAGGTGGGACGAGGCGTTCAGAACCAACCCTGAAGATGTGCGCGCGAGAGAAAAGAAGAGACGCAAACAGGCGGCAGCAAAAAAGAATCCTACCTAAAAATAGGATCGACATAACTGCTACACAATCCTGAGGAATCCCCGATATTCCTCAGGATTTTATTTCGCCTGACACAGAAGGAAGCGCCCCGATGGCCGCAATCAGCAAAGTGAACAGAAGGAAGAAGACTAACCGTTTTCTCACTGGAATGGTAGTCGTCGTACTAGCGCTCATACTGGTCGGCTCATCCATGATCATGCGTAAGTTCTTCGAGACAGAAACCTACTACACGTTGAAACAGGACATCCCAGCACACACCCAGATCACCCCGGACATGCTGGAGCCAAAACAAGCACCCACCGGGTCTATCCCCTTCGAAAATTTAGTCACCCTCGCAAAAGTCCAATCAGACGACCCTAAGGATGCAGTATTCTCCTCAGTGGCCCTCAAGGCCGGGGACATGGTGCCAAATTCAGTCGTTACCACCGGAAGTGAAGACCTCAAAAAGCAAATCCCTGAGGGATGGGTCATCACCAACTTCAGTGTCAGCGCAGACAACGCCGTCGGCGGGCGCATCAAGAACGGGTCATACTTTGACATCCTTGTCGCCACATCAGATGGCGCATTCTACCCGTTCCTCAACGTGAAGGCCCTCGACACCACCGTTGACCTATCCAACGCCTCCTCATCTGACGCTGTTGATACTGAGGAGGCGCACGCCGGGCAAACCACGCAGTACACGGTTGGGCTCACACCGGAGAACGCATCCAAACTCCAGTCCATCATGAGCCAGTACAACGGCAACGTCAAACTGGTTCTGTCCAATGGTGTCAGCGACCCTGCCACTCACCAGCCGACAGGATCATTCGCCGGTAACGCCCCCGCCCCACTGTCCGTCAGCCCTGACACCGACAACGGCGGCCAGGCCCCAGCATCCCAGCAGCAGGAAAAGCCCTCCGCGTCAGGGAATCAAGACCAGCGGGCCGAGAACAAGTAACTAGGGATCTCCTGAGTCGATATAGTAAGGGTGCCGAAAGTTGCAAAACAATCGGTACCCTTACACTTTTCTACCACCAAATGTCAACACCCCAATAGTGTTGATCGTTGAAAGCAAGGGATACTATTGGCTACTAGCATTATGCGCCCAAGAGCCATGTTTGTTGGACCAGAGCAGGTCTCAAACGTCATCAGGGACCACGCATGCCCCGACTGGGACTGGTACCGGGTAGACACACTACAGGACGTTATAGCGGGATCACGAGACGGCGACGACTACTCCGACATCAACATGATCATTCTTGTTGACAGAATGTTCGAGAAGGAGTTCAACCCGGAACGCGAGTTCGAGACCATCGTCGCCTCATTCGGCACCAGCAAAATCGTAACCATCCTCCAATACAACAGCAGCCTCCAGTACAACATTGAGAACTCAGTGGCCGCCTATGCGAAAGACAAGGGGATCGGCGAGGTCTCCATGAACTTCGTTGGAGCAGACTACGAGTCAGCCATACCCCGCATCATCCACAACTACGTCAACGACCCCTATGCTGACGACTGGAACAAGGCCGTCATCAGCAACCGAGTCACCATCGACGAGAACGGCCAGGTCGTCAGCATCGCAGCCGACGAAACTACCGGTGAAGAGTGGGACGACGGCAGCAACTACTTCGAGGAGCAGGTAGACGACACCCAGTACCTCGGCCAGATCATCGCCGTCACCTCCAGCAAAGGCGGGTCAGGTAAGTCCACCGTCGCCGTCACTCTAGCCTCCTACCTGGCACACTCGTCCATGAGGTCAGTGGAGACCGGGGCAGTTGACAGGCCCCTGAAAGTCGCTATCCTCGACCTAGACATTGAAGACGGCCAGATCGGGTTCATCGCGGGCAGCATCCAGCCGACCATCCTGAACATGCGCACCCGGGGTATCTCGCAAGCCGCGTTCGAGGACACTGTTATCAAGAGCAAGCGGCTTGGTGTTGACCTCATCCTAGCCCCCAAGCGGCCACGCTCCAGTGCTGACACGCCACCTCAGTTCTACCGCGAGGTGATCGACTTCCTCAAGCAACGGTACGATTACGTGATTCTGGACACTTCTGTACGCTACATGGATCCCCTTCTGGAGCAGGTGGCGTACCCCATGGCTGACGCCATAGTTTTTGTTACCGACATTGTGATCCAGTCCGTGATGTCTATGACACGGTGGGTGCAGGAAGTGACCTGGCCGGTAGAGAAGAACGGCATGGGGATCCCGGCATCCAAGATCGGTCTCGTGGTCAATAAGGCTATCGCTGATGTGCACATGAACGGGACTCGTATCGCTAAAGCCGCTCCGGGTGTCGCCGTCGTTTCTGTGATCCCAAATAATGCGAAACTGATGGCTCACGCCGCTAACCTTCAGGCAATGCAGGTTGTTTTGAATCATCCAGAGATCCGCAAGTCATACAAGCGAATAGCAGATGCCATCATGGGCAAACGTTACGACAAGCACCTAGTGGATACCACCAAGGGCGAACGCTACAAGTTAAGTGACGACTTCAAGGTCACCACATAACAGAAGTAGCGCAACATGTAAGACCTTCCCGCCCCTTTAGCGTGCGGCCTGGAACTCTTTTCTGCTGGCATGGTGCCTGTCTGGTGAAGATACCATGCGAAGCGGCAAGTAACATTTGCCTTGTGTGTTGAGGTGAACATGCGGCAGGAGAGCCAGGGTCATAGCGAGGGGTTAGGGAACATGAAGGGTCTGGCCGGGATGCCTAGTGGTAGGGGCTCCCGGCCAGACCTGTTTCTTTGTGTGGCACAGTGGTGCGTCTCTTGAACCTTCTCTGATTGCGTGTATTGAAACAAGGCGTTATCACGCAACGACATGTACTGTTTCTGTCATGTTGGCGCGTCCAGCCCAGGGCGTCATGATCGCAACCCCGCCCCCAAGTAGACAAGTACTGCCTGCAATGACAGCATTGAAGTGTCATTGCAGGCAGTACTTTAGCCAGGACCGGCCTATGCGATAGTGATCTTGTCCTTACCCAGTAGACCCTTGAAGTACACGAGGTCGGCGGCGTGCCTCATACCCTCCTCCACAGTACACCTCCCCTGCTCTACAGCATTAACGATCTGCCGCTCAATAGTCAGGTCGTTGTCGCGCATATAGTCCTCAATGCCGTGGTCGTCGCCCGCGCCGATCATTTCCTGTACTTCACGAGTAATCTCAAGGACAGAGAACAGGGCGAACCGGCTCTTACCGTCAACAGTCTTCAAGAGTTCCTGGTTAGCGAGCCCACGAATGTTTGTCTGAAGCGTTGACAGGATACGCCTCTGATCCTCACCATCATACAGCGACTTGATACGGTTCAGCGTGACAGCGGGCGTGTTCGAGTGGATCGTGGTCATCGTGAGGTGCCCTGACTCGGCTGCACGAAGAAACTCGTCAACCTCTTCCTGGTCTCGGACCTCACCCACCAGAATCGTGTCCGGGTCCTCACGCATAGCAGCCTTCAGCGCGTTCGAGAATGAGTGCGTGTCACTACCGACCTCACGTGGAGTCAGCAAAGTAATGCCATCGTCAGGGTAGATGTACTCGATGGGCTTCTCAATAGTGACGATTCTCTGGTTACTGTTTTTCTGAAGGTTACGGATCAGAGATGCGAACGTTGTCGTGTTATGGGTTGGTACGTAGTCCCTTGTGCATAGGAACAGGTGTGACGGGGAGTCCACTTCTAGGCACCAGAACTCCGACTGGGAGGCGTGCACCTCCTCCATGTACTCAATCTCAACAATGTTCTCGGTGCTTGCGCACGTGCCCCTGAAGTCGTCGTTCAGGTAATCCCGCACACCAGTAATGCTCAGGCGGTCAAACATAGTCTCAGTGGCGCGCATACCTAGTGAGCGAGCCACACGGGCCACACCCTCCCTGTATTCATCATTGGGGATGCTGACGGTCGTGTCGCTGGAGTCTGCTGGGGCCTGAACCAGCAGTGCTCCCAGCAGCATCAGCCGGTCTGACACACTCCAGGAGGCCGCCTCAGCAAGAACATCACGTACCCCGTCCTGCCCCTCTGCAAGGCCCGTGACGGTGGCCGCAAGCACCACTGGCGTCACGGTGGGTTCGGTAGGCTCAGGCACCTCCACAGGCCCCATAAGGCCCCTGATAACGGGGTTGTATCCGAACCTCTGGCACACCTCGAACATCTGCTGCGTCGTCACCGTGCGTGGCCCATCAACGCGACCCATCAGTGAGTCCTGGGAGTGCAACTCCAGCAGGTGGGCGCACGACTTGCCGACCAGGATCCCGTCACCAGTGTCACGGAACGTCCGGGAGAGAACACCAGTCACCATGTCTGCCATGTCGCCCGCGAGCCCAGCCCGGCGGGTGATCTCGTGGGCGGGTAGCCGTTCACCGTCTTCAGCGGTAACAACCATGTCCAGGAGGGCAGCAACAGACCTCTTCGGCAGAATGATGCGGCAGTACTTGTCGCAAGGGAACTCAGCAACCCACAGGTGGTTACCACCAGCCAGGACAGTCTCACTAAGGCCACGGAACTTGATGTGGAAGAACCTCTCTGACCCTCCGGGGTGCTTCCCCACCACTTTGCAGGTGTTGCCGTTCTCGTCATACACGATGTCACCGACCTGCACGTCCCCAAGCCTGATAAACCCGCCAGGATAGTTCGGGCCAGGTATCAACGTGTCCTCGTGAAGATCCTTACCAGAGCCAGTGATGCCACCCAGGATGATGCCGCCCTTACCGAACTTCGTCCACTCAATCAGGCGCGGGTCCACGTTCAGTTCCTCAGGTGTCGGGATAACGTCACTGATGATACGGAACGTCATAGCATTGTGTCCAAGAGTGCGCGCAACATTCAACCGGGTGCGTCTCCCCGCGTGCCTGCTGGAGCGCAACTCATAGGAGGTGTCCAGTTCCCAGTGCTCATGATAGTCAGTCTGGTTGTCTTTGGTGACAATGTCCATGAAGATGCGGCTCGTGACATCATAGGGGATAGGCCCGAACTTCTCGTCGCGCACAATGTCGCCGTTGACCCTGTACGCGATACGTTTGTCCGGGTCGATATGGACGTCAGAAGCACCCATTTCGATACCTTGTGCGATCACGGCATCGATATCGAAACCTTTAAACGGATCCTCCTCCGCCTCCTCCTCTTCAATACCGATCCCGTCTATGACGTCAAGAACCCCATCCAAGGGGTCATCATCATAATCGTCGTCATAGTCCTCATCATCGTACCCGGCGTAAGGGTCCTCATACTCTGGATACTCATCATCCATAGGGGAGAACGGGTCCTCATCCTCCCCGTCAACACTCCCCTCACTGGTGTCGCCCGCGTCCATGTTGTCACTGTCAGCAGCAATGTCTGCACTGACGGAAACATAGTCTGCGTCACCATAGAGATCACCGTCACCACTACTTGCAGACAGGCCGCTAGCAGCCCCCAGGGCCTCAGGAGCACTACCTGCACTGTACTCAGAAACACCAAAATCTGTGACCGGTTCATCACCGTCAGCACCCAAACTAGCGTTCACAGGATCATCATAGTCGCCGTCGAGCACACCATCATACTCAACACCTTCGTCGCTATCGCCCCACAGGCGCTCACTGTACCCATTATCTGGAACCTGGGTGGGCGCGTTCATGTAGTCGGCGTCAACAGGTGTCGTTACCACGTCATCCTCGCCCGGCTCATCATAGCCGCCAGGAATAGTAGTCTCCTCCATGTGCGGCTGCGTGATCGGGGCAGCGTGACCAGGTACATACTCATCATCCCCGTCACCCTGAAGGAACGGGTTGTAGTCCTCATCCCAGGCCTCAGCAGTAAGGTCAATACGGTCAGACATGCGATGTTACTCTCTTCCAAGAGGGGTGGTAGCGGTAGCCAGGGAACGCGAACGACGGTACATCCAGCAACAGAATCATACCAATAAAACGTAAATCTCTGGTCTGAAGGAATATCCCGGGACGAAGCCACAACTACACTAACACGCGAGAAACAGGCCAGCCAGTACCCCGCACAGCAGAGCCCACACACGTAGTCACCTCCCAGGGCACCCAGACCCTACCGCACACAAGAGTCGCCACCTCCCAGAGAAACCGCCCCAAACCCTGTAAGCACAAGAGTAGGGTAGGCGCCACGTTAGGGCACTACCTCCCCTACACGGCGACCTGAGTCAGTTCCAAAGGCTTACCATCCATGCCCATAATGCGCTCAACCTTCACCGCGTCCCTGAGGAAGGCCGCCCCCGACTTAAAGAACCCCCTGTCCCGAGGGTTAGGTTCACGCTTCGCCCGGTTCTCAAACTCTACAGCCACAGACTCCACACACTCACTGATGAACCTGCCCAAAGAGTCAGACACCACTAGGTAGCGGACCTCCCCATACGCGAACCATCCCGACCAGGCATAGTTTCTGAGTACCTTCTTCAACGCGCTACCCTGTTTACGAGTCAACTCGATCTCATAGGCGATAGACTTAGCCCGACCATTCTTGTCACGTACATCATAACGCATAATAAGGTCTGGCTGATGGTACGACGAGTACTTGTCCTTCTCATCATCCTTCGCGCACGGGACCCACAGCATCGGATACTTCTCCATGATGCCGTCACGTACACCACTCGACAAGTCCCGGTATGCGTCAAGCATCTGCTCACGATACCTCACCAGACGCTCATCCCTCGACAAGGTAACACCAGAGCAGTTGCGCTCCATCCACCTCTCATTCACAAAGAACGCGGGCATAAACCCATGCAACTTACACTCGCGGGCAACAGTGTACGAAACCATAGCATTATGTGCGCCACGCTCAGTCATACGCGCACCCTTACGGGCACTACGCACCTTAATGTTGTCAAAATCCACGCCAGACCTGTTATCCCGGAGCACCTGAAGACCCTTGCTCTTCAACCGGTAAATACTCTTACCACCAAGGAACACGGTATCACTGATAATCAGGCCCATCTCCGCCAAACCAAGAAGACGCTTCGGCGCAGACTTCGGAGCCTTCAAACCCAGAATCGTCTGCACACTTCTAGCAGTAGCGGAACCAGACACAGCAATCAGTTCCAGCACCAACAAATCCTTCTGAGTGATCTTCGACCGATGATACTTCTTTCTCGGATTCCGCTTCTTCCTACCTGAGACAGTCTCGCCACGACGTTGCTTGTGCCGCAGATCCGCTTCCTGAGCCTTACTACGCACAGGGAACTTCACATCAGGGGCGAACTCCTGCCGCATGTACTCGCCAGTGTCAGAAGGAAGCGGCTGCAACCCCTGACCAGGCTTCTTCGGTGGAGGACGGTACCCCTTCATAAACGGCTTATTCTCAGGATTCAGGATATGCGGGTCAGTGACACCAACCAGATCCGGGTCAACCGGCTTCTTAGGTCGAGGCCGCTTAGGCTTCTGATACTGAACCACATACTTGCGATCCTCCAACACATTCACATCATCAGTACCCAGACCAACAGGCTCAGGACGCGACTCACCACCACCAAGAGACGAATCCCCGCCAGTAGACACACCACCGGATCGACCACCATTGTCTACACCACCACGAGACTGCGCACCCTTAGCATCTCCTCGACCACTACTGTCACGACGGAACCCACCCGAACCAAGACCAGCACCCACAGTGAGACCAGCAGTTACAGCAGGTTCCTGTGGGCTTCCCTGAACGCCACCACGACCATCACCCGCGCCACTGCCCGCAGCGCGCACACCCCCCGAACCTTGCGCCCGAACATCAGGGGCAACAGGCCGCACACCAGACATCGGGCGACCAACCGAACCTCCACTACCATAAGGATGATGCCCCTCCCCTGACTGTGAGGGACCGCCACCCTGAACCCCACCTACTGGCGCCCCATGATGTGCGTCATGCCTCGAAGCGCCTTCACCCCCACCCGAGACGGCCACGCCATCACCATTACCAGCAGTCCCATGAGGAGCAGTGCGACGCTCAGGGGAAGAGTGACGAGAACTTCCCCCGTCCCCCACAACACCACCCTGAGCCCTCACAGGGCGGGCACCGCCAGCAGGAGATGCAGGGCGAGAGCCACCTCCCATGCCAGAGGTAACACCCTGCCTGACAACAGGTCCACCACCAGCCATACGACTTCCGCCACCCTGTGACTGTCGGACACCCATTGGGGCGACACCACCATGCGGTAGATCGCGGCCACGCACACTGTCACCCTTCACCACACCACGGGCGCTGTCGTTACCCCCAGGGTTGGACCTACCAAGAGACCCCACACCCCTAGGATGACCGCCTCCCCCACGCGACGGCACCACACCAACACCAGCCCCAGTAGGTCGCCCAGCGCCTCTTGTGTTATCCTGTGACCGGCTGGGGGTAACCTCGTCATCACTGAGCAGGTCACTCATCATGTCATCAAGAAGATCATGCTCAACCCCAGCAGGCTCACCACCAGCAGGACGCGCTGGTCCACCATTAGCGCCAGGAGTAGTAGGGCGCACGGGGCGACTCACCCGACTGCGGTCACGGAAACTATTACGTGCGCCATCACGGCCAGGCTCATCAATCACAAGCACACCCTCCAACAATCAAGAAAAACAGGCAGACAGCAATCCAGACATTCTACACTATATTACCCCAAAACGCCAACGGCACAAGAAAACCAAACCCATAGCACCCAGCCACGCACCATACAGAACCCGTAAAAGGAACCCGCCCCTGTGCCCCATGTCACACGGCACCGGCTTGACCAATGACGATCACGCGGCATACGATCAGGCCATATCCAAACAAGCCAACCCCAAGCAAGGAAGTTACGCCATGCGTAGCACAGACAACTACGACCTCATAATCCTCAAGATGTCCCAGTACTTCATGCGCCGAGCACGTGGCAAGTCCTACCAGGTGCCAGACGAACTGAGCCTGATTCACATGAAGGAAAAGAACCCGGAAGAATGGGGCGACCTGATCCACGACCTCATCAACGAGGCACACCCATTCACTGACGAAGACGGAACATGGACCACCACCCACATGGGCAAAGAGGTCACCCACACCATCGGCTCCGACGAGGTTATGGCTGCCGCACGCTACGCACGAACCATGCTGGAGATGGCAAACCGGGGAGACTACGCCCTCCTCCACCTCACGTCCGACACCCTGAACAAGTCACTAGACGACCGGTACAAGAAAGGCCAAGAGGACGCCCGCACAGCCCTAGCAGCAGAGCAGGGACTCATCTAAAAGAACCAACCGAAAACACACAGGCCCGCATACCAGGTGAAACCACTAACCCCCGGCATGCGGGCCACAAACATGTTCAACAACCAGCAGGAACACAAACACGTCCACACCTCACACCATGGGTGACACGCCAAGGCACTGCGCGACCAAAACAGCCATGTCCACACACGAGACGATGGGGCATGGTTGACGCCTAGAGCCTAGATGTAGAAACCCTCATCCAGGTACATGTTTCCAAGTACATGTGACCCACTCCGTCATTGAAGTGCTTCACCCTGAGTACACGAGACTCATAAGATGGAATACGGACCAGCACCTCACCATCCACTACACCAGCAGGGTCGGGGTTAAACAGGAGTGTGTCACACAAGATCCCCTCCAGACGATCAGGGAGACTCCCGCTATAGTCCGCAAAGGAGAAGCGGACAGCAACCACCCCGTCGTCAACCTCCACAATACAGAGGTTCGTCCCATTCGGGTTAACCTCATTCACCCGCCCCACAAGCCACTCAGCACGCTTCACAGCCTCACTCTCAGGTAACCCAGACACGTACCCATCAACCGACACTGGACGGTCAATCAACTCAACACTTCCCATAACAGTGTCTCCCTTCCAGACGGAACCCAGTCCGTCCCAGGCAATCTCTTGCTTCGCTGGCAGTCCACTCGATCCACAGCACACCACCACCCACCAATATACAGGACAACACACCCAGAACACAATCACCCCAGACCATGCCATACCACACCCCTGGCAAACCCGACCGCCGGTGGCACACAAACAGCCCCAGGAAGACGCCCTCTGAGCAAGGCCACCCCATGCACTCACACCAACCCGAGCACAAACCAGGCGGCAGGAGCCACGAGAAAAACCAGGCTCACCTACAAGCCCCGCACGCACAACACCAAACATGCCCACCACCCAGAGTAGGAACATGCGCCTAACCCCCCGACGCCACCTCCCCGTGTTCCCATGCCCCTTGTAAGAGCGAATCAGACAGACACCACCGCTACCATCATTGTTCACGACACGACCCTGAGTCGCACACCCAAGAGAGAAGCCAGCCCCACCAATTGAAACACCATGCTCACCCCATAGTTTCACGCTTGCCACAACCAACCGGAACACCATCAGCACAGAAAAGCGGCAGAGACGAAAACGGACGCAAGCCACAACAGCCACCGACCAGGAAAGGGGTCTAAACCCCTGTGCCACAACACCCCATATACACACCACCCAGCACCATTCCCCCAAACAGAGTAAACAGGGGCAAGAACACGACTCAGGATCGCAAGAAGCCGCATCCGGTAACCCAATCACAGTCACGGCCCCACCCCATAGAGATAGAAGAGGATCCGACACCGAACACGCCTCATGAGAATCACCCCCCTTGCGGCCACCTCAAAACAAACACAGGCCACGCACACGAACCCCACTCAACACGACAATACACCATCATAAGCCACACAAGAGCATCAGGCAATAGTCCCGCACATGAACGCCCACCCCAAAAGCAACACAAATAACCAACCAGCACGCATGGCAAGAACACTTGACATCCAACCATGAAGACATCACATACACCCACCACTAAACAACCACCCACAGAAAACACCTAACCATAAGACAAGCATACTTTACACACGCACCCAACACATACACGCTCTCAAAAGACACAGCCAACCCCACCACACACCACTCTACACAACAAGAGATACACACTCAGAAACAGACACACAACAAACCCACTCCCACCCAAAACCAACCCCCAAAATACCCATACACCCAGAACGCACAACCAAAAACCACAAAACCGCGCCATTCCAACGAAAAGTCCCAATTACACGTGAAGAAGGGGTTTCCTATACGGGTACCAAACCCCAAAATTTCCGCCAAGCAAAACCCACCCACTTGGTGTCTCGCGCTGCTGTCGCTGTTGTGGTGCTCGTCTCTGTCGTGTTTGTTGGTGGGTTTGTGCTTGCCTGCACGGGCGTTCGCTGGGGCTCTCTGTGCAGGGTGGGGGTTGGTCTTGGGGTTGGGTGTGGTGGTGTGCGCTTACTTGCTGCTATGGGTGAGGGGTGTGCGCATATCTGTAGCCATGGGCGGAAAAGTGTGCGCACACAGTTGGCGGGGCTGCGGGTGTGGTGTGCGCATAACAGAGGGTGCCTAGTAGCAAGAGGAGACAAAGGAGCCCAAGACGCAAGAGAGAACCGAACCAACACGCATGGGTCGGGGGACTATTAACCCCTGACGGGTGCATAGACGTGTGGTGGTACCTGGATTGGTCACCTGCTACCTACCGGCTGCGTTCACTGCGTTCACTTCGCCTGGTTCCGGCATCGTCCTGGTTTGGGTTGTGGTTCTTGTGAGCAGTGTGGTGGCAGGTGTGCGCACATGGTGGTGGCATGGGGGTGTGTGGGGTGGAGTGAAGCGTCAGCGGAGCGGAACCCCCTCCTGGGGTGAGAGAGGTGCGTGTGTGGCACCCATAGGGGTGGTGGGGGGTTTGGTGAGCAAAGGCGGGGCAGAGTGAACGTCAGTGAACGCAGCCCCCTTCTTGGGGTGCTGGTGGCTTCTCTGGGAGGGAGTGTGAGCCCGGACTGGTACCCAAGGCAGAGGGGAGCCCTGGCGGGGCGGCCCCTTGGTGTGCGGTCAGGGTGTCAACAGGGGGCGCATGCGTGGGTGTGCGCACGGTAGCCTCATGGGGGGCGTGTGAGCGTCAGCGAGCGCGCGGCCTGGGGTCGGGTGGAGCGGGACCGGAGGGTGTAGTGAAGCGTCAGCGGAGCGGAGCCCGTAGTGTTCCGTGGAGGCGGGCCCTGGTGTCAACTGGTGGCGGCAGTTGTGGGCGGCCCTGTTGGCATGTGATCCCCTTGGGTGGGGTCTCCTGGTGGGCCCGGGGTGTGGGTGCCCTCTGCCTAGGGGTGCAGGGTGGGTGCGTGTTGCCCAGGGGTTGCAGAGTCAAGCATGGGGTGGGTTGAGTGAGCGTCAGCGAACGAAACCCTTAAGGTGAGCGTGTGGTAGCGTGGGGTGGGTGACGGCGATGTGGGGCTGGTAGGTGAGCAAGCGGGGCGGAGTGAATGGAGTATTCGGGTAGCGAGGAGGGCCTGGGTGTGTTGGGTGGCTGGGTATCGGTGGGGTTGGGGGCGACCTTTTGTGGGCATGGGTATAGGGTGTGGGGTGTGGTTGTCTGGTGGTGTTGTTTGTGGGGGTGAGTGGTTGGGGTTGGGTTGGGTCTTTGGGGTGTTGGGGGTTGTGTGTGGGGTGGGACTGGTTGGGGGTGTATTTTTTTGTTTGGGGTGTGGGGTGTGGGTTTCACTGGGGCGCTTGGGGTGGGGTGTTATTTGTGTGTGATGTCCGCCTGGGGTTTGGGTGGGGAGGTTGTTGAAGCGTATTTGGGTGCGGCCTGTTTTGGTGGTGGTGAGGTAGGTGCCTTGGTTGATGCTGTTGATTCGTTTGCTGGTGAGGGGTTTGGGTGGTTGTGGCAGGCGTGTTTTGGGTGAAGTGGGTCATAGTGGGGTGGTCTGGGGTTTTGGTGGTGCCAGTATTGTGGGTGGGACGGCAATAGTGGGGTGTGGGGTTCTTGCTGCGTGTGTTGTGTTCTTGCTGGGGCGGGTGGTGTGGTTCTGGCCGCGAGTGCTGTGGTTGTCTGTGTTCGCATGTCTTGGGGTGTCGTGTGGTATGGTTCACTCGTCTGGGGGTTGTGTTGGTGTGGTGGTCTGGGTTAGGGTTGGGTCAACAGGCCGGGAGGCAGAGGGCCCCTGGCATGAACCCGAGAAAGGGGATTAGGATGTTTGATCTGCACGCTGCTGAGGCTCAGGTTCGTGAGGCTGCTGAGGCTGTTCGTACGATTGTTGGTATGCCTGTCACACAGGTGGATGTCCATCAGGTGCTTCAGGTGGAGGAGAATGTTGCCACTCGGGTGGTGATTACTGGGCGGTACACGAAGGATGTTTTTGTTAACGGTGCTGTCTTTGGGTACGGGAACCCGGTTCTGGTGGGGCGGCAGGTTGACCGGGTTGAGGAGTCGTCGGTTTTTGCGGGTGGTGCCTTTTACTGGTCTGTGAAGGCTTTTGATGCTCAGGGGGATCTTGTTTTTGAGGTTTCTGGTGAGGGTGTTGACTGGGAGGTGTATGCTCGCTGAGTCTCTGGGTTTTGGTTGGGGCCTACTGGGGTGTTGGATCCTGGTGGGTCCCAGTCTTTGTTGTCTGCCGGGGTGCTTGGTCGTCGTGTGTTGCTGTGCTCCTTCGGCCTGGTGCTGTGTTGGGTTATGGTGCGGCCTGGGATCGGGGGCTGTGCTCGTGGAGGTGTGTGGTGTACTTCATGTTTTTGGTGGTGTTGTGGTAGGTGGCTGGTGGTGTAGTGTTGAGCTGGTGTCGGGCCAGTCGGGCCGGGCAAATGAACCTTGGGAGGGCTCTGTGATGTGTGTGTCTGATTCTGTGGCTGTTGGGGTTGCGTCTGGTGTGGTTGGGGGTGTGCCTTCTGGGGGTGTGGTTTTTGATCCTGCTGACGTTGGTGGGGCTAACACGGCCGCTAGGGGCACCTATTCTGTTGTTCGGCGTTGGCTTCCTGGGTATGCCAGTGTTAGTGGCCGGTGGGGTGGTGATTGGTGTGTTCTTCGTTCTGACGTGGGGAAGGGTGAGGGGGTGGACAACTCCGCTTCTGTCACTGTTGCCAGCCGGTGGGATGGTCGGGTGTTTCACTGGGATGTTGTTGCTGTGCACCGTGGCTGGGAGGCTTGTTGTTCTGGGTCGGGTGACTGGCATGCTATGCGGGTTGCTGTCTTTGGCACGGTGAACAGGGCGGTGGTGGCCTATTTGTCGTCGCCTTTGGATTTTGATTGTGATGAGTGTCGGGAGGCTGGCTGGGTGTGACCGGCCAGGGGGTGGTCTCTTGTGGTGGCGGGGCTGCCTCTAGCCTGCTTGTTGGTTGGGTGTGTTGGGTGCTTCCAGGTTGGGTGGGGTGGTCTTGGTGTGCTGTGTTAGGGTTGTGAGGTGGGGTTGGTTGGGGTAGATGGTAGGGACGCCATATGGTGGGGTGGTTGGGTGGTTTCATGCTGGTGTGCGGCCTTGGGGTTTGAGTGCCTTGTTGCTTGCTGTGGGTTTCCCCTGTCCTCTGGGTCTTGTTGGGGTGCGGCCTCTGTGTGTGGGTGGTTTTCCTGGGGCTGGTGGCGGGTTGGGTCTGATGCCTGTTGGTCGGGCTGGTTGAGTTGCGTGTCTGTGTCGTGGGGTGGTTTCCTATGGCGTTGGCTGTCTGGCTTTGCCTGCCTGGTTGGAGGTCTCCTTGTGGGGTGTCTTCTTGGGGTTGTGGCGGGTTGTTCCTTGTTGGCCTCAGGTGGTGTGTGTGAAGGTGGGTGTCACTCAGGTTGTGTGAAGGCGCGAAGATGTGCCACCCAGGGTGCGGGTATTGGGGTCCGCACCCTGGGTGGTTTTGTTTGCCTGTGCTTTTCTTCTTTGGCCTGTCCGTCTGGTGCGTGCTGGGGCTTCCTGGGCTTGCTGGGTGCCTGAGTGTGGGACCCTTGTCTGGGCTCGTGGTGGATAGTGGGGACACCAGGATAGGGGTTGGGTGGCGATTTCGTGGAGGGTGTGGTAGCCCGTGTCTTGTTTCTGGTGCATGTTAATGATGTCGTTCACTTGGGCCGCAAGAACTTGGTGTCGTCTTCTTGTGGTCTTGGCTGTTGTGGGTGGGGGTGAGGGCTTCGCTGTCTTCTTTGTTGCGTGGGGTGTCCTCGGAGAGGGGGCTGGTGATCTGGACTAGGGGTGGGTGCGGCCTCGATGGCGTGGGTGGTAGTTGGCGGCCGGGTCGGAGAGGGTGGCGCAGCCTGAGATTCTGTGGCGGGTCAGGTTCTCGTTCTGGTTTGTTGGGTGGGGTACTGTTGCTCTGGGTTCAGGAGGTCGCGCATGTCCTGGTTGGTGGATTGGATGCGGTAGGCGGCGCCTGGGTGGTGGCCATGGTTGCTCACCCCTCTTTTGTGGGTCTGGGTGATGTGGGGCTTGTTTGTCTTGTGGCCTGGCGGCGGTGTTGGGGTCTGGTGGGGTTAGAACAGGGTGACGGATAGGGTGTCATAGCCTTCGCCCATGATCGTGAGAGGGCGGTCACGGATGTCGTCTCCGCGGATCCAGATCTCCCACAGGGTGTCCGTGCCTGCCTCGGACTCGTACCAGCAGCAGTTGGGTTCGCCAATGGTGAGCCCTTCCAGGTTGGTGGTGGTCTTGAAGACTACACCCTCGATCAGCAAGCGGCGTCCTGGGGTGGTGTCGATGACGATGTTGTTCCACCCGTCAGGGCGTGTCTCCCATGTGGCGGTCTCGATGGTCTGGCCCTTGACCTCTTTGAGGATCTGGGTGGCGGCCAGTACCTTGTCGTGGCCTTGGTGGCTGTTGGTGCTGAGCATGGCTGCCTCCCTACAGGTTGACGGGTCTGGTTCTGTCTTGTAGTGGCTCGCGCCCTGTCGGCGGAGCCCTTATCTGTGGTTACAGCATAGGCGTGTGCTGGGTGTGTCCGCAACCCTTGGGTGTGTGAACTGGGGCACAGTCAGTGCGGGTGTGCTTGTGGTCTGTTGGGGCTTCTTGGGGTTTGTTCTGTTCTGCTGGGGTGGATCCATGGGTGTGGGTGCTCGGTTGGGAGTGCTTGGGCACTGGGGTGGGTGCGTGGTTGGTTCGGCCCGACTTTCTGTCTTGTGGTCGTTGGTCGCCTGCCTGAACTGCTGCCCGTGGAGGGGTGTGCTGCTGGTGCGGTGGTCTGGGGTTGCGTGTACGGGATGCGGAGGGGTGGGGTGCCTGTTGTGTGCGAAACCTGGGTGAGGCTGGGACTTTTCGTTGTTATTCCAGTGGTAAAGTCCGTGCAGGCAAGGTCGTGTACTCTCGTTCGTTCCTGTTGTCGGGGTCGCCTTGTCTGCTCCTCCCTGAATCTGTTCCGCTGGGTGTCTGGTGGTGTCCCTTGTTTGGGGCTTGTTTTGTTGTGGTAGTAGGGAAAGGTGGCTGCGGGTGGGCTGGTCGTCCAGGTGGATGGGCCCGTGCAGGCAAGGGGGTTTTGAACGTACACCATATGAAAAAGAGATCTTGTATTACCAGGGAACGCTGCACGGGGTACCCGCCATTGTCACCTGACAGTTCCTCATCGTTTGTGTCCGCTGACTTGTGGGGGCGGGGCGTGTTGCTGGTTGAGGGTGTGATCGGGTTGGTGGTCTGTTTGGGTGTGGCTGCGACTGGTGGAGGGGTGACGCTGGGTGGGTTGCCTCAGCCTGCTGCTGGGGGTGGGGGGCGGAGAACCCTCTGGAAGAGCGTGTAAGCCACGCTGAGGCGTTTTTGGGGATGTGCCGGTACCTGGGATAGGGTGCGGTGGCTCTAGGCCGTTAGGGGCGCTGTGACGACTCCTTGGGTGCTTGTCGCTCACATGTCCTGCCCTTTACTTTCCGGCTGGGTTGGAGGTACGTATGGGGGTGTGGGGCTTAGGTTGTCCAGTGAATGGGTGGGGAGGGGTGGTAGAGGTAGGGCCGTGCTTGCTTTGGCCGGGTGTTTGTTTATGTGGGTGTTCTTCTGGGTGGGCATATTGTGTTAGGGGTGAATGGATTCTGTCACCCTGTCCACGGTTTGTCCTCGTTTCAGGGTTGACGGCCGGGGAGTGAGGGTGTTAAGGTTGTGAGAATTCCTGATTTGGATGAGAGTGAGAGCAAGGTATGAGTGAGCGACTTGGTGGGGAGCCATCGGATCTGTTGGGGGAGTCTGGTGTGCCTGTTTCAGTGCCCCGTCCTGAATCGGCAGCCATAGTGGATGCTGTGCCTGCTGGTGGTTCCGCTGTTGCGGGTTCTTTTGTGTCTCGTGTGGCTCCGCTTCGGGAGGATGGGGAGGTTCTGCCTCTGCCGACGGTTGAGGGTGGTTTCAGGACGGTGCTGGCTGATCCGCCGTGGCGTTTCCGGAACCGTACTGGGAAGGTGGCCCCTGAGCACCGTCGTCTGGACAGGTACTCCACCATGACGTTGGAGGACATCAAGGGTATCCCTGTGGATGGTGTGACTGCTGAAAATGCGCACTGCTATCTGTGGGTGCCGAACGCTCTGCTTCCTGAGGGGCTGGAGGTTTTGCGGGCCTGGGGGTTCCGGTACGTGTCGAACCTGGTGTGGGCGAAGCGGCGTAAGGATGGTGGTCCGGACGGTCGTGGGGTGGGGTTCTACTTCAGGAACGTCACTGAACTGATTCTTTTCGGGGTCAAGGGGTCTATGCGGACGCTATCTCCGGCCCGTAGTCAGGTGAACATGATTGAGACCCGTAAGAGGGAGCACTCGCGTAAGCCCGATGAGCAGTACCCGTTGATTGAGGCGTGTTCTCCGGGACCCTATCTGGAGATGTTTGCCCGCTATGGTCGCCCTGGCTGGGTGGCGTGGGGGGATGAGTCCGCGGATGACGTCACCCCCAGGGGGAGCGTACACAGGGGGTACGCGGGTGGGGAGATCGTTCCCAGAGTGTGAGACAGGACTGTAGGTGGCGTGCCCTCTGAGTGCGGGGTGCGGCTGCCAGGGGTACAGGGTGGTGTGGGGTCGGGTGCTTGCTGGGTGTGGTGGGTCTCAGGGTAGGTTGGGTCCAGTGTGGGCTGCGCCCGGTGTGCTTGGTGCCAGCATGTTGGCGTGGGTGGCATTGTTGGGACTTGTTGCGAGGGTGGCGGCTAGTGCTGCATGTGGCCCAGTTCACTCACACTGGGGTTGCGTGGTGCTGGTGGCTGGGGTACGCTTGAGTCATCAGCCGGAGGGAAGAGCCTGACGGCGTGACCCTAGAGGAGTCAAAATGACTGAGTGCGGAGACGTTAAGGGTTTCACCTGCCCTGGCGATGAGCGCAATGCCCGCGTATTCGTGGAGGTAATTGAGGGTCTACTGAAGGGGGCAGTGATTGACTCTATCAAGACCTGCTTCCGTAAGAACATGACTGTCCTCACGGAGAACCTTACTGAGGATGACGAGACGGATGACGTCATTGTCATCGAGGGTCGGAAGTATGGTGAGCCTTTTACGCTGAGTATTGTTGGGGTGTCATTCCCTATCCATGACACCACTACATGTTTCAAGATTGTGGAGGCGTCTAACTCACTGGGGGAGGTCAAGGGCGTATCCATCATGGATCCGTCGCACGAGTTCTACAACGACTGGGAGTTTTCTCTTTTTTACACTATTTTGATTAGTCGTGGGTGCGAGGGGGACGTTAAGATCCTGGTCGATGTAAGTGGTGACGGACAGTTGTCTCTCCCCTTCATGGTGTACAATAAGACTCACATGTCGTTCTTCAACGGGGAGGTCAGTACCTGGGAGATCGAGTAGTCATAGCCGCCTTTGTAGCAGACGGGACCAGTCTCAACCAGGGGGGCTGGTCCCGTCTGCTATCTGTGTGTGCATGGTTTAGTGGTGCCACTGAAGTCCTTCCCGCTCTCACCCGAAGGGGTCTTGGCCGTTCCGAGACGGTGGATGTATTGGTGCCTCTGTCTACTTCTTCTGCTGGTGCCGTTGAAGTCTCACGCTTTCTTAGCCCTCTAGAGTGGAAACGAGGCTTCCGCAGTGCGGCTTCTTGGTGTGCCTGCCGTCATCTTTCGTCAAGGGGTGCGCATGTTCACGGCAACTGAGTGCGTCTGGCATTACCCCCGCCCGCGTCTGTGATACTAGGTTACCTAAGGCTGCCAGTAGTCGGGTACTGGGTGGTTGTGTCGCTCTCGGGTGGGTTGAAGTGCTTCTGGCTAGTACGTCAGGGACGGATGGCTTCTGTCAGCAATGCTCCTGCCTGTCTCACAAGGGGACGCCAGAATAGGGTCGCTGCTCGTGTTCTTGCCGCCACCGTCGCTCACAGTGTATGCGCGTGATCCTGTCTGCACCCTGTACTGCGGCCAGAGGAGGAACGTGTAGATGGGCAGAGAGATGCTGGAGGTGCTGCCACAGGGGCGTCATGTTAGATGCGGTTGCTCTGGTGCGCATGTTCATGACACCACTGGCCTGAATGCGCGTGAATCTAAAGGCAAGATAGTGGGCGCACTGGTCATGAAACGCCTGGTGGGGCCAGCCGGGAGGAAGCCCAGCCAGCCCCACCAGGAAGGGGATGGTTATCAGACGCCCGAGGCGAGACCCCGGCAGCCAATGATTGCTCCCTTGTCATCGCGGACAACGCGGTCCGGCGATACGAAATCGGTGCGTCCGACACTGACAGCGTAGTCCGCGAGCGCCTTGGACACGATGTGCAGCACTCCGTCCTCCTGGGGAGGAAGCGACTGCCCATCAACGAGTTCGTCGAGGAACTTAAAGCCCCCCGACAAGGGAATGCTGACCCCGTCCACGTCAATCTGGCTTGAGGTTCCCTTGAAGGTCTTAAGACGAGGGGCCTCAGCGGCAGGCTTGATGGTCTTGAGGACGTTTCCGTCCTCATCCATGAAGTTGACGTTGTGGGGGGTGAGGTTAACGAGTTCCATTGTACTCTCCTTGGGGTTTGTGCCGTTGCCCCTTTGGCTCTGGCGATGACTTAACCTTAGCGCGTCTGTTGGGTGTAACGCAACCCGGTTTGGTGTGATCTGGCGCACACGGGTTTCTGCTTGCTGATGGGGCGTAGTGGGGTGCCCTGAGGGGCGGATAGCGGTAACCCCACCAGAGAGACGAACCCGCTCCCCTGGTGGGGTTTTGTGGCTGCTCTGGTGGGGTCTTGACGTAGCAGGGTGTGTGTTAGTCACATCCTAGCGCGCCCACATGACTAGCACAACGCACCTCGTGTCAAGGTCGCTTTACAATGCTGGTGCTCATGGCGGCTGCCAGCGCCTCCAGTACCTTGGTGGTGTCGTAATCGCCTAGTTCCAGGTGGGCGACAACCTCAGCCATGGTGTACATGGGGGACAGGTGCACGCCGACACCGCCCCAGTTCTGGTCGTTGGTGATTTCGACGACCACTCCTCCGGGGGTGTAGATGAGAAGGGACCTGCCCTCATGGTCCCATGCGAAGATCTGTGCCGTGTCGTCAGGTGAACTGATCGTGCGGGCTACGGCGGGCAGGCTGTCACCGGCCATCTCTTCGTCGTTGAGCAAACGGCAGATCTGACTCTCAAGGGCCTCCAGGGTGTCGATGTCTGCTCCTAGGCGGGCGTTGGACACCTCGGGGCTGATGGATAGTGCTTCCCACTGGATCCTCTGGCTCATGATGACACCTTCCTTGTCTTGTTTGCGGCTTGGTTTCTCTAAGGAGTATTCAACCATGCTTGTTGCTGTGTCGCCACTCAAGAACGTGTGATGTGAGTCCCTTATCCCCTTATTGGGCTTGCACCAGGGGCGGCAGGCTGGTTCAAGGCGGGCCTGTGCGTTGGCGTGGTTGGTTTTCTCATCCATCTGAGCACCCTGTCCTGTTCTTGTGTTTCTAGTACTGGTGCAATGGTGTCCCCAGTGATTGAGGTGCTTTCGTCTGCCGCACTGGGTGAGGGGTGCCTCTGGGGGTGTTAGTGTGAGGCAAGGCTGGGGCGTGGTCTTGGTGGTGCGGTCCGCCATGGTTCTCCTGTTGCGTCAGGTGCTTTTCTCGTGTATCATGTCGGTAGTGGTGTGTCCGCCTGTGCCTGTGGCGGGGCGGTTAAGAATGACCCACACCTGAACTCTATGAAGGAGAAGAATGCGTGTGTGCGTCTGAGAAGGTTGATGACGTGCCGACCCTGGATTCTGATGGGCCTCGCCCTACTGGGGTGGAGGCTGTCAGGCGTGTCCTTGCTGGCCTGGGTGTGCCCGATAGCGTCACCCCTTTCACTGTCACCCCTGAGGTGCCGGAGTCTGGTGTTTTCGTGATGGCTGCCGTCGTCATGAAATCAGTGGGGGCGGTAGAGTCAGATCTTGCTGTCGCTGTCGTCTGCTACCTGAGGGACGGCCAGGAGACGGCCAGTGACATGTACATCCAGGTCCTGGCCGGGGAGGATCCGCTGGTGGTGTCCTTCCCGAGGGTGTGGAGCGAGACCCTGGACAGTGCGGGAGCCAGCGCCCTGAAGGCCGCTAGTGTCGTCCTGGACATTAAGACGCTCTTCCCTGGGTGTGAGGGCGACAGCAGTGGTCTTACGGTCCCGGTGGAGGGTGAGGGTTCCTTCATCCTGGCTGTGCGTGGAGGCCCTGAGGCCGGGCGTGTGGATGTCATTTTTCGCCATGGTTGGGAGCATGCTGAGACGATAGTGGACGCCCTGGGCAGGGATCGTGTCCTGTCTGTGATCCCTCAGGGTGACTGGTGGGCTGAAGTCCTGTGTACTCGGGTTCTCACAGTCGGCGATTTCAAAGCCCCAGTGTTCGTGAAGGAGGTTGAGTGATGGGTAATGAAGGAACGACTTTCAGACCGCTGGCCCTCTCTGTGGAGGTAGCCGGTCAGTGCCCAAGGATGCTATGTGGGGACACCAAAAATGCAAGTCTCCCCGCACAGCCCGGTAACAGCACCGCCGGGGAGGAGATCCTAAATGCCCCGAGTGGTCGCTTGTGCGAGGAGGCATCGTGTTACAGGGGGCTTGAGGATCTGTGTGCTCGGGCCGACGCAATACACATCATGAGTTGTGGATCATGGGGTGACATGGAGGCCTGGCTTATCGAGAACCTGGGCCTGTACGCGCTGCGCCCGGACGCCAAGTATGTACCTGAGGACCTGAAGGCGAAGATGTCGGTCAGAATCAACATCCAGGGTGTGTGACCCACATCACCCGTCCTGGGCTTGCAGGTAGGTATCGGCCTACTGCATACTTGAGCCAGCAGGCCGGAGGCAGAAGGTCAACGGCATCACCTTTAAGGGGATGTACACAGACATGAACATCTACGATCTTGAGGCCATCGAGAACAGCATCTACGAGTTTGTGGCTGGCGCCCCCATTAAGGCCTCCTCGCACTACTACACGGGCGACATGGACGTCGTGGGCGGAATCGATGTCACCCGCGAGGAGGGTGTTGCGCTGTCGTACTCGGCTGATGGGGAGGTGAGCACCATCTTCCTTTCTGGGCGTACCGACGATGACCCGTCAGTTCTTGAGGGCGTCTTCATTGACACTGTTGTCGCCGAGCAGGGCGACTGCAACGAGGTGATTCTTCGTATTGGTGACGGAGACACCATGATCACTCTGTCTGGTGTTAACGCCGGTATGATTGCCGAGGTGTAAACAATCTGGTCGTGCAACTTCAGTTGATCGGGGCGGCGGGCAAGACTCTTGGACCTTGCCCGCCGCCCCCTTCTGCGTGCCTCCCGTGTGGCTGTTGCAGGTGTCACCCATGTCACTACCAGACCGTACCTCCTCGCCTTGACGACGCACACTGGGAGGATCTAGCATGACCTTAAGACAGTAGTGTGCGGAGCGGCAAGGTCTCCACACCAGACCACAGAAAGCAACCATGAACAGCCATGCTATCAGCGAGCAGGTGTTTGACCTGTTCTTCTCGTCACTGGACTCTTTTGAGGAGACCGGCCTTATCGACAAGCAGACCTCCTACCTCACTAAGGTCGCAAAGTGGGGTGGCCTCAACGACCTGTGCGCCACCAACAGGGAGGTCAGGAAGTCTGTAGCCGGACTGTCTGCCGGTCTCATGGCCACCCCAGCCGACAGCCCCCTGTGGAAGAACCACACCAAAGGTGTCTCCACCATCCTGTTCTCTGTGCTCATGGCGGGCGCGGCACACAGCCGTGACGCGAAGAAGATCCGTCGCCACCACTGGATCCCCAGGTCCTATTCCTCCGTCTTCGGTTATGGGGGAGGCAGCACGTTCCCGGTCGCTATCACCAGCCCGATCATTCCTGCCATCACAGCCAATGTGTCCGTGGAGGAGTTCACCCATAACTGGCCGTCCCGTAACGAGCGTGGCCGCGAGTGCTACCATCACATGATCGAGGCCGCATTCTCGGTACTGGAGTACAGGTACTGTGAGACGGTTCGTAAGACGTCTCCCCTGACGGACAAGGACCTGTGCGTGCTGGGCGCGTTCTGTGTCGTCCTGGATGCACGTAAACCCCTCGCCGGGGAGGGTGGCAGGTTCCCTGACGGGGACGTTGACCCGATGATTCGTCACATCCTGGATGTCGCTGACGGCCTGTGTGGGCGTGACGGGGAGATCCGGGTGGCTGCCGTAACCACGGACACGCCGCTGCCGTTCCTTCCTGCTGGGCGCATCTATGAGGGTGGGGCACTGGTGACGCCCGTGCGCTCGACGGTGCTCGTCCTGGTGGGTGATGGTGACACGACACCGGCCCTGGCTGAGAAGGCCGCAGACACCTACACGTGGCGGGCTATCAAGATGAGCGGGAACGCCATCTACGCCATCTACGGCCTGTCTGCGGAGGCCCTGGAGCAAGCCACCACCGTTTCTTGTAACGGAAGGAAGTGAACCCGTATGCCCCAGCACCACCACCCTTTAAACCACCGACAGCAGACAGGACCAGGGCACGGCAGGATTATGCGCACGGTTGGAGTCATCATCGCCGCACTGGTGGTGGTACTAGCCTGCACATCCTGTAACACCACACCCGAGGGGGAGCCATCAAAGGACATGGCCGACTCTCGGGCTGTCGTAGACCGGATCAACACCGCAAAGAAGATCCAGGCCGATAAGGCCCCACTCACCTTTGGTGACAAGTGGACGATCTACGCGGACGGGCAGAACGTGGGCGAGGTGCGCGGCACAGTACTTCCCACTATGGGTGACACCTACTCCCTGTACAGCCCCTCCGGGAACCTTGTGGGCTCTGAGGTCAAGTCACCTAAAGTCGTGTCCCATACAGCGAAGATCTATGACTGGAGCAACCAGGAGACAGGGTATCTTCAGGTGGATACGCTGTCTTTCATGATGACGGCGAGCCTCCACCATGGGGACACCAAGGTAGGAGCGGCTGAGCAGAATCTCGGACTCTCCCTGAGTTCAGACATCCTGGACACTGCGGGCAGGCGGGCTTGGCACATGGGCCGAGACATGCTCTCCATCGGGTCGGATCTGACCATCACCAGGGAGGCGGACACCGAGGTTACTGGTATGGATGCGCTCTGGGTTTCGCTGGTGATGAGTGAGATCCATGATGCTGAGTCCTCCTGACGATCCGGAGTCCGCTCTTGGCGAGCCCCTGTCGCCAGTGGATCCCATGTCACCCAGAACGCCACCTTCTGTTTGTGCGTGAATGTGGCCCAGTTCACTGGTTCTGAGGTTGCATGGACTACTCTAGGTGCTCTAGTATGGAGTCATCAGCCAAGGGCAGCGGGCCTGAGGCAACATGAGAAGGAGAACGTAAGATGATGAGTTCAACCGAGATTCAGGCAGGTCTTTCCAGCATCCTTGACCGGCTCAATGACTCCCTGAGCACTGCTGAGCGTGATGCCCTCTATGAGGCTCTGGACGGGGTTGCAAGCGGACTCTTCGACGACCGGTTCTGATCCCTTTCGCCTCAGTACTCCACCCCTCCCAAGTAGCCGGGAGGGGTGGAGTACTATATATGGAGAGAGTGCGCTTCCTCATGCTCTCCCGGCCCGCCAACCAGCACCCATAACCCAGCAGAAGTAGGTGGGAGACAACAGGTGTGTGCCCATGTCACTCCAGAGCAGATAGGGTGTGAGTCGCCGCTCAGACAATGCACATGACAACACCACTGGTTATGGATGGGCTCTGGGGCTCGTTGATGATGGGCGAGATCCACGACGCTGACTGAGACCTTCTGATACGCCAGGGTAGCCCTTGGTGAGTCCTTGCCGCCAGTGGAATCCACGCCACTTAGGGCGCCATCTTGTGTTTGTGTGTGAATGTGACCCAATTCACTGGTTCTGGGGTTGTGTCAGATGCTTCGGGTGATCTAGTATTGAGTCATCAGCCGGAGGGAAGAGCCCAACGGCAAGGAACGTCCCAGGAGGACAAGATGGACAACCTTTTCACTCCCGCCCGCACCGTTAACTTCAACCTCATTGGCCAGGACGGTAACGCCTTCTTCCTGCTGGGGGCGTGGCGTAAGCAGGCCCGCCGCGATGGATGGTCCTCCGAGGACATCGACAAGGTCATCAACGAGGCGACATCAGGTGACTACAACCACCTGATTTCTACTCTGGCCGCCCACTCAGAGGATGAGGACTCCGAGTGGTGACCTTGTAGCCAGTTGGAGGGGTGGCCTTGTGATGGGGCTGCCCCTCCCCTTTTGTGTGTGGGCGTTGAAGGCGTGCAGTCCCCTGTAGGTGCCCTGTCGGGGTGGACTCTAGTAGATGATGCTAGGGTCCACCCCGTATCTGTTAGTAGATGTGGAATACGATTTCCCTGCCTCCATCCTGTTCTTGTCTGCATGTGACCCGGTTCACTTATGTTGGGGTTGCGGTCTTGGCTGGGTGCGGGTTAGGGTTGTGTCAGCAAGAGGCCAGGCGGTAAGGGCCGGGCCATAAACCGGAAGGGATTCTCGTGGTGTTCGCTCGTATTGCCTGGATGTCCTGGGGTGTGGCGGCCCTCTTCGCGACGGCTGCCGTCATCAACAATCACAGCAACAGCCCTATGACACTAGTCCTTGCGCTAGTTGGGGCCTTCTTCTACCTGAAGGCGGACGACTCCCGCAAATCTCGGGGGAAGTGAGCCCAGCAAAAAAAGGGGGCTGGACTTTGGGGCCTGGGATTGGTACGATTAGGTGCCACCCCAGGCCTTATCGCATACACGGACTGGTGAAGATGCTGCGATCTAAGGGCGACAGGGGCGATGACGTGCGAGAACGGAGAACTCGATGACAGACAACAGCATTATTGACGACCTGCTGGCGGCCACAAGACCAGACCAGTACACGGTTCTGGCTACTGATGACTGGTCCGGTCTGGAGTGCGCGCCCCTGGTTGAGGCTGCTGTCTCACTGGGGCAGGAAGTCGTCACGGTCGAGCACTCGTGGGAGGGAGGAAACTATACGGTGAACCATGACCAGGGTGGGTACCGCTATCGCCTCATGATGAGTGGGTTCGGTAACCCCTTCCATCTCATCCATGGTTCCGTCCGTGTTGCGGTCCCTGTGCGGGATTGTACCCTCATCGCCATATTTGATGAGGTTCAGGCTGGTGATGTGCGTGAGGTTGTGGAGGGCCTGGGGCAGGATCTTCAGGTTCTCCGCCTCGCCGCCATCGCCCTGAACGCCAGTGATGATAGCCTGTATGTGCTTGGTGGGGACTACAGCAAGACGGCTGTTATCGACCGCGCTACCAAAACCACCATTAGCGTTCAGGGCAACAAGCGTCAGGTGCACGCCGTCATCGCTGAGGTGAAGGTGCTGCACCAGCCTGACGGGGCACTAAGGGTGGTTGTGGACCCACCGGACTGGGGAAGAGGCTGGGACGTGCCGAATACTGGTAAGGTCCTGGACGCCCTGATCGCAGAATCTGGTGGGGTATTCACTGGCGACGGCAACAACGTGCTGGATGTGCACCTACCGGCCCCTGAGGGTGTTTAACAGACAGGTGCTAGGAGTTGCCGTCACGAGACACCCAGCAGTAGGCACTCAACCCGAGGACGGGCACTGCTGTCCCCTTCTGTGTGTTCTAGCGTGCCGTATGGTGTGATCCACATCACTTGTTCTGGGCTTGCGGGGAGTAGGGGGTGTGCTATACGCTAGAGTCAACAAGTCAAGGACAAAGGGTCCTGGCGCGATTCCAAGGAACACACGAAATGACCAAGATCAAGATGGCTCTCGCTGAGGCCCGCGACAACAAGAACGTCGATCAGGCCACTCTGGAGGCGGGCGTCAGGGCCATCACCAATGCTCTCGGCCCTGACGCAGAGATTTACCTTGTTCATGCAGACGAGGAAGGCGGAGAGGTCTCCATTTACGGGAAGCACGAGCAGTGGCACTCCGTTCTGACAGTGAAGAGCCGTCGGGGCGACAACTTTAAGTTCAACGCCTGGGGATCCTTCACGGATCGCTTTGGCGACTGGTACCATGAGCACTCTGATGAGGGCAATGCCCAGTTCATGTCGGATGTTACGGCCTCAGTGCTTGACAACGCCTACTGAACCCTCATCTTCAAGACCCCAGGTAGTCAGACAGTGCTACCTGGGGTCTTCGTTTATGTGGGTCATGGGGGGTGTCGCGCTGAGTCTGGGGCGGGCGCTCTCAGCGATTGTCGTACCCCTAGGTGCCGCTCAGCGTATTGTGCTTGTGGCTCTACGTGCCCGAGTATGCTTTCACTGCGTCGGCCATGCCAGCCTTGGTAGCCTTGCACTCCTCGCGTGCCCCGTCTGGGTGGGCGACGGCGAGGACTCCGGTGCGGTCTGCCTTGAGGTCCAGGACGACCATGGTCCTGGCTGGTGCTGCCACGCATCTTCCGTCGTCTCCGACCTGGTGAGACAGGATGGGGTAGTGCTTGATGTCCATGTCGCGCACGGAGAGGACGTGGCAGCCTTCCTGGGAGGCAAGTTCCCGCGCCAGTGTCTCCGCCTTGCTGTCCTTGTCTGTGCCCGCTGTGGCCTTCCTGGTGGCGTCCTGGTAGGTGTTTACGACTGCTGTCACCGTGTCGCCTAGGCTGCCGGTGTAGGTGAGGGTTCGTACCCTGATGTAGTCGCGCTTCTTGACGACGAGCGGCACGATGATGTTGACTAGGGTCATGGTGGATGCGGGCCTGTGTCCTTCAAATGGTGTCAGGGCCTGATGGTTACTTATCGACCCCAAGTTCTGTGTGTTCACGCACCCCGTTCGTGAGGTTGTGTTCAGGGTGCGTGCGTCATGGTATCACATGGTCTGCCCATTTTGCAACAGGTGCATGTGGCTGGGGCTGGTTCACCCCTCCTGGTTGAGGCGCGACGGGTTCCTTGGGTGTGTTGGTTCTGGGCTGGGTTTTGCCATGGTTTGTACTGTCACTGAGTCCACTGTTTTCAGGTGGCGCCCAGGTTGCGTTCGGTGTCTGTTGACCCCTAAACTTGCAGCATACGCACAGGAGCCACCCAGAAGAACATGAGGGTGGTGCGCAACAAGGGAGGCCCACATGGCAACCATTACGGAGACCACGGTCCAGGACGTGCAGGCTGGAGACCGGATCCTGTCCCCAGCCGACGGAAGGATCTGGGTAGTTGACGCCGTGTTCCAGGACAACCACGGCACCTACACGCTGGTGCTCACCCGCGACGACAAGGGCCTGCACCTATACGACCACCACCTGCTAGGCCGCCACGCAATCCTTGACGTCGTGCGATAACACAGGAGGGGCACCAACTCAGCGGAGGTCACCCCCCTGAAACCTGTCCCACCTACCCATCTATAGCCGCCCGCACTCTAACCCTGCCGCCACTTCCCTCGCACCCTAGAAGGTCTTCTAAGGCCAGAGCGCGCAAACACCCCTGTTGACGACACGGCCCACCCTCTGCTACTATTGACCACATTGGGTCGCTCTCCAACCCATGGAGACAGCACAGATCATGATGACAGTAGGGCAGCAGAAAAGGCGGGTGGCGTGTTGCTGGAGAAGATAGCCCCCAAGAGCGTCTACGACAAGCAGGAGTGTTACCACCTCAACGCCATCATAAAGGACTGGAACCGTGACGCGCCAGTAGTCAGGCGGACACTTGGTGACTATGCCATCCCTACCGACAGTGAAATGCAGGCGATCCTTGTTGACGCATACACTGAAGACTACCTGGACGGAACCAAAGCGGACCTGTTCATCGACAAGGCGAACCGTGCCATGGTCCTTCAGGCGAGCCGCACCCTGCTGACTCTACTGACTAGCGGCAGCGAGACATCAGACCCGAGCGAGTTACGTGCCCTCCTGTTTGCAAGGATCCCGAGTAGATACACAGACAGGGCGCTATCGGACACCCACAGTGACCTCAAAACCATCAAACATGCGTACAAGAAGACCAAAAGGACCCTGAGTGAGGTCGTGCTGTCACCCAAGTGCCAGGACACATGGGTGACAGTCTCCACCACGATGGATGCGCTGCTGGGGAGGATGCCACCCAACTTCAACCGCGAACACCTGGCGCACCTGATAGGCCCCATACTGTCCCGAGCGGGGAAACTGCTGGATGCAGCGCAGACAGTACGGTTCCTGAACTCGGACACGGATGCGCCAAGCAAGTCCGTAGAGGCCGCAGACAGCCTCCTGGTGCTCGCCGCTAACAACCTGACCTCACTCGCCACGGAGGCGGCAGAGATCATGCGCCTGGTCATTGAGGCTGACGCGATCACGGCAGCCAGAGAAATGAGGCTATGAGCAATGACCGAAACCCACATCAGCAACAAGGGCGGTAAACCGGAGGACCCGTCCGCAGAGAAGGTTGATGACCTGGCGGCACGGCAGTATGACGACAGTGAGAGCCGCTACTGCTGGACCGAGGATGGGCCACCCACGTTCAACCCGGCAAGTACCCGCGGGCTCCCGCCGAAGCCGCCAGCGGGCTGCGACGCTCCAGTGATCGCCCGGGCTGGGGACGCCAGGAATTTCACGCACGTTTTCCTTGACGACGGGCACTGGTGGGGTTACGATGAGGTGCACGTGTGGCCGCCTAGCCGGTTCCATCCTACTGGGTGGGTGGAGTTCTCCTGCCAGGTGAATGGTTGGGGTGACATGCCGGACTGGTGGGTGTTCTGCAACTGCCCACCAGAAGCCATGGTGTGGGTGGCCCGGGAGTCACAGGGTGACACTCGGGCCACAGACAAGTAGCAGTTGCACACAGAACATGTGAGGAGAGCAGAAATTGAGCGATCATAACGAGTCGGACACTTGGGGGATTAGTGAACCGCCGGAGATTCGCACGCCGGACGGTGAACTGATTGAGCCGCGAATGTCGTATGCGACAGGTGCAGGGGGCTGCAACATGATCCTCAAGTCAGGAAAATGGGAACCCTATTGCAGGACAAACTACTTGGGTGGTGGGCCGTTCTTCTCGTGTGTTGAGTTCCTGGACGAAACGGATAACTCAGTGTACACGTGTAGTAGTGATGAGCGGGTCTGGGTTGCCTACATGCCAGCAGCAAGAAAACCTTCCACGTCAACGACAGAAGAGCCGTCTATGCCAGCAGTAAGAGAGACGTCACGTAGTGGGGTTATTGGCGTGCTCGCTAGGATCCTGGGGTTCTGATGGGTTTCTTCAACAGTGGGCAGAGTGTTGCTGAGCAGGAGATGGTGAAGGTGGTGCCGAAGGACCGTTGGGCGCTCGCGGAACGTACACGGCGTGAGGCCTCAGAGCGTGCCTTGAAGGTGGCGAACATGCTGGCTGACAGGTTCGTTGGCGTGGTGGAGCCCGTTGAGCCCCCGCTGGAGCCGGGGGAGACACCCATTAACGCTGGTATGCCGCGAACATACCGGGTCAACACTGGGAACACGAGAATCTACGTGCATACTGAGGTTCGTGGGCTGTATGACATTAAACAGCCGAAGGATGTCTACAGTAGTGCGTCTGATGAGGAGATGCGCCGCATGGAGGACAGCCTGACACAAGTGAAGGTCATAGTCCACTTCGTGTACAGGTGCTTTAAATCGTCAGACGAGTCATTCTACTGGGAGCATGACTACATGAGATCCTGGTTCAACGCAGACCGGGATGAGGTTGAAATCGACAAGATAGTGAACGACAGGGTAGTCATGTGGTGACTGTGACATTCTGTGGCCCATGTATCACACCCGGAAGGATGCCCCACAAGAGACAAAAGAGGGCACTGAATCCCGGCCACATATGGTGCCGCCAGCGAACACGAACCCCAGCGAAGTACCCTCTACCAGCAACCAAATAATGAGAAGCAGATAGAAGCAATAGTCATGATGCGAATACCCGCTAGAGCCGTCATCCCAGGAGACCATGTGCTCATTAAGTGCATCCGGTCCATAGGCGTCGTCGATAACGTGCGCCCATACCAGCACGACCCCCAGAAACTCAGTATCACCTTCCGGGACAGTGAACGAATCTTCGGCACCAGGGTCAGCATCACAGCAGACCGAGAGGCTCCCGTCAACGTCACCAAGATGGCTGGCACCCCTACCACCAGTAGGCAGCGACGGCAGGGCAGCCGCATCTACTGACGCTAAGGAGCCTTAACAGCAGCAGCCTCTCCTGCTCTGTTCTAGGGTCACAGGCAGCAGCCGGTGGGTGTGCAGGTGCAGGCCAGTGAAGTTGGGCGACAGGAGAATACGTAGCGGGAAAAGGAGACGAAGATCTCCATATGACACACCACCCTGACCTGTCACAGCCTGCTACAATAACCCACGAAACACTACTGTCAACACTATAGGAAGGCGATGCCAGAATGGCCGTCTACTACACATCTATCTCCGTCGAGGTAGACCCCATGGCGCACGACGTCTACGGGCTCACCCAGAGCCTCCCCCACCTGCTCGACGCCCTAGAGGATGAGCACACCCACATTGGCTCCACCTCCAGCCGCATCCACCTCAGGGGCCATGAAGCCACCTTCCTTAATGCGCACTTCCTGTTCCTGTGCGATGGGAACGATTTCGATGCTGGGGATCTTGTTCGCCAGGTTCTCCACGAGGCCCCCCGCAAGGTGTCGCACTTCACCACACCGGTGAACGTGCACAAGCGTAACGACTGGCTGTCTGATGCCCGCAAACGAATCATCCAGGCTGTTAGTGAGCACGTACCAGCCGACGCGACCAGTCTGGATGGTGTGGGAGACATCCTGTCCGAGGCGGGTATTACCCTAGAGGAGTGACCCTAGCGGTCGCATCCTCACCTCCAGGTTAACGCCGCGACCACTGCCGTCGGCCGTCACAGATAGCGGTGGTGGCAGGCGGGTGCTATAACACCTACCCCGACCTTGAAAGCACATGGGTTGGGGTAGGTGTTCGTGATTTAAGGTCCGGCCCTCTAGGGGGAGTGCTCAGAGACCTTGGAGTGCTTGTGCGAGGCTGGAACGCCACCGCCCGTTTTCGTCCTCCAGGGCAGACCGGACCGCGCGTCGAATCTCGTGGATGTCATCTGCGTTCTCGGGAAGGTGGCGGGAGAGCACTTCCCCATACCGTGGGTGCGTGCGCACTGGGGACAGGCTCTCGACCTGGTAGTGGGGCTCCAGGTGGCTGCGAACCGCCTGCTCATTCTCACCAACAGACAGGAGCAGCGCCATGTAGGCGTCGCCTTCCCCTCGGCGTGCCCTGAGGACAGTGCTGTGACGGTCCAGGTCTCGAATGGCCACCGCCACGCCCATGGATCCGGTAGAGACCTCAGCAGCATACACCTTCATGATGCCCTCCTTTTTTGTGGCGTGTCCTGTTGACATGATCTAGGTTACACGCCGCCAGTGCACGTATCAAGCCCGCATGGTGTGTTATGGGTCACTCATGCGCCCCGTGGAGAGGTTAATCCCGGTAGGCGTTCATCTCCCAGATCTCGCGCCGCACCTCCCGGCGGGCACGACTCAGCGTCTTCGCCTTGACGGCCGCCCAGATGAAGGCTGCGGCAATGGCGACACTGACCCAGGTACCCCAGTCCATGACCAGCGAGATCACGAACAGGATCGTGAGCGTCCACAGGAGCCGCTTCATCCGGGTGATGCTGCGGCGAAGCATTGCGTTCACCTGGTAGAGGTGACTCTGCTCAGGACCCATCATGGCGGCCTCCTTCATCTGAACATGCTTCCTTGTGCATGTGGGCAATACGCTTTAAGCCAGGATGATACCATAGTGGGTTCGCGTATGCTATAGCCGGAGGTTGTGACTTGCGCCTCCTAGTGTAAAGCATCCTTTACCCCCTTAGCCGCAGAGTCGTTTTTACTTTCCCCACCTGAGGGGCACCTTTAGTTGCAGAGGTGCGTGAAAGGTCGGGCGCGTGTGCCGCCTTTTGGGCGTAGTGGAACCTAGTGTAGCCACCCATGCTCTTCTAGGGCATCCAAAGTGACCCGTCCTGGTTGTCGATGAACTTTGCGTACAGGTCCTTGTCGTGAGTGTTGATCATGGTGTCGATTTCGTCTAGGCGGTGGCCCAGTTCAGCATCATCGTTCGGGTCTCCCCAGATTTCAGCCGCGGGGTCGATCACCTCATAGGCTGGGCCGTCCTGGGTGTTGTTGGTCGCCACATGGAGGGTTGTTTTGACGCCATCTGAGGGATTGGAGGACTTGCAGGCACCTTTATCGCCCTTGTTTCCTGTGTCGTTACTGATGATGACGGCGGGGTTGTTGATGACGGCCCGCACCCATTCCTGCCACGTCCTCTGGGTGGCGTGGATGAGGACACCCTTTTTGAGTAGGGGCATCCTCTTGGGGTTGCGCATACCTGCTAAGCACTCGCATTCTAGTACTAACGGATTACAGAGGGGGCGCTTGCTGATCTTGAGTCTTCCTGTCAACATCTGGGCCCGCGAGTTACTATGTAGCAGGGACTTGAGGTATTTGTGGCTGTCCTCGAAATACCCACACATTCCAGTTTCTTTGTAACCCGCTTTCTTCAGACTCTTCTTCTGCCGCTTGAGGAACGTCTCTAGCAGCAGAGGTAGGAACAGGGTGTGGATGTCCCGCACCTTCCGTCGGGTGTTCATCTGACTCACATATGCAGGGCCTCTCATGTCACTTATGCTGGCTGGCATCCGCGACAGCAGGGGCTCATAGGATCCGATCAGGGTGTCGGGGTCTACGCCTGTGTCCAGGACATTGAACTCAAGTTTGTAATTCATGCGGCCAATGAGGGGGTCCCGACTGTCTGCCAGCACCCACGTCTCATAGTTGCCGGGTAAATCGTCACATACGATCACTCTAGCGTCTCTCCCTTGGGTTATCTTGATGCTTACTCTGTAGGCGTCCCTGAACATAACTACTGCCTCTTTCTTTCGCTCTGTGCTTATTCCTGACACTTGACGGGCTTTGCTTTCTAGACGGCGGGCGCTGAGGTGTACTACCAGATACGGCCACCATCGTCATTGGCTATGTGCGTTTCAAACAGGTCCGGTACCGTCTCAATCTCCTTGTTGATCCGATCCAGCGTCTCTTCCAGGGACTCCCACAAAGGCTCACCCTCAGGGGTGCTGCCCGACCCGCCCGATGTCACTGTGCTATCAGGTACACAGGAGGGACCCAGACCGCCCTTGATAACGCGCCCCTCAAACCCTAGAGGATCAGGTTCGGCATCAAAGTCCACGTTGGGGTCAGATTCAGTGCCCACCCATTCAGGAACCCACTGCCCGTGACCATCCAGTCCGCCAGCAGCAGGTCGAATGATTGTCGGGTCCTCCAGTACGTGAGTCACCCAGTCCATCCAGTCGGCCCTCACTGCCGCATCAGGGCGTGTGACACTGTCCCGTTTGTGAGCCCAGGCCAGTGAGCAGGAGCCACCAATGGTGAGTAGGTCACAACCCGCGCTAGGCTCCAGGCGCACGTCAGGGTCGTATGGGTACATGGTGGTCGCCAGCAGATAGTCCACCACCCGCCATGAGTCGTCAACATAGGCGGCCACGTCCCTGTGCCACTGGAGACCGGTCAGGTTCCGGGACTGGTGCCTGAGAAACACCTCCATCAGCAGGGGCAGGAACAGACCATAGACGTCAGCGACACGATCCACCCCAGGAACAGGCACGCCCGGCCCTGGATCCAGGTCTTCCACCAGTTCGGTAGGCATACGCTCCAGCAAGGCCCTGTGCTTACTGGCAAGCGTGATCGCCCCCTCATTCAAGTCGAGGATGTTGAACCCCATGCTGTCACTGATATGTTTCGCTAACGCTATGTCGTTCTCGTCCAAAGCAACCCTAGGCGTGGCGGGGTTGGTGCCTTGGCTGGTTCTTTTCGGGGATCCTAGTTCCGTTTTCACTAGATGCTGCCTTCTACGTCTTTGACTATACGGGCCCCAAGCACGCCACACATCCCTAATCCTTGGCGTCTGCCGCTGGTGCAGGGCGCGGTCACTGCTCGTACAGGCCCAGTTCACTAACCCAGGTGTCCAGGGACTTCCAGAAGTCGGGATCCATGTGGGTGGCTTGAAGGTTGAGCCAGTCAACGATATACCCGTCATGGGTCACCAGGAACCGCCCGAAGTGCTGATACCCTGGGCACTTCAGCAGCAGTTCCGTGCGGTGGAGGTCGATCATGTCTGCGTGCTCCAACAGCGCCCACACTCCGGACCCATGGCCGGTGGCGTGCTTCAGGGTGGCTTCACGCAGCACATCTGGGGTGCTGGCGGGTGGTGTAGTGGTTGCGACCATATCTTGCTCTTCCTAGGGGTAGTGGCCTCCATCACCTTTATGGGGGTGGCAGGCCACTAGGGCGGGTTGTTTGCAATTCAGTACCATATGGTAGCACAAGAGCGGAAAGGACACTACACTCTGGGCAGTGGTGTCGGCCACTCGCACCCCAGATGTATGCACACAACCAGAGCGGCCCACAGTGTTACGTGCGCGGGGACTCGGACGTCTAATCCTGAGGTTCAAACGCAGAAAGTGGAAAAGGTGGCCCCGCCAGGCACGCAAGCATGGGCTTCTATCAACCACCCACATACCTGGGGACGCCACTTTTCCGGCAGGTGTCCACTATGGCCCCAGCAGGCAGGACGATGTTGCTGTACCGGGCCGTCACAGTAGCGGGGTCGTCGCGTTTAACGACAAGAATCACAAACCCGTCCCGCTGATCCTCAACGCGGTCTACCTGCCACCAGCGGCCCCCTACCAGCACGGCCGCACCCCTGGTAAGGCGACGTACAGGGGTCTTGCGAGTAGCGGCGGAGGTCATTTCCTACCGCCTAGATGCCCATAGTAGTGTAGGCACCCTATGGTGGGGATAGCGGTCGTGAAGATGAAGAAAACGAAGGGGCTAGTCGGCCAGAACCCAAGAATAGCCATCCCAATCGATAACAGTACATTGACGATAGTCACGCCGCCAATAATCTGAGAAACGGAGTAATTGGGTGCGTTATTGTTGCTCATACCAGCCAGAATAGCACACCCAAGTGGCAGTAGTCCATAGCACCTACTCCTAGGTGAGTCACTTCCCCTTCGGTACCCAACTGAAAGCACACCAGGCAGATACCGCCACCTCCACGGGCGCAAGAACAACCTGCATGACGAAAAAGACAGCCAGGGGCGTATCAGACAGCACCCACGCTAGGAAGATGGACACAGGAACAGACAAGGCGAACACGGCACAGAGGCCCGCACTCTTCTTGTCCTCGACGCGAAAGCCAATCTTGATATGCCAGTTCTTCTCCATGGGCACAAGCATACCCCAGTAACAGACACTCCACCCCCTGGCACCCTGTGATGTGAGGCACATACCGCACACAGTCCAGAAAAAGGCTGCGTGCCGCACTGGAAACGGACACACAACCTCCTTCTGGACTATCCGGTTCGCTTTCCGGCCTCTCCGGTCAGGACTTGTTGGTTTGGCTAGCGTGCACGACTCTGCCGTCACGTATCACCATGCTCTGCACGGCCCCGTCACCCTGGTTGATCTGCACACATGACCCACGGAAACCAGCACCAAAGGTGTACGCCGAATCCCCGTCATAGTTGGCACCAGCGGCGGTAACACCATCCGCGCTACTGAGGGTTTCGTCAGGGGTTTCCCAGATGTTGTCAGAGTCCGGGTTAATCGTTTCCCCTATGCTGGCAGTTCTGTAGTCTTGGGCGCTGTCGTGGTTTGTTCCCTGGCGGCTACCTACCCGTTCCTGAGTCTCCTGACTCAAGTTCTTACCCTCTAAGATGAGGTCAATGGACTCGTCTGCATGGTCGGAGGCGTCGTTGGTCCTTTTGGCGACCTCGCTGTCAATGAATGCAGCCGCCCTGCTCAGGATCCTGTTAACTTTGTTGATTACGGCCTCCTGCTTCGGGGTGTTATCGTCACTGTCTAGTGCCTTGATGACGTCCGGGTCTCTCAGGATGGTCTCAACTTCGGCCACCCGCTCCATAACCTTCAGGGTGGTGTCCATGCTAGCCGCGGGCGATTCAATCGCGTACCTGTATAGAGCGCCCCCGAGATTCCTAATCCTGACGTTTAACGTCTCATGGGTTGTTCTGCCCCGAATGCTATCAACCTTGGTAGTGATGAAAAATGACAGGAGGTGACCACCAATGCGGGTACTGTATACCGGGCGGTGGTGGTGGATACACCCACCCTGCATCATCCTGTAGACATATACATATGCTTTTATGCTCAACCAGATGCCCAGCGCCCATACGGCTGAAGTGGGGCCACCTGCCACATAAGCCACTCCCCCAGCCATAAGGGTGAACACTAAGTTCGCAAGTACGTGACCTGGCGACTGGATGATGTGCCTGGTTGACCACCTGGTGGATGACCACAGGTTGCTAGGAAGTGCCCAGTCCTGTCTGCGCACCATCATATTTCCTCTTTCTTCCTTACATAACTAGTGTGATCATCTGTGGTTACCCTCAAATTACTGCCCCCAGAGCGTGAGGCTGTCTGGGTCGCTGCTCGTGCTGGGCTCATCAGTAGGGGTAGCCCCCATAGTGGCCGGATCCTGGCTGTCACCTACCGTCAGGGTGCCAGTCTTGGTCGTGGAGGTGCCCTTGTCGCTTGGTCCGTTGACAGCAAAGTCGATAGCCCGTTCAATCTCCATCTTCACGTCCCTGCTGGATGCTTCGCACACTCGCCTGGTCTCATCTATGATGAGGGTTTTGGTGCTATAGATCAAGTTCTTCAGCCCGTAGATCACTCTGTCTTCGTCGCTGACTGGACCGTTGGAGGTGAGGGCCCGGATCATGGCTTCCTGTCTGAGAACGGTCTCAATGACAGCCAGGGACTCCATTACTTGACTGTCTGGGGCCAGGTCCTCTGGCGACTCAGCGAGTGCGTCACAGTAGTTTGTGGCCGCTTCACTTAGCCCTGTGAGGGATACCCTGATACTCCACCAGATCCTGCCCCTCTGCTCCTCTGAGGGTGCAAGTTCGTTCGGGATGTACAGGGAGACCAGGTGCCCACCAATGTTCCTGTCAAACAGGCTGCGCATACCCCTGATTAACCTTGTGTGCAGCCACCAGTAGTACATCCAGACGACGGCCCCCAGAGTCATGGCGGTAAACATGATGCAAGCCAGCAGGTGTGTGCCCATAGTCCAGACAAAGTGGGAGAATTGGATGACAACAGCCTCAATGAGCATGAACTCCACCAAAGGGTACCATTTGGCTCTGGTTCCCCACCGGGCTGACGACCACAGGTGGGTTGGGATGTCCGGGTCACGCGGCCTGAAGAAGACTGGATCTGTCACGCCTCGTTCACTTCCCTGTCATTTTTGTGTGCGGCACGATCCCTTGCTTGGCGGGCCTGGGCGGTCGCAAGACGAAACGACATTTTTATTGCTCGTTCAAGTAAGGAGCGGTCACGTCCGTGCCCTCGCTCCATAGACTCCACGTCCTTGAGCAACCTCAGCCCTACCGACGGGTCTATGAAACCGCCCTTAATCAGGATCTCGATGCGGTTGCGGATCATGTTTGCTGCCATGAGTGCGGTCTGACGGTCACCGTACTTGCGGGCTGATACCATGAGCGGCATCAACTCTCCGTCGATTGTTCGCAGTGACTCGTTGAGGAAACCATCATCTCTGGTGGTGCTGTCCCAGTCGTTATTGCCTTCTGTGCTCATACTACTGTTCATCACTTTCTTCTCGCCCCTGTTTTGCTGCTCTCTCGTGGCTGGCGGGTTCACTCCGTGTTTCGGGAGAAAGCAAGAGCGGGGAAAGGTCCCTTGCCTCTTGCCTGCTGATTGCTTTGCCTGTCAGGGGTTCTGTTCCGTGCCCAGGGCGAACACGTGATCGTCCGACACTCGGTTCAGGGCTTCGACTACGACCTGGGTGGCCTCAGTGTACTTCATGGCCGCCATCTTGTTCACGATATCTAGCAGGCTGTCAGGGTCCAGTGCACCCTCCCAGGTATAGTCATCGTAGCGGCCCGCCGGTGCCTCAAAGGGGTTCTGGGAGATACGGAACCATCGCATCAGGATCTTCCAAGGCTCCCGGCCGAGCGGCTTCCCCTGGATGGTGGCCTGCACAGCCATCTCCTCCAGCGCATCCAGGTCGTCGTCCAGTCTGCGCCCAACGTAGAGTGAGCGCAGCCATACTCGGTGCCCACTCGTTAAGGGCGGCCGCATATCAGTGCGACTGGTGTCGTTGTCGCCGTCGTTAGTGGGGTCCGTGTCCTCGTCAGGGCTGTTGTCCTTGACTACTGGGGCATCATTGTCAGAGTCGCCATCCTCGCTACCGCACAGGGACTCCAACTCGGACACCTGCTCCCTAGTGAGGTCCCCACTGGCAATGATGTGCCGAACGAGAGCAAACACATTGAACGACAGGTCCATCGCCTCATCCACCACGTCCGAGATGTCGCTGTAGTCGGTGGAGCGAACCTCATCCGGGTCAGTGAAGTACCACCACTGAATGTCCTCCAGGGCCTTACGGATCTGCTCGAAGGTCATCTTCTTACCGCTAATCTTGGGCATTTTCTTCCCCCTTGTTATCTTGCTTTACTGTGGGTCTATTAGTGCGGGTCTACTCTACTGGTTCAGAAGACTACCTTGCGTTTGAACTCCCGATCATACAGGCACATTGCGCTCACGGCAATCTTTGCCATGTCCCGATCGTTGATATGGTCTTCTACCTTGCTCAGGGTGTACGCGATCCCACCGAACATGTTGTCGTTGTGCTCTGAGATAGCAGAGATCTGATCAATGACCTGCTGCACAAAATACGCCTTGTCGTCAAACGTAGAGGTGGGATCCTCGATGTCATGCGGGCCAATACGGTGGTACGCGAGCCGCGCCAGGTACAACCAGGCTTTAGGTGAGTTGTGCTTGTCGGCGAGGTCGGCCACCTTGCGGAGCGTGTCAATGTCGGCCAGGCGCTTGTCCCAGTCATTGAACTCGTCACTGAGGAACACCTGGACAGTGTTGCCATCCAGGTACTTGCTGACAGGCGGAAGAGTATACGAGAGAACCGTCTGCATAGCCTCCATGACGTCCCGCGTGTCCGCACTCAGCCCCCACTCTCGCTCACCCATCTCAATCATGGTCCCTAGCGACTCATACTCGTCAATGAGGGGCCGGATGTCCCACTCTACAGGAAGAGAGTGCAGAACGTCATCCTTGCTGATGATGGTGTCCTTATCGACCTTGCAGTCACCCTCTTCGGTGACCTCAGCGATGAGAATGCTATCAATAATCTTGTCTCGGAGGGAGAAGATTCGAACCAGATTAACGTCACCCATTGTTATTCCTTTCTTTTGGGCGTACTCTGTTTTACTGAAAGGCTGAGGGAGAATCGGGGTACCGTCTGGCGTCCACCTGGAGTCAATATGCAACCTCCTATACGCCTCTGCTGCACTCGCTGTGTAGGCATGCAGATTGCGGGAAGGTCCACCATCGGGGCACTCAGGGAAAAGGGGGCCGTTGGTAGCCTCGTGCTGATCAACGGCCCTTACCAGGACCTGAATGCATCCAAGTATCACCCCGATCTCATCCTCAGACGGCTGCTCCTGTGTGCTGAACGCGGCAACAACTGGAGGAAGGTCACCCCCGGTGCGTTCCGCCACTGCGGCTGCGTTAGCAACAGCCAAACGAAGATTAGCGGCGATCCACTCAAGCCGCTTCCCGGTCACGTCTCGCTCCGACATGCTCACCCCTTATCTAGGTAGGTCAGGGTCGTCTCTCTGCGCCAAACATACACCACCAGGCACCAGCACGCCACTCCACACAAAGTGACATAGGCCACAACCAGTAGGTGCCCTTGTGTACGTCCCGCCGGTCAGCCAACCCCACCTCCCCTGAGTGGGGCCCGCGCATGTGGCCGCCTGCCCGACCTGGGGCGACACCTCTTTAAAGAGTATGTTGCGAAATCACAGGAAACTGCCTATAATGCACTAAAGTCCCTTACCCGTAGCAGGGACACCAAACCTACTCCGTGTAAGAGATACACGCACTCTACTCAGTTAGCATGCGCTAGGGACACGCATCTAGGCCCAGGCCGTATCCGCCCATAGTTGAAGGAGAACCTCATGACCATGCAGTACATTGCACCCGAGATCGTAGAGAAGCACGCTGAGACCATCCTGTCCGCCATTGCCGGTGCCGCAATCCGCGAAGTCATACTGCGCGAGTACCTAGACGACGACCAGGTACGTGCTAGCGTCACACTTATCTTCGACAACGGGACCACCATCTCCATAGCCGACACCGTGTCCTCCTACCCTATCGCGGACACCCTGCCGGGCCAACTAGTCACCGCCGTCGTGACTTCCAGGAACGAAGACGGCTATTGGGGGCTCGATTACCGGAACGGCCGCTCGTCCATCTTCCACACTGATGGCAGCATCAACCCGGCCGACGCTATCACCGTCACAGTACCCAGCGAGACCGCCTGAGGAGTTCATCGGATCATCTCACGCCCTTTTTTGCTGGCGGTAGCAATCTCGGTGATCATGGTCGCACGGCAGCAACAGGGCTGGCACATGGCGGTAACGTCAACCCATGAGGCAAGCATCACACCACCCTGAGTTGACAGCAGTAACCCATCTCCTTAATCTGGAGTGTTCACGATCAATCAAAGCACCCCGCAAGCAAAGTAGCAGGGCACAGACCATAGGAGAAGGAATCATGGGCAACGACAACAAGGTCGCAGCGAAGTGGAAGTTCAACTGGGACGACGAGAACACGGCTGAGAGCATGCTGGTCGGCCGGAAGATCATCAACGTTGAGAAGGTAGATGAGTTCCGGGCTGACTTGGTACTGGATAATGGCACCAAGGTCGCTGTCACTGGCAACATGGGGTCGTGTTGCTCGAACGGCGATGTCACTATCGAGAAGTTGTATGAGGGTGAGGTCACGGGCCGCATCATGGGCATTAACGTAGTGGACAGGGAGATCGAGTACCGGGATAACCGGATCACCTTGTTCATCATGGTTGAGGGCTCAGACCTGGCCCTGGTTGAGTTCGCTGGCGACGAGGGGTGGGCGTCGTGCTACGGGTATGGCTTCACCGTCTCTGTGATCGAGTGATGTACACGCCCCTCTGAGTATGGCTTCACTATTCTGGCCCGCGTCACCATGCTGTGTTTCTTGGTGAAGTGAACCTTTGCTGTGCTGGGTTCGTTGAGGGTGGTTGGGTAGCAGGGGTCGAACCAAAAACCAGGTGCTTGATGTGCTTGTGATCTTCCCTTGCTTCTGCTATCATTAGGTCGTTTAGTTATTGGCCTGATTCTGAGGGAGGCGAAGGGATGCTTCTGACTGCTGTGCCCCTAAGTTGGGGACGAACTGGGGTTCTGGGCTCGGTGCGGAAGGTTGCCCGAGTGAGACCAAACGAGATCGAGTCCTATCAGGAGTTCATCTCCCTGGCTGAGGCGGCCCTGGAGGCACATGGCCTGTCCCCCGTGTCCACCGGGTTCTTCACCAACGAGGGTGAGACCCTGATTGCACAGGTCATGCTAGGGAGGGTCGGGCACACCCTGACCTCACTGGGGGTGCTGGTGCGAGCCAGAGGGTGTCCGGTGCGGGCGTTCACTTTCCAGGCCAGTCGGAGTGACGCGCGTGCCGTGGTGGCTGACCTGGGGGATCACCTGAACCGGATCAAGTAAGGGAGATGAGGCAGAGGCCGAATTGGTACGAACGCGAGTCTATTTCACCCTTGCCGCAGTGTGATTCCTGCTGGTGTTTCCAACCATATTTTTGTGTCAGATATATAAAGGCGGAAGGCAACACACCCCTCACCTGAAACCAGTCAGGAAGGGTATGGGGCGTGCGACACCACACGGACACACCCCTCACTTGGAAGGGACATGAGGTTGAGCAAGACAGACGATCAGCAATATGTGGATGACGAGTACCTGGAGGCCCTAGCCGAGGAGGAAGACACCGGCATTAACCACAACTACCAGCACAATGAGGGGGACTACAACACAGGGGGCCAGGACGATGGCGGCCACCTTGAAGACAACGGGGACGGCCACTGGATGCCAGAGAAAACCACCCCAGTGTCACCAAAGCACGACACAAGCATGCTGGCAGCAACTCAGGGGCTCACGCTGGCCGTCCAGGACGTAGCGGACTCCTGCACTGGTGACGTCACGGTGCGGATCTCCTACCTGACCGGCCGAGAGAACGATGGCACAGACCCAGTAAGAGGGTACGAGATCACCACCCCCATGACCTACCTGTCGATCATGTCCATCACTGAGTCCACCGGCCTGACGACAGCGAAGGTGTACGTGTCCTACCGCCGCCCCGTATCCCCCGGCAACTACCAGTTCAGCGACTACAAGTTCTCTGGGACGCACCCACTGTCGCCGTCCGGGTTTGTGACCGCCACATCAGCCATGGAGATAGCGAAGATGGTGTACTACTGATCCACCCATGAGCGTTTAACCACATATGGCCGCTGGGGCTCTGACGTCCTGGCGGCCATATTGCTTGCACCCCATCACACCTCTACCGGTTTTCTTTTTTGGGGGCGTCAGACCGTAGTGACGCACACCCATAGACGACCTCCCTTGTTCTGGTGTACGATCCAAGATGTCGATAGCGCACCTGCCACTGTGAGGTCATGCTGTAAGCGACGACAGAAAAGGACCGAAAGAGAGGTTCCAGTGGACACAGCAAACGTACTCCAGGCCCCTTATGTCGAGTTGAAGTATCTGGTGTTCGAGGTGGTTGAGACGTGCTGACGCAAACAGGCGACGAGAAGAACGACTCAGGTGACCCAGAGGGCGCCCTCAATCTCATGTATGATGACACCTACCTAAACTTGATACGGGCAATGCGTGAGGATAACAGGGCGCGTAAGCGTTTCATTACCGCGGTCTGTGCCATCGAGTCAAAGGGCGTGACGGATCAGAGACGCATCCGTGAGGTGATCCACGCCAGGGCCCGCACCCAAAGCAACAACCGAAACGGCACCCCTACCCCGTTCGTCTTCGAAAGGGTCGTGCGACTGATCGCCAAGGATGAACCTATCCTATGGCTGATGCGGGACGCCACCAACAGCGTGTACCAGATGATCATGGCTACACACAAGAGAATGCTGCAAGGGCTCACAGGCTGGCTGGTATCCATCATCATGCTCAACTGGGCCGTGGATCTGGTGCTAGGTGACGGCAAGGTGACACCGGACCGCCTGTCCTATGAAGCAACAGCCGGCTGGCAGGACTGGCTGGACAGCACCCGGTGGGGAAACCAGTTAGGGTGGGACAGTCGCACACATGGCGACCCAACCCCAGAGCGCGTCTCCTGTCGGCTACTCACCCATGTAGGAGTTCCCGAGCACGTTGCGCCCGCCATGGCCCGCTGCGGCGACTTGCACGTCATCTTAGGGGCCATGATAGAGTCAGCCATGACCACAGCGGACCGATGAGAGCGTGACTAAATCTGATGACTGGCAGCCCAGGTCGCGTGGAAGGCTGTTCTACTGTAGTCCAGCACTGTTACGTTACCCTGCTCCCGCTGGTGATCTCCACTGATCCTGTGTTACAATGCACACGTACCATACTTTCTGCCTTAAAGAGGGGAGGCTCACCAGAAGTGCCTGGTTCTGCTGTGTCGCGCACGTACCCTCGTAGACCGTATGCTGCGTTCAGCAAGGACGGTGAGCCTCTAGATCTCAAGGGCGTCCTGGACGGCATCAGGCGGGATGCTGAACTAGTTGCCGAGTACGCCTCGCGTGAGATGACTGAGCAGAATCTTGCTCTGGTGACCTATTTTGATAGGTTCAAACCCGCTGAGGCTGGCCGGATGATGGGCCTGTTCCTCCCTAGTGAGGTGAAGAAACGGTTCAGGAGCGGTAGCTCCAGATTGGAACGCATGTTCAGAGAACAAGCAGTCACCAATCTGAGATCCTGGACCGCCAGATCCGAGGCTGTCTCTGGGGACTACACTGGATACATCTCGGCTGGGTGGAAGAGAACCGTCAACGACTCCAAGCCAAAGACTTTACGGCCTTGGCTCGCCTTGTCAGCCACGGACAAGGGCTACCACAAGAAGATAGACGTCACCTCTGAGCGTATCATCCTGGAGATGGTCGTCCAAGGCCAGTGGGTGACCTTGGATTTTCCGACCCCACCGCAGTTGTTGGAGGATGGCTGCGAGCCAGGTATCCCGGACATCTGGGTGGATAAGAACAACCGTGTCATGTTCGGTTTCTGTGGAAAAACCAATCCCGGCAGACCAGAGTTCTCTAGTCGCTATGTTGTTGGCGTAGATGTTGGGGTCACTAACCCCGCTGCCTATGTGGTCTGGGACACCAAGAAAAAGAAGATTGTTGAACAGTCGCTGCTTGGACAGAGAGCCCATTCACTGAGCAACAAGATCAAGAGGACACAGACTCAAGTGTCCTCCTTAAAGCGACAAGGTAAGGATGAGGAGGCAGCCTCTCACAGAGAACACCTATCCAATCGCCGTAAGGAACTGAGTATCCTCATCGCTCAGGAGGTTGCGGACGCGGCCTGGAGGTACAACAACGCCCTAGTGGTGTTTGAGAACTTGTCCCACATCAAGAACACCATGAAATTTGGTAGATGGTTCAGAGGAGAGGTGCACAGGCGGACTCGGGATATGGTTGAGGCCGATGGCGGGCGAGTTCTCAGGGTCAATGCGGCTTACACGTCTAGGAAGTGTCATGTCTGCCAGTCTGAAATGGACATGAGTGACTACTCCCAGCCGCGCTGCACCACCTGTGGTATCACACACCATCGTGACTTGAATGCGGCGGCGAACATCGCTCAGAGAGCCAACCACAGGAAGGCTTGTCAGACCAGGAGACGGCATGCCACGAAGACCAAGCGCATCAGGAGGTCGAAGTGTCACTCCAAGCCGTTGAGGCATCCTGGGACGAAGAACCGGCCCACGCCTAAGGCACCGCAAAATCAACCAAAACCTCACGCCACCACTACGCCCACGAGGGAGGTGAGTAGGGGGATGTGCCCCGCAGACACTAGGGTTTCTGTGGTGGGCCACGATATGTGGTTTCAGACAACCAGCGGCACGACAGTTCCGAAGGAGAATCAGTTCACCAATACAGTGGATTGGGTTTATCCTAAGGAGTAGTCATATGCTTGTACTTTACCCATCTGAGGGGCTGGCGTCACGGCTCATACACAGGCAGCCTTCAGTGAGATGGCTGGTATCGGACGCCACAGGCCCCGTGTTCGAGGATGTGCTGCGAGCCGGTTCAACCAAAAGTGGCGCCCTGCCTGTCGCGGACCAGATACCCGCTATCCTGTTGCGCCAGGCGTTTCACCTCGTGCCTGAGTGGCGCAAGCCAAGAGAAGGGGATACAAGGGGTAGTCTGTGCGACCTAGAGGTCAGGGCTAGGAAGGTCCTTTGGGGTGACGAGGGTGACTGGATGATCAAAATAGAGAAGATCTCTTGTCGGTTGCTCACCTACCTTGGGGTGCCGGAGGGTACTGCCCGCACCATCAGTGTCTCGGATGACCTGTGCCCGGTACTTTCTGCGGTCATTGAGGCCAGTCGGTAAATGAGAGGCGCGCGATAGGTGCGAGGGCACACAGCCCCAGGGACGCCATACGCTTTGCCTGTGGAGGGGCGTGACGGGTTGCACAACAACGCCCAGGATGCCCTCTACATCTGTTGATACTCCTTGGTGTTATGTGGTATCATCAGCACCCAAACACACACACCAGCACCTTATCCGAATCGCCCGAAAGGACGGGGAGCCGCATGTTCGAAGACAATATGTACGAGGCAGCCAGGCGCCCACACGGCCTCATCTCCAGCATGCCAGCAGAGTGGGCACACATGGTGGACTCACCCACCCGGGGCCCGAAAACGGCGAACAAGAGCCCAGAGGAGACACCGAGGCGCATCGGATACCTGTCCTACAACCAGGGCTCACCAGGCGAGATCCTGTTCCGCATAGACGTGGAAGACAATGAGGTCACCTACAGCACCCTCCCAGACCATACGCCAGCCGTGTCTATCACCTTCCGTCGAGGAGAGGACGCCCCTATCAGCATCAGATGCGGGCTCACCAGATCCACCATCGACGTCACCATAGTCCAACTTCCTCTCGCCACGGAGGACGTCTGCAATTATGTTGCCCGCCACGTAGTCGCGTTAGCAGCCATGCTGTACCTCATGGGCGTGGAAGCGGACGCGAACCACCTGCACCAGCAGCGTGACATGAGCATTGAGGTTCCCGCGAAATATGTGCCAACTGGCCCCAAGGGCGACATCATTGTGGACTGGCGGAGGGCTGCGACCGTCCTGTTCTGCTGCGACTCAGGTGTCACTCCCGAATTTGCCCGAACAGCGGAGGATCCCATCACCCTCCTCTACGAAGGCGGATATGGCGACCTATCCAACATCATGGACAACTCAACCTCCGAGATGGTCACAGTAGCGAAGAACGACCTCAAGGGTCTATCCTGTTTCGAGGGCGATCAGCCATGGCGGATGCGAACACTCATCAAGGCGGGAACCCAGTGCGCTGCCATTCGAGACACGTGGAGCCTGAGATCCTTGTGGCCCGCCGCGACCCGCATATACATGGATTTTCACCTGCAATGGATGATAGCGGATGCACCGGATGGCATCTACAACCGGATCGCAGAAGACCTCACATCACACTGGCTCAAGTTCCGGTTCCACACCATCCCAACCTCTGAGAAGACAGCACTGATACTCACCTACCATGCTGCGTCCGCGGCCCTGACCGGGGCCATGATGTCAGCAGAGGAAGTGAGTGAGCGACTGGACGACACCAGCAGCACACCCCACCCGGTCGGAGGATGGGATGATCGAACATCCTGGATCCGCAGTAACGATGGCAGCCTCATCACTACATCACACGCAGCCTCTCGGCTACTCACCTACCTTGGGGTGCCGGCGGCAGCAGTTCAGCCCCTACTGTCACCTGCCGCAGTGTGCGAGACCCTGTGCGCAATCATCCAGGACGCCATACACCCAGGCGGTGAGGCAGAAAACCGCGATTAGCGGTGCTCGCCATGCTTCCTGGGTGGGGGAGACTCCGAGCACCCCGTAGTGACACCCTGTCCAACCTGGCAAAAAGGGCGTGCGAGATACGAGTTCCTTAATGGGTGCGTCACCGCCCGTTTCAATTGACGAGAAACGGCAATCAACATAGAGAGGGTAGCGCGATCATCCTCCGCTGTGGCGTCATAGTTCCTGTTGGCCGCTGAATGTCGATCAGGACTGATGATGTCACCGCCAACAGGTCATCAATCGCGTTTCACCTTCTTCTTGCCGACACGGAACCGGCGATCTCTTCGCTCAAGAGTAACAACGCCAAGAGTGTTACTCCAGGACTTGTTGGCCTTCACCACACGGATCCCCCTGTTACGCTTGATAGCCCAGATAAACATCTCAAGTGCTCGCTCAAACCCCACGATCCTAGAAACTTTGACAGCATCACTGTGGTACCACCCAATAACCTCCTTCATTCCCTCGACTCCACGAATGTATGCATCGCACCCTAGAATGAGGTCCTCTGTGGCTTCGCTAATCTTGTCAAGTCTCTTACCAGTAATTCTTCCTAGCGCCCCGAACCGGATGTCACGAATCCACTCACCTTCGTGTTCATCGTACTTGAAGACGAAAAAATCATCATCGCAGCCAGCAAGAACGATCAGGGAAAGATCACCGGTCAACAACTGGACGCTATCGGTGAACTCATCATTGAAAATATTCGTCGCGGGAAGAATGCACATCGCCTCTACTGGAGAGATCTTGCTTATAGCGGCAATGACCTCATTGGGCGTCCTAGCCTCAACGACAGCCTTAACGTTCTCGTTGGTCTCAGCAAGAAACTCAGTGGCAAAATGATCCAGCATTGGGACTCTCCTCTTGTTTTGACATCATAACCTCTCACTCGAGAGTAAACTTGATACGCCAAGTATACTATGAAATGCGAACTAGCGCAACCCTTAACCAAATGGAGTAGGCCACCCCAGGGTTAGGTAAGTTACAAGGGGGATGAGAGCGGGGGAAGGCTCAGCGCCCGTTAGAAGTCGGCGTCACTGTCCTTGTACTCCTGGTGGCGGCGGGAAATATAGTCGCGGATCAACGCCTGGTCCTCGACCCCGTAGAAGAAGTCAATACCATCGAAGTTGACCTCTCCTCGATTGCTTCGGATGACGTTCACGGACCAGACCTCATCGTCGGTCGCGTCGCTGGTGGCCCACAGGCATGTCAGGCAGGCGTCATCCTTCCGGTCCAGTACGATAGCCGGGGTGAACAAGGGTACGTCCTCGATAGACGAGTAGACCTTGATGGTCCGGTCGGCCTCCCGAATGCAGGCGGGCTCACCGGTTGTGATGAAGTCGCACACGCTCATTAGGGTGTGCTGGGCTCGGCTTGATGCGTCAGACTGGGCGTTAGATGCCCTCAGGATATCTGCCTGATCTGCTGGCGTCATGTCCAGCCAGTGCTTGCGTGGCATGTTCACTCTTCCTCCAGGTCGTCGTTGGTGTTGGTTTCTGCTGCCAGATGCTCCAGGATGTTTCCCGCACACTCCAGCAGGTCATAGTTACGGTCGCGGTGCATTCGCTCTACCTCCACTGCAACCCAGTATAGTGAGGATGCGGCTTTTTCGTGGGCGAGACTCTTGTTGTCCGAGTGCTCGCCATAGGTGCCGTTGATCTCCTCCGCGCACGCCAGCAGGTCCGCAGACACCTCGCCCACAACATTAGGGGAGAGTTCCTTGATGGCCTCAATAGTCTGGGGCATGAACAGGGAGGTGCCGGTCATGGTTGATGTTCTTTCTTGTGTTCGCTGGGGGCTGTCACGCCGGGCAGGGCAGAGGGGTTTTCTTTCCTTGCCGGTGTGGCTGAGCCCTTGTTCAAGACAGTGATACCACGCGCCCATCGGGGCCTGCAACCACTGGCATCCACATGGTTGCGTGACGCTGGCCACAATGCTTGATTGTGTATGATTAACGAACGCCTAGCGCATCTGTGCCGCATGGTCTTCCTGGCGTGCCCAATAGGCTCATTGTCTAGTTCAAAGGGCCGCACTCAGCCCCCACCTATAGGGGTTGGTGGTTAGAAAACCCATTGCTGGGGCGGATTCATGGGGTTCCCAAGTCGGGTTTCCCACCGGGACCACAGGAACAGTTTCAAGGGTGTATCCATAGCCACCAGTAAAGGGCGAGAAGGAGACGAGCAGCAATGGCAAACAGGGCCAGCAGGCACGGAATGACGAAGTGGCACCCACGTAAGAGCGACGGTAAGGCAGTCAGGTGCGAGGCTGACGTCAGGAAGTGCCCAAGGACTAAGGAGGGTGAGGTGCATGTGTACGCCAACACCCCAGGTGAGGCCCAGCGGAAGATTGACGCCATCAAAGCCGAGTACGCTGGTGACGGGTTCTTCGCCACAGCATCCACCAGCAGCCCCAGCACTGTTACTGCCCCGCCGGAAGAGGGCGGTGACACCCGAACAGGGAAGGCGTGGGAGCAGATGTCCCTCGTTGAACAGGGGCGCGAGTGCGAACGCATCCTGAACGAGGCCATACGAAACCGCCAGCCAATCAGCGGACTAGACCTGTCATTACGTCAACAGTACGCCGAGCGCGCCCTGTCTCAGGCGATACGAGACGGCAAGATCACCAGCAAAATCTACGCATCCAGTGAGGTCCCTGGCATGGAGTACACGATGGAGCGGCACCTGGCGCAGCAGGAGATCATTGAGGACGTGCTCAAGGCCCACGACAAGGTGCCCCGTGAAGGGAAAGCGGTCCTGTCCGGTGGAATGGGTGGGGCAGGTAAAACCACTGTCCTCACCCGGTACCTCGGCATGGACACCAGCCAGTACATCACCATCAACCCGGACGACATCAAAGAGATCATGGCCGAGAGGGGCATGATCCCGACCTTGCGTGGTCTCACACCCATGGAGTGCTCCACGCTCGCTCACCAGGAGGCCTCCTACATCTCCAGCCTCATCATGAAACGTGCCATCGCCGAGAAAAGAAACATCATCCTGGATGGCACCATGGCTAGTATGAAGTCCATGAGGCGCAGAACCGGGCAACTTCGAGATGGCGGCTATCACATGAGTGCCGTGTTCGTTGACATCACCCCGGAAACCTCCCAGAAGCGGGCCACATCCAGGTACCAGAGAGGCATGAGCAAATACACGACCTCAAGGGAGGGGCAGGGTGGCCGTATCCTCCCTGCATCAGTTAACCAGGGCAACACGCCAGAGGACCCGACACGGTTCAGGTCACGCAGCGCAGAGAACCTGGCGGCCCTGTACGAGGACGGCACCATACCCAGTACCCCAGTCGTCTACAACAACGACGGTGACGCCCCACAGCCCGTAGCGTACGACGACTTTGTTGGTAGGGTTGAGTATGAGTGACCATAATCACTAGCCTGCCACTGTCGCCACCACACCCGACTGTGCTACCTTGACCCCACAGGTCGGTTTAGGTGCACACCACCCAACCCTGCCTATTCACCAACAACACGCAAAATGAGGAGGTCAACATGGCGGAAACACTAGTTGACATCTACAACGACTATGTTGCCGACCCCACCAAGGACCAGGGCGCCTACATTCGACGCATCCAGTCCATCCCCGACGAAGATGTGCCCACCATCTCATATGACCGGGACGGGATGGTCCTGGACGGGGGCCTGGACGCAAACACCACCACGGATGTTGTTGCGCTCGCCGGGCACCGCAAGGACAACCAGGAGACCCTGTACCAGTTCTTGACCATTGTCGCAACCGCGCGCCCCACTAAGCCGCAGTTCGACCCCAACCTCTACTAACAAATGGGCGAGGAAGTGGCGGCCGAAACCCTAGTTGACATCTACAACGACTACTATGAGGACGAGGACACCCCAGCACAGGTGTTCGTGGCCCGTATCCAGGCGATCCCCAGTGATAACTTCCCCAGGGTCACCTATGATGAGGACAGCCAGGAGGACATCACGGGCGGCCTCGACAGCAACACCATCTCCGCGGTGAGGGCTGTCGCTTACGCTAGCCGTGACGACAGGGACGTTTTTGACGCCTTCATGAACCTCGTTAAGGCGGCACTACCCGAACTGCCCGCCATGTGACCCCAGCGGAGGCGACTGCGGGCGACGTAATCGGAGGGTACCAAGGCCGACTGTGCGCCCAGTAAGAGCAGAAACGATGGATGAAGCGGCAAAGGAGAGTTACATGGCTGACAACATCATTAGTGGGATCCATGAGCAGGCGTCTATGCTGCCAGGCCACCGGGTGAAGTGGAAGAAGAGAGGCGTCTCCGTCACGGACACTTTCACCTATGAGGGCATGATTGTGCAGGTCACCTATGACACTGACTACCGACCCCTCAGCGGCCCGCCAGGGGTGCGCTCATGGGTGACTAGTATCAGGTTGCGTCACCCGGACCTTGACCTGGAGAACGGATGGAGCGAGCATGGGCTCGGATACTCCACTAGGTTCCTCAGTGAGCAGTGCAGCCACCTGGCCGAGTACGCCACCATCTACCGGCTGCTGGAGTCCGCCGGTTTACGGGCATCCTGCAAGACGTACCTTCCTGTGGTTGCAGCCACCGGGGGTAGGGACTACGCCTTGGCGCTCCGTAACGACAGTATTGAAATCCTCCCCTCCGGTGGCACTCAGGATGAAGATGCTACCCGTGAGGAGGATGCTCGCCTAGTGCCTGGTATCGCGGAAGCGATTCGAGGATACTGTGAGGAAACTAACAGGATCATCCAGGTGGTGACACGCGACGGCACCATTGAGGTGTGATACGTTGGTCACGGGAGTCAACTAGCCCCTGGACGTTTTGGGCCACCACGGCCAGACAGAAACGAAAAGTCACTATGAGCATGTACGAGAACACCCCATATGGGCACATCGACAGCAGCACGGACGGTACGCTCACATGGCGGAGTGCCGACAGTGAAGTGAATCCCACCCTGGCTGGCGACCGCACCCGCATCAACCTCAACACTGTTCATGAGAGTGGCACACTTAGACACCTTATGCGTAAACCTGGGTGCGAGGCTAACGCTGTGGTAGTTGAGGTGGAGTGCTTCGAGACCATGGAGGCACTGGGGTTGCCCGTCAACTTCGACGAGTATGGTGTTTTCGTCACCACCCCCATGGGCTCCCAGTACCGTCTTAACGGGTGCGACATGGGTGGTCAGGTCGCCATCCTGGATACGAGCGAACACAAGGATCCGGACCTCATTGAGCAGGTCAGCCAGGTAGTGCTCAAGATCACTGGCCGCGATGCTGTCTATTCCGCTCTACTATGATCTACTATAGGGGTGGTTAGGTGGGGCCACATCCTCCAGGAGGGCCTAGGATACTGACACCAGCGACTAAACCACGCCCGAAGAATGCGGCAGAAACGACCAACAAGAGCACAAGGAGAAACTAGACAATGGACACTAATGTGGCAAAGGTAGCCATCCAGGAAGCATACGATGAGGCGGTCACTAAGGAAGGCCACACGGTCGATTGGGTCACGGGACGCACAGGTGAAGCGTTCACAGACGCATACGACCTGGACCGCCTAGAAGTTGTCATCATCTACGACATTGACATGCCACCGGGCGGCCCCTTTATGGACCTAGCGCTTCATCGTGGGGCGTGGACTCTGGTCTGCGTGCAGCACAAGGATCGGGGCTTCAGGGACCAGAGGGCACGCGAAGGCATCGGCTACAAAGACTATGACCTCCAGGGCCTCATTGACGGGGTAAGCACTTCCGCCGGCATCTATGAGGCATTCCTGGCGGACTCACAGTTGCAGGGGAGAACTGGACGCAACCCAGACGCGCCCGTCTTCGTAGACGACGACGGTGTGGAGTACAACATCAACCCTTACGGCAGCCGCAACTGGGTGTCGGTTTACTCGAAGGCAAGTGCTTATGATCAAGACCTGGTGGATCATGCGCTAGAGATCATCCGGGAGGCGTCGGGCAAAGAGGTCAGGTACGGCAACTTCCCTCCCAATGGGGACACGCCTGAGAGCCACCCGGAGACATCCTTGACGGTATGGGGTGACATCATCCAAGCCATGTACGACATCGCGTCAGAGACACCTGGGCATGACGTCGTGTGGGTGCGTGACGGCATCGAGTTCCGTGACTCTTTCACACACATGGGCATGAACGTTCAGGTCAAATACACGATTGACGACATCCTGTCTGTGTTCATCAAAGAGGACCCGATGGTCACTAAGATCAAGGTCACCCACCCGGACCTGAATCTTAAGCGCGAATGGAGCAGGAGCGGCCTAGGGTACCCGAACAGCACCCTGGACACCCTGTGTGAGGCACTACGGGCGCGCGCTGACCTGTACCAGGCTGTCAAGGAAGCAGAGTTCATGGTCGCATGTAATGGGAATAGTCTAGTTGTCATGGGGCCACGCTCTGAGATGTATGACCTGACGATCACCCCGGAAGCCATCGAAGTCACCCCCGACGAGGAGAGTTTCACAGTGGCTGGGGTCCGTGAGGTTGACAAGCCTTTGTTGACCTATTTGGGGCAAGCACTTCACAAGTACGCTTCCGAGCACAACCGCAGCAGCGTTTACGTCCGCCGAAACGTGTTCGCCTAATCAACTACTCCACCACCCACCTTGTTGCGCTAGTCCCGCCAGGGTGAGGTTTGGGTTGCGAGCCTGTAGGGGCCACCGGGGACAGAAAAGGGCCCGGCCAAGATCAAGTACGCATCTGATCTTGGCCGGGCTTCTCGTGTGCTCTACACCCTCCCCTGGGTGCGCGTCAGAGGGCGTGTTTCGGTTCCGCTACCCGCTTATGCGGCCCCCAGGGCGGCGAGCAAGGTTGTGACAAGCACGGTCGCCCCATTGTAGGTGGCGTGCAACCCATAGGCGCCCCAGATGTGCTTTTGCTTCAGCACCAGGATACTGTTGACAAACCCGACCAGCCCCGTCCAGATGACGATGAACCAGTCTGACACGCTATTGAACCCTTGTGCGTGGGCGAGCCCGAACCAGATGGTAGCGAACAGGACACCCAAGATCCTCGCCGCCCTGGGGTTCTTGATGCCGGTCTGGAACGAGGACAGGATCATGCCCCGGTAGAACATCTCCTCCAGCAGTGGGATAATGAACGGGGTTGCCACATACCAGAGGAAGACACGCCACCCGCCGGTGAGACTACTCAGGGAAGCGGCCGTGGTACTGGAGGACATCTTGACACCCATGGTGACGAGCCCATAGTTCACCAACTGGAGTGCCAACCACATTCCGGCACCAGCGAGCACACCGAGCCCCAGGTGTTTGAGGTTGAACCCTTTCACCTGTAGGAACTCCCGCCACCTGCTGACGCTTCCGGTGACTGCTGCTGTCGCCGCCACCATAACGGCCAGTTCCGCGACAGTGACCGCCAGGAGGAGACTCTGGATGCTGGCAGGGTTACCACCGAGGATAGCGACCAGGACAGTGACGGGGATGGCGGCCACAGCGAGCCACATGAACGCCCCGTACCCGACGATGAGCGCGGGGACACGCTTCCACCTGGCGCGTTCCGCTCGCTGCCTTGTCAGGATCAGGGCACCCATGGGGTCTACTGGGGGTATGACTGGGGCCTGGAGTGCACCTGACTGGGCCGAGTCGGGCTGCTGGCCGGGCACAAGGGGGATGGTTGAGGCCGGTGATGGTGTGTCTGATGGCGGCAGCGCAGCCGGGGCGACATCGACTTCTGACTGGTTGCGCGCTTGAGACACGTCTGATGGGGGCTGATTTGGTATCGTGCTATCTGACACTGGCTTATTCCTTAGGTGTGGGTTCAGAAACGGATGTACGGCAGAGAGTATCGGTGAGCGATGCCCTGTTACTCCTCGCCGCACCTGCACTCAGGCTACCTACAAGCATGGGCGGCCAGGTCGGTTAGTCGTCTAGTTCAATGGTCTAGTTTTCTCCTTGTCTTGTTCATGGAGGCCACCCCCATTAGGGTGATCCAGTTGATACCGCCCAGCGAACACAGATCTCCCACTTGCTACCTGGGCTGAAGCGACATTGGCAGTGGGAGGAGTGGCCTCATGGTGCCGGGAATGTCCCTTCCGCTGTCGTATACTGGGGGTGACGAGTTATGTTTGTGGTGCGGTTCATGCGTATTTGGGGTTGTGCTAGGCGCTCCAGGTAGTGTAGTGTTGAGCCATCAGATTGGGCAGTGGGCCCTGAGGTGAAAGTGGAGGGAAACAGCATGGATGTCAACGTTAACATCGACACTCAGGGCGGGTTCGTTACAGGGGTCCAGGATAGTAACTGGAAGGATATTGACAATCCTCCTGCACACGTCATGGAAGTCGCTTCAGCGGTTAGTAAGGTGACTGACGGGTGGACACAGTTGTCAGTTATTGAGGATTCCGACATCCCTTATGTTTTGGCTTTTGTGCCCATGAAGACGGTAGGGGTTGTCAGTAAGGAGTTTTACCTGGCAATTGACTGCTATTCCCATGAAAATATTCCCGTCATGATGCATCTTAGAATTGTTCCCGGCCCGATTCCCGAGCCCGTTATGACCTACACCATGTTACCTGTTGGCGGTGAGTTTGTTGACGTCAAAGGCAACATTGACCGTCTAGTGCGACGTTTCAGCACTCTGTGGGACATGCAGGAAGCCATGACAGCATCAATTGGCAATGAAGAGATTGTCTTCTTCGACGGTGAGAACATCGAGAAGATCAAGGTGTACGCCAAGGAGGACTCTCCTGAGGTTATTATCTACCAGCACAACCCTAAGAAGGAAATCATCAACAAGGTTGCTGAGGTCTTCAAGGGTCGCACCGTCCATGCGGGGGATGATAGCGTCACTGTCCGGTTCGACTGAGCGGAACGGCATCACACTCACTACAGGAGAAATGCGACCTACCTTTCTTCACTAAGCCTGTGCCTGTAGTGTTATGGCCTTAACTTGCTGCAAACACCAAGCACACCTAGCATCACAGTCCATGTCCGAGAAACCACACCGCTTCATCCCTGTAGGGCGCCAGGCAGACGGCCGCCTGGTTTACCCTGTGCAGAATCTTCACAGCGCTTCACAAAGCATGAAAGTGTGCCATATGATCGCACGTACAATCAGTATGAGCAAAAACGCATCATCCTGGTTCAAATGGTGACCAGGATGATGCGTAAAGATGCTACCTGCCCTTGCTGGCAGGTTTTCTCAAGCGTGGGCAAGGAACTTCCCATCGAACGGGGTGGGGTCGGCAGAATATTCATCCCACGCCTCAACAGCATCACTGATGTTGCCGCTACGGGCCATGCTGGCGACCTTAGCGCCCTCACTCCGCTTCTGAGAGCGGCGCTGACGGCGCATGTTCTCTTTATCCTCGCGCCCCACCATGTGATGGGACCCAGTGTCGAACTTGTAAACCACGTCTTCTCCTTGTGTTCTACCGGCTGGAACCTGTTGTCCTCTACCTTGGATGGCAGTAAGTCTACATCTTGGTACTTTTTGCGCAAGCCTGGTAATGTGTGATGTGAGTCATAATCTAGTTATTGGTGCGCTGAAAATCTTCCATATTTTATGGAGGAGGTGTGGCCTGTTTCACTGGCTCTGGGCTTGTGTCGCTCTGGTGATGTGTTCTAGTGTTGAGTCATCAGCCAAGGGCAACAGGTCCGAGGCAAGAGTCCTAGGAGGACAAGATGAACGCCATGGCCGCCACCACCGAGAAGACCAACACTATCTCTGTGAATGAGATGCGTGACTATGTTCTGAATGTCGCCAATGGTGACGGTTCTCTTTTCGTCTGGGGGATTATGAATCTTCCCAGTGACATTGTGCCAGAGTTCGGCATGTATGCTCCGATTGTGGATCAGGGGCGCACGAAGCGCCTTCGGCGAATGACGAAGGAGGAGAACCTGTTCGTTCTCTCTAGCAAGGAGCGACCTGGCTCAGTCAAGATCGTAGCCAAGAACGCTGATGGTTACTGGAGTGAGCATGGGGCGATTCTGGACCCGGTTCATTTCACCACGGAGGGGTTGGATGAGGTCTACGACGCCTGGAAGGCTGACCAGGAAGAGGCTGAGGAGTGGGCGTGA